CATCTACTGTCTGAAAGATCGAGTGGTCAAGTCCAGAACCATTACATATGACGCACTTGTTTTTAATGTAAATACCCAAGTCTGAATTTTGTTGCCTCTGAATCATGTAGGCAAGGATAATGTTTTTATCCCGCATTCTCTCTGCATCTTTCTCGCCTCCCCACAAAAATGTAGATACTACTTTTGTGCCAGTTACTTCAAGACTTTCCAATCCCAGGTTTTTCGCGGAAACTTCAGCAACATCTTTTAAAATCATTGAATAACCTCCTTTTTAATTTTAACCACCCCGAAAATCTTTTATTTCAATAATTAATATATGTAATCAATTAGTTTTTAACTGAATTTTTAGATTTTATTTTTTTAACACAGAACAAAATATAAAAATATTAGAGGATTATATGTTCAGTATTAAAAGTTCTTTTGTTGATTGTCTTTCTTGTGAATTGTTTTCAGAACCATCTTGTATATTAGAGACCAATGTAAAATACTTAAATGAAGTTAAAATTGTTTTTATTGCCGAGAATCCTGGTAAAGATGAAATATTACAAGGTTTACCATTAGTAGGTAAAGCTGGAAAATTATTTAGAAAATATTTTGAAAAATTTGGATTAAATAAAATACCATATCTTTTAACCAATGTTGTTTTATGTCAAACTTTAAAAGAAGATGGAACAACAGGAAATCCATCACTTGAAGTTATTGAAAAATGTAAAGTAAATTGTATGAAAATTATTGAAAATTGTAATCCTGATTTAATAGTTTTGATGGGTTCATCTCCAACAAGTGCTTTTGGTTTATTACCTAAAGGAACAGGTATTACAAATATTAGGGGTGAGAAATTTAGTTGGAATAATAAAGATGTTTTTATTATGCTACATCCTTCATATATTAATAGAAATAAAAGTATGGAACCAACTTTTGAAAATGATATGAAAAAAGTTGCGGAATTAATTGGAATAAAAACAATAACAGAACAACCAAATAAAGTAAATATAAAAACAAAAAATGGAGTTTTCTATTATAAAATTCCAGATAAATATTATACATCAAACTATAAATTAATTGATGTACAATTTTTAAATAAAACAAATGAAGTTTTATATATTTTTAGAGATAAAGATAATAAAAAAGAATATTATAAGACAAATGATGATTATGTATGTTATCAAATATCTGACGAGAGTAAAGCGAGAAAAGTAGTTAATTATAATGATTTAAATCAGATAGTAGTTTCATATAAAAATAAATATTCATTGAATCCAAAAATAACTTATGAAGGCGATTTAAAAATTACAACTAAACATGCAATGGATTATTATATATTAAAAAAGGAAGAAGAACCAGATTTACCAATGAATATTATGTTTTTAGATATTGAAACATACTCAGAAACAAAGGTTCATAGTAACGCAATAGATGTTGAAGACGCAATTGCAATAATTAGATATTCATATAATGGAATAAAAAAATCATTAGTATTAGATCCAAAAATTTTAAAAATAACTGATCAAAAAATTGATTTAAGTAATAAAGAAATTGTCGTGTGTAATTCGGAAGTAACATCATTAAATACATTTTTTAATGATATAAGAAATTTAGATCCGAATTTTATTAGTGGTTGGTATAGTAATGATTTTGATATGCAATATATAATAAACAGATCCAAAAAAATCAATGTTGATTGCAGAAAAATATCAAATTTTGGAGAAGCAGATTATAACAAATATCAATTTTATCCTGATGCTGCTGGAATTGTTTTTTTAGATATGTTAGAATTATATAAACAATTTACATTTGGCGGCAGGGAAAGTTACTCATTAGATTTTATTGGTAATTTAGAGTTAAAAAAAGGAAAAAATGAAAAAAGTTCTGACTTTTCAGATTTATTTAGAACAGATATAAATCGTGCTATTAGGTATAACATTAATGACGTTGATTTATTGGAAGAATTAGATAAAAAATTGAAACACATCTTTTTTCAAGATGAATTAAAAAGAATTTGTAAAACCAGCTTTAGAGGATCAAAATCTGTCTTAGGTCAGATAGATTCCTTATTAGTCTCATTTTTGAAAGAAAAAGGATATTCCTCAAAAAATTCAGAAGTTATTGAAGGGGAAGAAAAATTCGAAGGTGCATATGTGCAAGAACCTATTGTTGGGGCACATGATTATATAGTGGATTTTGATTTTACTTCTCTATACCCATCGTTGATTTTAACTTATAATATTGGTGTAAATACTTTTGTAATGAAATTGAAAGATTATCATATGGGTTATGATTTAGTTTACAATCCTGAAAAATTACCTGAACAAATTGATGTTGTTATTGATCCTGTTTTTGAAAATAAATCTGTTACTATTGCTAGAGATCAATTATTAAATAAAATAAAATCTAGCAACTTGGTTTATACAATCAATGGTTGTTTTTTTAAAAACCATAATACTGAATTGTCATATTTTGCAGAAGTGTTAGAAATGTTATTAGGATCTAGAAAACTTTATAAAAAGAAAATGTTTGAAGCAAAAAATGCAAAAAACGAAGAAAAAGAAAAATTGTTTGATACTCGTCAGTTAGTATACAAAGTTTTAGCTAACACTTGTTATGGAGTTCTCGCAAATAAAGTATTCAGATTTTTTAATATTGATTCTGCAAGATCAATTACATTGAGTGGTCAGGAAGCTATTAAAAATGTAATGATATCTGGAGAAAATTATATTGAGTCTAAAAGAACAAATAAACCATTTGAAGTTAAAGAGATTACTAAACAACAAATGTTTTCTGATAATATGGGTCTAACATTTAAAAATCTTGTGACAGGAGACACCGATAGTATCTTTCTAAAATATGATAATATCATAGATAAAACAAAGTCTAACGAAGAAAAATTAGATTTTGTAAATAATTTAAATAAAGAAGTACAAGATTTTCTAAACAATGATATAGTAAAAAGAATTGTTTTAAAACATAATGTTCCAGAAAATAAAAATAGATTAGATCTTAAAAATGAGCTAGTAATTAAAAGAGGGTTATTTTTAGCTAAAAAAAGATATGCTCTTTATATTATTAGTCAAGAAGGGAATGAAACTTCAGAAATTAAAGCTATGGGATTAGAAATTAAAAGATCGGATTTTTCAAAAGTCACAAAAGATTATTTAAAAGAGGTTCTTGAACTAATATTAAAACCCGAGAAGTTAACAATGACAAAAGTATTAAATTATGTAACTGACAAACAAGAAATGTTTACTAAGATTATTTCATCTGGAGTTACTAAAATTGGAAGACCTGTATCATTTGGAAAGAAAATTTCAGAATACAAGACTTTATCTCAAGGTGTAAAGTCAATGGTTAACTGGAATAATTTGGAATATCATATATTTGATGTTGGATCGAGAGCGTATTTGTTCAAATTAAAAGGTATTGATTTAGATAAAGCTCCAGAGGAGGTAAGATTAAATTTTGATAAACATTTTCTAAAGAAAGGAGTTAAATTAGAGGTCATTGCAGTTCCAGAAGAAGTAGAGAAACTACCGGAATATTATATTATAGATGTAAAAGATATGGTAAATTTTGCGTGGACAGATAGATATAATTTATTATTAGAACCATTAATAACTAAAAAACAAGAAATATTAACGTTTTAAGAATTTTATTTTAAATAATAGAACAAATATAAGAATAGGAGGTTTAATGAAAACTATAGAAAGTTTTGTAACATGGCAGGGTGAGGGAGTTGATACAGGACAGAGAATGCTTATTTTAAGATTTAAAAAATGTAATAGGAAATGTCTATGGTGCGACACAGCAGTAAAAATGAGAACAAGTATGGAAACAGAAATTACATTAGAGTCAATCCAAGAAATAGTAAATAATGAAAAATGTGGAATCATGGTCACAGGCGGAGAACCCACATATCAAGATAACCTTAAAGAAACAGTTGGTATAATAAACAAAATTGATTGTTCTATTTTTAATGTTGAAACTAATGGATTTGATTTAGAATCATTAATAAAACAAGTCAATCCAGGCAAAAATGTTAATTATTCATTATCCCCAAAACTATTTAAATCTGATGACCTTAGTTTTTATATTGATCTAATAAATAAAATAGAAAATCAAAAAAATGTATATATTAAATTAGTATATGAAGAAAGAGATTTAGTCATTAAATTTTTAGAATATTTAAAAAGGATAGAATTTGACAATAATAGAATTTTCTTAATGCCAGAAGGAGCAATAAAAGAAGAAATCTTAAAGCATGCACCTATAGTTTTTGATGCTGCAGAAAAATATAAAGTAAATTTTAGTTCAAGAGAACATATAATTTATGGTTTTGTATAAAATTAAAAGGGGGTGAGTAGTAAAGTGAAAAAGATAGAGAATCAATTAGAAGGTGTAGTTGTAGTGTTAAGAGAGGATGAATCGATTCAATCTTTAATTAAAAGATTTAAAAAGAAAGTAAGTAAAAATGAAATTATGAAAGACATAAAAAGACATATGTTTTATGAAAAACCGAGTAGAACTAGAAAAAGAAAGAGAGTAGAAGCTGAATCGAGAAGAAGAAAAGAAGAAGAAAAACGAATGAAAGGAAGGAATATTAATGAAAAAGATTGATGCAATAAATGACCATGTTGTAGTACAGGAGTTTTCCAGTGCAGAAGTAACCACAGAAGCAGGAATAGTTATTCCTAATACTGTAAGAACTGAACCCCAAAAATATGGTAAGGTATTAAGTATAGGCGAAGAAGTAAAAAATGTAAAAGTTGATGATATTGTAGTTTTTCATCAATCAGGTGGACAGGTTATTATGCTTGATGGTATGATACAAAGAGTTTTAAAAAATGAAGAAATATATGGTATTTTAAAGTAAAAAGCAAAAAAGGTTGATAGAGTCAAAATCTCTATCAACCTTTTTTTAAAAATGAAAGTAATTCATGGAGATTTATTCTCAAAAACAATTATGAATTTTGCAGATGCCATTTGTATTACTACAAATGGTGTCATCAAAAAAGATGGAAGAAATGTAATGGGTCATGGTTGTGCATTAGATGCTAGAAATAAATTCAAAGATATTGATTTAAAATTGGGAAATTTAATTAAAGAGAATGGAAATATAGTTCAAATTATATTATGGCAGCCAAAACCAATTATTTCATTTCCAACAAAAGATAACTTTTGGGAAAAATCCACAGTTTCATTAATTAAAATATCACTGATTCAATTAATTTCTTTAACAGATCAAATGAATTGGAAAAAAGTTATTCTTCCAAGACCAGGATGTAATAATGGAGGTTTAAGTTGGATTGGATTAATAAAACCTTTATTAGAACAAATATTAGATGAGAGGTTTTTGGTGATAAGTAAATGAAAAATAAGAGTGAAATTGATAAAATAAATAAACAGATTAATATAAGAAGACTTTCTTTGTATATTGAAGAAATAATAACAGATAATTTAAAGGATTTTGTTTGGGAAATAAAAGATGAAAACACAAAATATTTGATGTTAAATAATATTAAAAATATATTAAATCATTTTTGTAAATTAGATATTATAGATAGTTATTCAATTGAATCATCATATAATAAAAAAGAATTAAACTGGATACAAAAAGTATTTTGTGAGGAATTCAAAAGATACAATTATGAAGAAATATTATATACAATAGAGATTTTAACGAAAAAATTTGACCCTTTAAAACCAATTAAGTTAGAGATGAAGATTGAAATATAAAATATATTATATTAAAAAAGTTTTGGTGTCCTTGTTTATTTTATAGAACATATTATAAAATAAAAAAATTTTTTATAGGAGAATCGGGTGAAAGCAAAAAGTTTTATTATTGATGAGAAAATTCATAGTTTGATAAAAATTTTAGCAATTAATGAAAATAAGAAAGTTTATCAACTGGTGAATGAAGCTCTAGAAGATCTCCTTAAAAAATACAAGGAGAAAGAAAGTGATAACATCAAGAGGTAGAAATTTAGGAGATCACGTTTTATTAGGTAATTATAAAGATGGTTTTGAATTAAGGTGCAAATTTTGTGGAAAAATTTGGTTCAATAAAACTCCAAATAAAACTTGTAGTGAAGAATGTTATAGAGAATTAATTAGAAAACAAATGAAAGAAAATAATCCTTTGAGCAATCTTGAAATAAGAGAAAGACAAAGAATAGCTAATGGTAGACCAGAATGTAGAGAGAAGAAACGTAAATATACTACTGAACATAATCCAATGAGTAATCCTGAGATAAAAGAAAAACATAAATTGAAAATGAAAAATAATTTATCAGGAAAAAATAATCCATTATATACAAAACCAGATGCATTAGAAAATTTAAGAAAGGTAGCAAAATCCGCAGAATGTCGAAAAGCAAAAAGTGAATCAACAAAATTGTCATATAAAGAAGGCAGACACCCGATGTGTTTTGAAGAAAATAAGTTGAAAGTTAGTATATCTAATTCTAAACCTTATACTAATTCAAAAAACTATTTAGAATATTGTGAAGCTGTAAATCAGCAAACTAATAGAAGTTTAGTTAAGCACAAGAAAAATATTAAAAATTATCACCTGAGAGGAAGAAAAGTTGGATATCAATTAGATCATAAATTTTCAGTTATCGAAGGGTTTTTACAAAAAATTGATCCAAAAATTATTGGTCATTGGAAGAATTTAGAAATATTGACTAGTCTAGATAACCAAAGAAAATGGAAGAAATGCTCGATAAATATGGAAACATTATTAGAAGAAATAAAAAATTGTGAGGAAACCTAATGGCATCAGGATATACAGTAGCAGGGATGGAAACTTTAGCAACAATTATTAATAATTTTATTAAAAATAAAAAAAATGATTTTGAAGATCATTTTACAAGAGAAGATATATCAAATTTCTTTGATAATGTTTGTAATAGGTTTCTTCATTCTTATGGTCAAAATTTTAGAGGCAAAAAGAATTATGATAATTATAATCAAAAGGAATATGAATTATATAAAAATGTTAAAGATACTGGTTTTTTTGATAAAAGTTCATTAATAGTTGATAGTGGAGCATATCAAATTTCAATTGGTCTTTTAACCAGAAAAGAGTCAGATATTTTATTTGATAAGTTTTATAATTTTTTAACTGATTATTATGAATCATTTGATGAAGCTTTTATTTTAGATTTACCACCAGGACCTGGCTGTCAAATTTTCTCAAATTTTAAAGAGGTATATGACAAAAATTTGGCATCATATTCTATAGCTGCTAATTTACCAGAACATGCCAGAAAAAAGGTAGTTTACATACATCATTTTAGAACGCCAAAACTTTGGGATATATATACAAAAATACTTCGAGATAATGACTTTTATAAATATTTCAACAAATTCTCTACAGGCGGAATAGTTGCAAATTCAGCAGGAGATTCTGAAATTCCATGTATCATTTATGTTCTTCCATTAATACCTTTATTAAATGAAACAATTAAACATAAAAGAAGTAAATTAGATTTTCACGTTTTAGGTGGAGCAACTTATAGAGACATATTTTTCTATGAATTGTTTAAATTACACGTAAAAAAGATTCATAATATTGACTTAAACATAACTTATGATTCTTCTGGATTGTTCAAAGGTTTAATGATTGGACGATATTTTTCAATATTAGATGATAATAAAATAAGAAAAGTTGATATTAGAAGTTGCAATTTAAATATGAGATTTAAAAATGATATTAAAATACAAGATGTATGTAATAATGTAATGAATCAATTATCTGAAAAATATAATTTTAAAAAGTTAAATTTTGATAATATTTACAATTCAAAAACAGGAACTTTTTATGAATCAGTTAAAATTTATTTGATGTTATATATGTTGGAATTTTATTTAGAAGTTGAATTATTGTTAAAACAAAAAACAGAAGAAATCTACACCCATTATGAATCTGGTAGTATTGAAACTTTTATATCTGCTGCGGAACAAATAACTAGAGATTTGAATCAAGGGAAAATTAGTAGAAAACAAATTTCTAAATCAAATAGTATAGTTAAATCATTAAACATGTTAACTAGTTTAGATGAGAATTTTTGTGAGTATGTTATAGATAAATTCCTCTCAAAAGATGAATTTATAAATTTAACAAAAAATGGTCAGTTATTAACATTTTAAAGAGGGTATTATGGAAGAAGGTTATGTAACATGTGACTTATGTAATGGAACTGGATTTATATATGACAAACCATTCCTTACAAAATCAGTATGTAGTAAATGTTTTGGTCTAAAAAAATTAACTTGGCTTGAAAATATTTTAGGTAAAGATAAATTTGATAGAATTGTTCTTGACCCATCATGTTGTACTTACACTGAAACGTGTACAATTGATGAAATAAATCCTAAAGATCTTTCATGGGCAATTAAACATATAGCTGATAAAGGAACTATTGAGCTAAAATCAGGGGAATATGAATTAGATCCTAATATTCCATCAGTCATAGATAAAAAAATAACAATTACTGGAAAGGATTTTACTATAAAAAACGGACGGATAAAAAATATATCACCTTATGAACTAGAATTTTCTAATTGTTCTAATGCTACAATTAAGAATTTATATATAACTTTGGATGTTACAAGATGATTACTGAACTTTTTTTAAACTCATGTTACAGCTTAGTATTAAATAAATCCACAAAAATTAAAAAGAATAAATCTATATATCGGGACATTCTTGAAATTTTAGATTTCTTTAAGAAAAAACAAAAAAACGAAATACCAATTAATATTCAAAATAAACTTGAATGTCTGCATGAAATATGTGAATTAAAATTAAATGATAAGAGTGATGATAATGTAATAGATAGTATTTCCTATGGTCAAAAATTTAAATCTTTAATGGATTTTATTATTGTAAAAAGAAATGAAGAAATTCCAGATTTAATATTATCAGATCATATTTCTCAAATAAGAATGAGAAAAAAATTAAACGGAGTAGTTGCGAACTATGATGAAATTTCTAAATTTTTAGACATAATTAAATCTGGAAATTATGATTCTATCGATGATATAATTTTTAATTATGAAAAAATAATTAAAGAAGCGAATTATAATTTAATGGAATGTAGTAGAAATATTGGTCTTGAATCTTCCTCATCTTTAGATTTAAATAAAGATGATTATGCTCCTGTAGTTGATATGATTAAGAAAAAATATGATAAAGGAAATACTATTCCAACTGGTTATTCTATTTTTGACCAAGATGTTTTTGATAATGGTGGTTTTGAAAAATCTAGATTATACATTTTAGCTGGCGGATCTGGCTCAGGAAAATCAACTTTAATCTTAAATTTCATTAATAATGATATAACAACAATTAGAGATAAAACAACCACAAATATGTCAAATGTATATTTGTATATAACTCTAGAAAATTTAATAGATGAAAGTTTATTGAGATTATACCAAATGATGTTTGATAAAGATAAATTATCAGCTTTAAGAGATATTAACGCAGGAATTGATATTAAAAAAGCAATAAATGACAGAACACAAATTTCTGGTTGTTCTGTCATTTTTAAATATTTTCAAAAGTATTCTATCAGCTGTACTGATATTATGATGCATTTAGATGATGTTATAGATCAATATGGTAAAGATTCAATTAGAGGGCTTTTTGTTGATTATTTAGATTTATTAAAAGCTGATATTACTAATGATTTATATAGATTAGAATTGGGATTCATAACATCTGCATTAAAAGATATAGCTGTAAAATATAATATACCTGTAATAACAGTATCTCAATTAGGTAGAGCAGTTTACAGAAACCAAGATTCAAAAAGTTTAAACATGGACATGATGTCAGAGTCAGTTAAGAAAATTGAACATGCAGATTTTATTGCTTTAATGTCAAAAGATCAAACAAGTAGTGATAAGGTATATTTGAAAGTATCAAAAAATAGATGTGGTCCTGACAATATTACAGCGGATTTTAATGTAAATTTTAATCATTATAAGTTTTTAAACGCTTTAAAAGTATCAAATAACCAGAGAACAGATATAACTACAGATCAAAGAATTCAAATAGATTCAATTGATTTTGGAGAACAACCTGTTAAAAAGAGTTTTACAGGTATGAATGAATATAATAAAAAAGATAAATTGGTAAATGAAGTTTTTTAATGTAAGAAACAAACTCATTCTAATATGTTTAAAACTATAGAACAAATAAAAAATAAAATAATTTAGAGATCATGAAAAATATTTCAGGAGGAAAAATAAAAAATGAAAAAAGTATCTTATATACAACTTTTAAAAGAAGCAATTTCTGAATTTGATGCAAATGCAATGGATTATAAAGGTCCAATGATTGAACCAATTCTGACTTTTTCAGGTGATGGAGAACTTGAAACAAATAAAGATGCTTCATCTATTTTGGAAAGATACTATTTTAATGAAAAATCAGAAAAGTTAGTAGAACAGGATGATGAAGTTGGTCCTGAAGATGAAATGGATATTGACCCTGAAGATGATGCAGAAGATCCAAATGAAATTGTTACTGGCGAAGAGGCAGATGATGTCGACGATACTATGGAAGATCTTGAAGATGAGTTAGTTGAAGAAGAATTGGAACTTGAAGATTATGAACCTGGCGACCCAGATATCGTGGCCAAGGATGAACCTTTAGATGTTGATGACATGGTAACGAATGAAATGGTTGCGCTTGAAAATACTGTAATTGAAAAATTAATTCAAGAAATGGAAGAAGAGGAAGAAAAAGGTACAGAGGCTGGTACAGATCTAGCTGATGAAGAAGAAGTTGATGACATAATTGAAGATATTGATTTACTAGAAGCTGAATTGGAAGATATAGAGAGTGATGAAGAAAAAGTCGAGGATAAAGATGAAGAGGATCTAAACGTAGATAAAGAAATTGAAAATGAAGGAGAAGGAATGGGTCCAATCCGCATCAAGGCTGCTCGTGAAGTAGAGGAAGCATTTAGAATTTTTAAAGAACAAGTTGAAGAAGAGGAAAAAGAAGCAGAAGAAGAAGAAAAAGAAGAAACTAAAGAAGAGGAAGAAAAAGATCTAGAGGAAGACTTTGATTTAACTCTAGAAGATGACGAAATTGACGACGTTGAAGAAGTAGAGGATGATATAGAAGATAAAGAAGAAGATGAACTTGATTAGTAGTATATAATTTTTTTAAAAAACATCGCAAAAGTGGGTGATCTAAAAAGTCACCCACTTTTTTATCGAACTAAATTTTTGATTAATTGTGTGAAAGGAAATTAAAAAAATGAAATATAGAGTAAAAATCAAAAATCCGAATAAAATGTTTATTATAAATAATAGACCGGTTAGATCACCATTACAATGTTTTATTAATGAAGATGAATTATCAATGATTAAGTCAAGAATAAAATTTTATGGTTTAAATGATAAAGATTATGAAATTGATGAAGTTATAGATAATGAAGAAGAAAAAAAAGATTATTCAGTCATACGTCCTAAAAGAGAAGCAGATAAAACAATCCGAGAAGAAAAAAACTTCACAAGTAATCAAGAACAATTACATAAAGATATTAATAAAACTTCAATAAAACCAAAACAAAAAATATTAACAAAAAAAGAAGTGATTGTTCATCAAAAACAAAATATAACAATTCCAAACAACATACCGGAAGATAATTCTACAAATTCTAACTTAAATATAGAACAAATATTAAATGATAAGATAGAAAATAGTTCAGATGTTGAAGTCAAGATTGAAGAATTAACAGTTAAATCATCATCTATTTTACAAAAATTTTTAGAAAGTGAATTTTAAAATTCGAAAGAGAGTGAGTGGAAAAATGAAAAAAATTGTAATTTATCAAGAAAAGAGTGATCCATTAATATTATTAGATAATGATGATACTGTAATTGAAGTATATACAAAGAATTTTTCTAAAGTGTTAGAATCATCAAAAGTTTGTATAATTGAGGTTACTTCAAATACTGTATTAATAAAACCTTCAAAAATTAATTCTATTGTTATATCTGAATTAACAGATTCTAATTCAAAAGAAATTATTAAGAAAGAAAAGAATCTAAAAATTAAAAATGTTGAACAGCCTGACATAATAAAGGATTGATTATATGATATTATATATATATTTGTTAGCGTTATTAATTATAACATTTATTGGTATTGTAATTTTTATTGATTACTCTGATAAAATTAGAAGATCTAATAAAGTTAAAAACTTTGATTTATATATTACTGTTTTAGAATACCATATGAAAAAAGCATATGATATTATATATAAAGATAAAATATTAATTTATTCTTTAGAGGCAACAAAAATTGATGATTCAGAATTCAATATTGCCTCAAAAGAATTTGCTTTATTAGTTTTAAAAATGATAGGTCCAAATTTAAAAGATGAATTTGTTGACTTATATGGAGATGAAGAAACTTTAATTTTTAATTTAATAGAATATTTTAATACCAATTTTGAAAATGATGAAATTAGGGAAAAAGCCAAACAAAATATTTTTGAGAGTTTAGATAATTCAAAAATATAATGAGGAATAAAATATGGCAAATATTGTAGACAATTATCTAGAAAATTTACATGAGCAAGCTGCTGTTGCAAAAGCTGGCGCATTTTTAGGTAAAGAAATTATGGGAGCTGCAGCAGGCGGCATAAAATGGGCTGCAGGTACTGCTGCTGCATTGGTAGCATTAAAAACTGCAAATGCTGCATTTAGTAAAGCAACAAGAGTTTGTGGAAGCAGAATACTTAATAAACATAGTCCTGGTTTTAAAATATGTGTTGCAAGAGAAAGGATTAAAGCATTACAACAAAAAATAAATGTTTACACTAATCTTTTATCAAAATGTAATAAAGATAAAAATCCAACTGTTTGTAAACAAAAATATACTATTGAAATTACTAAAGCTAAAAACAGAATTTTAGTCAATCAAAATAAAATAAAGCAATTACTTGGAGAAAATCAACAAATAAAAGAGCAAGGAGCATTATTAGCAAAGGGAGGACAACTTGCATTAAAAGGTGGAACTATAGCTTTAGGTTTAGCCACAATGATGACAGTCGATAAATCTATTTTTTTATTAAATAGAACTATAGCTGCTTCATTTAGTAAAGCATCAAGACAATGTGGAATTTATAAGGATAATACAGAAAGAAAATTATGTATAGCAAAAGTTCAACTAGCGATTTCTATAACAAAGTTAAATAAATTAAAAGGTATATTAGCTCAATGTAATAAAGAAAAAAATGTAAACAAATGTAAAAATAAAGTCAATAAACATATTGAAAAAACTTCTAGAAATATTCAGATATTAAAAGATTCTATAACATCATATAAAAATCAATGGGAAACAGAAAAAAGAGAAGAAAGGTTAAAAGCGGAAATGAAAAAACAATCCAAACAAAAAACAAAATAAAAAATTTCTGATATCGTAAAAAACATAGAACAAAAATTAAAGTATATAATATTATGTACTTTAAATTACGAAATATAATTATCAGGAGGAATAAAAAATGATTTTAATGGAAGTAGCTTATAATTCAAGGAATGAAGATTTTGATTATCTTGCGGAATATTTAATTGAAAAACCTGGTCTTACATTAACTGAAGCAAAAGAACTTATTTTTCTTATTGAAGAAGATAAAGAATCTGTTTTAAAGAAAATAAAAGCTGGCGCGAGTAAAAAGCTTGCAAGTCTGAAAGCGTGGTATCAGAAACAGGCTGCTAGTTTAAAAGCGAAATTTACAGGCACTAAATTGGCACAGAAACTTGCAGAGTTGAAAAAAGCATATCAGAATAAACTAAGAATAGTAAAAAATGAAGCAGAATCTGCTGGCAAAAAAATATCAGGTCGCGCTTTCAGAATGAAAACTGCCGTAAAAGCCGCCTACAGAACACTTCCTAAAAAGGGTAAAGTTGGTCTCGCAATTGGTGCGGGTGCTGCAGGCGCTGCAGGTGTTGGTGCAGGTTTGGCCGCATATCGTGCAAAAAAGAAAAGACAAGAAGCTGTAGCAGCAAAAAAGAAATAAAGAGTTTTATTTTAGTAAACAACGCACTAGAAATTTCTTCTAGATATGACTAGTGCGTTGTTTATCCAACTTTAATAATTAAACAAAGAATAGAGGTAAAATGACATTACGAGATACATTTTCTAAACTAAAAACTACAATAGTAGGTACTAAAACATCCGGAATTGACTCCAAATTAGATAGCGCAGTTCGCGACATTATTGCATATAAATCAAATTCTGGAAGAAATGGTTATATAGATTTAATTAAAAGTTTAATATCCAAGGGTGGTTCATTAGATATTGGACAAAATGTAATGCAACAAGGCACTACTCCAGCAACATTTGGTCAAGGAGGAAGATTACAAAGATATGTTGCATATTCTGCAATAGTATCTCATATAAACTATTGTCAAAGAGCGTTAGATGTATTAGTAGATAACATTTTAGCTCCGGATGATATAACAAAAACATCATTAGAAGTAAACGCAAAATCTCAAAATGAATCAAATGAAAATGCAGAATCCAATGTTAAAGATGTGGAAGAAATTATTAAGAAATTAAAATTAGAAGAACGTTTGGATATGATAGTAAAAAATACTTTGGAATACGGGGATTTCTTTTGTGAAATAGCTGATTCAAAAACTGCATTGACGAGTAAATCATCATTCTTATCTGAATCTATTATTAATATCATAGAATATGAAAAAACAAGAACAAAAGAAGTCATAACAGAAAAATTAGAAGGAAAAGACATTAAAATTATAATGGATTTTTCAGCTCTTGATGATATTATTAACAATGATTCATCTAATAAAAAAGTTGTTAGTGATTTAGATGATAAGCAAAAAAGGAAAAAACTTAAACCCGAAGATTTACATTTACTTTTTTATGAACCAAGAAGAGTAGTTAAATTACAAAGTGATATTTTTCCGATTTGTTTTGGATATCTAATATTTCCTGCATCATTATTGTCGCCTGCTTTAATGGTACAGAACCAAACTGTAAATGCCATTTGTCAGTCAATTTTAAAATCAGTAGAAAGAAAAATTCCTGGCTTAAGCGACCAAAATGTTAATACAAGAGATCTTGAAGATATTGTTAGAAGTATGATTAAAGAAACAGATTTTACTAAAGCTATGAATATTAGATATGTACCGCCAGATAGAATGCAGCACTTTCAAAGACCCTCAACAAAGTATTATCCATATGGAGAATCAATATTTGATTCAGTACAATTTAATGCGAAAGTATTAATTGCTATGGAAACCGCCTTAGCAATTTTAAGATTAAATAGATCAATTGAAAAAAGAAAAATTGCTGTTGAAGTTGGATTACCAAGAGATGCTGAAAAGGCAATTGAAAAATTAAAAGAAGAATTTAAAAGACGAAAAGTTAGTCTTGATAGTTTTGGAAGTGTAGATACAATTGCATGTTTAAGTCTTGAAACAGAAATAAGATTAACTAATGGTAAAAAAATTACATTATCTGAATTAATTAAATTATTTAATGAAGGTCATCAATTTGAAATATATGCTTATGATCATAATACTGGAAAAATTGCGCCAGATAAAGTTGTATCAGCTAAAGTTACAGGAAAAAATGTAAAAGTAATGAAAATTACATTAGATAATAATGAAAGTGTAATTTGTACAGATGAACACTATTGGATGTTAAGAGATGGAACATATTTAATGGCAAAAAATTTAAAAGTAAATGATAGCTTAATGCCTTTAAATAGAAAATCAACAAAGAATACAACAAACGAAGGTTATACTTATGAAATGATTTATCAACCTGGTATTGGAAAATATGAATTAACTCATCAAGTATTTGCAAATTATTTAAACTTGTATGAAGATGGACAGAAAGAAGTTATACATCATATTGATAAAAATCCTAGAAATAATGATACTAAAAATTTAGTTGGATTAACAAGGAAAGACCATTCATATATACATTCAAATGAAGATGCTAATGGTGGAAATATTGGAAAAACACAAATTATAATCAAGAGAAAATGTATAATCTGCGGAAAAGAATTTGATGTAGAATATTTTTCTGGAACAAGTTGTTGTTCAGAGGAATGTTTTAGAAGCTACAAAAAAGAATATAGTAAAAAATCTTGGCAAGCAAGAATTGGTAAAAATGAATACGAAATTTTAAATATGAAATGTTTCTTTTGTGGTAAAGAAATAACAATATTTAAATCAAAATTTAATAAAATGAAAGAAATATATAAAAATATCAAATTAGTTTCTTGTGATGATCCAGAATGTAAAAAACAATTAGATTACGCTAAGAGAATAAAAAATACTAATTTAACTCCAATTGAATATGTGAATTGCATAATTTGTGGAAAATTATTTATCAAGAAAAAAAATAATGAGAAAATAAATTTTAATATTTGTAGTAAAACATGTGAAGGAAAAATTGGAAATGAAGTTAGATGGGGAAGATTAAAAATTGAAAAAATAAAAACAAAATGTATTCATTGTGGTAAAGAAATTGAAATAAGAAAAAGTTTATATGATTCAAGAATATTTCAATCATGTAATAATATGGATTGTGCCAGAAAAAATGCAGCATTGCATATTCTTTATAAAAAGAATAATAATAAATTATATTCTGATATTGAAACAGGAAATTGTATAATTTGTGGTAAACCTACAATATTTAATGAAAAGAAATCTGGATTTTCATATCATACTTGTGGTAGCAAAAGTTGCAGTTCTACAGTAATGCACAGATCATTTGGTAATAAGATTGTCCAAGTTCCTAGTAATACAGTTAATATGGTTATGAATCATAAGATAAAATCAATTGAATATTTAGAAGAAAAAATGGATGTTGGAGATATTCAAACAGAAAAGTTTCATAATTTTGGATTACAAGTTGGTGTTTTTGTCCATAACAGCCAAATTACAAGTTTTGAAGATATATTTATACCACAAAAAGATGGTAAAGCGTATGTTGACATTTCATCTATGACTGAAGGGATGGCAGATACAAGATCTAAAACTGATGAATTAAAATTTATTAGAGACTCAATAGTTGCAGGTCTTGGTGTGCCACCAGCTTTTATTGGTTTAGAAGACAATATGACTGCTAAAAATAATCTTAGTGAAGAAAATGTTATGTTTGCTAGAACAATTGTTAACCATCAAAAATATTTAACACACCAAAATCAAGAATTAATTGTAAAAATATATAATATTATTGATGTAGAAAAGTCGTTGACTATTTTAGACGATGTGGAAATTGCATATCCTGCTCCAAAATCTTTACAATTTGAAAGACAAGCATCTTATCTTTCAAATTTAGCTAATCTTGTAGAAACATTAGAAAGAATTGGTGTACCAAAAGAATGGAGTAAAAAGAAATATTTAACTAGTATTGATTGGACTGAAGTAGAAAAATATGAAGTTGAGGATAAAATAGATAAAGAGCTAAAAATAAATCCAGAAACTGGAGAAGATATGAGTGGAATGGGCGGCGGATTGATGGGCGGAGGTATGGGAATGGGTGGTACTCCAGCATTCTAAACCATTTTGGAGAATTATATAAATTATGAAAGTAAATAAAAAAAGCTTAGAAAAAGTTTTATTGAAACTTGAGCAGTATTACTCAAATATTAATGAACCAAAACCGTCTGATGGGGCAGAATCAGAAGTTGATGTGCCAAATGTACTTGATGACAAAGAATTTAAAACATCATTGCCATTAGAAGATATAGAAATTCAAGAACCAATTGTTAAAACTAAAAAAGGCAAAAATGTTTTAGGAGATCCAGTTAAACCAGATGATGCTGGAATTAAAGATATAGAAGTATTTGATAAAAGTGGTAATGAAATTAATGATTTAGAAGTTGATGACATACATGACTTAGATAAATCTGAACCAGAAGAAACTGTAAATGATTTAGATGATGTTAGCGAAGAATGTGAAACACCAGGTAATAAAATTAGATCAAAAAAACAGGGTAAGGGAAAAGGTAGAGGTAAAGGAAAAGGCCCTATTGGACTTCCAAATAATGAAAATAGAATTTTTGAGCAAGATGAAAAAGAAGATGAAGATGAAAATGAGATGGGAAAAATAGCTCAAGATAATATGGGAGAACAAAATCCAGCTTCTGGTGAGGATCCTAATATAGATCCTAATACAGAAAAACCTGACCCTAATGCTATGATGGGCGGAGATCAAGATTTTGATATAGGTGGTGAGAAACCTGATGCCACTGGTATGATGGGAGGTCAACAAGACCCTAATGCTATGATGGGCGGGGATATGGGAGCATTAGGAGGTATGGAACCTCCTGCTCTTAGTGCAGAACAAGTCGGAAAAGTTTTTGAATTAAAAAAGATTTATACTAGGTTATTATCCATTGAATCTCAGTTATCATTTTCATCTGATATTATTTTATTAAAGTTAAGAAAATTTATTAGTAAAGCAATTGAATTATTTGAAACTGTAATTTCAAATATAGAATCTTATAGAAAAGAAATTGATGATATCATTATTATATATTACGAATTTCTAAAAGAAGTTTATAGTATTATGAAACGGTATTATAAAATTAAAGAACGAGAAGATAAAAAAAAATAAGAACAAATAATAAATAAACTAATGAGGTTAAATAAATATGGATAAATTTATTATAGAATCCCCTATTCTGCAAGAAGCAGAAATAGTAAAGCAAAAAGCTAATAAAGCTATATACAGAATGGTACTTCAAACTTGTGATGAAGTAAATCAAAATAAAAGAATATATCCAAAAAAAGTATTAGTAGATGCAATGAAAAATGCAAGAGAAAGAATTAATAAAAAATTACCATTTGAAATGGACCACCCTTTAGTACAAGGAAATGAAGCATATGATGGAATGAGACAAACTACAGTTTTATTAAAAGAAGTATGTGGTTATATAATAGATTATGAGTTCAGGGGAAATTTGTTAATTGGTGAGTGTGAAACCGCGTCTACTAGACTTGGAAAAGACTTATTGGGAATGTTATTAGATAAGTGCATGCTAGGCGCCAGCATGAGAGGGTTAGCATCCCTCGAGCAAGAAAATGGTATAAATGTTGTGCAAGATCCATTATACATAATTACATTTGATGCAGTGTCATTACCTTCACATAAACAGGCAGTTGTAAATTTTAATGAGATGAGATTTGAAAATAAAAATCTTTTAACAGAATCTTCAATTTGTAAAACAAATAGTGGTTTAATTTGTGCAAATGGTGTTTGTTATCTTCCCGACTATTTTGACAAACTTGTAGAAACTAAAGTAGTTAAATTCTTTGAAAGATGGATATAAAGTAATGTTAAAATGTCAAGAATGTGGTAGAGAATTTCAAAACTATACAAGTCTTGGAAGTCATATTGGACAATCACATAGAGAATTAACAACAAAAGGTTATTATGACAAATACATGAAAAAAGATCCAAATGAAGGTATTTGTAAAAGATGTGGAAAACCAACAAAATTTGTGTATTTGACTGTTGGATATAATGAATGTTGTTCAAGAAAATGTTCAACAAATATTGTAGACTATAAAAAAAAATACAATAAAAATCAAATACCACAAATTTGTAGTTTTTGTAATAAAGAATTTAGAAATAAGATTTCTTTATCAAGACATATTGAAACATTCCATAAAGAAGAATCTAAAAAAATTAAAGAAGAACAAAATAAAAATAAAAAAATTAAATGTGAAATTTGTGGTAGAAAATTTAATGATTTAAGAAGTTTAGGAATTCATATTGGTTTGCTACATGGAGAAGGAAAGAGAGAAGTTGTAAAAGAATATTATGATAAATATCTAAAAAAAGATTCAACTGAAGGAATTTGTAAAACCTGTGGAAAAGAAACAAATTTTATTTTAATTACAAAAGGATATAACATTCATTGTAATACAAAATGTGCAAAATTAGATCCAGAAGTAGAGAAAAAAAGCCAAGAAACATGTTTTAAAAAATTTGGTGTAAGTAACTGGGGAAAAACAGAAGAAAATAAAAATTTAGCTAGCGAGAGAATGAAGAATGGAGCTGCTGCATATGCATTATCATTTGTAACAAATCCATCAAAACCTCAAATTGAATTATTTAATTTAGTTAAAGAGTTATATCCTTCAACAATTTTAAATTTGCCAATTAAATTTTTTAATAGAAATATTGATATAGCGATTCCTGAATTTAATATTGCTATAGAATATGATGGTTCATTTTGGCACCAAAATAAAGAAGAAGATGACAACAAAAGACAAAAAGAAATAGAATCTTTAGGGTGGAGGTTTCTTAGATATTGTGATTATATACCTTCAAAAAATGAATTAAAAAATGATATAAATGAATTAAAAGAAGAATTTATTAAAAACGATGAAAAAGCTGTAGTATTAAGTGAATACTTTTCTTTTAATTTTAATACATTTAAAATTGATAAAATTTTACAAGAGATAAAACTATGAATTTAACTACATATCTAAACTATATTAATGAACAATTTGGAGTTGCTCCTAAACCTTCAGTTCGAAAACCTCAAGCTTCTAGACCTACATCAACAAAAAGACTTCAACCAAAAACTCCAAAAGTTTCAACAGCTCCAGTAAATCCTCAGACAAAAAAACAACAATCAATTCCAAAGAATACACTTGACCAAATTAAGAATCAAGCAGCACAGAAAAATCCTAAAGCATATTTTAATTATATGTTATGGACAACTAAAATTTTAAAACAAGGTGAAATTTTTAGAAAAAAATGTTATTCTGATAATTGTGAGCAATTTGAAGCAGGAACTGGAGATAGAAGAATTTGTAAAGATAGATGTGATATTGAAACATGTAAAAAAGTAATTCAATTATTAAAAACATCTATCTCAAAATGTAGTCAATCACAACAACCAGATAAATGTAAAGTTAGATATATGCAATTAATTCCTTTATATCAAGATAAGTTAAATAAGATTTCAAAGAAGTTTATAGAAGCAGAAAAAAGAAAACAAAAATCAAATTTACAAGTAGGATAATAGGAGAAAACAAAATGAGTAAAGAAAAATTACAAAAAATAATTACAGAAAATTTTATCAATGGAAAGATTGGAGTTAATAAGTATATAAAAATGAGCGAAAAAGTTGAGAATATTTCTGAAAAAAAATCTGAAGAAATTATAACAGAAATTAATTGGAAAGCCGTTGCAGTTGTTGGTGGAGTATCATTGATGGCGTTGCTTTCAATATGGGCGGAGATTATGGATAGAAAGAAACGATTTAATGAAGAGTGGAAAAAATGTAAGGATAAATGTGCAAAAATTTATGAGCCTAAAATAAAAAAAGCAAAAAATCTTGAAGATGAAGATGATATCAGTGATATAAAAGAACTATATGAAAATTGTAAAGATAAATGTTCAGATATATATTATAAAAAACAAGAAGAATTAAAAAAGAAACAAATAGAAGTTAAAAATAAAATCAATAAAGCGAAAGCCGAGATAAAAAGAAGAAAATCCTTAGCCTCAAAAAAGAAATAATTTTAAAAAAGGAATCAATAATGGGAATAGTGATTAAAGATTTAAACACACTTAAAGACTTTATAGATGAAGAAAAATTTAATGGTAAAACAATCGTATTTGGTAATGGCTGTTTTGAATTGTTACATGTTGGTCACATAAGATTTTTTAAAGAAGCTAAAAAATTAGGACATGTTTTAATTATTGCAGTTAATTCAGATTCAGCCCTTTCAGAATTAGGAAAAAGAAAAGAAGTAATAATTCCAGAAGATGAAAGACTTGAAATATTATCTGCAATTAAGTATATTGATTATGTAACTGTTATGAATGATTTAACTTCAGATAAACTTTTATTAACATTAAAACCTCATATTAATGTTAAAGGTCCAGATTATACACAAGATAAAGTATTAGAAAAAGATACCATTAAATCTTATGGTGGAAAAACTGTAATAGTTTGTGAAGGCAAGAAACATCATTCAACAAGTAATATGATTAATAAAATAAATAATCAAAATAAACAATTTATTTGTCCTAAAAATAGAGGAGTAAATAGATATGTATAAAGAAAAATTACAAAAAATAATAATAGAAAGTTTTATATTGGATGAAATTGATATTATTAGTTATATTGACTTAACAGAAAGTATTGAAAATTTATCAGAAGGTAAAATACAAGTTATTAAAAAAGCTCTTGCGTTATCTAAAAAAATTACATCATTAAATAAAATAATTCCATTTAGGAAAGCTAAAATTTCTAAAATGGTTCCTGGACCAGCTAAAGATAAAGCCTTAGCTCAAGTTCAAAAATTAGAACAAGCTAATAATAGACTTAAAAAAATAAGAACAACGTTGTATGTAGGCGGAATCTCAACAGCAGTAGGAAGTGGAGTTGTTGCAGCTACTAAAGCTTAAAAATTTAGAAAATAATGAAAGGTTATATTGAATATGAAAATCACGCAAATTGAAAATGCAATGACAGTACAAAAATTTAAGAATAAAGAAGATTTTTGCAATAGATTAATACAAGAAGTATTGATGTTAAGTAAAAATAGTTTATTTCATAAAAAAAATAAAAAAATTGAAGATTTAAGTAAGTATAAAAATAAGTTAATTAGTAAAGAAAAAAAATTAGATTCGTTATTAGAAAAATCAAAAAGTATAAAAGAAGATTTAAATAATAAAATTAATTTATTAGTTGAGGATAATGTTAAATATAAAAATAGATTGTTAAATAATCTTCAGGTGGTAGAATAAAATGAGAATTCTTGAAACTGAAATTAATGATATTCCTATATTAAGTGCTAAACAATCAAAATTAAATTTAGCTGATAATGTTATAAATTATATACAACCAATTTTTAGTAAGGATTATAAAAATAAGATACAAGAAATTAAAAATTTAAAAGAATTAGTCGATAAAAAACAAGAAAAAATTAAACAAGAAAAAGTTGAATTATCTAATTTACTTAAAACTTTTTCAAAGAAAAGTAAAGAACAAGAATTACTTAATAAAATGGATAAGTTAATACAAACTGGTCTTATTCAACACACAATGAAAGAAGAAATGATAAATTTATTAAATTCCTTTGAGAATATGGAAGAAGAAAAAATAACTAATTACTTAAATGAAGCTATAAGAGTAATTAGCCAAAAATTTGCTAAAAGTTAATTCTCTGCCATAAAACACCTCCTTGTTTTTATTCAAACCTCCCTCCCAGATGGCGATTGCCTAAGCTGTCTGGGAGGACCTCCGTTTACATTTTTACATAAGTTAACTAAGTTTGTTTCTTGCTCAGTTTAGAAACAAACTTAGTTAAAAATACTTTTAGGAATAAAACTGATTTGTAATTTTTAATAGAACATATATCAAATAGTTGTACCCACACTTAAATTAAAAAAAATAATTACGGGAGGTAATTAAAAAAATGAAAGAAATTTTAATGGAAGCATATCGGATGACAAAGAAGGAAACTGGTATTGATCCTTCTAAACCAGGTAATCTAAAGCAAGTATTGACTGATGATAAGGCGTTTAACGTTTATGTTAAAGGTCTTGCTGAATCAATTGAAAGTAAGAAAGACAAGGAAAATTTTATAATCCTTGCTGAGAACACCAGAGTTAATTTACTTGAAAATTCTATGTTTCAGATAAACCCTTACGAATCTCTTACTCTTCCTATTCTCCGTGTTTTCTATCCTAAACTTATTGCTAAGGAAGCAGTAACAGTTTCACCTATGGATAAACCTGAATGTGTAAAAGCATTTATTAATGCAACATTCTCTCCTGCCAATTCTGCAACTGAATACACAGCACCAGTAACCGGGACTGATATTTCTGGTGGTCCTTCTATTGGTACTCCAGTGGCAGCGACTATGCCTGTTCCTAGCACTGCGTATGATGTTCTTGGCGCAATGTCTCTAACCACAACTCAGGCACACCTTGAAAGAGATTTTCAGATTACAGGTGTTTCAGCTGACGGTACTGCATTTACTGATGTTTCTATAGTACCTGCAGTTGAAGGTCATTTTTCTGGTTCAGTAACAATTGGTGCAACAACTGACGTTATCTCAGGTAAAGTTGATTATTTGAATGGAACTGTTGTGGTTTCTTCTGCAACTGGATTGGTAACTGAAATTAAGTACCAGGTTACTTGTTCTCTTGAGGAAAATAGAGTCAATCCTTCTATTAAACTCAGCGTTGATAAGATTCGTCTTTATGCCAAGGATCGTCAGATCAGTGCAAACTGGACCATAAATATGGAACAGGATATGCGTGCATTATTTGATGTTTCTATGCAGGCAGAAATTGTCAACCTTCTTGGCCAGCAGATTGCTCTTGATATTGACAGGGAAATAATTCAGGCACTTATCACTGCAAATACAAGGCTAAATTCCACAAGCCATACTGGTTCTTTTAATCGTACCCCGCCTGCAACTTATACTTGGGGTGCAAAATATTGGCACGAAAATATCACTCCAGTTCTGAATCAGCTTTCAGCTCAAGTTTATACTGACACCAATATTGATGCTGCAAATACAATTCTCGCAAATCCACTTGATGTTGCAATTCTTGAAGATTTGAATGGTTTCGCTTATACCGGCACATCTTCAGGTGATGGTGATCTTGGTTATCGTACAGCAACAGTTGCTGGTGGTAAGTGGAGAGTTCTTACAAGTGCTGTGGTCACGCAGGGAACTATGGTATTAATATACAAACCAAGCGATGAACTAAAAGCTATTTACTTCTATTCACCCTACGTTCCTGCAGTTTTACATCCTTTCCCACTTGGTTACACACCTGCACTTACCATTCTTAGTCGCTATGCTTCAGCTTTAGTTCGTTCAAATGGTATAGCAACTCTTACAATTGGTGCTTAATTAACTTTTAAACAAAAAAATAATAGGACCCAGATTGAGTAATCTTTCTGGGTCCTATTTTCCGTTCTAATTGTTTTTTAGGGTAAATTTTGTATATGAATATATTTTTACTTTTTATTATGAATTGAAACAAAAAAAAGAATCTAATTTCAGATTCTTTTTTTAATTATTATATTCATTATTTTAATATTGACCCTCATACCCGCATTCACAACATTCATTTGGTCTTCCGCAAATAAGACAAGTTATTTCACCATTGTCTTCTAGACATCCGTTTAACATAAGTTGTAAGGATTCTCCGATGGTTGGGTTTAACTCTTCTAGAGTTATTTTACCATCTAAAAATTTTTGTGCAGTATTTATATCCATATTGTCTTCTCCTTAATTCTTTTTTATTTAAAGTGGTGCGGGGCAGGGATTGAACCTACATGGACATTCTGTTTCAATGGTTTTAGCTCTGCCCAGAATGTAATAACCTTAGAGCGATTAGCGTCTACCCATTCCGCCACCCGCACCATTTGGTTAATCTTATTTACCAATATTCAGGATATGCATCGTCATAATCGTTTCCGTACTCCAAAAAACCTCCGCACGTCATACATTCATCTATTTCAATTTCTTCTTCAGTGACCTCTCGACCACATATAGCACAATACACTCCTGTTGTTTCAGTTAACATAATTGCCTCCAACTAATTAATTAGATTCTTTTTGTTTTTCAATTATTAAATTATTTATTATATTTTCAGCACGCATAAGGTCTTCCTTGTCTACTGAAAATGATTTCCTTTTTTCTACAAGAACTTGTGCATAAATTCTTGTTTTTAACTTCTGTAATTCTTCTATTGACATATTTTTTACTTCATCTGATATTATCATTTATTCCTCCTATATTTAAAATAACCTCCCACGTTAGGCCCGAACTACGTCGGACTCCCTTCTGTCAATGCAAAGAATGACTTAATCGGGGTCTTGGACACCACAACCCATCATTCTAGTGGTACAAGTGGCTATTATTTTTTTTAATTTTTTGTTTATTTCTTAATCGTCGTCCACTCGGAAAAAAGATGATTTATCAAAACTTTTTATACAGCCCATACAAATACTAATATCAAGAAAGTTATATCTTCCTTCATTACAAGCGATTGCTTTTTTACATTTATTGCAATAGGTTACTTTTGGACATTTTCCTTTACAATCTCCATATAAAAAAAATGGAAGTCTGACATTGTTTCCCATCTATATTAACGCAATTATTCGCAATTTTATTCTTCAAAATGAACTCCTTTCTAATTTTAATTTTTGGTGAGACAATGAATATAAAACAAATTCATTGTCTCACCAGATTCTGTTAAGGTTTACTTTTGCAAGAGCATGCATCATGTCATATAGCCTCGCATTAACGAAACCCTACGCTACCCCGCAGCACACCACTCTTGCGTTACCATACGTAACTCGATCCCACTTCGCTTCTCAATAACAACACTTCCCTTTACCACGTACCACGCCACTTCGCCTTTACATAAATTTACAACACACCGCTCCACATTTACATTACTTTTGCGCCTCATTACTACACTTTGCACAACTTTACCTTCGCGAATCATCACACCGCTCCGCTTCGCCTTTACAACACTATAATTCACGTCACTATACTATACCTTTGCGCGACCTCACCTAGCGCGACTTCGCTTTTGCTTTACCTTGTAATCACTCAAATTAATGAATGTTACAAATATGACTGGGAAGGAATTAAACATTTTTCCTTCCCAGTTATTTAAAACTTAATCTTCTTTAACGACTTCTTTGTAGACAAATCTTCCGTAACTTCCATTACGAAACTGACCAAGCCCGCAGTACTGACCGTACTCGAGAAACTTCTCGATCATTTCCATGGTTAACCACTTGTTCGGCAAAACTCGAATTTCAATTTGAAACTTTAATCCTGGATTAATATAATCCGACTTTGCTAAACAAACCCGTGAAAAACCCGTTCTTTGATCTTCTGCACGCAACGGTCTTTCGATTATACCATCTGGCTCTTTGACGTTGAGAATTATGTTACGCGGAAAGACAAACACGTATTTATCTATCCTTCCTTTGACGTCATAAATTCCAGCTGGATCGAATAGAAACTGCATTCCTGCTCCAGCACTTTTAAGAAAACCACGGATCTGGTAGTCCATCAACATTAGTCCTTTTTCCGGATCCGTATAAAAGCCAGTGTAACCTTTTTCTTCCTCAACAATGTCTGGAATCTCGTCGTCTCCATTAACTTCTGTTGGACGTTTTGATCCAGTATATTTATCAAAAACGTCCTGGTTTTTCGCAATGGTTCCTAACATTGCAGTTGTGGTTTCTACTTCAAATACCTTTGAAACAATTGCACTCGCCAACGCCTTTTTCTTCTCTTTTTTCACTTTTTCCTCTTCCATAATTCCTCTCCTTTTTTAATTAGTCCTCATTAAAAATTATTATACAATTACTATTTGGAGTTCCACACATATTATCAATATTACAAGTACAACCAGTTTCATGACGAAGACCAGATACTCTAATTTTAATTAGGATTTCTTTGATGGTAAGTTCTTGAAAAAGTATGTCAAGGTCATCGTCATTTTTAAGGAAAACACAAAAATTAGAGTACATTTCTAAGAGAGATTTTAAGTTTTTCAATTGACTTGTACCTCCTACTCAAAGCTAATTGCATCTAACATATTGGATCCTTTCACTTTTTGTGCATCCCATAAACGGGCCAAAGCTTCTTTTGTAACAAAACCCATTGGAAATAATTCCGTTGCCATTGCGCGAATTGTAATCGGCTCTTGATATTGTAATTGGTGGTGTTTCAAGTAATATAAATACATAACTATATTACCAGGTATTCCATTTGATAAGAAGGAAATGAGCATAAGACTAGGATCATTTATCTTCAGATGAATTGATTCCGCTCTGGTTTTGGCAACTTTATAAGAAAATTCCATAAAATCTGGGATTGGTATTTCTTTATCAGGAGTGAGCTCCAACCTTCCCATTATTAAAAAGATTTTAGCCAGATCAAGAGACATCTCTTCTTTATCTTCATTTTGAAACTTCTGTGCCCAATTTTCAAACTTTTCTTGAAATTCTTTCATAGTTAAACTCGCCTCCACTCTTTTTTATTTTATTTTTTTACATTCCTTACAAAACATTTTTGCAGGTAAAGGTCCGTAATATTCTATTGTTTTATAAAAATTTTTTTGACATCGAGGACAAATACAAAGTGTTTTTCGTCTCCTTGATTTGAAAATATCATCTTCATACCTTTTTGTATTCTGAGCCATTTGATATTCCTTCCTTCTGCATTAAATTTATGGCTAACGTGGAAGGATTCGAACCTTCATTTCTGGAGTCAGAGTCCAGCGTCCTGCCGTTGGACGACACGTCAATTGTTTACTTAAAAAAATATGTGGTTGTCCGATCTTGATCATCTTTCATTTGTAACTTTATTAAACTAGATAATTCAAGTTTGAATATTTCCTTATTTTGGATATTAAAGTTTATACTTATACTATCAAAGTCATCATCCAATTTTATAGTTAAGAAACCATTATAAGCATTACAAAATAACTTTTTCATTGTTCCTCTTTTGAAAAATGGTGGGAGAGACGGGACTTGAACCCGTACAGAATTTAGTTCCGAGGGATTTTAAGTCCCTTGTGTCTACCAATTCCACCACTCTCCCACTATACACTTTACTTCTTAGTTGCTACTTCAAAAAACGATCTCATTGGGTCCCCCAAAAACGGGTTTGAACAAAACCTCTGGACTATGTCAAATAACTCAACTGACGTAATACCCAACTCAGTCGGGATCTTTTCCTCGACTTCCTTCTGAATCTTATCCTCTTCCCAACTGAATTCCTTAAGTAAATAAATTATTACTTCTTCTGTAATTCGAGGTTCATAAACCCTATTCGGATTTATGTCATCATAGCAATAGATTTTGTCATTGGAACTATATTTAATGACCACATCCCTGTGATTTATGACGCCTCCGCCCTCGTACTTAAAAATTGGGGTCGGACAAAAATCCTTTGTGATATGAACTCCGCAACGGTGGTTTGCCAAAATAATCGCCAATGCCTGAAACAGCCGATAGAACTTTGCAGCCTTTTTAATTAACTTCTCCATTTTTCCCTCCAAAATAATTTTATTTATCCAAAAATTAATATATGTATTATTCTGTTATATACTTAAAAATTTTTGAAATAATTCATCATAACTAATAATAGGTACACCAAGTTTTTCTGCATTTTTCATCTTTCCACTTTTAGAATCTGGATCATTTGTAACTAAATAATTTGTATTTTTTGAAATACCCTTTACCTCGCCACCTTTAGATTCAATCATACTTTTAATTTTATTTCGATCTAAAGGACCCTTACCAGTCAACTCAAATAACATTCCATTTAAACTTTGACTCATATTATCCTCCGTTATAAATTCTAAACCGATTAATTTTAAATAATCATATAGTTCTTTATAATTAGTAATATTGTCAATAAAAGTTTGTGATGTAATATTTCCTAATCCAAGTTTAGTTAAATCTTTTATTTCAAATAATTCATCAATTGTAAATTTTTTACATAATTTTCTTGATAAAGTTTTACCTATCATAGGAATTCCTAATGCATGCAAAAGGTTCTCAGGTTTAACCTTTAAAGTTTTCTTTACTTCAGATAGGATCTTTTCGGCTTTTTTCTTGCCAAAACCTGGTAATTTTTCGAGATATTCTTGAGTTAAACTATACATCTCTTGGATTGATGTAATTCCTATGTTTTCAATAGTCTTATCCGACATACCTTCACAACCCATTGAAATAAAGAAATGAGCTACATTTTGAACATTTTTATGAAAGCATTTTGGGTTCATACAAATTAATTCTTTGCTTTTTAAGATAACAGGACCATTACAATCAGGACATGATGTTGGAATATTAGAAAAAGTAGATATGAATACTTCAGTCACATAAGGAACAACATCACCAGATCTCACGACTCCAATTTCCGAGTCCTTTCCAATAGAATTTACATATATATATTGTGCATTAAATCCAGTGGCTCTTGATACAGTAACACCCATAATCTCAGTTGGTTCAATTAATATAACTGGTTTGATATACCCCATTCTAGTTACATTCCATTCAACATCTATGACTTTACATCTAATTGCTTCTTCGTTTACTTTAAATTTTACTTTATTTTTTGGAAATTTAATATTTTCCCTTATAGACTTATTAAATGTTAATACTAACCCATCAATAATATATGTTGCATTTTCTTTATAATTAAGTAATGTTTCGGACAAAAGATTTGGAAGTTCTGGAACATTTTCATATAAAATATAATTAGGAATTCTTAAATTTAAATTTTGAATATATTCTAATCTATCAATTTCTAAAGGAATATTATTTGGACATTCTACCACTTCATAAAAAATTGCTGATAAGAGTTTAAGATCATTTGGGTTAATATCATCTCTTCTTAATAAACCTGTAACACCATTTCTTCTATTTTTAAAACTAAAATGTTCATGTAAATTTCCTTCTAGAAGAACTTCGCCTCTTAAGGTAATTTTTCCTTTTTCAGAAATTTGTGGAATAAAATATTTTGCTTTTTCTAAGATATCTTGACCTTCTTCTTCATCACCTCTTGACGCAGCAAAAATTAATTTTCCATCTTGCCAGGTTACTAAAATTGAATTACCGTCTAATTTTTCTGAAGCAACTATTAAATCATCATTTTTATTTGCCCAATCTTTAACTGAATCAACGTCAACTTTTTGTAACCCACCCATAACAAATGGAAGTTTAATTGTTTTATATTCACTTTTAAAGCCCACTTGCTCAAAGTATGGATCATTCGGGAATTCCTTTTTTGCCTCAGATTTTAATAAATCATATTCAGTATCAGTTAGTGAACTTTTTCCTGATTCAAAATATAATTTATCATATTCCTTTAGTTGTTCTATTTTGTTCATTAACGAACCTCCTTTATTTTTAAATAATATATGTAGTATATGAAAATAAACAAAAAAACAAAAATTTGAACAAAAAATGCTAAACAATTCTAATACTAGAGTATTAGAATTGTTTTTTAATTTGTATTTTTATTTAATTTTTGTGGATTAAACAAAAACAATTTTATTTTTATTTTTATTTTTGTTTGTACGATCTCCACGTGTCCCCCTTGCTAGATTGTAATAATGGCAAGATACATCTGAATTCAAAGCTTGATAATCACCACCTTTCATATTAATTTTTTACTTTTAATTAACTAAAAAATTCACCGCCTTTCATTTTTAAGCTTTTAATTTTAATTAACTTCTAAGTTCACCTCCTTTTTTAATTAGGCCCTCCCCCACGTCTATCTTTTAAAAAAAGAGTAGGCGTGACACATGCAGCTGGGGGGGACCTGCATTGTGTTTTAACACACATGCATCACAACCTACCCTTTACTTATTTATCAAAAATTAATATATATAGTTATAAAAACTATATCTAATTTTAAAAAATAAAAGAAAAAATAATGATAAAACTTTGGGTTGGTGGAGAGTTATAAAAATTCCACCAACCCAAACATAACTATCGCTTTTTCCCCTTCTGATTCTGAATATCTTTGTCATAAGCAGTCAGCAGCTGGTTACAAAGTTTTTCTAAATTACCAGGTTTCTGGTAATATTCCCAGATTCTGTAGAGTACATGTTCCTGAAAAAGCATTTTCTCCATCTGCGCTTCTTCAGGTGTTCTAGCCTTTGCAATAGACTTGCCGCTGGCGTGAGCTTTGATGACACCAGTGATGTAGATGAATTCGTGTTCCTTTGGTACCACATCTAAGTTACTGATGTCTTTGCTGATGATTATGTGTTGAAAAAACCTCATCATCTTGTACTTATTCTCAGCGAGAAATTTCCGTTTCTCTTTGTCAAGAATGGTACCATTCTTGATGATATTGTCCATGTCCTTCTCACTTAGTACCACGCTGATGTAATCGTCGAGGAATTGATTCTTGGACATTGAATCCTCAAACCCGGTTGTCATTTTGACGAATGCTTTATGGTTTACAAAGGAATCATACTTCGTCGCCGAAAAACCAATGGAATAGAAACAGAACATAATGACCAATAACGTAAGAGCAATAATTTTTTTCATGTTGAATCTCCTTTTAGTTTAATATTATAATTCTAATTTATTTCATATTAATATATATAGTTTTTTACAGGAAAACTAACAAAAAAATAAGAATTTTTGTTAATTAGAAGAGTGTGTTATATATAAATATATAACACACTCTATTTTTTTTACTCATACTTTATAACATATGGATATTTATCAATCGTATAAAATATATTTTTAATACCTGCATACTCAATGTATTTCATACAATTGATGCAAGGTTTACTCAACCTAAGTTGCCCACTTTTATTTATTCTTACAACTAACATGCTACATCCCTTTAAATCCATTCTTGCTTTAATAATAGCATCCACTTCTGCATGAACACTATATGGAAATCTTTGGAATTTTGGATGCAATTTTTTTACAGATTTTTGAGACGTATTGTAACCTTTTGATAAAATTGTTTTTTTATCAAATATAATACAACCAACTTTATGTTGATGGTTACTTTTCTTTGCCTCCTCTATTGCTAATTTTATTAATTTATTTGAAATAATCATTTAGCTAATTCCATTCCAAATAAATGAACATGATCACATTCAGGACAACATATAATTTGGTCTCCTGCTTTAGCACTAGGACCTATTAATGACGCTATGATTTTTTCATCTTTGTCAACGAATATAAATTGATTTGGACAAAACATAGATATATTCGGTAAAGCAGAATCCAATTTAAGTTTTTCACCAGGAATTATTTTCTTACATTTATCACATATGTATTTTTTTCCTTTTACAGATTCAGAAAATAACAACTATACCTCCTGTTTATCTTAAGAATTCATCAAAATTCCAGAAAAAGCTTTCTGATACACCTCCATTTCTAAGTATGTAATCAAAAACTCCACCAATTAACGTACCGTCTTCATCACCAAAAACACAACGTTTTGCTTCTCCTGGTTCAAATTCGATATTATGATCAATTGCACTCTTTATCAGATTTTCTTGAGTATATATCGGATTTGATTTATACCAATCATACTCTTCTTTAAAATCCTCAATGAGTTGCGGGTTTTCTTTTACAAAATCAACCAGATCTTTTTTTGTATCTGATTTATTTTTAATTATAAAAGATGTGCTGCTTGAGTTAGTTACAAAATCCATTTTTATTTTCATCTTATTTTCCTGCGAATTGATCTGCATCACATGTTTTTTTACGAGCAACAAATTTATCAGTTACTGAACACTTTTTGTCTTTTCTTTTTTTACAATTTTTACATATTCTTTCTTTGTCCATTTTTAATCTCCTTTTTCATTTTTTTATGAATTTTCCATGCTTCTGCTTCATCTTTTTCATATTGAATTTTATCTTTAATTATTTTTTCTTCTTTTAATCTGTAATCATATCCATTTATAAAATCTCCTATACACGTATGAATATTAAGTAATGTAGTTGTATATTTTGACCAAGATTTATTTAGGACAAAACACCAATTATCAGTATAAGAAATATGCTTATCTGTATTATCTATAATTCTGTGGGAACTTGAACTATGTTGTATTAGAGTAAAATCTTTAACTGCTTCAATTTTTAATTTTAAGTTTTCTAAGGTATGACTACTAAATAAAATAAACTCATTTTCTTGCATGAATTACTCTTTCTGATTGTAATCCTTTTTCCCAGGTACTTCCTGATGCTTGAACTTCATCTAAATCTTTTTCTAATTGATGATTTTTCATTAATTGATCTAAAGCGATTCTAGCAAATTTAGCCTGTCTGTCAGATCCAAAAGAGCCAAAATTCAAATATTTGTAAATTAATTGCATTGTTTCTTTAATATCATTACTTTCAATATTTTTTAAGATTTTATCAAATCTTTTATACCATACATAATCCTCAACTCTGTTTTTCATTCTTTAATCTTTCCTCCTCCTCTTTTCTAAATCTTTTTAAATAATACGCTGCGCTAGAACGAGTTTCTCCAGTGAGATAAGGTTTACCATTTTTGAATACTGCCCATGAATATAAATCATCGCCTTCATATTTTTTCATTGTGTATTTATTTTTTGTCATTTTTCATCCCCATCTTTAAAATTATTTAGAACAAATATTAAATTTACTTTAGAAAAGGAAAAATAAACATGGAACATTATGATGAAAAGGGAATGGTAATTTGTCAAGAATGCAAAAAAGCTTTTCACTTAATAACTAAAAAACATTTAATGAAGCACCATAATATTACATTATTAGAGTACAAAGTAAAATATTTAGATTTTCCTACTTGCAGCAAATCTTTCTCTGCAAAACAAAGATTAAAAAATGTAAATGTCTTTAAAGTACCAACAGATACAAGTGATAAGCTCATAGATGAACCAACTAAAGAAGAAATTAAAATTGAAGATTTTGGGTCTATAGAAATTGATAAAATTCCTAAAGTACCAAAAGAATATGCAGAAACAGTTTCAAATTTTATAGAAGAAGTTAAAGAATTTACTAAAGATTTTGATTCAACTTATCCAAACCCAAATAATATTATTCATAAAGATAAAATAAAATTTTTGAATTTTTTATTAATGTATTTTGGTAATGATGTAAAAAATTCTTATTTTGTAAACAAAATGACTAAAAATGGTTCTATAGAAGAAAGATTAGTTACAGATATAGCAATCGTTAGTTTAAAGATTAACTTTGAGTTTCCTGGTACTTTTTGGCACAATATGGATATACCTAAAGTAAATAGAGATTTTAAACTAAAAACAATGGGGTGGAAAATTATTGATATTCCAGGTCCAAAACCAAGTCTCTCTGATTTTAAAGAAATTCTTAAAAAAAATAATCTGATTTGATTACTTCCATAGAACAAACATTCATATATCAATTACTCTGATACAATTACTGATTTACTTTCGGGAGAGATACTTTGTTTAGTATCTCTCCCATTTTACCGGTGTTTTATAAAGTATCATATTTTATAATTTCAGTTCAGCACTTTTGTTTTTAAAATATATTTCAGTTTCTTCATTTACTTTATCTCTTATATTATAATATTGACTATTTGACTCAGTAGTCATATCTTGAAATTTGTCATATAAGGAATCAATTAAAATATTTCTATAATCTTCGCTTAAATTTTTTGCTTCAATTTTACCATCTTCATACCATTCTAATATTTCCTGTACATCATTTAAAATATGTAATAATTCGTTTATTATTTTATTATTACAAAAATTATTACTATAAAAATATATCAAATCCTCTAATGAACATGAATATTTATTATCATGCCATTGAGTAAAGCCCCCATTATAAACTTGGTTATCTAAGTCATCAAATATTACTGCATATAAATAAATCAATCCTAATTCATCTTCCACCAAGTTTAAAAAAGAATAATATTTTAAGTTAGATTCTTTTTCCCATAGTTTATAAGCTACTTCTCTTAATTGTTTACGAAATTTGAAGCCTTCATTTTCTTGCACTATAAAACCTCCATAACATTATTTTCTATAATTTAATATATGTAGTGGAAGTATTAATATCTAATTTGTTTCCATCTAATATTGATAAAAACTTAGAACAAAAAATAAAGATATGTAAAGGTGTTAAATGATTAAATGTAAAATATGCCAAAAAGAATTTGATTCATTAAATTCGTTAGGACAGCATTTAGCACATCCAAAAATTAAAAAAAGCCATAATATAAAAGGAACTAAAGATTATTATGATTTGTTTTTAAAAAAAGATCAAAATGAGGGTATTTGTAAAATTGAGGGGTGCAACAACAATACAACATACATAAACTTAATAGTTGGATACCTAAAATATTGCTCTCATAAATGCTATAACCTTGATCCAGAAATTAAAAACATAAGATCTGAGAGTAATAGAAATAGAAAAGTAACAAAAGAAACAAGGTTAAAAATGAGTAGAACAAGAATTAAATTATGGAGAGTTCCTAACTCACAATATAAAATGTTGGACCCAGAATTACAAAAAATAAAAGGACAAAAAGTTAAAAATCTTTGGAAGTTAAGAGATATAGATATGTTTAGTTCATACGGCATGATTTGGTCTATAAAAACAAGTATAAATATGAAAAGAGCCTGGGCCGACCCAAATAGTTTTTGGAGAAGTAAAGAATTTATAGATAAAGTTACACCAGGAAGAAGAAAGCATATGTTAGATGGTGGGGCGGCATATTGTAATTCATTTATCCAAAATCCATCAAAACCTCAAGTAGAATTATATAATCGAATTAAAGAAATATACCCTGCTGCAATTTTAAATTATCCTTGTTATGAATTAAATTATAGTTTGGATATTGCAATTCCAGAATTAAAATTATGGTTTGAATCAGATGGATCTTATTGGCACAAAGATAAAAAAGAACAAGATTCAAAAAGACAAAAAGAAATTGAAGATTTTTTAGGTTGGGATTGTATTAGATATATAATAGATTCTATAGGTCAAGTTCCTTGTTTAAAAACAATAAAAGAAGATATAAAAAGTATTAAAACGGAGATTAAAATAAATGGCTAATATTTATCCATTAACAACAACAACTGTAAGCCCATTTGCCGAATATAACAGCAATATTGTAAATCGACTCACGAGAATGGTTACCCTTGGAGAGAATTGTATTAAAGGGACACATTCATGTGAGGTAGAGATAGATACAACTTCGCCCACAACCTGTTTAACTATTTCTGAAGGCACTTTCTTTAAAGATGATTGTATTCATTCAATTGATGCCGAGTTTAGCGTTGATATGTCTGAAGAAGACTTCTATGCTGATCCATCTGGTGGTTATTGGAATGAGGCAGGGTATTATTTAATTGCTGCAGATTATACTTATACGAAATCAAAACCCGCACCAAGAGTTTCAATTAAAATTTTTAAACCAACACAATATGCTTTATTAAATACTGGGTATTTATTCTTAAAAGCAGTTCTTGTTGCATTTAATGGCGTTGGTTTTGAAATTGTTTCTGTTCATGATTATTTACCAACTAATCCATTAGTTAGAAGAACTTATGCAAAAATGTATATTGATTGTGAAGATACTCTTCCTACTTTTGTAACTTCTAGAGATGAAGGCAGAATTATATACACAAGAGATAATGAAGGTATTTATTTTGGTCAGTCTGGAAGATGGGAAGCAGTTCAAGCAATTAGAGATGAAATTGATACAATAGCATGTACAGTTGGTCAATTAGCTTATTTAGGTTTAGATGGTGCAGTTTATCCTGCAATTGCAAATTCAAACGCAACCTTAGCATCTTGTGTAGTTTTACAAGTTGGATATAGATCTGATGGATCAGGTCAGGTCAGACTTTATGGTGTTGCTGACAATGTTCCAGTCGAACCTGGAATAACTGTGGTTACTGGAGATGGATGTTATTTATCTTCGAATACACCTGGATGTATTACAAATCAAATTCCTGCCAATTTTACTCAATATGTTGGTAGGTCTATCACAGATTCCACAGGAACAGATACCGTAACCTTATGGTTCCAACCTGGGTCCGGAGGTATGTCATCTGGTTCTTCCCTATATGATTATTATCAAGATTTATTAATTACTTCTATTTTCTTAAGAATGTCAATGGATGCTTTTATTAACTCAGATTACATAGATTTGGTTAATACCACAGCAGCACTAGACACAGTCAATTATGAAATTGATGGTGAAAATGGAGAAGTATTTCAATCTTTAAATTTGACAGATGTAAGTTCTGTTGGATATGATGGTACATGTATAACCGCATGTATGGTTTGCGCTCAAGGAACAGTTCAATCAGTCCAAAATTGGTATATAAGTAATAATGGTGCAGACGCAACCCCAGATTGGGAACAAGTTAGTTTAAATCAAATTCATTATTTCTCAACTGATTATGTAATGGTTACAGGACCATCATCTGGTTCTGGGTTGACCATTGGAGAATTAGTGGAAGGAGGAACTTCTGGTTTTAGTGGAACTGTAATAATGGATTATTCCACAGATGGAACTCCTCATTTATTAATTTATGATATAACTGGAGCTGGATCATTTACAGTCGGAGAAACTTTAACAGGTTTAAGTTCAGGTGAAACTGTTGTGGTTGCGGCTGGTTCATATAAAAGAGATATAAATTATGAAGATTTAAGAGTTAAATGTGAGTTTACAGGAACAGGAACAATTGAAGATTATGGTGTTTTATATGAAATAAACTCGGCAATCGTTGAAACTATTCCAGAAAATGCAAGAAATATCGATACACTATACGCAGATTTATATACAATTCCAAGTCAAGACAATGATGGATTAGCAAATTTAACCACCCCAATAGAAACATGTAAAACAAATTTACAAATATTTGTTGGTTCTTCTGGAGATTTAGACGCAACTCCATCATATAATAGTCCAGATGGTGGTTACCCATTAATTGTTACTCAAGGAAATAGTTTAGAATCTGCAGCTAAACAATTAGATTTACAAGCTTATCAATCATATCTAGATTCTATATATGTTCCTTTACTTAATTCTTCATATATGGAAAGATGTTCATATGACGGGTTTGTTGACAATTCACAAATTGATTTAGTATCTTCAGACGCAACTTATAATTCCACGACTCACGCGGTTGATGGAACAGCAGGTCAAATACTTATTTCTGATGATATGTATGATACCAGTGCATCATTACCTTATGTTGATGCAACACAAATAAGCGCAGAAGTTAATTTAACAGCTCCACATACAGCAAATGATTATATTTGGTATTTATCAAATGATGGGGTTAATTATGAAGCCACAGATATAAATACCGTACATTATTTTTCAACTGTACAATTACCTGTAGACACAACAGGTGTATTCACGATTGGAGAAATTGTTCTTGGGTTAACATCTGGAACTTTTGGAACTTTTAATGGAATAGCAGCAGACTCAGTTTCTATTTTATTAAGTGAAGTTGGAGGTTCAGGAACATTTACAGTTGGGGAATATGTTGAAGGACAAAGTTCTGGAGCAATTGCAGACGTTACAGGAGCTCAAACAAATAGAACTGGAGCTGCATATCAACATTTATACATGATGTGTTTATTTGGAGTTAATGGTGGCCATATAAATAGTTATGGGCTATTATATGATATAAATAATTCAATTATCACAACCATTCCACAAAACACAAATAATATATCTCAATTAGCAGCAGATCTATACACAATTCCTAGTTTAGATGATGATGGACTTGCAAATCTTCCAGTCCCAATTGAAACATGCAAAAATAATTTAATATCATTTACAGGAAGTTCTGGAGACGCTGACGCTGCGCCAACTTATTCATCAAGCACAATCGTTACCCAAACTGGAGATTTAGAACAAGCAATTGGTGAATTAGACGTTTCAATTTCTACCACAACTTCAATAATTTCTACGTCAGATGGTGACACAACTCCAACAGTTTTAAATGGATCTGGAAAACAAGCAGGAATCTTAGAAACTGTAAATAGCGGAGCTACATCAATCACAACTTTTGATAACGCAAAATCTGGACAAAGAATAATTGTTCATTTTGATGATAATAATACCACATTGGTTAATGGGGCAACTCTTAAATTACAAGGTGGAATAAATTTTCATGCTGCACAACATGATATAATAGAATTAATTTCCATAAGCAATGTATGGTATGAAATTGGAAGAAGTATTAATTCCTAATAGATAAGGAGAATTAAAAGAATGTCCCAACAAACAGCTCGTCAATCAATTGCAAATTATTATATAGATCCTTTAGCAAGTTCCACAGATCATGGAGATTCATCTGTAAATGGAACCATTGCGTGGGCGCTTTCTCAATTACCTGTGGGTGGAGGAATTATACAATTAGTACCTGGTGACTATAATTTATTGCAAAGATTAGATATTCCCCGTGATAATGTATCAATTATAGGATGTGGAAAAACCTCCAGACTTATATTAGACCAATCTGTGACTGATGACTGTTTTATTGATGTTCAGACAAATTTAAATTTTACATTAAAAGATTTACAAATATATGGATCTGGTGGATCTGCTTGTACATTACCAGCAATTATTGGAACATTTAATATTGGAGAATTTACAAATTTAAGAATTGATAATGTATATTTTAATGAATTAACAGAAGGTGCAATTGACTTTACTAATTTAACTTTTTCAAATATTACTAATTGTAATTTTGAAAATATTGACTCAACTTCTGCAATTATATTAACATCAAGTCTACATAATAATATTATTGATAATAATATCATTACGTATGAAGAAGGTATTTTATTAGATACTTGTCTAAATTGTAATGTAAGTAATAATAACATTAAATTTATAGGAAACGGAGCTTTTGGTATTTCTATTCAAAATAATTCTATAGACAATAATGTTACTGATAATAACATTGATGGAAATTCACATGATATTACTTTTGGAATGATTTATTGTGAAGGTGGAATTAGTTCAGTAAATTATAATAATTTCTCAAATAATACATTTAGAAATGTTGCTCCGGCAACAGGAAATGGAATAACAATTTCCAATGGGATTGAAAATAATATAATTGGAAATATTTTTGATTCATTAACTGGTAATGGGGTTGAATTAGTTGGAACAACTCATTATCATAATATAACAGGAAATAATTTTAATAGTTTAATTGGTATATCTATAAAATTGGATCAACTTTCTAATTTTAATAACATAATTGGAAATAACATATCTGGAGTTGCAACAATTGGTATTCAATTAGCAGCAACATCAACATATAATAATATTTCTGAAAATCATATTTCTGGAGCTTCAGGAAGTGGAGTTGAGTTAACAGCAACTTCAAATTATAATAAAATTACAAATAACGAAATATATACTTTAACAGATGGGATAAAAATAGATGGTAACTCAGATAATAATGTAATTTCATTAAACTATATTGCATCAATGGGTGGATCAGGAATTTTAATTAATAATGCAAACTGTAATACAAACTCTGTATTTCAAAATAAATTTCTTTCATGCACAACTGCAAATATAACCAACAGTGGAACTGACACTTTACAGGATATGCACTTTCTTTCCAGAGTTGCAGTTTCAGACGCAGATAGGAATACATCAGCTTTATCAAATGATTATTTAGTTGCGTTTACAGCTTTAACTGCACCAAGAGCATATACAATTTCATCAGAAGATGCCGCACAAACTGGGAGAGTATTTATAGTTAAAGATGAATCTGGGGATGCAGGAACTCACACAATTACAGTTTCAGTCGAAGCAGGAACTATTGATGGTGCAGCGTCAGTTCCTATAAATGGAGATTATTCGAGTATAACATTATATGCAATAGGTGATGGAAATTTATCCATTATTTAATTTTTTAAAAGGAGATTTCATAAATGACAATTCAAAATAAAATTGATGTTGATCAATTGGGGTCAATAATAAATGTTAATGCCACAGATCATGGAGATGTAAATGAAGTTGGATCTATAGCATACGTTTGTGATTTGTGGAGTGGAATTGATAAAAGTATAGTTCTTGAAAGAGGTACTTATACAATTTCAACATCATTTGAAATACCTTCAAATATTAATTTAAGAATGAATAATGGAGCAATTTTAGATATTGTAACTGGTGTAACGGTAACGATAAGTGGAACATTTGAAGCTGGATTATTTCAAGTATTTGATTGGACAGGAACTGGGAAAGTCATGGGTCTTAACAGAATACATGTTGAATGGTTCGGTGCTAAAGGTGATTATGACTATGTAACACACACCGGTACAGATGACACAGCCGCATTTCAGAAAACTATTGATTCTGTAGGAGAAAATGGTGGTGGAGTTGTACTTGCTTATAGCAAGTATTTAATTTCAGAACTTGTTATTGATTGGAGACATGTCACAATTGAAGGCGGGTTGCCTTCTTTTGATTATACCGTTGATGGAGTTGCCACAGCGGATCCTGATTTAATGCCTCCATCTGCGCTTATATGTAATTCTGGTATTTACGCATTAATGATTAAATATTCAGTATTCCCTCGTACAGGTCAAAATACCGGAATAAGAAATATAGCAATTATATGTGATGTTAGTCCATCTGTTGAATATGGAATTGTTATTTGTTCTGGAATGAGTGTTATGATTGATGTTCTTGTAAGTTCATTCGATTATAATATTACTACTTTTTCACAAAATTCTAATGTTTATGACAGAGTAGCTATTTATAATGCTCAAAAAATAGGTTTTGTATGTTCACCAATAGGAGTTGCGCTTGATATTCCAACATATCAACACCCTAATATTGTGGCTTCTTTAGGGACTATTATGTCATCAACTATATTTACAATTAAAAATTCTCTTATTAGAGGTAATAAATTTGGAATTGTGTTAATGAATGGTGATACCGCAGAAATCAAAAATACGGTAATAGAAGCTAATTCTATGTCCGGTTTATTAATATACAAGAAGACTGACTATGCGGCGGATAATATTCATTTTCAAAATGTATGGTTTGAACAAAATTATGCTGGTTTTATTATAACATACCCTGCAAATTCCTACTCAGTAACTGGAATAACTCCATTAAAGTCATCTAGCACAGAATATTTAAAGGGATCTGTAACAGGTGAATGGACAAATGATTATGTATTACATTATGATGTTGGTTCTCAAATTTGGATAGGATCAGAATTAGAATCTCATGGAGCTGGTGATATACATCAGTCTCCTACAAATATAACTTTTAACAATTGTAAATGGGGTGGGGCTGGGAATAAAGATAAACTTTTATATGGCAGATCCATGGAAAATTGCAACTTTATCGACATCGATGTTTCTAATGGTGATAAAGATTTGTTATTTTATTTATCTGAATATTCTAGAGATACTTTAGTAAAAAATATGAGATTTTCCGGTGCTTCAGCATTACTTTTTGAAGCAACTTATATGACTACTGGCATAACCGCAGGAGGAACAAGAGGTATATATTCATATGATAAAACAGGAGAATGGACTCCAGTTCTTGAAGGAAGTGTAACGCCAGGATCACAAACATATACTCTTCAAAAAGGTTTTTACACAAGAATAAATAATATTATTTTTATTACTGGATCAATAACATTATCTAACTTGGATGTCACAACATCTGGAGATATGAAAATTACTGGATTGCCAGGCGTTTGTACTTGGGTACTTGGTAATGTACCATCTATAAATGTTGGTTATACTAAGGATATTACTTTGAATATAGCAGGAGGATTTTATTCTTTATCTGGTATTATAGTACCCAATACTTCTGAGATTTTATTACATGAGGTTGGAAATAATGTTCAATCTGTTCCAATTACTCATGCAGATTTAGGTAATGATACAACATTATATTTTAGTGGTTTTTATATGGTTAATTAATTAATTAATATATTTTTATTATTAAAAGGAAAATTATGTCACATAACTATAAAAAGAATGAATTAACAACTGGATTTACTCTTAAAGGTGGGTCAACCGAAAAAGTTTTAATCATAGATGAAGACATAACAATATCTAATTGTTATTCATCTTTGAATAATTCGAATATAAATAATAGTATTCACCAAACAGAGTTAACTTCTGGAACTGTAAGTTTGACAGTTGCAGATAATGTAAACATAAATCCAGCATTAAGTAATTTTTCATTATCTTGTTGGGCAAAATTACCTAGTTGGTCAGTTGAAACATTGTTTTTTAGTAAATATCAAGATGCTACAAATTATTGGTATTTTGGTATAGGAGGGGCAGGAAAAATAACATATACACATGCAAAAACAGCTGGAACTACGGTATCGTTAACAGCGTCAGCGGCCTTAACTTTAACTGGAGATACTTGGCATCATATTGTTGGGGTAATAACAAGAGAATCAGCTTCCGTGGCTGGAAGTTTAGATATTTATGTTGATGGAAAATTATTTGAATCATTAACAATTCCTATTGGAACTCCAGCAGATATTACAAATACAGCAAATTTAAGAATTTTGGGACATGCAACTCAAAGATATGAAGGAGATGTTTCTAACGCTTTAATATATAATCGAGCATTAACCTCAGATGAAGTTTTTTCTCTGTATCAAAATGGAATTGATTTTATTGATATGTGGGGGAATCAAAATGAACTTATTACTACTGATGATGATAGAACTTTTGCATCAGATACAGGTCATTGGATAAAGTCTGGTGGTACAGTTACTATTCCTGGTGATGGTTTAGCTCATTTTACAAATAGTCCAAACTCATCTTTTATGTATCTTGCCAGCTTGATTAACCTTAGAAAAATGTACATAGTTACATACACTGTTAGTGGTTATACTCAAGGAGGAATAGCAGCAAAAATTGGAAATACTTTTGGAGCAACAAGATCATTAGATGGAACATATATAGAAGTAATAACAGAAAATGCATTAGGTACTGGTAATCCAGATAATTTTTCATTTCAAACTATCGGGTTAACTACATGTAATATTGATAATGTCTCTGTAAAACAAGTTGGAGCAATTCTTGCTTTAGAACCAGAAGGGATTCAATTAGATAAATGGTATGACAGTTCAAGCAATGGGTTAAGAGCAAGTTATTCAACGACTGCTGCAGGAGCATGCATAAATAAACTTCCAAATCCTTGTCAAAAACAATTAACCCCAACTGCAAAAACCACAAGCGCAACATTAACAATTGCAGAAATATTAACTGGATTTTTAACAGGAACTCATACAGTCGGGGCAACTCAAACATATACATTACCAACTGGAACATTAAGTGAAGCAGGAGGAATATTTGGAATTAATTCATATTTTGATTGGATATTAATTAATTTATCTGCAGCTGCAGCAGACACAATTACAGTTGCTGCTGGAGCCGATCATACTGTGGTTGGAAATATGGTTGTTCAAAGTGCTCATGCAACCACAGGTGCCTTATATGGAAATTCAGCAATTTTTAGGACTATGAAAACTGCTTTAAATACATTTGTAACATATAGAATTTGTTAATTTATAGGAGAGGAGATAAAAAATGACCATTGCTAATAAAATAAAAACATCACAAATTGATGATAATTCATCTACCTATTGGGATGAATCTAAAGGTGTATATTATCCTAAAGTAGATTGTGTAGATCATGGGGATGCTTCGGAAGAAGGAAGTATTGCATGGTTATGTAATACATATATTCATGGGTTAGGTGATCCGGATTCTCAATTAGAATTAATACCAGGAAATTATGCAATAGGTACGTCATTTATTATCCCCGCTAATATAAGTTTAAATATTAATAATGGAGCTTTATTAACAATTGCTTCAGGTGAATATATAGTTATTTATGCTTCAGTTAAAGCTGGTTTATATCAAATATTTTCTCATAATAATTCTGATGGTATTCAATTTGGAAGCTCTGCAATGACAGAAATATATCCTGAATGGTTTGGAGCTGGAAGTGCAGATGATTCTATTCCTTTACAATCAACAATTTATGCAGCAGGTACAGTTGGAACATATAAACCTAGAATAAGATTTCAAGCTAAAACATATACATATTCAACAAGTCTTACAATTAGTGAAAGAGGAATTGCTTTATTAGGAAATGGAGCTATTTATGTAAATAGTCCAACTGGTTTTTACGCTGACGTAACCATACTTTATTATACTGGTTCTTCCGTAGCACTTAGGGTAGATACAGGAATGGGTTTTACAATGGAGAAGATTTACTTAAAAGGTACATCTTCTGCAACAAATGGATTATATTTAACTCAAGCCGGCGCTGTATTTAGAGATTGTGTTTTTGGACAATTTTCAAAAGTTACTGCAGCAGGGTGTATTTTAGATTCAACACAATGTAATTCTTTTTATTCTTGCTCATTTATAGATAATTATTATGGATCATATTTAACAAATTCTACTTTAACTAATACCGTAAACACTTTTTATTCTTGTGTATGGCATAGTAATACTCAAGCAGGACACTTTGAAAGAAGAGCACAAGGTACTTTAATATTAAATGGAACATTTCAGGGTTCTGCAGGTCAAGGTGGAAGTGCAGTTATAATTGATTGTACTCACGTTGGAAGTGAAGATTCCGCCAATTTTAGAATGATTGGTGGATATATATCTGGTTGTAATGCAGGAACTGCTGGTTATGAAATTAGTGTAACAGGTCATGATACAGGAACTGCTGAATATTACCCATCATTAATTTTAAAAGATATATTTTGGGCGTCATCCGGTGCAGCAAGTCTTGGACATTTATACCTAAAAAATACAAGACGAACAGTTTTAGACAATGTTGTATTTCAAGCAACTCCGCCAAAAATAGTTGCTCCAGTTGTTGGTGTTGATGCTAATTTAGATTTATCAATTTTAAGTTGGAATCAAAGTTGGGCAGACACATGTATAACTGATGGTGCAGGAAATACAGTTCATTGGCCTAAACTTGGTCCAATCCAACCTTATGGATATCAATTTAGAGGAGATGCATTTGAGTTTCTTCAAACAAATATTAGTTCATCTCGACAAGTAATTAAATTATCACAAGCTTCAATAGCGAGATCATTTATTGATTTTGCTGGAACTGAACATGCAAGTGCAAATTATAGTATCAGCAGTTGGACAATGGGCGGAGCAATTAAAGGAATGGTACAAGTTGAAGTAAATGGCGCAGTTGCTTGGATGCCTTATTATTATGAGCCTTTGGGAACAAGCGTAACAAGTACCACAGCCGCGTTAGATGATAAAACTAATGCAATAAATACTACCGGAAAGACTATCGGAAAACGAGTATGGAATACAAATACAAATTTATTTGTAACTGCCACTGGTACAGCAGATACAGATACATGGATTAATGATGGTGGAGTAACTGCTCATACCCCTACATAAAATAATTAAAAGGAAAAATAAAAATGAACTATACTTATTACGTGGTTGAAAAAATTTACAAAGGTTTCTTTAGTAAAAAGTTTGTAAGGAATGCTTCAAGTATAGGAATTACTGATCCAAAAACTGGTGATGGTTTAATATTATTTTATTCTGGATCAACTAAAATTGATGGTAAGAAATTAACAATATTTCTTACTTTAGGATGGGAAGCACAAAGTGCAGATGAACTTGTACAAAAATTTCCAGATGAGAATTTTATGCTTCTTGAAAAATTACCATCAACAGTTAAAGAAATATTAAATAAGAATATTGATTATTGTAGCATTAAAGAAATGAAATCATCTACAATTATAAAGGTTGACTTTAAAGAAACAGGAAAATATTTCAAATCTAAAAATAATACATTTTTATATTATGATAGATACACTGATTCGAGAGGAAGTCAATATTATGTTTTTATGTCCGACATGGTTTTGAATATAGAAGAAAATGAATTTCCAGAATCTGTAATTGATATGAATACTAAAAAGACTGCAGCAAAAATAGGAGCATTTCAAAATGCTGGAATTTTAAATAAATTAAAATTTAAAACCCATGGTTGGGGAAATATAGAGGAAAAATAAAAATGAGTTTTATTAATAAAAAACATAAAAGGATAAAACATTAATGTCTCATAACTACAAAAAGAATGACACTGTAACTGGTTTTATTTTTAAAGGCGGAGTTACCAATGAAAAAGTTTTAACCATAGACGCAGATTTAACGGTTACAGAGTTATATTCCGAAGTTAATAGTCGAGTAATGAATCAAGGTGTACATATGTCAGCTGCAGCTGCAGGGTCAACTGGTATTACTATTGCTAATAATGTAAATATACAGCCTAACACCAAGAATTTTTCAATGTTTTGGACAGGCAATGTGGCAGATTGGGTTTCCACAGATACATCTTTTGTATATACTTATCAAGATGCAACACATAGAATTGAATGGTATATTTCTGGTGGTGCTATGGTAATTATTTTAAATGGAACTGCATATTATAATTTAACGCCTACCATTACGTTTGTTAACAATTCATATCATCAATTAAGTGTTGTAGTAACTTATAATTCAAATGTTAAATTTTATATGGATGGCCAACAATTTGGAGATACTATTAGTATTGCTGCCAAAGATATGACTTTTACAAGCGCATTATATATTTGTGGTAGTGCAGCAAAAAGATATCTATCAATTAGTGATTCTTTTTTAATGTATAACCGCGCACTCTCAGATTCTGAAGTCCTTTCTCTTTATCTAAATGGAATAGATTTTGCTGATAAATGGGGAAGTCAAACTGAACAAACAAGTGGTACTCTAGTTATTGGTAAAAGATATAGAATTAATAATTGGATTACAGATGATGATTTTACAAACGTTGGTGGAACTAATGAAGATGGAAATGAATTTGTTGCGACTGGGACGACTCCAACAAAATGGACAAACAGTTCAACGGTGGTCCCTGCCGGAGTTACTCTTGCGCTTGAACCAGAAGGTATTCAACCATCTAAATGGTATGACTCATCTATAAATGGTTTAAATGCAAGTTATCCAGCAGCTGGATTAAGTATAAATAAAATACCATCTTTAATCACTAAACAAGTTCCTAACGCAGAAACCACGGGAGCTGTCACATTAACAATTGCAAAACTTTTAAGTGGTTTAATCACAGGAACTCCAAATGCAGCAAGAGCTTATACATTGGATACTGGAGCAAATATTGAAGCAACTGGTTTATTTAATATAGGATCATATATTGATTGGATATTAATGAATAATGACACTGCAGCAGCCGCAAATATAATAACTTTAACTGCAGCAGCCGGGCATACAATTGTAGGTAATCCATATGTTCAATCTAATCATGCAACCACAGGAGCCTTATATGGTAGCTCAGCTCATTTTAGAACTATTAAAACTGCAGCATCCACATATGTAACATATAGGATGGCATAAGAAAATAAATGATTACAATAATAAAACCTGATTATTGTATAAATAAAGAATTAGAATGTGAAAAATGTTCGTTTTATTGGCCTGAAGAAAAACTTTGTTCTTTAATATCAAATGAAGAACTTTCAAATACAAAAATAAAAAATAAAGAAAAGAATAATTTGGAGAAAAAATGAAAGAATGGATTTATAAAAAATATAAAGCTTTCATGACTTGGTTTGGAGATATTTATTGTGCCTTTAAACCTCCTTTAGTTAGAGCAAATGAAATTCGAAAAACTTTAGATATAATTAAACCTGGAGATGTAATATGTAGAGGATATAATTATTATTTAGATAGTTACTTTATTCCAGGTGTATATTCACATTCAGGATTAGTAATTGATAAATCCAATATGATACATTCTATAGCAGAAGGTGTATCTAAAATAGATATCATTGACTTTATTAAAGATTGTGATGCTTTTATTATCCTCAGACCAGTTTTAAATGAAAATGAAATAGAAAAAGTTATTAATAGGGCTATGGAACATTATAATAATAAAACACCATATGATTTTACTTTTAAAGATCCTAATCATTTTTATTGTCATGAATTTACACAAGATTGTTTAAATTATGGCGGAATTGAAATATTACCATCAATTGTTGAATTTGGTATAGGTTTATTTAAATTTAATCGTACTATATTCTTAGCTCAAAATTTAATTGATGCTCTTATAACAATCTATATGTATAATCCAGAAAAAGGTATTGAATATATTCAGGTTTAAAGTGTTACATGTAAAATAATTGAATAGAGGAGAACTAAAATGAATTTAGAAAAATTTGATTTTGTACCTAAAGAAATTTTCTTTACAAAAGGAGCAGGATCTCATAAAGAAGAATTAGGTTCATTTGAATTAGCTTTACGAGATGCTGGAATTGAAAAATGTAATTTAGTTCAAGTTTCAAGTATTTTACCTCCAGGTTGTAAAGTTATTTCAAAGAAAAATGGATTAAGTAAATTAAAACCTGGAGCTATTACTTTTTGTGTTATGAGTAGATGTTGCAGTAAAGAACCAAGACATTTAATTTCTGCTTCTGTTGGTTGTGCAATTCCAACTGATAGAAAGTTATATGGATATATAAGTGAGCATCATGATTTTGGTAAAAGTGAAAAACAGATTGGAGAATATGCAGAGGATTTAGCTGCAGCAATGTTAGCATCTACATTAAATATTGATTTTAATATAGATGAAAGCTGGGATGAGAAAAAAGAAATATTTAGAATAAGTGGTAAAATTGTTAGTACAAGAAATATAACAAGATCTTCTTTTGTTAATAAAGATAAATACACAACGGTAATCGCTGCTGCAGTTTTTATATTCTAATTAATTATACGATTATTCCCTTAGCTAGTATGAATTAATTGAATTAAATTGAATTAATTATGCTAAGAAACAAACTCAAATCAATAAAAGACTATGCTTTCTTATAATAGAGGTATGGTCTTTTTTCCCGTTATTATGTGGATATTCTTAGAGAATTATTTCTAGATCTAATAAAAATAAAGAACAAAATATAAAATAGAATCTTTTTCTTTGATAATATATTTCAAGTATTAAAAGGAGATTTTTATAAATGCCAATATATAAAAGGACTAATGATAATCAAGGCAGAGTGGAATTAACTGGAGGCGACTTTTATAAAGCCTCTGGAGTTTTAAAAGATGTATTACATATAGTTACCGCTGTCGAAGAAGCAAGTAGGATTATAGCCACTGGATTCCGTTATAATTTAGGTATCAATGAGTTAGAAGTATATCTAAATGGACAAGTCTTAAGATGTAAAGAAAATAAACTAGGAACTGATTATGGGGATTATACAGAGACTACCAATTTTTCAGTTACATTTGAAACTGGAGTTATTCATGAAGATGACCAATTAAGATTTAGGGTAACAGCAAATGGATATGATACAAGTAGTTCTAATAATGCAAATTTAAATCAATTAGCAAAAGATTTATATGGTAGAGATGTTACTTCAGGTCTTTTAAGAGGAAATGGTTTATTCTTAGGCGGGTCAGTTATAAATGCAATTACATATGGAAATAATAATGATTCTATTTATGGATATAGACATGAAGGAACCATAGAAAATGCTTTAGCAGATATTGGTCTTGTAGATCAAAGAACTTTATATATTCCAAGAGGAACTTGGAGAATTAGTCCAGCAACATTTAATTTGACTATTCCATCAAATGTTTGTTTAAAAGTTGATAATGGAACTATATTACAAATTGATAACGCCTGTGTCTTAGAAATTAATGGTCGATTTGATGCAGGTTTATATCAAGTATTTGATTGTGTAGGAAATGGAAAAGTAATATTTGGAGCTCAAAGCATAGAAGGAACGTATCCGCAATGGTTTGGAGCTATTGGAGATGGAATAACAGATGATTCTGACAGCCTTATTAATACATGTTATTCTGTTTCTGGCATAGAAGGGTTGGTATTGATACCCTCTGGTACAGATCTTAGAATAACAAAATCTATAACAACTGGGCCTATAAGTATTGTTGGTTTAGGTCAGAGAGGAAGCAGTCGTATAATCGTAGATTTTGACGGAACTGGATTAACAGCTGATACATTAACAAAATTTGAAATAAGAAATATGACAATTGCTGGCGAGAATCTTTCATATACATTACCTACAACTATAAATAAAATAGGTTTATATATAGCAGAAACTCATAATTATATAGTAGAAAATTGTTTATTCAATAATTTGAATATTGCAATAGACATTTATGGTGGGTGTTATTTTGGAGTAGTAGAAAAATGTAAATTTAGACAAAATTATAAATCATTTCATGCATCATGTCATGCTGGATATCCAGTTAGTGGAATCAATTTCCTATATAACGATATAGACGGTTGGCCTGCATCAATGGGGGGACCAAGTACTACAATTGGTATGCATATAGAAGGAAACGCATTATGCGGAATAATAAATGCAAAAGTAATTGGGAATGGGTTTCAAAATTTAAATCAAGGAATATATTTAGTTTATACATATAAATCACTATTTGAAGCAAACTGGTTTGAAGATAATAAGGTTCATATAACCGATGGTGGTGATATACACGTATTCGGAAATGTAGTATTAGGTGGAGAAATTGCAGACCCAGTTCCAGCACTTATTGCAATAACTGGGGTATCACAATCAAACCCTGCGGTGGTTACGGCGTCAGTATCTGGGTTAACGAATGGTGACAGAATATTAATTAAAAATGTTAACGGAATGTATCAATTAAATGGAAACACTTATACAGTTGCCAATATAAATGTAGGCGCAGGAACTTTTGAATTATCCGGAATAAATAGTACTGCATATGCAGCTTATACAAGTAGTGGTCATTACATGATAAAAAGAATTGATTTTACGCTTCCATCATGGAATTTAGTAATTGCTCCTACTTGTACAAATACCTATCATGGTATACCAATGACTTTAGGAGAGGATGGTAATTTAAGACTTGGTTATATGCAATATTGTGGTTTAATGAAGGAAACATCAGGATTAGGGTTAGCATATGGAAATGATAAAATAGAATTTCAAGTTGCTGATCCAACATTACATCATGGTTCTTGGAAAATTGAAGGAAGTTATGATACTGGTACTGGTAATCCTCAATTAGATGTTGTTTGTAGGAATAATACTATTCCATTTGCAAGTTATTCTAATATTACTATAAAACCCAGAAATATAACCTTCAGAGACTTTTTAGGAACTGAAATACTGTATGGAACTACAAATGGAATTACTGTTCCAAAGTTAGCTGCAGATCCTGCCATTCTTGAAGGTTCTATTTATTATAATACAACAACTCATAAACATAGAGGGTGTGATAATGCTGCTTGGCATGATTTATATTAAATTTAGTTATTTTACTTAAATATAAAAAAGGAAAACTATGTCACATAACTATAAAAAAAATGAATTAACAACTGGATTTACTCTTAAAGGTGGAGTTACCAATGAAAAAATTTTAACCATAGATGAGAATTTATCATCTGATAATTTAATAACTTCCATTCATTCAAAACAATTAAGTCAAGGAATAACATCCGAAAGATATTCTGCTTCTTCCGGAACTGGTATTTATGTTCCTGATGATGTAAATGTTGATTTAGGTTCTAGAGATTATACTTTAGTATGGAAAGGAAGTATTCCTGACATTGACTCAACAAATGATAAAGTTTTAATACTAAAGCATACACCTACAACTTATGCAGATTATTGGTATTTGTCTATATGTCAGGCACCTGGAGTCAATTTAGGTAAATTAATGACATATTTTAATGGTTCAACCGTTGCAGTAACATGTTACTCAGATGATGTAGTTCCTTTTCAAGATAATACTATACATGAAATAGGGGTTGTGGTAGTCAGAGAAATATCTGGAGTTTTTGATGGTTCAATTACATTTTATATTGATGGAATTCAATTTGGAAGCAGCACTGCCATAAACAAATCAATTGCTGGGGCTGGAGAATCTCTTGATAATACAGGTGATTTAAATACATTAGGTTCAATGGCAAGCCAATGTCAAGGAACTGTTTTACATACTTATATTTTTAATCGAGCATTAACCTCAGATGAAATGTTAAGTCTTTATCATAATGGAATAGATAATGCCGACAAGTGGGGAAGTCAGACAGCTAAATATACCAGTGATTTTAGTGCAGGTGTTGATGGTTGGGGAGCTACATCAAATGTAACTATTGATGGAAATATAGATGGTATTGGCGGTGAGGATAATTGGTTAAGAATTACAGGTTCAGCAGCATTAGGAACACATTATACTCAAAAGAATGGTACATTTGTTATAAATAAACGATATAGAGTAACTGGAACTTATTATTTTCCATCCGGTTTACCTAATGCTGATGGAATAGGAATATGTTTTGGAAGTTTAAATGCACCATATGTTAGTGTAATAACTCCTATTTTTGATACAGTAACAAACTTTTGCGTTGAAAACATAGCATTCAATATAAATTATCAAATAACAATGTTAAAAAACGGTGCAATATCTTTTACTACCACCACAAGTGATATTATTTATATTAAAAATTTAGTATATACTGAAATCGGCGCTACCTTAGCTCTTGAACCAGAAGGAATTCAACATGATAAATGGTATGACAGTTCAAGCAATGGACTAAAAGCAACTTATCCAGCCGCAGGTTGGGCTATGTTAAAAACTCCGATAAGACATAATAAACAACAAATAACTCCAGCTAATTATGATGCAGATCAAACATTAACCATAGCCGAATTGTTAAATGGAATAATTACAAGAACTACATCATCTGGAGCAAATATAACATTTACATTACCGACTGGATCATTAACAGAACTTGCAAGTAATTTCTCAATAGGATCTTATTTTGATTGGTCCATAATAAATAAATCAACAACTTCTGCAGGTGACACGGTAACTGTTGCAGCAGCCGCAAGTGGACATACAGTCGTAGGGAATATGGTTGTTCAATCTCAACATTCAAGTACAGGTCAAATTTATGGAAGTTCTGGAAGATTTAGAACTGTAAAAACTGCTTTAAATACATTTGTAACATATAGAATGGCCTAATTTAATCTAAAGTAAGGAGATAAAAATAAATGCCTTTTTTAACTAAAACTACAAACAAGATTCAAGCCACTCCAACTGGTGCAGACTTTAATAATCCCAGTCCAGTATTAAAAGATATTTTACATATAGTTACTCCCGCTGAAGAAATATCTAAAATTATTGTACTTCCTTTTCAATATGATATTGGGATTTATTCTTTAGAGGTATATGTTAATGGGCATTTTAAAAGAAGTATACAAACTATAGATGGAACTCAATATGGAGATTATACTGAAAATACTAATTTTTCAGTTACCTTTGAAACTGGAGTAATTTTAACAGGTTATCAAGTTAGGTTTAGAGTAACCGCAAATAGTTATGATTATAGTTCAAGAAATAATAATAATATTGAACAATTATCAAGAACTATTTATGGAAGAGAATCTTCAGAAATGTTAAGAGGCACTGCAGTTGGTTATGGAGTGACTGAAGTTAATGCATTAGCATATGGAAGTGCATATGATGATGTAACCATACAAGCTGCAATTAATGGAATTGGAAGTGACGAAAGAACTTTAATAATTCCAATCGGAACATGGAGTATAGATTCTGACATTACAGTTCCTGAGAATATTAATTTAAAGATAGTTAAAGGAGCTATATTAACAATTACAACAGGAATAACCTTAACAATTAATGGATCATTTGAAGCAGGTTTATATCAAGTATTTGATTGTGTAGGAACAGGAACTGTTTATAATTTAAAATTAGTATATCCTGAATGGTTTGGAGCCTTAGGAGATAATGTTAATGATGATTCTGATGCATTTAATGCTTCAAATGATGCTTTACCAACATCAGGTGGAGTTATTCAATTAGAAAGTAGAACCTATTATCTTATTACAAAAATGACTGTTACCAAACCTATTTCTATATTAGGAAAAGGTCCAAATAAAACATTTATTAGAAGTGCAAAAAGACAAGCTCCAAATGGAAATTATTCTTCGTCAACTGCAATTTATGCAAATGGTATAGATGGACTTAGAATAAGTGGAATTACTTTTGATGGGGATGTTACAACATTTGTGAATGTTGATGCAGATGACTCATGGATGCAATCACCAATCGAGATTGTGTCTAGTTCAAATATAATAATTGAAGATTGTAATTTTACTAAATGGTTTTCAGGATTACCAGCAACTATTGCAGATGCTACATATAAAGTTGGTGCAATATTTATTTATACTTGTGAACATATTATAATTGATAATGTTGAGCATATTTCAACTATATCAAGTCCTTCTTATGGTGATTGTTTAATGGCGATTGATGTTGTTGATATTTGTGTTGAAGGACTCACACAAACTTTTGCTACAAATAATGCCACTCCAATAAATATTTGGGGGGAACATACACAAGGTGTTATTATTAAAGATTTTAACATAGAAAATAATGCAGGAAGTGCAATCAATTTAGGCGGTCTGGGGGATTTTCAAATTTTAGGAGGCAGAATAACTAGTGGCAAAGGAATTGATTTGTCTAACGAATCTATGTGGAGTCAATATCTAACTCATCCAAATATGTATAATGTATTAATACATGGAACATCTTTTGTAGATTGTGCTGACTCATTTATAGTAATAGGTGATATGAGATCAGGTCAAGCAGTATCAAGTCACGACATTATTGTTTCTGGAGTTACAGTTCGTGCAACAACTGGTTTTCAACCAAAATATATAGTAGTGGGAAATGCAGACCATGCTTTAATCAATGGTAATAGTCTTAATGGTGGCGGCGTTCAAGTATCATATTGTAGAGAAACCACAATTATTGGTAATATATTGAATGGCAGATATTATTCAGGAGCAGGTCAAGAAAACGGAATTAAAATATGGACTAGGAGTGATCATGCTGAAGAATTTGATATTTTAATTAAAGAAAATACTATTATGAACTGGGAGGATGGTCCTATTGTAGTAAATACTTTCTTTGATTCTAATTATACAAATGTTAGTATTATTAATAATGATTTTATTCAACGTATTGCTCCAACATCTGGACAATATATAACAATAGTCAATCCATTATATGCTCTAAATGTATTAACTATTATAGGAAATAGAGTAAATAATCTTGATTATGTTCCCATGATTGGAACTGATATTGAAATGTATTATACCACTCTTAACTTGGGAACAGGACAATCTTATGTTGGTTCTTTTACAAGAGATATTGCTACAGCATCTGGTAATCAAACTATATCAGGTGTAGGATTCAGACCCAGAATGATATTTTTTCATGTTGCTCAAGATGATGGTAATGTAGCATCTTGGGGGTTTTGTGATTCTGCAGCATCAGGGTCTACTTTTAATAAAGACACCGTTTTGGCAGGAACTTTTGGTTATAATGCAAGTTTAATTAAAGTTGTAAAAGGAGCTGCAGACACATATACTGGTGTATTATCAACATTTAATGATGATGGCTTTGTTATTTCATGGACAAAAGCAGGTTCACCAACTGGGACAATAACTTGCAGTTATATAGCTATTAAATAGAAAGGAATAATTCCATATGCTAACAAAACTTCAGTCAATATTTCCAGGTACTAAAACTTCTGTATTAGAATTATATGTAGATCCATTAATTAATACATTTGATAAGTATGATATTAATACTTCTTTAAGACAGGCTGGTTTTATTGCACAAGTTGGGCATGAATCTTCTGGTTTAAGAATAATTAAAGAGAATCTAAATTATTCAGCAAGTGGGTTAAAATCTGTCTTTAAGAAGTATTTTCCTGGTGATTTAGCCTATGAATATGCGAGAAATCCAGAAATGATTGCAAATCGAGTTTATGCTAATAGAATGGGTAACGGAGATGAAGAATCAGGAGACGGATGGAGATATAGAGGAAGAGGATTAATTCAAATAACAGGAAAGAATAATTATTCTGATTTAGTAAATGAATTTAATATGAATTTAGAAGATGTTCCTGACTGGTTAGAAACTCCAGAAGGTGCTACATTAAGTGCTGGATGGTTTTGGAATAGTCGAGGATTAAATGAATATGCAGACATGGAAGATATAATTGAGATGACTAAATTAATTAATGGTGGATTAAATGGAATAGATGATAGGGAGGCTATTTATAAAAAATCTTTAACTGTTTTTTAAAAATTAAATTGGGGGACAATTTAAATTATGATGGGATTTTACCAAGAGTTTAAAAAATTAATCTATTTGTTTATTCTAATTCTTATACTTGTTTTTATTCTAGGAGTATTAATGAGTTTAGCTGTTCCAAAATTATGGATTATTGTTAAACCAATTATTCATCAATTAACTATGTAGGAGAAATATTATATGGCATCAAAAACTAAAAAAAATAAGGGTTATATATTTGATAAAGAATCACTGACTATACGTGGTTCTGCGGTTAACTTATTTTTCACTGCTGTACTTATTTTTTTGATAGCATATGGTGCATTTAGTGCAAAAGTTGCATCTAATCTTAAATCATTAGAAACATTAATTATTGGGGTTTATGCAATTTCTTTTGGAGTATGGCAAGGAAAGAAACTTATTGAAAATAGAACTAATGGAAATTGTAATAACAATAATTCAGATGAAGTAGAGAAAATGAGAGAACGAGATAGGAAAGATAGAGGGTTGGAGGATTAATATGATAGGAAATATTATTAAATATAAATGGTTTATATTAGCTGGGGTAATACTAATAGCTTTCATATTTATAGCATATACATATGGTTCTTATCATCCAAGTCCAAATAGTGCGGTAATTCAAGAATACGTTAAAACTAAATTAAACGAGGAAAAAACGAAGTATAATGAGTTAATTAAAAAGAAAAATGAGCAAATAATTCAATTGAATAAAGATTTAGAAAAGAGTCAGAAGGTTGTAAATCAGAAACAAACTGAGATTAGAAATTTAAAAAATCAAATGACTAATATTAAAGCTCCACAAAACTTAACCGAAATTAGACAAAGATTAAATGCTTTAGGATACCCAACTAAGTAAAGGAGATAAAAAATGTCTTTCAGCCCAGAATTAAAAAGTATATTGGATAAACTTGCTACAAAAATGGCAAAATTACATACTACAGATTCAATGGCAGATACACTGAAATTAAAGGTTCAGGCACATTTTTATAGTCTAAAAAATGATGCAATGAAGAAAGGTGATAAGCTAAGACTCAACAAACTAAAACAGAGAGAAAAAAAGTTTATTGATAGAATTAATAATGGAATAAAAAATAGAAAAATAAAACTTAGTAATGAAATAAATGAACTATCTAAGAAAGCTAAAGAAATGTCTGGTAAAGAATTGGCTGCTAAGGTTAAAATGGGAAAGACATCAATGAAAAAACCAGTTCTTATTGGTGCTGGGGTTATAGCAGCTGCTTTGGCGTCAGCATATGCTTTAGCTAAAGCTAAGCAAAAGAAAAGAATAGAACAATTAAAAAAGAAAAAATGAGGTCAACAAAAATGAAAACTAATAAACAAATCCTAATAATATTCTTCTTATCTATAATGTTTCTAATTCCTTTTACTATTAATGTTAATGCTCAAAATATTTGTTTTACTCAAGAAGATAGTAAAAGATTAGTAATTGAATTAGAAAGGGGTAGGTTAATAGAAAAGAATTTAATATTATTAGAACAGCAAAATCAAGAATTGGTAAAGCAAATTGAGATTCTTAAACAACAGAATCAATTATTACAAGAACAATTTCAAGCTGCAAATGAATTACTAAAGAAAAATGAAGAATTAAATAAACTTAGGATTGATGGTTTAGAAAATGATTTAAAGGAAGCTAAAAAACCAAGATGGGGAAGTTTATTTAGTTCATTTAGTTTAGGTGCTTTAAGTGCATTTGCAGTTATATTGTTATTTTAAAAGGAGACTAATATAGTATGAATAAATTTAAATTAATTGTAACTACATTATGGGTTTATTGGTTATGTCCAGCATGGTCATTCATAATTAATCTGTTTTATTTTATTAAGTATATCAATAAATATAAGTATGTTCAATCTCAAAAAAATATGTTCAAAAAGATGAGTTTAAATCAAGTTATGAATATTTTTAAATGGAAAGCAGATAAATTAAAAGATTGGATTCCATGGGTATATAATATAATAGTAAATGATTTATATGATGATTGTGATGGTGCTGCAATAATAGCAAAGTATTGGTATAAAGAAAATAATATACATTCAAGACTTGGATTTTTATATAATAATGATTTCTCTAAAGGACATTGTATTTGTATAAAAGAAGATAATACTGAGTTTATTTCTAATAATCAAATAATTAAAATAAAACCTATGTATTGGAAACAAGATATATTACGTTATTTTAATCATGAATATACTATATTATTTGAAAGATTTTAAATAATTTTTAAAAACTTCCGATCTTACTATAATTATTGAACAAAAATTAAATCAGAAGTAAACCCCACCAAATCTAATATCCGTAAATAGAGTTAAACGGATTATATAATATATAAACGGATATTTGTCAAAAAACTATCTATAAATCAAAAACAAACCATACAGTATCAAAAATTTTTTTCTAGGAGATCCAACAAAATATGAAAGACACTAACTTAACAAGTATTAACAGACTTTCAAAAAGAATTTTAAAAGTTATGGAAAGTATCATCAGTGATAAAAATGAAACGTTGAATATGTTAATTGAAAGGTTAGAGTCTGACAATGATCCAAATCCGTCGGAATTATATTTGTTGGAATCTCTATATCAATTAAGAGAAAAGATATTGTTAACTGAATCAAGGATAAATAACTATATTATAAATGAACAAAAAGAAACTCTATTAGGTAATAAATTAGATAACTTATATAAAAATACTCAATCAAAGGGAACATCAATTTTATTTGATTAATAGAGGAATATAAAAAATGGGCGATGAATTAAGTAAACAAGATTTATTTATATTGATGGATTCTTACAAAAATAATATACAGTTGAACACTACAATTTTAGAACAACAAAGACAGATATTAATAATGAATGATAATTTTATTGAAAAACAAAAAGATTTATGTGATTCAGTGGATAATTTAGTTGATAGATTATCGGAATGCTCAAAAATATTAATTGATAATCATGTAGTTTTAAATAGTTCTATAACTCATATGGAAACTTCAATTAGAACAACTTTAGAAACAATGGTAAATAAATTATTAATAGAGTCAAATACTAATTGTGCAAAATTAACTTTAGACCATTCTAAATTAAGTAATAAGATATATATAGCAATGGGAGGAATGGTAACAATAATTTTATCTATTATTGGTTTGATGATAACATTTTTAAACAAATTTCACTCACTTGCAATTTGTTCTGTAAAGTAATATTATCTCTTAAATCGTTTTTTAGTAGGAGAAAAATGAAAATATGTCCTGGAACTAAACCGTATTTAATTTATTTAAACCATAGTAATAAGAAATTTGAAGCCAAATTAAAAAAAATAATATTAGAAAATATACATAATATTGAAGTTAAAACGTTTAAGGTAAAAAGCGAAATACTTCAAATTGATGATATAATAATGGCGGATTTAATTATTACTGATTTACTTTTTTGTGAAAATAGTTTAAATAAATTTCGAAATAATATACATGAGATATATCAAAAACCAATTATAGTTCCATTTTTATTACTTACAAAAGGAAATGAGTTTGATTCAGAAAAAATTTCTTTTATTAATGATTTTCCAGATTTGATTTTTGATTTTGTTAATGAAGATTTATTCCATTCATTTTTATTAATTAATAGAATTAAAGTATTATTAAATATTCCCAGAATAGTAAAAGTGTCAAATGTTAAAGCCGAACATTTACAAATGAACTTATGGAAATTATTAGATTATTCTAATTTCTTTGCAATAATTTTAGATAGTAATTTAAAGATTAAAACAATTAATTATCATTTAAGTAAAATACTTGGTTATGGTGATCAAAGTGCTTTAATAAATGAAGACTGGGTAAAATTTTTAAAACCTACAGAAATAGACGTTATTAAATATGTACATGAACAAATTACAAATAATAATAAAGATTATAATGAATTCACAAATGATATAATAGATTCAGATAAAAATATTATTACGGTTAAATGGTTTAATACATTAATTAATCATAATTATAATTGGGTATTTTCTATTGGAGTGCCATTAACTAAAGAACCTACTTTAAATGAAGATATAGATAGTATTAGATCATATTTTAGAGATATATTAGAACAAGATAAAACAACAATAAATGCTATGAGAGAAGTGGCTAAAAAGAATTCAACTAAATTTTTAAAAGATAATGAAAGGAAATAATGTATATGTCTAATTTGAATTGTGCTTTTTGTAATCCAAAGAAGGTAGATTGGGAAGAATCTGGGTTTTATGGGTATAGGTGCAAAGCATGTCAAGGGCCAACTGCATTTATTTTAAGAAGTGACCACTCAGGTAACTTAACAGAGGAAGAGAAAAAACTGGTTGAAAATTTATGCGAAAAACATTATCCAGATTTAAAAATCAAATGGATCTCTGAAAAGAGAAAAAATATGACTCATTGGTATGATTTTTTAATACCCAAGTAAAAGGATAGCTAATTCATGAAACTATACCAAATATATTTAGCAGAAAAAAATACTAAGATACACCCAAAATTAAAATCTGGAGCTTCATGGTTTGCAGCAACACCTGCATCTGACGTTGCGTTAGCGGTAGGAATGGGAGGAAAATCATATAGAGCAGGCAAAGCTGCTGGGCTTGCAGGTAAAACAATTGCAAAAAATGTTACTTTACATACAGCTAAAGGTGCAGCAATAAGTCTCGCTGCGTATGCTGCTTATAGAGTAATTAGATCTTGGTTTGATAAATGCGAGAAACAATGTGGAAGACTTGAAATAAATACTCCAAAAAGGCAATTATGTAAATTATTATGTAAAAAAGGTTTTTTACAAAAATCTATTCAACAATTAAATAAAGAAAAAAATGGAGAAACAGACCCAAAGAAAGTTAATAAAATTAAACAAAAGATTGATAGATTTAATGTTAAATTAATTGATACGAATAAAAAGATTGTATTATATAAAAAATTATAACTTTAAAGGAGTTTAAATCAAATGGGACAAGCAACCATTATAGATAGTTTAGCAACAAATACTCTTCCTGAATATATAATTGTACAATATCAGGATATAGAAGGAGTGCAAGCAAATTCTGATTCAACTGCATTGATTGAAATTGAATTACTAGGATTATATAATACAGAACCTTCATACAGAGAAGCTCCAAGAACAATGTTAACTGGTAAATCATATGCAATAGATTTAGCTGGTATTTCAATTTCTTGCTTGTCTACCAATTATGGATTTAGACTATTAAATAGAAATGATATAACTTTAATTAATTCTATTTATGAAGTTATTGCATATACAAATATAAATTTATCAATGAGTGATAATTTTTCAAGATTTATAATTAGGAATAGAGATATTGTATTGGATAACAAATTATATTTATACATTTCAAACTCAGGAATAGATACTGGACCAATTAATATAGAGTTAACTTATTTAAATATTCAAGATAGAGAATTTTAAATAGTTTTATTAATATAGGAGAGGTATGAGAATAAAACCAAGATCTCCAGTTTATCCAGGTGATAATGCAGTTTTTACCTCAGTAGAGTCATCAACTGCAAATATAGATTCTATAACCTTAACTAATCCCTTAGCTATTAATTATGGAGGAACTAATTCTAAAACAGTAAACTCGGCGCAATCTAATCTATCAATACCAGATATAAGTCATATACATAATACAGGAATAATCGGAGATATAACAATTAGTTTGGTAGGAAATGTTATTAATGTTGGTTCTTGTCAGACTTTTATATTTAATAATTCAACTTATATCGGAGTCCCAGAATTATTTACAATTACAGAAAATTCATTTACAATTCCTTTAAACACAACTAAATATATTGTAATTAATTATAATAGTGGCAATCCGATATATCAAATGGTATCAGATTCTTATGATATAAATGAATCTAATGTCATACCAGCTGTAACTGTAATGAATGATGATAATGAATTACATTATCGATCATATGCTTATTGGGGAACAGGTGAATTAAATAAACATAATCAAAGATTAATATATACAAGAAGATTTTTAAGAGAATCAGGATTTTCAATTTCAGAAGAAGCAAATAGAGTTATTATTGTCTCAGCTGGAAGAGTATGGTATGGAATTACTAGATATACTCTTCCTGAAATTAAAAGTAGTACTTCTAGATTATATTATTGGTATCATGATGAAACCGGAACTTGGATAAATAATGATAGTGATACATTTTATGATAATTTACATTATGATAATGCTACATCTGGACTTAAAGATTTAGATGTAGATAAGTATACTGTTAACTGGATTTATAGATTGATTTCAGATGATGAAGAGTCTGATGAAATTATGTATATACAATCATGTTCTCAATATGATACTCTTGGTGATGCAAGTGACGCAACTATTCCTGCCGCTCCTGAAATGTTATCTTCTCATTGTTTGTTAGTAGGAAGAATTATTGTTAAAAAAGGTGATGTAGTCGCATCATTAATAGAGAGCGCATTTGACACAACATTTACTGGAAGTCAAATTAGTGACCATAATTCATTAACAAATTTACAAGGGGGGAAAGCTTCAGAATATTATCACCTTGAACATACACAACATGATGTTTTAACTGATGGTTCTGATGCTGACTCATTACACACACATAATTTAAAAGCTGATAAAGTTGTTGGTGCAACCAATGGTCATTTTGCAAGTTTGGATGCTCTTGGTAATTTAGGTGATTCCGGACATAAAGATTCAGATTATGCAGATGCTATTCATACTCATGATGATAGATATTATACAGAATCTGAAAATGATATTTTATTAGCCGGTAAATCCTCAACTGCTCATTTACATGATGATAGATATTATACAGAATCTGAAACAAACTCATTATTAAACAATAAATTAAATATAGTGCAAAATACTATTAGAGTAAGCCCAGTTGGTGGAGACTATCAAACATTAAATGAATGTATAACATATCTTAATTCTTTAACAAGTACAGATGGAATAAGAGTTGTTGTAGACGGTGGAACATACGATATTGCTTCAACAATTACCATAAATGCCACTATGCCAATTTCAATTGAAGGAAGTGGTATTTCCAATTCTATTTTAAATACTGCTGCTGGTCTTTTAAATAATAATATGTTTGAAGTTTTGTCTCAAACACATTTTGATAAATTAACTTTTCAGGGAACTGATGCTTGGGTGGCAGGAACAAATGCATCTTTTATAAGAATTAATAATAATAATTTATATTGTGAAATTAAAGATTTTATCATGGATAAATGTAAAAAAGGTATTGAAGTTATAAAAGATTCAGAAATATTTGCTTTTGATTTTATTATTAGTAATGCTACAGTTTCTGGAATTGAAATAAATACTGCTGGAGCTTGTTCTATAGATACAGAAATAGGTAATTTAGAGAATTGCCAAATAGGAATAAATTTATTACAGTCAAGTTTAGCTAATGTATTTATTGATACTTTAAGATTTATAAACGGTTTAGATAATACTTCAATTATATATACTCCGGCTAATTTTACATATTATACTTTTACAATTGGTTCTTGTGAATGGAATAATATAGGTACATTTTTGTCTGGTTTTGATTTTACAAATTCAAGAGATGCTAATATTGAAATAATAAATTGTATTGGTATTGAATCAAAATCACCATTTGCAAAAATTAATTTAGTTGGTAATACTACTGTTACAACATTAAATCAAAATGTATGGACAAAAGCAGTATATACAAATACATCAATATATGATTGCAAATTCACAATTGCTAATAATAAAATAACTTTTCAACCAGATCATTCAAGAGACCTTATAATGTATATATCTGGTTCCATTTATATTTCATCAAATGGAACCAGAGAAATTAAATATTCAATTGTTAAAAATGGTGATTCAAGTTCAGTTTATGGATTAGGAACTGTAACTGTAGATCAAAATTCTAGAAAATTTACATTTACAACTAATGTTTATTTAGAAAGTGTTGCTAAAAATGATTATTTTGAAATTTGGATAATGAACATAACAAACGGTGATGATCCAACAATTTCAGATTTAACATGGACTACAATATCAAGGTAATTTTACAAAAAAGGAGAATAAATAAAAAATGAAAAAATCAGAATTAAAAATTATGGCAATGGAAACATGTTTCATGTCAGATTTGTCTTCTAAGGATAAAAAGAAACATTTAGATTATATTAAGGAAGCAGATACTTATCAATGTATTGGATATATTCTTGATGGTAAATTTTATAATTTAAATGAATCTGGAAAGCAGGAATTAAAGAGAAGATTTGTAAAAGAGCAAACTGTCAGGAAAACTGTACATAGTGCTATTGGTGCTGTTGCCTCTCTGGGAACATTTGCTATTTATAGAGGATTGAGAGCAATGTTTGATCAATGTACTAAGGCATGTGGAGTTGTTGGATTAAATACTGTAAAAAGACAATATTGTTTGTTAAATTGTAAAATCAGAGTTAAACAAAGAGAAATATCAGAGGTACAAAAGATGATGAGTCAATGTAACCAAACTGGTAATCCTGAAAAGTGTAAACAAGGGTTAATGAAAAAAATGGAGAAGGCTAAAAATCAATTAGCTGGATTAACACAACAATTAGCTAAAGCAAAACAGTATATGGTTCAAAAAGGAAAATCAATGGAAAAAGGTGATAATGTTGAACCAGGGAAAACAAAACTAATATAAAATGTTAATAAACTGCGAGCAAAGTATTATTGATTATCTAAACAAATATGGATTCTTGTTTGAGAATGATACGTTAATATTATTAGATGATATTAAATTAAATACAAAAATTGAAAAGATAAAGAGGATTTTTAGAAAAAAGAAAATTGATATAAAGAAAAATCATGAAGAAAAAATAGATAACCTAAAAAACTACGCTAAAGATGTTGGTGAAGACTTAGGTAAAGATACATTAGATGAATTCACAAAAAAAATTAGAGACAAAAGTAAACGGCTCAGATCTGTATATTTAGCTAGATTAGCAATGTTAGGAAGAGAAGAAGCTAAAAGAATTGAAAATGTCAGATCTATGTCTAAAAAGGGAGCTGTTTTAGTTTCAGGTTTAAGTTTAGCTGCTATGATTATTCATTTATCTTATCAATTGTATAGAGAAGAAAAAAATAAAATAATAAAGTCTTGCTCAGGTAAAGAGGGTAGAGCAAAAGAATCATGTATCAGGGAGAGTAAAATAAAAGCTATTCAAAAAAGAATTGTTTTTTTAAATAGTTCTACTCTTAAATGTAGATACTCGAAAGACCCTCTTAAATGCAAAGATAAAATCGATGAAGAGATTTTAGAATTAAGAGAATATTTAAGGAATGAAGGAAGTAAGTTTGGAAAAAAATTAAGGATTGAGTTTTAAGTATAATCATCTTGGGATTTGATATTTTATTTTCAAATCCCAAGTTTTTCCGTTGAACTTGAATATTTTATTGAACAAATTAAAAATGAAAGCTAAAGATATAAGGAATTATAGTTTGAATAATATCTATCTGGAAGAGTATTTAAAGAAATTAAATAATAATTTAGATAGTTTCCTGTCTAAATATTTAGATGTAATAAAATATGATAAACCAGAAGATATAGAAAAAGGGTTGTTACGTTTTAAAGAAATTCCAAGAGGAAAAGTATTTTTATTTATTTTACCTAAACAAGAAATATTACATTTTCATACAGTAGGAATGAAATTTCCAATTGATATTTATTTTTTTAATTCAAATAAAGAATTAGTATCTTTTTATAAAAATGTTAAATCTGGTATAGAAGATATTAGTTCTAAAAATCCAGCAAAATATGTAGTAGAGGTACCATGTTAAATCAAAATAAAGTATTTCAGATTATAACTGAATTAGAAGATGTTAGTTATAAAACCCCTGAAATAAATAAGATGGTTAAAACCAGAGAACGAAATATAGAAAGTTCTAAATTAGTATTAAAGAATGTAGGTATTAATTTAAAAACGTTAGATGACAATTTAAATGATATAGCAATTAAAATTGTTAGAGGAAAGAATTATAATATTGATAAACAACTAGATATCATGACAGAGGATTTAAAAGAAAAACTAGATAAGATTAATAATAGCAAACTTGTAAAAATTGTTATTTTAAATATATTTGTTTATGTTTTTAATTTTATAATTTGGACAATTTTTGAAATTACATTTAAAAGGTTTGGAGTAAAATCACCAAAAACATTAGCAACTATTATAACTGGATTTATTGTATCACCCATTACAGATGAGCTTGCAACTAAAATTTCTGAAAAAGGAAAATATGAACAAGGTTTCTTTTCAAAAGTTGGATCAAAAATTGTAATGGCAATAATACATAAATTATTCTTGATTAGTGGAACAGTAGCTGGAAATCAATTAATAGTATCTTTAGTTGGTATGGTATTAAATAAATTAAAATGGTTATTTTCAGAAGAATTAGATAATGTTGTAATTGAAAAAATTGTTATGTCAATTAGATCAATTACTTATTATTGTTATATAGTAGTTTTTAAGATAATAGAAAAATTGGGAGTATTAATACCAGGTGGCGGAATAAAATAAAGAAAGGAATAGCAAGTGGACATATTCATTGAAAAGATTGATGAAATTTTAAAAAGGCACTTAACTCAAAAATCTTTTGATTTATGGGTGGGAATTCGAGAAAAAATAAGCAATAAATGCTGGGAAAAACAAACTAGTTCTACTGGGAAACATCATCAGAAAGAAGATGGACGAGTACCTTCAGTTTCAGAACACACTTATGAAATGGTCTTTGTGGCGGATAAAATTATTAGAATGTTTGAAGGTATGTTTAATAAAGATGTAATTTTTCTTTCTTTGGTATTACATGATGCATATAAATATGGATTAGTTAAAACATGTAAACATACTGAGCAAAGACATGATCAACTTATTGCAGATATAATTAAAAAGAATCAAAAAATATTTACTCAAGCTTTGAGTTTAAATGATACCATTTTATTAGAGGAAACTGTTCGTTTTCATACAGGGAAGTGGTCTACTAATGCTCCTGCTGATTTCGACTATTCAAATTATAACCCACTAGTTTTATTTTTAAGTACTTTAGATATGTTGTCAAGTAGAAATTGTTTAAAAATTATTGAGGATAAAGAATGAGTTTATCAGCTACAAAAGTAGTTCCAGATCTTTTATTTTATGCCCAAAACTATGTTATCAATAGTACGGCAAATAAATTTAAGATTCCTTTTCCGGATACTTTTTCCGTTACTTATTTAGAAGATAACAAATCATTTATTAGATTATTATTTGATGAAACCTGGCCTGTAACTTTAACTAGTTATAGACATTTATTTAGAGAACAAACTGATTTAACTAGCGTACCAGAATCTTTAAGAAGAAGAATGATGGTATATCCAAGTAATTCTAAATTTTATATATGTGACTCAGATTCTACTTCAGTTTGTAGCGTAAATATTTTTGGATTAGAACAAGATGATTTCGATATGTTGGATAAATTATTACAATACAGAATTGATACTACCTCTTGTGATATAACAACAATTATTTATACTAATTTAACCACCAATCTATCTAAATTAATTTATATTTATTTAAAGTTTAAATTAACTAGTGAATATACTTTATTTGATAATACAACCCCATTGTCAGATGATAATAATGTACTTGAAAATTTTTATGAATCATTTATTGTCGATACTATATTTACTTATTTGAGTTCCTTTGGTACGTAAGAATATTTTTCTTTAAAAATAGGAGACAAAAATTTGTTTACAGTAACTGATTTCATTAATTTAATGAAATATTTCAAAGGTGAACAAGTAGATGACCTTGATACGAACTTAATCGTTCAAGCTGAGGATTCAAAAGCTAAGTCAACCACTATTTTTAATGAAAATATTGATTTAGCATGCCATGCTTCTGATGACTATAAAAGACTAAAAAACTTTTTAATTCCATGGTATGCATCATTAAGAACATTTGTATCAACAATGAAAAATGCATCTGATATCAGATCTCTACCAGAAGAACATATAAATGAATTAATAAGAAGTTTTGGTTTTGTTGATAGTTTAGAAGAAATTACTCGTGAAAATAAAAATGACTTTTTTTATGATTTGGTTAACTTATATAAAATTAAAGGTACACCGGAAGCCCTATTAAGAGTATTAGGATTTTTTGGAATTCCAGATATTGAAATAGCAGAATATTGGTTACAATATGACTCAAATTCAGAGTTAGTTTTTAGACCAGAAACAATCTCAACTACCACAGAAAGTTATAATTTAAAAGATATATCTTTTGAAACAATTACTAATCCAGATCCTCATTGGATGTTAAGTAAAGATCAAATTAATCAGTTATTTTTAAATAATAAAATTGCATTTCCATCTAAAAGTCCTTACTTTGGAATTAGACCTGTTTCACAATTATCAGGAGATGTTATAAATCCTACTATTGCAATTTTATCTAGATTAATTCAAGATCAATATTCAGATTATATTTCAGGAAGTCCACCCGATAAAGATATCAGATTAACATTAAAAATTTATGCATCTCTTTTAGATTTGTATTTAGCAGTTTTATATACTTTTAATCTTATATATGTTAAAACAATTGATTCAACAGATTTATCATTTTTAATTTATAATGGGTCTATGAGTTTAACCAACACTCAGATATATGATTTATATGACACTATTACTAAAAGATCAAACTCAACAACAAAAGCAGAATTAGAAGCTAATAGAGTTTTATATTATAATGCATTTACTAGATTAAGATCTACCAATTTTATTTCAACTTTTGATACTGCAAAAAATGTTCTTGCTTTAACAAATAGTGACTTAAAAGATCTTATTGATACTTATCATACCGCAGGTAATACAAATGATATATTAAAATCCTTGTTAAAAGATCTAAGTAGTTGGATTAAAAATAATATTAGTATTTCTGCTCCAAATTTATTAGTATTAATGTTTGGTTTTTCTTCTCTTGAATACATTACAAATGTTGTTAAGTTTTTTAAACCATACAGAGCAAGACTTATTTCTGTTGAGCACGTTTATATCATTGATAATCCATTATTAGATGCAGAATTAACTTTTGATGTTTTAAAAAGTATTGATATAGAACAAACAATCGTAGATTGGGATACAGCAAATAGTACAGGATGTTGTTGCGCGGATGAAGATAACCCAGAACCATGCTTAGATAGTACAGCTTCTATTTATTATTCAAGGGCTACTTATGATTGTGGATCATATTTTGATATTGGAGCTTCTATTGATGAAGAAGATTATGGTTGTAAAATAGATATAACTCAAGAAGATACTATTATTTATAATTATCATACTGACGATTCGACTGCTTATGTACATACAGAATATACTGGTGATATAACTGGCGCTACTTATTACGCTTTACAAGATGGCGGTTTCATTGACTTTGATGACGATGGTCTATTTGATGCACCACAAATCTCAGATGTTTGCGAAATCTATGTTATGCCAGCAGGTCCATAAAAATATTTTTTTAAACAAAAAAATAACAGGGATGAGTGTATCTTAAAACTCATCCCTGTTATTTCCGTTTACATGGTATCATTTTGATAGATAAAATCCACAGGATCTTTAATATTGATATTATATGTCATTGTTTTTATCGCTGTCGACATATCTGGCTTTACCAAAATTGGACAAATGAACACGGTAACTTTTCCAGTCCTTTTTTGAAGAGAAAGATCCGTAGCTAGAGCAAGCATTCGCGGAGGATATATTGTTCCACTTATCATTTTAGATTCTCTTGTAAAATCAGTGGATTGTAATATTTTCTCAGCTTTTTCTAGCTTGTCAAACATTATTGCATTTTGAAAAGTTGAAGTCCAATATGAAACACCTCCGGAAGGATAATCAATTGCGAAGTATTTAACTGCGCCGGCATCGTTTTCACACATCAATACATATTTAATATTTCCGTTGTCCATTTTAATCCTCCTTAATTATTTTTTCTAATTCGAGGCAAACTTCATAGTCATTATATCTATCAACAAGAATTTTACCAGGTAAGATGTTTAAATCCACTATATTAACAAACCAAGAATATTGGTCAACAGGTAAATCCGGAGCTCCGTTTTCTTTGATCTTATTTACCATATTACACGTTAAGTTAAATAATGGACTGGTAACTCCATCATTTTTCCAACAACTATCATGGTCTGAAGTGAATCTAAATTTAGCAGTAGAATTAAACTTAAGCGCAGACAAATCATTAGGTCCAACCGCCATTATTACCGTAGTATAGTTAGTTGGACGATAGAAAGCAAAGTGAATTGAATTGAAAACTCCATCAACCTTTGTTTTACTATCTCTATAATTAACCGAGACTCTAATGGTTGCGCATAAAACTTTACCTTCTGTAAATCTGGGCAGAAAATAGTCTACGATTGATATTAACGCAGAACTTAAGTCTATCTTCATATAATTTTTCTCCTTAATTTAATTTAAGATTCTTTAATTTTCTTTAAATATTCTGTTAGTTTATCATACCCCCAAGCATGAATTCCTTCTTTCCATTTTATTGTATTTTCAGATTTAAATAAAACATCATAATCAGAACCATCTGGCCAAATTAATTGAATAACGTTTTTTCTCCACCCGACTGTAAACATCCCAAATTCTGTATCAATTTGGTACCATGGTCCTCTCCATGATTGACTTTCATACTCATTTTTAATTGGAACAACTGAGAACCATAACATATTTGATCTATTAAAGCATTCTACGAACTTTTTAATTGACCAACTGTTAACAAAATTTTGATAACATTTTTTGTGATAATAAGTGGTTACCTCAAATGATATTTCATCACCTTTTTCAATTACATGTGATGTATCAGCAATAATTTTATTACCCTTTCGATTGTCTACCCAACCATATTCGTTTATTTTAAGAGTTGGATATTTTGGATCTGGAGTTAAATCAATATATTTATCATTTCTTAAAAATATATCATTCGTAACAGACCAAATTGCAGTATGGAGATTTGACCAGTCTTCTTTAATTTGCTCTATTGTATATCCTATGTATAGAGACATATTCATTGTTTTAACTTCTGGTTCTTTATGAGAATCAAAACAATTTGATATTGTCCATCCTTTTTTACAAACAGGACAAATTAAATCTGGTCGAGGAATTTCTGGATCAAATGAATATGCAATACTCATAGGAAAAGGTCTTTTGTTTGTCTTATAATTAAAATCTTTTTTGCTTATTTCTTCTCTAGATAGAACATCAGGATGGAGTGATAAGTCATATTCATGAATTTTTTTGAAAAAATAATCACTTGTCATTAATTTTGGTAAAGTATTAATATAATCTGCGGGAATAAATGTTACCAACTTCATCATATTTCCACAATTATCAGCCTTCCACTGCCCACCGAAGATGTAAAATTCGTTAAGATTTTCTTTTTCCTCATAGTGAGCATAATGACGAGCTTTTATTAATTCATGAAAACCTTCTAAAGTTTTAAGTTTTTCTAAAATATATTTTGGTTGATCATACCAATTAATAGGGTAATTTTCGTTCATATATTAAATCTCCTTTATTTTATAATAAATATATATAGTTTAGAATTTAATATATGATTAAAATGATGAATATATTTTTACAAAAAAAATGGACTATATAAATAGTCCATTTTTTAAATTTTTGTTTATTAGTTATCTTTTTACTTTTCTTCCAATAATTGTTTTTGTTTTTTATTGAAAACTTCATTATTGAAGATAAAGAATGGGAATCCCTTATCAAGTTTAACTATTGCAAAAGGTTGGTCCTGGAAAATAATTCCTCCATTATCGCCATTGAATCTTACTCGTTCTGCATATCGAAGTCCACAAATAACATAAATATAATGAAGAATTCTTCCCATTGAATTATCTTTATAATTCCTATAGAAGCTACCCTTTTCATCAATTGGTGTTAAAACAGTATTATATTTCTGCTCGCTCATTTTTCCTCCAATGGTGTATACCACTTATCTTCAAAACCAATTGCTGATAAACATGTCCATTTACAATTATTATTATAACCTTCTTTAAAACAATGCATGTGACCAAAATACCATAATTTTGGTTGATATTTTTCTAATACCAAACTTAATGCATATCTTGATGGGTCACGATAAAAATCCTCATGATAATCAGGAATTTTAAATTCAATTGGTGCAGTATGACTAATCACAATGTCAATTTTTTCTTCTGGTAAATTGTAAATATCTTGTTGACTGATGGTTTCTTCTGGGAACCAATCTCGACCTGGCGTTCTATAATCTTTATCGATGGAATAAGCTCCACCTATAAATAAAATTTTTCTACCATCCTCTAATGTCAAAACTGAGCCTCTTTTCATGTAGAAAACATTCGGAATAACCTCATTGTTTTCTATTTTTTTAATCGAGTCATGATCTTCATGATTACCATCACACCAATATATTTTTACATTATTATTTTGTAATGTATTATTATCAAATCTGTATGGAGTTGAGACATAACCATACCATGACGGATTAAAAAATCTGGGCCAAAAACCGAAATCGCCACATTGTAAGATAGTGGTGATTTCAGGAGAATCTGAAATAAACTTAGTTACTTGTTTAAACTTACCATGAAAATCACCACATACTACGATCATTAGAAATCTCCTCCTTTTCTATGAATGGTTTTCAGTAATGATAATTAAATCTTTTTTAAAAGTTTCCATATTATGACCATTTGCGTGTAGTGCAGAACATATATCATTAGAATCCATAATTCCTTCTCCACCGCTATTTCCAAATTCTACTTCAACTGCGCTATCAAAGTCAAATATTGATATTGCTTGTTTTGCAATCTCATAATGTAAAAAAGTTTCAAGATAAACTTCATAAATATAATTTACATCTTTTTCTTTTAATAATATTCTTGTTACCTCTCTTAAATCATTAAATAATCTGTTTTTGACTTCATGAATGTTCTTAATTCTAATTCTTTTTCTGTTAGCTCTTAACACATCTGCAATATCATAACCAGAATAAAATTTATGTTCGCAGTCAAAATCTTCTATAAACAAGTCTGAATCATTCAAAACTTTATATAAATTTCTTTTTGTATCACCTTTAAATAGAAAAATATAATTTGTGGAAGAAGAATTTGTAATAAAGTCTGTTTTAATCTTCATTAAATACTCCGCTTATCTAAGATTATAAATCATTTCGCTGATTTTATATGAATCATCAAATGTAACAATCGCATAAGAATAACCATTTTTGAATTTATGAGGCATTTCTACTGAGTTGACTGGATGACCCTTCTTAATACAATGGAGGTTGCGTTTCCATAATAACTTACCACTTTTCTGACAACTTATACATCCGTCATTCCAAACTTGAATAACTACTTTATTTCCAATACTACTTAAAAGTGGGTTATCAACTTTTTTTACAAAGTCTTTAATTAAAGATGGTGTCATACTTATACCCCCTAATTAAGTTTCTTTTTTTCTAAGTTTTTCTCAACTTCTTGATTTAAAAGTTTCAACGTATTTGAAACTGTTTTATCTATTTCTCCAAAATAATTTTTTGCTGTTTCTGATTGTACAACATCAATACCTTTTTTTGTAATAATTATTTTGATAAGAGTATCTGACGTGGGAATTAATATAGCTGACAAGAATGATAATATAAAAGGAAAGATACAAATAATAAACATTTTTTTTGAAAACCTTTTATAAATCAACCTTTCAGCTTCACTTTCTGGAGTAAGAGGTAATTCTGCAGATATAGCGTAGAGATAAATACATATTGCAAGCATTATTGCTGCAATAGTGACACCAGCAATAACTTCAAAAAGTAATTTTATACTGTCAATATTCCAAATAATGTAAGATTCTAACCAAGACATATTTTTCTCCTCTATTCTTTAAATTCCCCTAAAAACATTCCATTTTTACCATACACTTTGACCATACCTTCTATGGTTGTTATAACAATCACCCCAAGTTTTACCAATTCAAACGCAGGATGATTGATATTTAGCTTCATGAATTTGTTGACTGCATAATATTCACAAACATAACATTGATTCCAGATCGAACCCCAGATTGAATCACAGACTGAACCCAAGATTGAATCACCGACTGAATTCCAAACTGAATCCCAAAATGAATTCCAAACTGAATCCCAGATCGGACCCACGACTGGATTCTTGACTGGATTCTTGACTGAATTCCTGACTGAATTCCAGGGATTCGATCTGATCGAATCCCTGACCGAACCTTCTATATCTACCAATATCCTTCTCAGCCTTTTTTCATCTGGCATCTTTGTTGCTTTTATGGGATTGATAAATTTATACTTTTGCAACCTTGTATAGATATCTTTCGTATATCCCCAGTTAGGAACAACCTTATTAAAGTCCAGCTTTTTACAAAATTCCTCTACTTGTCTAGAATCATCAAGTATAAATCCTTCGTTATAATCTACTGCGTTTAATTGATCAATTATAAACTTTTTTGTAAACGGATTATATTCATATTTGTTGGCTTTATCCACTGGGATTTCACGTCGGAAGTAATCACCAATTGAATCATGAGAATCTTCTGAGTATGATATTTTACCATCACGAATCTGTTGGCGAATATCTTTATCAAAATAACGTATTTTACCTTTCCCATTCGATATTAAACTGAAAAAATCGCACATTATCAATCTCCCATTAAAATTTTTTAAATGTCAATTGTCCATTAATTATCATCTTTTTCATTATAATTTTCATTATATATTCTTTCCCAATACCAAATAGATTTAGGAGTATGAGTTAACCATAATCCGTAATAAGCTAGTAATGATGTTGGAATAGTCGATACTAATGAAATTAACCAACCTCGTATGACCAAAGAAGAACATTGTTCAATCGCAGTTGGAGAATTAGTCATCGGACCTAAAACTTCACCCATTGCAATAAAAAGTAAAATTAGAACACTACAACCTCCAATAGTTAAAACATAATAAATTAATGAGCAAGTAATAAAACAAATTATTTTTTCTAATTATCTTTATTAAGTAATTATTTCTATACATATCATCCTCTCTTTTATTCATGGGTGAGTTCTAAGTTCATCTAAATGTTTATCTTCCTCTAATTCTTTTAAATATTTTTCAGCATCTTCGTAAGTTTCAAAATACTGAGAATCTCTTGATCCTGGTTCTGTAAATTTGAATTCTGGATTGTAATACATTGTTCCAATGTAATAACCACATCCGGAGTGACATATTTGTAAATCTGAATAATTTTTTTTATCATAAATATATTCTGCAGCTTCTATCATTGGTGATCTCATATCTTCTCCTTTTATCCAAAAATCTAATTTTTTATTTTAATGGCAGTTAAGCCATTAACTGCCAAAAGTTTATTTAACACTTCAAGATTAATATATCTTGTTCTATTTAATATTTCCCAACATGAATCACAGATGCAATCTTCGAAACTTTCATTTAATTCCCAACCGCAGTATTTACATATTATTTTCTCTTCCATCAAACATTTTCCTCCATGTTAATTGGGGCAGGAGGTAGGACTTGAACCTACAATTGTTGGTTTCTCGTTTTATCGAGCCGGCTCCCATGCGCTTCCATTAGGCGACTCCTGCCATATTTATTAACTTTTCTTCCAAGGTTTTACTTCAGTTGAATCTTTTATATTATGAATTGGAATAATTCTATCAAGAATAGTTGCTGTTGGTTCTATTGCTTTTTCAATTATTTTTGAATCTTTATAAGCATCTGGAGATTCATCTATTGTTGCCATACAAACTGATGTAGAAAATATTCCTTCCATATCATTTTTGAATTTTTCAATGTCTAAATCCTCTTTAGCTTTTGCTCTAGAATGGTTTCTACCTGCACCATGAGGAGCAGAATAATTCCATTCTGAATTAGATTTTCCTTCACATATAAGAATTCCATCTCTCATATTAAAGGGGATTAACATTCTTTCTCCAATATAAGATCTAATTGCACCTTTTCTAATTATTCCATCTTTTGGATCAATGTAATTATGAATGGTTTCAATTTGATCTTTTATATCTACTGATATTTTTAGATCATTTTTTAAAATACTTATAATTGATTCCATTATGGTTTTTCTATTTAATTTTGCATAATCTTGACAAAAGTACATATCTTTCAAATAGCTGTCTTTATTATCACCTTCAAGAAAATCTAATGGTGATGGTTTTAATCTTCTTCGTTCATTATTAAGTTGTTTAATTTTTTTATCCCATTCTTTTTTAGGATATGTTTCTTTTATTTCTTTTATTGCTATATTTTTATCTGGAAGTTTTCTTATAGAAGCAATTTTCTGCCAGTATTCACAAACTTTTTTTCCTAAATTTCTTGAACCTGAATGAATTGTAACCCAAACATCATTATTGGTTACTGACTTTCCTATTTCTATAAAGTGGTTTCCTCCACCAAGTGTTCCAATACTATGAACGACATAATCAGAATTAATTCCAAGTTTTTTACATAATTCATAACCTGAATTATGTAAATCGCTTTTACTTTTTTTATTAATATTCTGCCCCAAGGGTATTGATTGTCTTATTCTTATATCTAATTCTTTATGATTAACAACAATGTCGCCTACATTAAAAGAAAGCATTCCACAACCTTTATCAACTCCAACTACATTTGGTATAACTTTATCACTTACTGGCATTGTAAATCCAATAACTGATCCTTTTCCATAATGACAATCAGGCATAATGATAACTTTGTTTGTAAAAGCTTCATGATTAATCATTTGAATAATTTGACTTATACATGATTCTTCCACTTCATCAATCATTATATAAGCTGTTGTATATTTACCTATTAAAGGGAACATAAGATTCTTCCTTTTCTAAAAAATATTTTATATATAATGATTTTTGATTCTCTCCATTTGAGCTTCTGTTAAATTTAGTCCTTTCCAATCAAGAATACCTAGTTCTTTATCAATTTCCCATCGTTCTTGGTCTGACAATTTTAAAAAATTTCTTGGTCTTTCAAATGACTTTTCATACATTTCTTCTTGAGTTAACATGTTTCTTCTCCTTTAAACGTTGAAGGTTATGTTTTTCTCTTAATTCAATTCCATTTTCATGTAGTTTTGCAACCAATTCCATAATTTTTTCAACGGTTGGTTCTAAAAGATTATGCCCTTTACTATCCGCACCAAGATTGATAAATTCTGGTTTTATGTCAACAATCCAATTGCATAAAATATCAACATCAAAATCTAGGATTGGTTCAAGAGTGATAAACTTTCTTTCATTTAATTTCATCATACAAATGGCTCTTTCTTCTGTAGTAGGTGCATTTGAAATATTGGGTATTAATCTATTAGTTTCTATTGTTGTGCCAAAAATTCTGTGTTCAGGCCAAATATTAAAATAATCTAAAAGTTTTTGAAAAAGAATTGGATTTTTAGATTGGAAAACATAAGTATTATTTGGCCACATTTTACAATGCATTAAAATATTAAATATGTATTCAATAGGAACATCATTTGCAAATAAATCATTCATATGCTCAATAAAAATTGTTTTGTCAGTACCATAAATTACATCAAATTCTGCATCAATTATTCTTAGGGGACCTTTAAATCTTTCATTTCTTCCAAGGTTTGGATTATCAACATAACAATAAATACATCTATGAGAACACTCACCAGCTAAATGTGAATGCATATGAGTAACCCAATGATACATATTTCCTTTTGATTTTATTAATGGCATGTTTCTTCTCCTTCTCCTTCTCCTTCTAATGAATTATAATAATGATTTTCTTCTATATATTTCATAATTTTTTCTAACGAGTTAAAAACTTTTAATTCATACGTAGAGTGACGTCTTGTTTTCATTAATTTATATATATTCTTTTTGTCATTAAACAAGATAAAATAAACACCATTTTCATATAATGTGTGTTCAAAAATATCTATGAATTTAAACCCTTTATAGGCGCCTTTTTTAAAAGGTTTTAAAAATGGCGAGATTTCTTTAATACTATCTATTATTTTATTAGTGAACTCAGTATTATTTTTTATTAATGCTATTTTAATGCTATTTTGAGAAGTTTCTTGAATGATACCACCAGTCAAAAGATTCCGACGTCGCATTTCCTCGCAAAATTTATCATATACTAGTTGTCCACTATAACAATCTAAAAGTACTGTCCAATTTAAAGTTTCAGATAATAAAATTTTTCCTATTTCATCTTGAATGCTATCAATTTTTTCACCATTAGATGAAATTTCATCTTCTATTGGTTTTAGAAGCTTATGTAATTCCTTATTTCTTTTTTCTAATTCTTTTTTCTGTCTGGTTAATTTATTTATTTTTTCTTTATTCATTTTTTATCACCAATATATCTCAAAAGTTAGTAAGCCCTCTTATATCCTTACTTGTTATTATCATTTTTTTCCGTTTCCTCTATTTTTACCTCGAATACTGTCCACATTCCATTTTTTCTTCTAACACCATCTTTCACTACTCTATGAGCTAAATCTCTAGCCACATAGTTACGGATTTGTAAGATATCTTTAGAATCACCTTCCCACAAAACGCCGTGACCTAAAATGTCATTATCAAACAAGACTCTAATTCTCATCTTTCACCTCAAATTGAACCTTTACTTAATATTATCCATAACATTTTTAACCTCTATTTACAATAAATGACCGTAAAAAATCCAACACAAATTATAGCAAATATTGTAAACAATATAATCATTAATCTTTTGAGATCAGACATGTTTTATCTCCTCTCAGCTCCTTTTATAAAGTTAAAATTATCTGGTTTATCTTCCATTAAAAGAAAGATTTTTTCTTCTGATATTGGATAATAATTATTATTATCTACTCCAATATCATAACATTTTCCTTGTATTATATCATTTAATCTACCATGTGAATGACCAAAGAGCAAAATACTATTATGGTGTGATTTGGGCCAAACTATCATTGCAAAATGACATACAACTATATGATTATTATTAATTCTTCTTTGCCATATTTCATGATAATTTTGATTCATCCATTTATCATGAGAACCTCTAATAAAGAAATGATTTCCGTTTAATTGATCAATAATTTTTTGTGCATCTTGGTACTTATTTAAAAAAGTAAAATCACCCCCATGAATAACTATATCATTTTTAGTAACAATTTCATTATTTCGTTTTATTAATTCTTTATGCATTTCAGTTAAGTTTTTAAAAGGTCGATTACAATATTTGATGATGTTTTTGTGATAGTAATGTTCGTCAGCGGTAAAAAAGTACAATTATTTACCTCCTCTTAAATTTATATTTTTCAATTGATTTTAGGTAATTTACCTCTACCAAAAGTTACTCTATTAAAAGTATGATGTAATTTTTTTAAATAATTTATAGATGCACCTCGTTGGTGATTTACAGTTATTATTTCTTCTTCCTCTGTAAGATGCTCAATTTTTTCAGAGTTCACAAATATAACAACTTCCGGAATTTTATGATTAGTAAAAAAGTTATTTGTTGATTTCCAACCATTACTAAATAAATATTGTTTACACATCTCTTCTACTGATCTCATATTATATTCCTATTTTATATTTTAACTCCCATTTTTTTAGCTTTTTTAACAGCACAATTTGGACATCTAAACTCCGGATCCTTCTCTCTTGTTTTATCATACTTATGCTTTAAAGCAATTCTAAAACCATACTTATAGATGGTATTACAATCACTACATTTAATATAACTTTTAATTTCCCATAAAGGTTTATAATATTTTACAACGAATATGTATTGGTCAACCCAAAAGAAGATACATGCTCCAATAAAATTTGCTATTATTGTAAGTATTAGATCATTATCAACTATAACACGTAAATACTTTATACATGCCCAAAGAATAGGTGTACTTAATTGCCACCGTACTGCATAATATATAAATTTTTTCATTAATTGTCCTTTACTTTTCTTGATTTTATAACAAAAAAATATATTCAGGAGTGGGCAAGTAATAGTAAAAATCCCTATTACTTGCCCTATGGAGGAGGATAAATGGTGAAGCAGAACACATTTTTAAAGTTCCAAGTGGCAGCTGGAAGTTGTTAAGATGCTGAGAGAAGCACAACTTTACCCAGATTTTTCCAATGTCTTCAATCTTTTTATCTTAAATCTTAAATACCCAATATTTTATCTGCGTGGGTATGCAGTCAATCTTTAGTCTTTAGACTTTAGTCTTCAAATAGGTAGTTGGACAATATCCAACAATCGTTTTATTATCCCAATAGCATAAGTTCATTCATTAACCCAAGAATGTGAGGCTCTCATTTCTTATTTTTACACCACTGAAACCTTGATTTTATATTTTGTTCTAAAAAAGTAATTAAAAAACTTTTATTTAAGATACTACATCTGTTGTTGCATTTAACATTTCAAGATGAGCATCGATAAAGTCAAGTTTATTTTGTAGATCTTTTAAATAATTATTTTTAAATTCTTCATCATAGAGCTGAATCGATATGGATTTGCTACCATCCACATTATATTGCATACCTCTCATTAATTTTGAATCAGCTAATGTTTTATTTAAGGCATTAAAAACTGCCTGATATTCTTTATAATTTAGTTTAAACATAAGAGCTTCCGCAATTGATATTTCTTCTTCTGGAATGATAATACCTTTTGGAATTCTAATTTTTGTTTTGATATTGGTTTGGTCAATTATAATTTTTAGCTCTGCTCTTCTTGAAAGAAGGTCCAAGGCTGATTGAATCAAACTCATAACGTAGTTTTTCTGAGTTTTCTCAGAATCAAATGCAGGTTTTTCTGTTGATGTTATTGATGAGTATTTTTGAATATCTTCAATAACATGAAGGACTTTCTTTTTATTTAACTTCTTTTCTTTTAAAACTTCAATCATTTTAGGCATAGATTAATCTCCTTTTATATATTTTATAGGATTATTTTAATAATCCTTTCTGCCCAATACAAAATAAATAAATAAAAAAGACTTAGTCGTGTCTAACACACGACTGGTCAAAAAGCAATCTATAGTTAGATTATAATTTGTTTTTCTTAGTAATTAATATATATAGAGGTTATTTTTAAACATGATTTTTAAATTTTATAGAACAAATATATGAATCAACAAAATCCAACCGAGTTAAAAATAAAAAGTGAGCCTACTCGGTGCTCAGTAAAAGGAGAAATATCATGACATACAACACAGGATTTGTCGCAGTAGTAAAATGGAATGGAAAGATTTTACGGGAGGATAAGGATTTAGTATTTTTACCTTTTGGATCAGAATATTCTATTCTTTTAAAAAATCTGAATTCAAGAAAATGTTTAGTTAAAATTTCAATTGATGGACAAGATGTATTAGATAACAATTCCTTGGTATTAGAACCTAATACTGAAATAGAACTGGAAGGTTTTATGAAAGGAATGAAAGCAAAAAATAAATTTAAATTTATTAAGAAAACTAAAGAAATTTCAGATTATAGTGGTGATAGAATTGACGACGGAATTATTAGAATAGAATATTGGTTTGAGAAAATAGTTAAAAGACTACAAATTATAAATGAATACATTTATACTCCCTACTATACTTATGATCTTATTTCAAATTCTACTCAATGGCACCAATTACAGTATGGAACACCACTAAAACAAAATACTTTAACAGGTGATAAAGTTTCAAGTAACCTTTCTTCTAGTATTAATTTAAATTCAGTAAATTTTGTTCAAGATGAAGGAATTACAGTTAAAGGAAGAGAGATTAACCAAAACTTTTCTTATGGGCATTTTGGCCAACCAGAAGATTATTCGAATGTTATCATTTTAAGATTAATTGGATCTAAAAAAACTGGAGAAATTATTAAAACTCCTATAACAACAAAAACAAAAAAAATATGTTCAACATGTGGTAAAAAATCAAAATCTAATTTAAAATATTGTAGTAATTGTGGAACATTTTTAGACTAAAAAAATAAGAGAGTGAGATGATACTAATCTCACTCTCTTATTTTGTTTACATCTTGAGAAACTCTACCTCGGCCGGCGAAAGATTCTTTTGGGAAATGATGAGCTGCTGCACCAGTTTGATCAAGTTGGTCACGTCAACACTGTTGTCTACCGGCTTAGTTTTCTCCGCCAATAAATTGAAGAGAAAATCAATCGAGGCCGTGATTGATTCAAGTTCTTTCTTGATGTCGATGTCAGACGGAATTGTAGTTTTGGATCTCGAAGAAACATGTCGTGGTTTACCATCGCGATTTTCCTGATTTTGCTTTAGGAACAAAGCAAAAGCGGTATCTAAATCATCATTTGCTTCTGTAGAAGCAAACTTGAATTTAATACCACTTTTAACTTCAGGATTAGGAATTTTTTCAATCACGTTTGGCACCACAGAGGCCATCCTGGTTGTTGTTGTTCGTATAGAAGCGTCTTTGATCGTCGTTTTTACTTTTTTGAAGTCTTCGACAATCTCATTGTGAGTAGCTTCGCCGCGTCTCTTGATTATTGACAAAATGATATACTCGCTTGTCTTTTTTGCTTCGGTAATTTTCATTCTTTCCTCCAACTCCATTATTTTTTTTACTGGATATATTATATCGTTTTCCTTTTTGAAGAAGGGATTTCCTTTTATAGGATATTTGTATATACTCTTCTTCTTTGAAGTAACATAACCAGAAAAATCTGTAACTACGTTCTTATCCAAGTAATTACCAAACTCATCCTTCTTTTGGGTGGTATCTTTTTGTTCTTCTTTTACTAAACCATTTCGTACTAACTCCTCCTTTAAAGTTGCCACATCCCCCTCCTTAAAAAAAGTTAATTTCCTTATTATTTCAAAAATTAATATATGTAGCAATACATTATTAATAGAATTTTTCTAATCTTATGAAATGTCTAGAACAAAAATAAAATATAATAGAGGATTGATTATCATATGGATCAAAAACAAAAAGACTGTATTATTAAAATTACAGATAAATATGGTGATTGTTTATCTGATAAAATGGTTGGAAATTCTTGTAATAAGAGAGATAACCGTCCTCAAGGTTTTGTAGAAATATATGATATATCAATTGATAATAAGAAAGAGTTATTAGGGAAACAAAATCTTGTAGTTTATAATGGAAGAGAATGGTTAATATCTAGAGCTTTTAAAGTTAAAAATACTATGATTACCGCTGGTGAAAATGATTTTATTACCTGGTTTGGAGTTGGTGATGGAGGTTGTCCAATCGGTGATCCTCTAAATCCTACTTCACCTGATAGTACTGATAGTGATTTAAGTAATTCAGTAATGATTAACGCTACTGACGCAACATGTGCTGATTATAGGTTGGTTCCGGATGTTGGTTATTATAAACATCCATTTGATAGCGACTTAGAATTTGAACAGGATGGAGACAATTATAATTATTGGTTGATTGGAAAAGTTGAAACCACAATATCTTCAGCTGACGCAAATGGTTTTAATTTAAATGAAGCAGGTTTATTTGCTGCAGTAAGTGATGCAGGTGGATATGGAGGTCCATTTACTTTATATGCTCGTGTTACTTTTCCAACAATTGTGAAAACTGCAGCAAGACAGTTATTATTTGTATGGTATGTGTATTTTTAATTAAATTTTAAATTTTTGGGGACAGGACTGATCATCTTGAGGAAGAACCTATACTTCTTCCTCTAACCCAATTAGAAAATTCTGTATAGGAGAATTATAAAAATGAGTCTAGTTAAATGTATGATATGTGAAAAAGAATATAAAAGTTTAAAAGGAATTTCAACACACATTATTGTTCATAAGATCACAGCTTATGAATATTATGAAAAATTCTTAAAAAAAGAAAATGAAGGTGTGTGTTTAAATCATGGTAAAGTTAAAGATTGTAAAAAAGATACTACATGGATAAATATGGTTGTTGGTTATCATAAATATTGTAGCGTAAAATGTATGACTAAATCTGACAACTTTAGAAAAATGTCTTCAGAATCAAAAAAAGGTGATAAACACTGGTTAAAGAAAGAAGGTAATATACATCCAAATAAAAATAAAACTTATGAAGAAATTTATGGATTAGAAAAAGCAAAACAATTAAAAGAAAATTTATCATGGTTAGGTAAACAATTAACTGGTTTAAAAAATCCATTCTATAATCATAATCATACAAACAAAACTCGTGAAATTCTTAGAAATAACAAACTTGGAAAAACAAACATTGAATTATATGGGTGCGATAAAGCAAAAGAAATTAAATTAAAACAATCAAAACCACAGAAAAAACCTTGGTTATCAGAAAACAATCAACTTTATACTTCGAAATTTTACAATAAAAAATTTAGAAAACAAATTCTCATAGATCAAAATATGTTATGTGGTTATTGTAGTTGCAAACTGTTTAAGAATTATAGACATTTGCATCATATAAATTTCATAAAATGTGATGATAGAAGAGAAAATTTAATTTATTTATGTCCATCATGTCATGGTAAAACAAAAAATAGAGTAATATATAAAGAAACCATGAAATTTTTAAATGATAGAAATCAAATGATTTTAGAATCTGTAAACAAGAAAGGTTAAATCTGAATAGAAAAATAAATAAAACTTAGAAAAAGGAAAAAATAAAATGTCAAACGTATCACCAGGGGTAGATCTTTAAAAGAATATGCCCTCTTAATAGGAATAGAAAACTATTAAGTAATAAACTGGGTGAATTGCTGGAACGCTAAATCAATATTTTTTGATATGCCAATCAGCAGCTAAGCTCATCGAATAAGGATTTTTGTAGATGAGAAAGTTCAGAGACTAGACAGTGAGGATCCTTAAACCAATAATCTGTCAAACAGCGCCCAGTACTCAAACTCTAATAGAGATGAGTAAAGATATAGTCCAAGCTTATAGGAAACTATAAGGGATAGAACTAGTATTCAAAAATAATAGATCTCAGTAGCTATGTTCAATCAGTTCCTAGTACAATTGGTTGTATAATGGCATTAACTAGGAAAGGTAGAGATAATCAGTTTACGTTTGTAGGGTCAAGAGCAGAATTAATTTCTGGTTGGGGCGAACCTAATATTAATGACTATGGTAAAAACTATGGTCAAGGTTTGTACGAAGCATACAACTTTTTAGGAGAATCTGGAGCTCTTTATTTTCAGAGGTGTTTACCAGACGATGCATCATTTTCAAATATTAAAATTAACGCAGATTTAGCGGTTTCTGACGCAACTGCAATTATTTCAGTAACATATGTTGATAGTTTAAATACAATTGATGAAATTCAAACTGCCCTTGTTTCTGCAGGAACTACTTATCCAATTTGTATTTTATATCCTATCGGAAGAGGTGAATATTATAATCAGATTGGCGTAAGATTCACTGAATATTCTAACCCTATGATAAGTGGTGTTTATGTTATGGATATTTATGAAAAACAATCTGATGGAGATGATGTAATCATTGAATCATTTGAAGTTTCATTTGATCCAAAATCTACTGATTCATCTGGAGATTCAATTTTTATTGGCTACATTTTGGAAATGTATTCTTCAGTTTTAAGATGTGAAATGACATTAGCGTCTGGTGCTTATACATCTGGTTATGAATTGGTTGCAAAAATTTACGATAAGGATATAGGAAGTGTATCAGTTACTGAAACTACAGCAACCGCAGAGATTAGTGATAATAAACAAGTATTTACAGATTGGGAAACTACTCCAGAAACTGGTAATGCTACGTATATGGTTGTTGCAAAAGACGGAAAAGGAAATATTTTATATGGTTGGTTAGGAGCAGCAACAGGAACTGATTTTGACCATGTTAATGTTTTTGATGGAAGAAATTTGACCACAGCTTCAAGAGGATGGGTAGGAGATACAAGTGCTTTTGATACATCTAGCACAATTACTTATGAAGTTAAAAAATCTAATTCTTCAATTGCAGATCCTTTTATATCTTCAACTCCAGTTCCTTTAAAGAAAGGGTCAGATGGAACTCTTTTAGATGCATCTGGAGACTTAGATACCACAGTTGCCACACAGGTTTTGGCAGAAGGTTATGCAGGAACTTTAACTAATCCTATAACTGGAATTACAGAGGATGCAATTACAGATACAGAAAATGTTTATTTTACAATGACTTTTGATGGAGGTTACCCTTCCAGCGTAAAACAACAAATTTCTACGTTAGTTCAAACAAGAAGGGATGGAGTAGCAATTCTTGATAATGGAGATAACTCTTCATACAATATTGCAATTGCTTCTAGAACAAATACAAATACTTATAATAACTATTACACTGCTCTTTATGAAGAATATAATAAAGTTTATGATATTTTTACAGGTCAAGATATTTGGGTAAGTCCTGTTTATCATATGGCGTATATTCTTCCAAGAAATGACACTGTTGCAGAACTTTGGTATGCTGCAGCTGGTTTTAATAGAGCAGCAATTGACACAATTAAAGAACTTAGATTTAATCCAAAATTGGGTCAGAGAGATGGAATGTATTTAAAACAATTAAACCCAATAGTGAAATTTAGTAATGGTTATACTGTTTGGGGTCAATTAACAAGTCAGGCAAAACCATCTGCTTTACAGGATTTAAATATTGTTAGATTAGTTTTATATTGCAAAAAGAGCATTGAAAATTTTGCAAGATATTTTGTATTTGAAATGAATGACCAAATTACATGGAATAAATTCAATAATGAAGTAGTGGGTTTCTTAGAAGAAATTAAGAGAAAAAGAGGTCTTTACTCATTTAATGTTAATACCTATGCCACAGACTATATGAAAAAGACGAAGACATTCACTTGCGATATTGAGCTATACCCGGTCCGGACAGTAGAAAAAATTGAATTAAATTTCTTTATTAAGTAATATAATTACTAGCAACTTAACTCCCTCTATAGAACAAATAATAAATTTTATAGAGGGAGTTTTTTCCGTTATGATACAATGTCAAATATGTAAAAAAGAATTTGAAAAACCATCAAGTTTAGTTTCACATCTAAGTAATCCAAAAGGAAATTGTAAAATTTCAATAAAAGAATATTACGATAAATATTTAAGAAAAGAAAATGAGGGTATATGTCAGGTATGTAAAAAAGAAACATATTTTGCAGGAATAGTACAAGGTTATCCAACTACTGTTTGTAAATATTGCAAGAGCAAATTAGAAAAAACAAAATTATTAAAAAAGATAAACAGCGGCAAAAAAAGAGAAATGTTAGATAAAGAAAAAGAAGTAAAAAAAATAAATGATGGTTACTATGATTTTCCTATTCAATGTGAATTATGTAAGGAATCAAACTCAATTTACAAATGTAAAACATATAAAGCTTTATCAACACATTTAAGATTTATTCATCCACAAACAACAATAAAAGAATATTATGATAAGTATCTCAAAAAAGAAAATGAGGGTATATGTCCAATTACTGGAAAACAAACTAATTTTAAAAATTTAAGAGAGGGGTATTTTGTATATAAAAATAAAGGAACTTGTGTAAAAGATTCTATTATAATTAAAAAATCTAAAGATACAATTTTTAAAAATCATGGGGTAACTGCCCCAACATATGTAAATACAGAACAAAGAGTAAGAAATTATAAAAATACAGTTAAAAAAAGAATTGACTTAAATAATGAAAGAATTAACTTAATTAGTTTACTAAGAAAATTAACTATTGATAAAACAAACAAAAACCAATGTCAAATATGTGGAAGAATATTTAGAGATACAAATCAATTAGGCTTGCATATTAAGATTCATAACATCAAAATAAAAGAGTATTATGATATATTTTTCAAAAAAGAAAATGAAGGGTTATGCCCAATTTCAAATCTAGAGACCAATTTTGATTCTTTAGAAAGAGGATATTTTAAATATCATAAATTATTTATTACTTATACTGATGAAATTAAAAATGGAAATAAAAAAAGAAGAATAGATTATATTCAAGAAAAGATAAAAATGTTTGAAAATATATTTGATGTTCAATTTATTGATCTAAAAGATATCGAACATATTGGAGATTTAACAAGAATTAAATGTAATAAATGCGGAACTATTTACAAAAATAGATTTACAAATTTAATTTCTGGATTTGGAAAATGTGAAAGATGCAATCCAAGAAACAATCATAGATCAAGTCATGAAAAAGAAATGTATGAAACTATAAAAACTTTTATGAAAGATGAAATTGTTTTAAATAATTGTAAGCAAATAATAAAGAATCCAAATACAGGAAACAATCTTGAATTAGACATATATATTCCAAGTAAAAAAATAGCAATTGAATTTAACGGATTGTATTGGCATTCTGAATTGATTTTAAACGAAAAAGCTGAGCGATATCATTTTACTAAATGGAATGAATGTAAAAAAGAGGGAATACAACTTATTCAAATTTTTGAGGACGAGTGGTATGAAAAGAAAGATATAGTACTATCAATGATAAAACATAAATTAGGTTATAATTCAAACAAAGTTATTTACGCAAGAAAATGTATAATCAAAGAAATTACGTCAAATGAAAAAAATAATTTTTTAGATTCCAATCATATTCAAGGAAGAGATTTATCTAAAATAAAATTGGGCGCTTTTTATGATAATAAATTAGTTGCTGTTATGACTTTTGGTTTAGGAAATATTTCTAGGGGTGGCAATCCATATGATTTAGAAAAGTGGGAGTTGTCAAGATTTGTTACAAAAAAAGAATACCATGTAATTGGAATAGCAGGGAAATTATTAGAATATTTTAAGAAAAATTACCATTGGAAAGAAATTTATAGCTATGCTGATTTAAGAATTAGTAATGGTAATTTATACAAAAAATTAGGATTTAATCTTATAAAACAAAATCCGCCAAATTATTTTTATGTATGGCAAACTAAACGAATTCATAGATTTAATTTAAGGAAAACATTATCAGAACCAGAAAATATTCCAGAATGGAGATTACGCCTAGATCAAGGATATTATAGAATCTGGGATTGTGGTAACTTAAAATTTAGTTTAACAAAATAAACAAAAAAATATTCATAGAGTTTGTTTATTCTAGGAATATTTTTTTGTTTTTTTATTATTTTTTAAATTTTTTAAGGAATTTTTTAAAATTTCGTATTTCATTTTCTCTTTCTCTAAGATCTTGTATTACAGACTTCTCAAAAATTATATCTAACTTTTGTTTTTGTATAAAATTTATTCCCTCCGTAGTATTTGAGGCTATAATAACAATTTTTAAGTCATTTATTAAGGTAATTTTATCTGTAAGTTTTAAATATCCATTACTACCTAAATTTAACGATGTAATTAAATCATGAAAATATTGGTCTTTTGTTGGTATTAACTCAAAACCTTTCTGGTTATAACGCTTGTTAACTATCCATTTACATCTATTCCATATTGTAGAGTTTTCTAAAACATATTTTGCAGACAATATCATCTTTTGTTTTGTTAATATATCAATTTCCTTTATAAGTTTAGATATTATTCTATTTTTCGTTTTTATTTCACTATCAATTTCTTTTATTTGATCCATTGTTATTTTGTCCTTTTTTTATTTTAATATAAAACCTACTATTGAAAAAATTACCAATAAACTCCAAAACCAAAATCCAAGATCAAATAACTTACATGTGTAAGTTCGACCTTCATACCAATCTTCTAAAGGTAGTTTACGTAATTCAGAGAACATATCTTCCCAAAAAACTATCCTTATAAGAGTTCTGTTAATTATCCATGTAGGTAAGGCTAAAAATTTTTTAATTAACATTTAATAGATCCCATAAATGAATTTGTAAAATTAGAACGATTATCTTTTAGAATACTCACAATTTTTGTTAATATACTTTTAACTTCCTTTTCAGGTTTATTTTCATTTAATAAAATTCTTTCTAGACTGGATAGGATTAGAAAAACTTTATCCCCGCTTATCATTTCTTTACCCAAACAGAATAGAAATTTTTGAAATATTGGATCAAGTGTTACTAAGTTTTCCTCTATAATATTTTCATTCTTTCTGGGTTTAACATCTTTTCTCCAGCTGTTTAAATTAGAACAACAACCAGCTCCTATAAAAAGTTCCTCTTTATATCTTTCACTTAAAGTACCTCTATTGCAAAGTTTACAAATATATCTTGTTCCAATCCATTCTAATTCTGGACATCCTTCAATTCCATCACCATATATTCTTCTGGATACATAACATGGAGTTGTTATACAACAATACCCGCACCCAACACACGGTTTAACTGATATACCGTCAATTATTGTTCTCTCATCTTTTTCATTTTTATGAATCATACCATGACTCCTCAATGAATTCAATTTGTTTAACATCAAATCCAAGACTATTTAATTCAAGAAGTATTTTTTCTTTAAATTCTCTTAGGGTTTCATCATCTTTTAAATCAGATGCTTTTCCTCCTATATAAATTACATCATCCCATACTTTCCAATCTATAATAATATTTGTGGGCAAATAATCTAAGATTTCATAGATATCTACAAAACTTTCAATCGATTCTGTACCATCATATTTAGTTTTATAGTTATCAAAGGCTTTTTTTATTACTTCCTTTTTATCTAATAAATCATTAACATCTAAAGTTATGCCCCATCCTACGAATGAGGTTGAACTTGAATTTGTTATAAAATCAGTCTTAATTTTCATGGATTCTCCACAATTTCAAGCTTTATGTTTATAAAACCAAAATCTAATAACAAGTCTGGATATATATTTTGAAAAATTATGACGTATTTCATCCAATTTGGTATATCACTTAAAAAATTATACGCTGAAGTCCATTGTTCTATCGTAAAGAGATTTTTTCTTATATGGAATATTTTTATATTATTGTCTGCAAATTTATGAGTTTGATAATATTCTTTTTCAAATTTTTTTATAAAATTTTCCCAAGCTTCTTTAAATCTATCAAAGTCATCTGAAATAAATGTAATGTAAAGAATAAAAGATGCGCTTGATGAGTTTGTTACAAAGTCTGCCTTAAACTTCATTTAATGCTCCTTCTAACTCTTCTGTTAAAAGTAATCCTATGTTTATACCACCATATCTTACATTCCCAACCTTTTTTCTGAAATAACCAATAATCTTCATATGGACATTCCTCTACCCAACCATGAGCTTTTAATCTTTCTATTGTCATATATGCTATTTTTGCAAAATCGCTTAACTTATCAAATCTTGCAATTGTTTTAGTTACATCTTCTTTAGGCATAACAAACATAATTAACCTCCGTTATTTTTTTAATTTTAATTACCATGAGGGATATTTTTATATATCCCTCATGGTTATAGTCAATTTTATTTAAAATCTTTATGTTTTAATTTAGTTATAACTCTTGCTCCACCTCTTGTTAAAAGAGGAACTTCAGGTATTAATACTAAACCTTCAGCTAAAAAATCTCCCCATTTTGAAGTAAAACCATTTTTTACTAATTCCTCAGCTTCAAAAAGTGTTCCAGTTCCTACAATTGGAACAACAGGAATATTAACTTTTTTAGCTATATCTTCTACATCCTTTCTTAATAACCACCAATCTCCAATTTTTATATCAAACAAAACAAAGTCTTGATGAGCAGAATAATTTCCTGATCCTTTTGTCATTCCAGCACCATAACCTTCTCCATAAAAGCATATATCAGATAATTCTGCATCTATAAATTTCGATGCTGGAAATAATTCTATTAATTTATTTAGCAAGTTTGGAGAAATTATGGCGTTATCTGTTTTTCCACCAAATTCAACAATCCTATCATTCCACATTACTCGTATGTTTGCTCCATTGACCTTTTCTGTCCATAACCACTTATTATTGTATAAGTATTCAAATTCTGGTCTGGAAAAGTCACCTTTTATAATTTTTTTATTTTTATCTCTTTTATAAATTGTATGTATTTTGTGGTATTTTATCATTTGTTTTCTTTCCTTAAAACAGTAAATCCCCAGACTCGAGCTTTACCTATACCTTTTTTAACTTCAACGCCCCAATCATCAACCGATACTTTTACTAGGGTATTACCATTCGGCCAAATACCAAGCCCAAAGCTATTTTCACAATCTTTTCTCATATCACATTTCCAATCTTTATAATATCTTCCTTTTTTGTAGAAGATCGTTTTATTATAATTTCCACGACCATAAACATCGTGATTTCGGAAAGCATACAAGAATTCACCGTCAAATTTAAGATTATGTTTCTTAACATACTCTTTTATTTCTTTAATCTTTTGTTTTTTTGTTTTGGAAATATGAACAACATCATGTAATATGTTGTTAACTTTATCTTCAAACTCTTTTATAAATTTTTTAGAGAGTTTTTGATGTTTACTAATATTATCCCAATTAACTTTACCTTTAAACTCCCTTATAAATTTTTGCGAGAGTTTTTGATATTTACTAATATTATCCCAATTAACTTTACCTTTAAACTCCCTTATAAATTTTTGCGAGAGTTTTTGATATTTACTAATGTAACTCCAATTAACCCTATTTTTAAACTCGCGTATGAAACCTTCAGAGAGTTTTTGATATTGACTAATGTAATTCCAGTGATGTTTATCCTCAAGTTGTAGCTGTTTCATTGGTTTTTCTTTATTATTGGTTGAATTTCTCAATTTTTCACCTATTATAATTCATATGGACAAGTCATTTGATTATTTTTTAATTTTTCTCTAAACATTTGAAAAGCTTCACCATTCTGCCATATTCTTTTAATTGGATTTTCTTCATTAATCGGAGTTCCATACTCATATTTATTACCAAATGAACATGGCATAAAACGCATATCCGGTGAAATATAACAACTCATTCTTGATCCTTCACAGGTATCAACAAAGAGTTTTTCTGTTTCATTTAATTCTCTTACTTGACTAACTTTATTAATCATGCAAGAATCACAACCAATTTTGAAAATACTTTTTGGTTCAAGTAATTTATCTGAAAATTCTTTGATTTGATTTTTATTTAGGCATAAATACTTTTTGTCTGCTCCATTTCCTTGAGGTTTAAATAAAAGAAATACAACAGCATTTAGCTTTTCAATAGGAAATCTGCCATACCAAATATCTTCACCATTTAAAATTCTGATTGCATCACCGAATGTTTCATCTGAAATTACAAAATGAATATTAGTTTTAATTTCGGCATTTATAAACTTATTTAACGCCAAGTATGTATAATCATTATTATAGTTCGATACAGCTACAGCACCTACCCATTTTTTTGTAATTTCAACTTCCTCATCAGTGAGTCCATTACCAGAAGTGGTATAATTTGGAGCCACATTATTTTTCCTGCAATATTCCATAATTTCATTAAAATTTTCATGTTTATTTGGATCCCCTTTGCCACCAAGAGCAACTTGATTGATATGATCTTTACATTGATCAATAATCATTTTGAAGTTTTCCAACGTCATATTTGGTTCATTGATACTTCCTTGGTAACATATTTTACAATTATTAAAACAATGTCCCATAACTCCAACATCAATCATACTTGGAGCATCAAGAATAAATGGATCAGGATTTCCGTTAATACCAGATAATACTTCAGCTCCAGTTATCCCATTAAACAAAATTATATATTTTTCTGTTTCAATCTTTTTAGTAAATATCATATCTGACCTTTCTTATTTTCTTTTTTTATTTTCTTTTTGGTCGGTTCTTTTTCAATTTTCATATTAATTTCAGGTAAATTAGCAATTGAAACATCATTACATGAAGTTTGTGTAAGTTCATTAATAAGCATTATAACAGCTTCAAAACCTCTTGTGAATGATGAAGCAATACATTTCATTACTTTTTTATTTATGTCTTTTCTTTCTAAATCCCAGATGTTATATATCTCTCCATTTGGCATATTTACCCAGATTGATATATAACCATCTCTTTCTTTTAGAGTGATTTTTGGTTCATACATTCTAAATCTCCTAATTAATGTTCATTAATTCTAATATGTGGTAGTTTTTCGAATGTGCCTCCATGTTCCATTTCTCCCCAAAAACTGCCATCCTCATCAGCATAACGATAAAAATAAATAAACCCTTTATCATTTTTAACAATTAATTTTTTTAGCTCATTAACACCACAATTTAGTGAATCATACCCAAAAAATGAATGTTTTTCTATTTTTAGTATAATATCGTCTACTTGATCTATAGGAACTAATATATGCGGAATTCTTTTTGATGTAGATTCAATGATTTCATTTACAAGATCTTCCACAATCATCCTATCTAAATGTCTTGTTAAAATAGAACGAATAAGTTCTATTAGCTCTATTTCTTTATCATCTACTCGAAAATCTATTTTTATTGGAGTTTGTTCCAATGATTCCCTAAAAACAACTTCAGCTTTGTCAACCGACATATATTTTTTTACGTCTACTATTGTTTCTATTTTCTTTGGAAAAATAACTATGAAAGATGAAGAAGAAGAATTAGTTACAAAGTCTTGTTTAATTTTCATACTCACGCTCCATTTTTTAGAGTTTTATAAACCATATGTATTATGGATGAAAGATTGTTTTGCGATTTTTTCTCTATTTTTATAAGGAAGGTCTAAAAATTTTTTTAGAATGTTTTTATGTAGATTTCCATAATCATAAAGATAATGTAAGGAAACTACAACAACTTCATCTTTAGTAATATTTTTCCTTCCTGTAGCTTTTATTATGTCTGCTCCAATTGTTTGCCAAACTACATTTAATGCTAGTTTGACTTTTTTCATTTCATCATTATTTAGAATCATTATTATAACTCTCCTTCACTATGCTTATTAATTTTTCTTTTTCATTTAGATCTGGATTATCGATAACTAATTCTAACAAGAGATTTAAAATGTCACCAACTTCTTTTCCTGGAGTTAAACCAGTTATTTCCATTATGTCATATCCATTTACTTTCAAATCAGAAAATTGATTGACAGGATCTTTTCTATTAGCTTGTGTTTTAAAATCTTTAACTAATTTATAAACGTCTCTCAAAGTACGTTTATGTCTATTTTTTAAATTACCCATTTTATCACATAAGGAAACTCTTAAAAGACTTTGATAAGGGATTGAAAAATCATTTAATAATTTTAATGTTCTTCTAATTCCTTTTGGTTGCAATCTTTCACTAGATATTCGCATATGTAATAATACTAAATTTGAAATTATGTTGACTTCTTCATTTGAAAATTTCAAATTCTCTAATTCTTTTTTGACAACTTTACACCCCGTTTTTTCATGCCCTTTAAACCAAATATTATCTGTTTTTGGATTTATTCTTGATGATATAGGTTTTCCGACATCATGTAAATAAGCGGCTAATTTAACTAATGGAAATTTTGTTGATGCATGATCACCTGACATCATACAATGTTCAAAAACATCTTCTAAATGATATGGTCCACCTGGATGTAAGTAACTATTATTTAAACTTGGAAAAACATATTTTAAAACATCAATGTCATGTAGAGTTTTAAAGAATAATGATGCATTTTTAATAGTTAATACTTTAAGAAGTTCTAATCTAATTCTTTCAGGTTTTACATAGAGAACGTATTTAGAATATTCAATTAAATCTTTTAAAGTATCTTCTGAAAAAGAACCATTTATTTTTACTAAAAACCTACATGCTCTTATAATTCTGTTTGGATCTTCCCAAATTCTATCTTTACCATTACCATTAAATCTGATTATTTTCTTTTGAAGATCTTCTTGACCATTTACATAGTCAATAATCTTTTTTGTAATTGGGTCATAAAAAAGAGAATTCATAGTAAAGTCTCTTCTTTTTGCATCCTCTTCCGCAGATTTAGAAATATTTATATCAACATTTTTATCATTAAAACCTTTGTATGAATCTGTTCTGAATGTTGATACTTCAATATCGTTAATAAATGTGACTAGAAAACTTTTACCTAAAGTTTTTATTTTTTCATCTTTAAAAATTTTAATTAGTTCATCGGGAGTTGCAATTGTTGCTATGTCTATGTCTTTATATGGAATATTAAGAATCATATCTCGAACACAACCACCAACAAAATAACTTTCAAATCCCAGATCTTGTAATTTAGTGATTATATCAAATGCACTATTCATCTTCTTTTAAGCACCCACATGAAATTAATTGTCCGTGACATTTAGGACATTCTTCGACGTCACAACCTGGATGATGTATACCACCAATTTTTACATTACAATCGTGACATCTTTTATTTTCTATAAAATCACCATTATCATATCTACCAAAATTTCCTCTGGTTTCGTAACCATATCTAATTGGATCCATTGCATAATTTGGAAAACATATTTTAATATCTTCTCTACATGAATCAACTTCTGACATATCTTTAGCACAACAATGACATATTGACATTTTAATCTCCTTTAGAAAAGTTTATCATTTAATTTATCTCTTTTCTTCATAATTAATTTTCCTAAATGATTTAAACCTTTTCCTGTCTTTAAATTTACCCCCCAGTATTCATCTCCCCAATAGTTTCCTTCTTGAATATATTCTTCTCCTGTTTGTAAGAGCAAAGACTTAAAAGGTTCTTGGTCAAATTTTTGATTGATACATTCTTCCATAACTTTTAATTTTCTCTTATTCCATTCTTTTAAATTGATTTCTAATTTTCTTGATTTTTTCTTAACAATTGATGCATCTTCATTTTGACATAATATTTTCCAGGACAATTCTTGGCTTTTTTCTGATTGATAAGCATGTTCAACACTTGGAAATATTAAACTATTTATTTTTATCAGACATAGATAAAAATTACTTAACCATGAATATTCATCTTTAAATTGTTTAATCATGTTTTTCTCTCTTTTAAATGATTTATATAAGAAATTGTTTAACTATTTTTCTACATAACTCATCAATTTTAACTCTATCTGGAGAATTAGGTAATGAGGTTTTTTCATATAAATCATCAAATTTTTGATCAGAGTTTTCTAATATTTTACTTATTTCATCATATGTATATACACCATTTTTTATATCTAATAAAAATTTAGCATTTGGTGCCGGAAATGTAATTGTGCCAGTTGTTAATAATTCCTCGCCTTCTAAGACTAACCTACATAAATGCAAGGCATGTTTTAAATCAAAACCATACTCATTTTCCATTTTTGCTCTTACAGGATTTCTATTCTTTTTCCAATTTTCATATTGATTATAATATCTTTGTGCTTGAGCATAAGCATTTTCTTTTTGTAAAATATCAATAAATTGTTTTGAAATTGGAATCATGGATTGAATAGCATTTATGTTTATTTGGACAAATTGTTTACATAGTTGTTTAAAATTATGTGTTTCTTCCATTTGTTCTAATTGTTCTTTTAACGGGTGAAATTCTTTTAAATTTTCAAGTTTTAATGCAAGTAAAACATTAAATGCTCCAATTTGATCTTTAGTTAAATCTGATCTAAAAGGAGATAAACCAAAATCTTCTCTTGCAGGTTTTTTCTTTGGTGGGTTTAATAACCATTTCCTATGAAGTTTTATTTTGTTGAATTGCATATGAGCATAACCAGAAAAAGTATGTTTTACTTTTTTAGAAATAAATAAATTTTTATTTTTATAAATTTGTAACCATTCATCTGAATCTTGTAACCACTTGTTTTTTGGTATAAATAGTAACTCTATTATATTTGGATTATTATCCATGGCTAATTGCATAAATTTTCTTAGTTCAAAATATACTGTATCATTATTTTTATCTTCAAATTGTTCTGTTCTATATAAAAAACCATAGAAATACTTTTCACTTGGAATAAAAACACCCCTCTCATCAATATCAGAATCAGGGGAGTTCGTTCCATAAAGATGCGAACCTACGATTGCACGAAAAATCAATTTAAAGTTACCGGGAAGTGTTATCAATTATATTACCTCCAAAAAAATTTAACGAATAACTTGAGGATATTAGCACTAAATTAACTAATATCCTCAAGCTTTTATTACTCAGATTTAACTTATTAATTTTATTATTGTATCTTTTTCTAAGGATTCTGGAGATAAATCTATTTCACTTTCCTCCTTAGAATTAACAAATTCCGCTCCTGCTTCTGTAAGAACATCGTTTAAAGTTATGGTTCCAAAATAAAAATCAAAAAGATATTGTCTTACTTTTCTTGTTAATTCTGTTTCACTTGAACTTATTGCTCCAGTTAAATTGCTTTCTATGTAGTAAAATTTACATATTTTTGGTGTTGTAACTAACAAACCAAGAATTTTTTGTTTTACATCTATTTTACTACTATCTGAAGCAACAATATCATTAGGATTTATCATGTATCGCTTAGAAAAATTAGAAACACCTTTTCCAACAATTATTTTATAAGGAACATCTACATTCTCGCGATAGTTAAAATAGTTGACAAATAAAATTGCAAGGTTATTCCGATAAGATGACACATGAAACAATTCAGAAGCGCCATGAGGTTTTGGCGCAGTAGTTAAATCACCAGAAAACATAATTCTTTTTCCGTCATCTCTGTAAGCACCATCCCATCCAACCTTGTTTCCATTTAGATCAATTAAAGAAAGATCTAAGTCAATTCTTGTATCATCAACATTAAACCAATTAATACCAAAGACCATACTTTGCGGAATTGTCACAGATGTTCCAACAGGAAAGTTTCCGATAAATTGCTTTTCAGTCGCAGGCAAGGTATATGTTATACCTTCTGGAATATAAATCTTCTTCCCAGATACTTTTTCTTTTAAATCATCTGATATAGATTTCAGGATGATATTTAAAGGTTGCATATACAATTCTGCTGGTTGTTTATCAAAATCAGTTATGAATGATTTCCCATTTCTGATTCTATACATAATGTTATCTGGACTATATAATCTAAACTTTAAAGCATAAGCTAGTCTTACTTTCCTAAAAATGTTTGTGTTTTTTAATTCTCTTTTAAGTTTAGTTATATCTAAACTTTTCTTTTTAATATTATTAGTAACATTATTTAGGAAATCTTCAGGCATAGGTTTATGGTGAGTAACTGCAAGTCTTCTGATCTTATTGGTTATTTTTCTCATTTCTGAATTTGTTCTAAACGCCAAAAATAAGGGTTTGAAACGGTAATAAATTGAAGCAAGATTTTCCAATCCATACTTGTCTGAATATTGCTTAAACAATTTTGAAATTCTAATATTTCTTTTTGATTTAATTTCTTCAATTGTTTTTTTATCTTTAATTAACAACGTTTTCTCAGTAGCTTTATAGATAGCAAATCTTAAGAATTCGGTTGGATTTTTTGGAATTTGACCCAAATAATCATACAAAATTACCCGAATTTCTTTATTTTTAATTTCTGATAATTCTTCTTCATTAATACCAACATAGGTTATAACTTCAACCATATCATTTATGGTATCCTCTGATAAAGCAATTCCAGAATTTAGAACAACTTGAACTTTTTCTTTTAATTCTTCTTTGGTATATCCTTTTATAACTACCAAAGGTATTTCTTTAATTTTTATTTTTGGAATTTTTAATCTTTCAGTTGGTATATAAACCAAATTGTTATCATAAATACCAGCAGCTTCAAAACCATATGTGGTTATGTAATGAATTATTTGTTGGCATATCAGATATTCCATATCAGCATCTCTGATTATTTTCCATGATTTATGAAAAGTATTGTTCATGACATTAGCATCTAAACCAATACTTTTTTTAACTATATCAATTAATACTTTTAATTCTTCATCTAAATAGTTAAAAACAACTTCTGGTGAAAAAATAAACCCATATTGAATTGTTTTTGAAACTAATTCCTTTGATGGGTTCTTTTTTCCTATTTTCGTAATGGGTACTGCTTTAAACAAATTCACAAAACTCTTCATGCAATTCTCCTTTTTAAAGCGGTTAGTATTTTTTAAATTTTAAATAGGAACTAACTATGCTTCAAAAACATAAAACAAGGCGGAGAGTATATTAATCTAAAAGGATTTTTGTATAGGAACTCTCATTTGCCTTTTTTACAAAGTATAAGCGGGAAGTAGATAAATTATCCAAAATTTTAATAGGAACTTCCTATGCTTATTATAATAGCGAGTGGTATTTATAATCTTAGCAATTATATTTTTTAGGAACCACTTATGCTATACATTTTTAAAAAATAAAGCGGAGAGTATATTTATCGCAACGATTTTTTGTATAGGAACTCTCATTTGCTTTATCTTTAATTTGTTCTTAATAAATTAGATTTTATCTCGTTTTTTTGTTTCTTAAATAATAAATTTTCCATGGTTTTAAATTCATGCTCGCTCTCGTTAGAAAAATCTATAATTAATTTATATTTTTTAGTTAGAAAATCATTAAATTCTTTTTCATTATCCACTTTTTTTACTTATTATTCTTCAACAAAAAAGTTCTTGCAAGTAAATCATTACGTATTGTCATACCATCTTCCTCCACAATAGAATTACCTGACTTTAAAAATAAAGATATTTTTTTGAAAATTTTTTTAAAAAATAACATCTTTCCCCCTATACATAATATTTTATTTCAAATATTAATATATATAGTGCTATTCTTTAAACATAAAATCGGAAGTTGTTAAAAAAATTTTTTAACTTACATAATTTTTAGAACAAATAAATAAGATCGGAGGGTTTATGATTATTGAAAGATATCTAAATCAATTAAATAAAGAAGATGCTGGAGGATTTGCAATAGATTCTTTCCCGACTAAAGCTAAATCAAAACCTCTAATTATGTCTTATGAAAAATCAATAGTTGAAGAAGCGTATGATTTAAATACAAAAAGAATTATGATTGATTTAGATGGCACTATACACAAATATTCAGAAGGATGGAAGGATGGTACTCTATATGATGAACCTTTTGATGGAGCTAAACAAATTATTAATCAATTAAAAAAAGATGGTTTTGAAATAGGTATTTTTACAGCAAGGTTAAGTAAAGAAACCAATGTAGACATTACCAAACAAAAATTAATGATTGAAGAATGGCTAACACAGAATGGGATAGAAATAGATTTTATTACTTCTGAAAAATTACCAGCTGAAGTATATGTAGATGACAGAGGTTTACATTTTGAAGGTCAATGGGATAAAGAATTATATAATGAAATTAAAAATAGAATTGGGGTGAAATAGAGAACAAATATTAAATGGTTGAGTGGGAAGGAGCTTTTTATTAATATGGTGATTGTTAAAGAAATTCTAAATAAAAATGAAAATTTAATATGTGATTATGGCTGTGGAAAGAAAGCAAATTTTAGATTTTTAAATGGAAAAGTTTGTTGTGAAAGTAATTATGGTAAATGTGAAGGAGTTAGACAAAAAAATAGAGAAACTCAAATTGGAAGAAATAGACCAGAATATCAAATTATAAAAATTAAAAACGCCGTAATAGAAAGAATGAAAAATGAAAGTAAGGAAGAAAAGAAAAAATATGGAAGTAAAAAAAGAAGCATAGAAACTGTTTTAAAATTATGTCCAAATTTTTTAGAATATGAAGAAATTAGATATAATCCAGGTAATAAAGATGAATTACAAGTAAGATGTAAAAATAAAAATTGTGTACATAGTAAAGAAAATGATGGTTGGTATACTCCGAATCCTAGAACAATAGAACATAGAATTTCATGTTTAAAAGATGGAAAAATGCATAATGGACATTTTTATTGCTCAAAAGAATGCAGAATCACAGATGCAGATCAAATTAGTTATTTTTCTGAGTTAAGATTAAATTATTATAAAAATTTAGATAAAGAAGAACATAATAAATTATATCTTTATCCACGAAGAATTACAATAGAACAAATTAATAAAAGATATCCAAATTTCTCAAGTATTGAAGAAATAAGGTATCATCCAGGAAAAGAAGTAAATAAAATTATTCAAGGACATTGTATTAATCCAAATTGTCCTAACAGCAAAGAAAAAGGTGGATGGTTTGATTTAGATCGAAGACAATTAGAAAGTAGGATAATGGCTTTAGAAAACTCAAAGTGTAAAGCTAAATTATATTTCTTTTGTAGTAGAGATTGTAAAATTACAAGTGGATTATTTAGCAGAAAACCAAATTCTTTACAAAATGATTTAGATTTTATAAAATACTCAAAAGAAGTTTGGAAATATACATATTATTCAGTTAAAGATAACAATCATCAAATAAAAAATATAGATTTAAGAAGTAAAAATTTTCATTTAGATCATAGATATTCTATAACAGAAGGTTTTAAAAATGGTGTTGATCCAAAAATAATTGCGCATTGGAAAAATTTAGAAATCTTAACAAGATTTAAAAACATTTCAAAACATAAAAAATGTTCAATTAGTTTGGAAACATTACTAACAGAAATAAAAAAAATTGAAATAACATGATAGGAGGAAATCTTATGCGCTACAGTTTTGCAGCACTTGGAGAAAATATTCTAACAAGAAAATTTGGTAAGTAAAACTGCCACTTATAGAAGAAATTCTATTCGAAAACTCCTCTAATTCAGGGAAACTCCAGTTCATAAAATTGGACAATCCTGATCGAAGCTTTGAAGAAATTCAAAGAACGAGCAACGACTATCTCGAAAGAGAGTAGACTCAAGTGAGTCGAAACGGGGAGGACCTTAACTTTTTATACCAAAAAAGAAAGGTCGTGATATAGTCTCAACTTAATGGTAACATTAAGCAGCTTGAATAAAGCGGGTAAGAATTAACGACTCTTGCTGAAGAAATTGGGAACTTCTGTTGGCGTTGCCGACCCGTATATCACTGGGTATCATTTTGTATGGTTCGACATATTACCACCAAGCTTAATAAATTTTACTAATGGTTTTAACAGTGGAATCGGCTCTGTCGGAGAAATTCAAAACATTTTAGCCGCGTCTTGCTTAAGCGTAACACCTCCAGGTGGGACTCTTGGTAAAGTAGAGTTTGCAGGGCTGGGTGGTGTAAAATGGTCTGTGCCATCAAATGTTGACTACGGTACAGAAGTTTCTGTAAAGTTCTTAGAATTTAATAGAACACCAATTTTGGATATTATGTCTGGTTGGGTAAAATTAATTCGTGACTACAGAACAGGTGTGACTGATTTAGTTGATGGCGATGATGGTAGTGGGTATACCAAGAAAACATATTCAGGATTAATGTATTACTGGACCACAGCTCCTGATGCTCAAACAGTTGAATTCTTTGCTTGTTATGATGGAGTTTTTCCAACTAAAGATCCAGCAGATTTATTTTCAAGTGATGTGGAAACTGTTGGACGTCTTGACATTGAAATTCCTTTTAATGTTGATTATACCTGGAGAGAACCTTGGGTAAAAGCAAAATGTCAGAGCTTAGCAGCTACTTTTATGACAGCTAAAGAAACAGTAAAACAATATCACTATTAATATAATATTAGAACGCGAAACGAAAGGAGATTAAAAAATGCCATTTACAGGTTTCAATTTAAAGTATCCCGAGTACGAGGTAATAACACCACATACACATTTATCATTTACTGTCAGAACTTTAAATGTACAAGATGAAGAAAGATTAAAAGGTTCTTTAATGACTCCAATTAAAGTCATAGAACATTTAAATAAATGTATCTATGAAACAATAGTTAAAAAACCAGATAGTATTAAAGAGTATAAAGATTTTTTAAAGTTGCTGACCTTAAAAGATAGAGATGCATTGTTATATGGACTTTATCATATAACATATGAAGATATTAGAAATTATGATGTAAAATGTAAAAATTGCAAAAAAGATTTTTCAGTTACGGTATCAGCATCTGATACATTTAATTATCTTCCTTATCCTGGTGAAGATGTTTTAACAAGAAGAATTAGAGTTGACTTACCAAAATCACCAGGTATTTCTGCTTGGATTAAACAGCCGACCTTAGAAGATGAAATGGACACAAGTAAAAAGATGTCGAGTAGACCAGGAACAACATTAGACATTATTACAGAAACATTAATTATTGAAAAATTTGAACAAGAAATGGAAAGTATGGTGGATCCTGCTATTATTACTGAAAGAATTGATATAATTGATGCCTATAGAAGTCTCCCTGCTAAAGATAAGAGAGAAATTCAAGAGAAATATAAAGAAGAATTTGGAAAATATGGAACTGAGTTAAAAATGCAAGTCTTTTGTCAACATTGTGGGACAGAAGATATTGTAGAAATTGATTTAGTTGACAACTTTTTTCGGATGGTGTATTCATCATGATGATATTTTTACCTACAAAAAGAATTTATCTGAAAATATTTTTACCTTAATGGAATTAATGAAAGTAGGTTATCATGATGCTATTTTCATGCCTGTAAAAAGATTTTATGATTTAATTAAATGGAAGAATGATATAGAGGATGAAAGAGCTAAATTAATGAAAGAACAAGAAACCAAAATTAGATCTAGTCAACAAAAGAGGAGATAAACTTGAACATTTTAGATAAGTTTAATAATACTTCTGTTGGTTCTTCTGGAAGAATTTTAGACTATAGTTCTAAATTAGCCACAAGTGGTGATTTTACTAAACTCTTTGATTTAGATGCAATTATTACATCGTGGAAAAATATTCTAGTTACTCCTCGTGGAAGTATGGATCATGATCCAGAATTTGGAAGCAATCTATATCTGTTTTTATTTGAACCTGCAGATTCTAATACAAAAAATGCAATTAAAAATGATATCATTCAATCATTAGCTGTTTATGATGATAGAGCTAGAATTGAAGATATAGAAATATCTTTTTTAAAGAATATGAAAGGTTTTAATATTAACATTATTGTAGACTATCAAGGAAATAATACAAATTTAAATGTAATGATTGATGAAAATGCATATCAAAATTATATTTAATTTAATGGAGATAAAATAAATGGATGGTATAATTAGATATTGTGTTGTAAAAAAATATAAAGGCATTCTAATTAAAAAACATAAGAGTAATACGCATCTATTTTTTATTCCAATAGATCCAAAAAAATATATGTATTTAGCTCTTGTTGGTCAATTAACAGAAGAGGATGATACATATGTAGCACAACTATTAGTAAAGATACCAGAAGATATTATTGATGATACAATTAGCGGTGAATATGATTATTTTGGAAATAGATTTGTTGAAATTGAATCTATAAAATGTCATTCTACAAATCCATCTCCAGGAAAATACAAAATAACTTTAGTTAAAAAAGGCTTTAATATAAGATCTAATTTAGAAATTGATTATCATGTTGAATATAGTACAGTGAATAAAAGAATTTATTTGGTCAAAGGTGATTTGAATTTAGTCACTGGTGAGGTGACTGAAAAAGATATGAAGATGGTCGCAGCTAAGCAAGTAGCTTTTATGGGTGGAAAACAAAGATTTGAAGAAATGAAGAAAATTAATAATACCAGGAGGGTTAAATATTACCATGACTAGAGATAGAAGATTATTAGAACTTGCATGTAAAGAAGTATTAATGAATATAGTTAAAGAAAGTAAAACTATAAGTGAAAAACTTACTTTCTTTCAAAAAACATTAATGTATGATATGATTAGAGAAATGGAATACAATGAGGTTCTTTCATTATTAATTAACAAAGGTGAAAAAATTACAAGTGAACAAAAAAGAGAATTTGAATCTAAAACAAAAAAGACAGCAAAATATAGTGCGGCAGCTATGGGTGGTGGAATAGCTGCAAAAAGACTAAAAACTCTTGCAGCTAAAGCAAAAATTAAAGCAATTGATAAGAAAGTGGGAAAAGGTAAGTTGGATTATCAAGTTGGCAAAGATCTAAAATCTAAACTTGTCAAAGGAAAATTAAAAAGTTTTCGTCTACAAAAAGGCGGAACTCGCGCTGGCTGGAAAGGAGCTATTGGAGCAGTTGCAGCACTGTATTTATTTAGAAAATTAACTGATCCTTGTGTAAGAAATAATCTTGGAAATAAAAAAGCACAATTAGCATGTAGAATGGAAGCGATTAAGAAAGTAGTATCAGTTATTAAGGCAGATATGGGAAAATGCGCTGCAGCAGCAAATCCAGCAAAATGTAAACAAAAACTTGGTAAAGAATTAATTAAATGGAGAACTAAATACCAAAAATTACTTATTCAATACAATCAAATAGCAAGGAAAAAAAATAAATAGATGAGCTATAAAGAAATAAGACTTCTGTTATTAAATCTTATATATGCGAGTAATACAATAAAAGAATCTATTTCTGTTGAACAAAGAGATCAAATTGCAGAATCAATTTTACTTCTTGCTAATGAAAATTTAATAAAGTTATATAAAATTATAGTTGAAGGCAAAAATTATTCAAAAATAAAAAGACAAGTTGATCGTAAAATCGGTTTAATTTCAGTAATACCAGTACCAGGAACAATAGCTTTATTTGCTATTTATAAATTAGTTTCTAGAATAAATTATAATTGTGTTATGTCATGTAATAAGTCTGAAAAAAATATAAAAGAAAAAAATCTTTGTTATAAAAAATGTAACATCTTATCAATTGAAAAAGCTATTATAGAAGTGAAAAAAGAATTAAATGATTGTTGGTATGAAAAAAATCCTAAAAAATGTAGAAAGAGTACTATTAAATATTTAAATGAACTCTATGAAAAATTGGAAAAATCACAATTATCATTAAATAATTATAAATATAAACTAACAAAGGGTCAAAATAAAAATGCAAAATTATAATAGGATTAATGATTATTTTCAAGATTATTGGACCCTAGTATACGATTATTATTCTAAACATGGACAAGCTTATTTAGTTACTTATTATAATATAGATACTGAAGAAACAGTTTGGGATAATCAAGATTTAATGGGTGGATATTATGAAAAAATAGGTAGTCTATCTGGTGTTAGATGGAAAAAAATCTTAACTCTTCCTGTTTATTTTATCGGAGAAACAGATACTATATTTGACGCTCAAGATATTGGTTATGTTAATGAAGGTCGCACAGAATTTGTAATTCCAAGTTCTTATGGTATTACCCCATATCCAAATGATATAATTAAGTTATATCAAAATTATTTACATGATGATGATAGGTATGCTTTATTTACAGTTACTGGAATACAAAAACAAAGTCCAGGAGATAGAACTTATTGGAAATGTCAATGCTTAGTTGAACAATCTCGCACAACAACTGAGTTAGATTTACAAGTCTCAGATACATTAATTTATTACGATTATGATAAAAAAATACATCAAGTTTCAAATGCAACTTCAATGACCAATTTATTAACAAAAAATGAAATTATTAGATCAAATTTAAAGAATTTATTCGATCAAAATTCAGGACTTTATTTTATATGAAACTATGCGAATATGGATGCGGGCAAGAAGCTAAATATCAATTAAAAAATGGAAAATGGTGCTGCAGTAAAAGTTCTAATTCATGTCCAACAAATATAAATTCAAAAAAATATAAACGCTTTGATAATCAAGAAAATCATCTTTGTGATTATGGTTGCGGACAATTAGCTAAATTTATTTCTAAAAAAGGAAAATATTGTTGTAATGATCATTTAACAAAATGTTCAATAATGAAAAATAAATATGGACTAATTTCTAAAGGTAAAATCAGAGGCCCACATTCAGAAGAAAGAAAACATAATATAAGTAAAGCTAAAAAAGGTAAACCAGTACATAATATTGAATTTAAAGAATCTCAAAGAAATAAAATGTTAAATGGATTTTCAAAAACTTTAAATGAAATACCAAGAGATCCTAATAAGTTAAAAATAAAAGAAGAAAAACAAAAAGAAAGAATGCTAAATGGTATGGCAAAATATGTTTCATTATTTAGAAAACCCCATACTGATGATAGAAAAGAAAACCAAAAAAAATTTATGATAGAAAAAGGAGCAAAAATTGCTAACTCAGCACAATGTCAAGGATTTAAAAATAAAAAAGAATGGATGTTAAATGGCGGAGCATCTTATTTAAATTCTTGTCCAGTAAAGGGATTTAAAAATCATAAAGAATGGTTATTAAACGGCGGTCATTCTTATATTTCTTCTTTTATTAAAAAAATTTCAAAAGATGAAATTAAATTAAGAAATTTAGTTCAAGAATTATATTTAAATTGTATACCGCAATATAAAATTTTAAATTATGAAATAGATATTGCTTTACCTGAATATAAAATAGCAGTTGAATTTGATGGTTATTATCATTTTGATACAGAAGAACATAAAGAATATCACAAGCAAAGACAAATAAAAATAGAAAATGAAGGATGGAAATTTTATCGCGTAACAATGTTTGACAAATTCCCAAGTTTAGAAGAAGTTAAAGAAAGCATACAAAAGTTATCAGAGGAAAACTAAATGACTAATAATTCTGTTGATACTACCTTATCAAACCAAATATATCTATCTCGAGATAATATACGTAATCAGATAATTGAGTATATGCAATATTATCTTGAATTAGAAAATGTTGACTTGGTAAAGAGTTCATTTTTGTCATTTATGGTGGATACCCTTGCTACCCTGACATCAAACGTTTTATTCTATTCTAGCTCAACCTATAAAGAGTTCTTTCTAACTAAAGCAGCCTTGCCAGAGTCTATTTATAATTTATCTGCTTTTTTGGGTTATAACACAAAAGAAGCTTCGTATGCAATAGCGAATGTTTTAATGACTTTTCCTTTTGGATTTACAGATTCAACCACAACTTTTACAATTCCAGAATTTTTCAAATTTTATTCTGGAGAAATTGAATTTGTCACTTATTATGAAACAACGATTAATATAACTGGAACAACAAACGTTAATGTTACAGTTTTGCAGGATGGAACAAAAACATACAATCTTCCTGTGAATATTGATACCACATCTGCTGAGCCATCATTTTCTTTTGTTTTGCCTTTAAGACAATATAAACAAGTTGTTCAAGAATTCCAAATCGATGAGGATATTGAGTTATATCAATTTATTACCATAGATGTTCCATTAGATGGAAAGGTATCAACAATGTCTGTTGAAGTTAGGGATCCGGATAGTTCTGCATGGAGATTATACACTGAATTTAATAGTGTTTATTTAATGTCTTCAACAGATTATGGATTTGTGTCTAGAACAACAAGTAATGGAAGAAGGTTAACATTTGGGAATGGTTTAATAGGAGTTCAACCTTTAGGTGGATCTACCGTTAAAGTTACCACAAATATAACAGAAGGTGTTGACGGAAATGTCATTGCTTCTTCAATTAAAACGGGTGATAGGATATATGTAACAGATTCATTTGGTAAAACAACCATTGTAAATTATAGTGTAATAAATCCCTCCCCTGCAACAAGCGGAGAGGATGAAGAATCAATTCAAGAAGTTAGAAGCAATGCAATTGCTAATTTAGTTGCTTTAAATAGATTGGTTTCTGAGTATGATTATCAACACGCTGGAGCAATCATTCAAGATTCTCCAATTGCTGATAATACATTACCAGTATTGAAAAGATCAGATGTTAAATGTAATGAAGTTCAATTATTTTCTGTTGTAAAATTTGGGACAACAACAAGAAATTCTGTGATAACTGGGGAAACAGTCACAGAAGATGCTATTGTTCCTACAAGAAATGCTTTATATGAAGTTCCAATTACAACAACTTATATTCCAAGAAATACAATAATTACAATTGATTTATATGATTATTATACTTTATTTGATATTACCATAGACTTAATTAATTCTAGTGCTTATTATAATTATATTATGTACGAAGTTGAAGTGGTTCCAATTTTAGTGACTAGTTATGGTATTGTTTATGATATTGTTTGCTCAAAATTAGCAGTTTCAAAATCTGGAAATTTAGCAATTTTTGAAATTAGTTATAATTCAACAGAATTAGATTATGATTTATGCGTAGCAAAATTAAAAGTTATTCCGACATCCTTAATATATACGATGACAAATGATTCTATAAGTAAAAAGTTTACTTATACATTTAATCCATATACATTATTTCCGACTGGAAATGTTGATCTAGAATTTACTATCTATACAAATTCTGGTTCACCAATTGCTACATATACATCTGAAGTCACTTTTAATAAACCCTTAAATGATTTTATGATGTCAAATGTTGTAATTGATACTACAGGCGCGACTACTGTTGTTTATGACATTCCGGTTGTGGAGAAAACATATTTTGATTCTATCGTAGAAAAAGATTTTGAATTATCCGTTTTGCAAAATATGATGACAATTATGGATTTTAAGTCTTATAGAATGTTAACAGATTTTACTAATTTAAAGTTTACAAATACAATTGGTAATATGATTAACATGAAATTTAATAGTATAACGAAAGATGATTGTATCGATATTAACGTAACAACACCGCCCACAAGTCCTTCCATTGGTGATAGGTATATTATTGGACATACTGAATCAGGACTTTGGGCGAATAAAGATGGACAAATAGCCCATTGCATTGATACGACTGGAGTAATTTGGTTTTATTTTACTCCAATCACAGATGACATTATTTATGTAACAAACAAAGGAAAAAAATATATTTATAATGGAAATAAGTTTGTATCAATGGAATATCAAATTCCCCTTGAAATTGATGTGGAAATTTTTAAACAAACCAGTTATTATGGTTCTGATGTAGAATTATCCAATCTCGTAAAAGATACGTTGTTAACTGAATATTCAACCAGATTTGGTCCAAATATAACATTATATAGATCTGAAATTATTAGTACGATTCAAAGTATTACTGGAGTTAGTCATTGTAATTTAATCAAACCAGAATCAAATATTTTCTTTGAATATGAATTAGAAAGTTTATCTGAATTAGAATTGTTAGAATACAGTGCAGAATATATTTATTTTGATGAAGATTCAATTTCAGTAAAAATTTATACATAAGGAATTACATACATGCAAATTCTTTTAGCAAATGCAGTTTTTAATGATGTTAAAATAAAAAATTATATTAGCAAACTTACAGTACAAGAATTAAATAACTTAACAGAACCATGTTATTCCGCTAATTGGAAAAAACATTATTATGAATTACTTCAATTAACAAACTTAGAAGAAAAAGATATAAAATCCTTTATCAAGAGATTTTATTATAATACAAAAGCTCAAGATTCAATGATTCAATCTGAAGTTGGTTCAAATTTTTTATTTATTCTAATGTATCATTTTTTACAACAAAAAGATGAAGCTACATTTTCAATTGTAATGATATATCATATGATTAGACAATACTCGAATTTATTTAAGAAATTTTTTAGATATTGTAAACCAGAAGTTTTTTCATATACATTAACTCATATGAATCCTGCGCATTTATTTAATAGAGAAAAAACTATTTCAAATACATTATTTTATTTGTCAAAGCAGATGAAAACTAGATATACTAAATATTTTCTTTCATTAGATGCCGAAAAAGTTTCTTTATTTTTATATGAATCTAGATCTAGAATTTCTCAAAGTTTGAGAAGTTTTGCAATTGAATATTATAAAAATGAATCACAAGGGTTAGGTATATCTAGTCAAAAAGAAACTGAAATGGGAGAAGAAATTTTTAATCCTGAATTAGAAAAAGGTAATAAAATAGCAGAATTAGTTTCTAATAAAATTACGATATATAAAGAAATAGATTATAAAGCCCTAGAAGAAGCTAGAAAGATAACAAAGATTAATACATCCTATACAACATTAATTACAAAAGGATTGCAAAATTCTAATTTTAATAGTAGTGTAAAATTTATTATTGAATTATATTTAAGAGATATTAAATCAGTTAATGAAATATGCGGGAAAGATTCAATACCGTACATTAAAAAACTAATGAGTATTAAAAGGACAACAAAGGAAGTTTACTTTAAACAAGAAATTAGTAATTTAATGCAAAAAATAATCAAAACCACTCCCTTAGCACCAAAATATCAAAAACTAACCTCCCAAACACAATTCCAAATTAATTCCTTCCTTGCATTTTATCTTGCACTCTATACAAAAAATTTAGTTTGTTAACCTGGATAAAAACCAGATTTATCCAAATTTCTTAATCCGTTCTCAATTGTTCTTCTTATAGTATCAATTCTAGATGGAGGTGGGTCACTTAAATCTGAAGATACTGAAGCTGCATTACTTACTAGTGAAGATAAACTTTGTCCCGCAGAAGATGCTCCAGATTCCTCTCCATATATTGGTTCTAGTTTAAATTCATCTAACATATTATCTAAATAACCTTTTAAAGTAGGTCTTGTATCTATTCCATTTTTTGACAATAATAAAGTACTATGTAAGTTAACAAAATCCATTCTTACGTCTACTATAGAAACTCTTTGATTAAAACCAACTAAACCAGCATCTCCACCTTTAACTATAGTAATATTTGAAATAGCTCCTGCATGAATTTTGAATAATCCAGGACAGTCAACTTTACAAAAGAATGGATAATTATATGAATTTACTTCTTTTGATTGAGGTAATGCTAAAGTTAAAAGCGCTGCTAATGGAGCTACAATATATTTTTTTGTTGATTCTTCGCTTCCTGGATTTGGGTTATATAATTTTAATGAGCAACTAAATGTTGGTGAGTAAGAACTTCCTTTCCATATCATTGGAAAGTCAACTCTAGCTCCTGCAAGCAATTGATTCATGGTTGATCCAATAGTTCCTTTTAACCCACCCGCTTTTTCCCATTCTTTTGCTTTTTGGTGAGCACCTGCTCCAGCAGATTCTATCCCACCTCCAAGAGCTGACATAAAATTACCAAACATACCTCCAAAACTTTCTGACCCTTCTTTCATCATTGTTCCCATATCTTTCATAGTACTAGTCGCATCTCTATTTCCTGACATTTGTGCTAATTGACCTAAACCACCTGCAGCAACATCAGTAAGTTGATTTAAAAAACTTTCTCCATAATCATTTTGAAAAGAATCAGTTGGGTAATTTTCAGCCTGACATACAATCGTTATACTTTTAGATTGGTTTTGTAATTCTGAGGTTTGAAAATTTACATCTTTTAATAATTTAACATATTCATCCCAAGCTTGTTGAGAATCTAAAATGAATAAAGAAAGACCTGTTTGACTTTTAGGTACACAAGGTTGTATTGAAACTTGTAAACCAGAATTAATCATTAAATTTTTAGTTGCCGTAACACTTGAACCAGTGTCTGGAGGCCCTCCAATATAATCTGGAATTGTGGATGGAGAAGATGATTTAACAGCGGCAGGTGATGCTTTTGATTTTGGAGAGCTTGCTGTATATTTAAACATTTATTTTTACTCCTTCAATCTTATGTTTTTCCTGTTAGAATTCTTTCTACCACATCTCCTTCTGCGGAAGCTTTCGCCATTCCAGAACTTACAGAACTAGCTAAACTATTTACAGAAGCGGCGAGTGCATTACTGATATTATTAATCATCACAACTGAATTTTTACTAGTTTTATTTAGAGCGTCTAATGCTTCTTGATTGATATTATCTATATTAGCTTTTAATAAATCAGATTCAGTTATATTTACTGATGACTGTATTCTTGCTACATCCTTTTTTGTTAAGACTGGCATATTAGGAATTTCTAAAACTGGTTGTGGTTGCTGTGGAATATTTGGTATTGATTTTTCTCTTATTGATGCAGTATTATTTTCAATATTAGTTGGCACTTTTGTGATAGCAGAAGGTATTGCAGCTGGAGCTGTTGAAGCTTCTATTGCTTTTTGTCCTGCTGACCCTCCACTTTTTCCAGCAACCATTAATGCTAATTTTTCTTCTGCGTTATATCTTCCAACTTCTTTTGGCCAATATTTTTTTCTTGCTCCGTATAGTGCGGAAACTTGTTCCGCCGCGGAAGCTTTTCTTGTATCTCCAACACTTTGTTCTAGTATATTATCTGCAATAGGAAGCACACTTGGAACAAAACGACCATGTTGAACTGATCCAGACCAAACAGCGTTTTGTACTCCTTCATCATTCATTTTAAAACCCTTACTTCCTGCCGCTCTTGCAGCCTTATCATAATGTGTTCTTTTTATATAAAGTTTTTGTGAATTATAAAAACCTTGAGGATCTCGTTGAGCAATTTCTCTCCATTTATTTTTAAAAGCTGGAGAGTTTATAGGACCTGCCCTTAACAATTCCTCTCCATAAACATTACCTTCAGAAGATTTTAAATAGTCTCCTAAAGTTCCTACTTTACTTGCTAATTGCCATGGTCCATATGATACTCCACCTTTATCACCTACTCCACTAGAGATTGTTGCTAATGATTTATTAATATTATTAGTTCCTGTTTCAAATTTTTGTGATACCCAACCAATAGATTTAGAAACTCCTTCCATAATTGCAGTTTTTACTTCAGATGCTTTTTTACCGACATATTCTCCTGCTTCTCTAGCTCCAGTTCCCACAGCAGCCGCCGCGGTTCTTACTTTTTCACTTGTATTAGTTATTGCTTTTTGTGATGTATCCCTAACATTAGTGGCAACATTTCTAACGGCTATTTCTGCTTTGTCTGTTGCTCTCGCAGCGGTTTCTTTAACGGCAACAGTTGCTGCAGTTGCTTTATTTACTACATTTTCTGCAGATAGATCAGAACTTGCTCCAGTTTCTTTTCTTGGTGAACTTATTTCAAATCCTTTTGACATACTTCTTAATGTTGATATAGTATTTATTATACCACTTTCAATCCAGTCTGGAATAAATTTTTTAATTGCTCCAGGTATTTTATCCCATATCCATTGTAACATGTTTGACCCCAAACCTATCATTATACGTTGGGGCCATGTAACAAGATTTACCATTTGTTTTCCAACATCTGCTACTTTTTCAAACAATGATTTTTCTGGATCTGAAACCCAAGCCATAAATCTATCTTTTAAATCTGCAAGAACTTTGAATGGATATGTTATAACACTAATTACACTTTCAGATAATGTTTTTACTTTTTCCCAGATCCAATCCACGCCTTTAGCAACATTTTTACCACCTATCATTCCAAGCAAACCACCAGCTAATGCCCCAATTCCGGCGCCTATTGGTCCAAACATTAATCCTATTCCAGCACCTTTTAACATTCCAGACATAGCGCCAGAAGCACCTCCTTCAGTTCCACCTAACACAGATCCAATTCCTGCACCTACTTTAGAGGTTCCCCATTCTTCAGCTTGTTGTACTCCTTCATATGCATCTAAACCTAATAAAGCTCCACCGACAACTCCACCACCAATTCTAGCAAATTTTGCAAATTTACCTAACTTACCTAGTTTTCCGGCCTTGCCTAACTTTCCAGCTTTTTTACTTTTCTTGGATACACTATCGCCTCCAATCCCTCCGGTATCAGTCATTACTCGTCTTCCCGCTAACATGGCAGGTAATTTTGTTAACCAGGATATTCCTTTGCTTACTATTCCAGTTAATGAACCAAAGGCAGTTTTCAAAAAACCAAAAGCAATCATTAACCATGTTGTAATTGAACTAAAGGATTTCTTCATCATTGAATGAGCTATACCTAATCTTTTTTCAGTGCCTTCAGTTGCTTTTTTAATTTTAGTTAGCGATGTTTTCCCTATTTTACTATCTTTGGCCATTTCTATATTGGGTTTTAAATATTTTATCATAGTATCATATTTTTCCATTGACATGGAATAGAAAGTTGAAAAATCTTCTGATAATCTAACTTTTGGATCTTTACTTTTTGATAAAACCCTAGAATGTCTATTTTTAAAATATTTATAAATTGCAATTCCACCTGTTACAGCACCGGCTATCATCTTCCAATTAATATATGAAACAATTCTTTTTAAACTAATATTTAGAGGTTCTAGAGCTTCAATAAAAGCTTGTTTCATCTTTGAAATTGGTGTTACTACTTCTGCGGCGTGTATTATCGCTGCGCCGCTCTTTTTAACATATCCGCCACTTTGTAGTTTTGGTAATGTTTTTTCATTTTTCTTTGTTTCTCGTTTTTTAGATACCAAATTTTTTCCGCGTTCTTTTGTTCTGGACCATATATCTCTTATTTTATTTCCAACAAAACTTACTGCCATGGATAACTTACTTTTAATTAATTCTGAAAAATGTTTAAAAACACTAGTTTCCATAAATTTGCCAGCAAAATAACCAAAAATTGGAGATGCTTTTGCTAAAGTCATTGCTACAAAATTTGTTTTATTGATGGCAAAATCCGCACTTATAGCTTGTCTGTATTCGCTTAAAGATTCCTTTGTTGTTCTCGCAGTGTCAAGTAATATTTTTTTAGAAGTTTTTCCTAATATACCAATAGTATAACCAAGTTTTCCTAAAATTTGTTGCACTGATTTTTCAACTACTTTAACTTCTTTTGAAGATGACAATTCCTTCATTCTGATTTTTTGAATTAATTGTTGTTGTTGTTTTGCAGTTGAAGAAATTGATGATGATAAGCTCTTAAATTGTTTATGAGCATCCATTTGAGTTTTTTCTAATTGTCCTGCCAATGAATTAATATTTTTATGTTCTTTAGTTACTCTAACTTTGTCATCTATTGATGTATCGGATAGAATATTTTCCATTTTTGCATCTTTTCGAAATTCTTTGCCATACTTTATTTCATCATGATAATCTGACATTTTTTATAAATCTCCATATAAAATTTTTAAGCTAAAGATTTTAGGCCTATTCTAATCTTTGGACTCATTTTAATATCTGAGTAACCACAGATTACTTCTGATGGATACATCATTTCTTGATAACAACCTTTAAGTGGATTTTTCCCAAAGACATCTTTATATGATTGATATAATGGAACAATTAAATATTTATATTTTTCTTTTGCTAAAGCAATAAATTGTGATATTTCGTATTGAGACATTATTCTTACTGAATTTACATAATCCTTTTTAACAGTATTAAATTCATTTTTATCTAAAGTTGAATAATCTTTTAATTTATTTAAGTTGTTTGAAATACCTGTTAATGTAATGTTATCAGCAATTTCAACTTTTAAAAATAAAAATTTATAAATCTCTTCTATAACATTTTCCAATGTTTTTTCTTTCTTAAGTTTGAAAATTGTAGTAAAATAATTTGAATAATAAGAGTTTAAATCATCTTTAAACAAACTTAAGAATTTGTAGGGATATTGGTGAGCATACATATGCATCATTTCATGAGTTAAACTCAATGTGATAGAATTATCTACTGCAATTACAGAGAAGGTATCTGTAATATGATTACTTATTAAAATGATAATTTTACCTGAATTAAAATCATAGAAAGCGAGTACGTAATCTAATGGATGACCAATAGGTTTTTTTGCTCCAATAATAATTCGAACAATTCTTAATAAACCACCACTTGTGTCATGAGAAATTCTTCGTTTAAAATAACTTAGAATACCACTGTCTGCAAAGCAAGGAATTATTTGTTTTTCATCTACCATTTTTTTAACTGTACCAATAATTAATTTACCTCTTTTTGTTTTAGAAATAGCTTCAATAAATTTTTCATTTAAACCTTTGGAACCATATAGAGATATATTTCCAAAAGTAACCACTTTTTCTAAACCAATGGGTAAAGCAAATAATTCCGTAAGATTATCCATTAATCTATAACCCTCACTTACCTTATATTTTTAATTTGTTCTATTTGTTTTTTATCCTCTGTTATAAAATGATAAAGTATTAATTAAATTATCGTTTGGATTGGTTGTATTTTCTTTTACATGTTTCATAATGTCAGAATTTGTCATAAAAGTATCATCGCTTTTTGAATCGTTCATATTTAAAATTTTAGTAAACGCGCTTTCTGCAACTTTGTTATTATCTAAAAATAATGGAGGGTCATACTTTCTAACGTACATACAGAATGCTAATGTCAAAGCTAAGTCGTCATGACATCCTGAATCCCCTTCAACTCTGCCATTTTTACTAACTAATCCAATGAGTTCTAGCGCTAATCTTTGAGACTTGACCATTTCAGGAAATTGGTTTACATAAGAATATAATGCATCTATCATTAATGGTCTAGTTTTCATGTTATTTGAAAGTCCTGGAACTATTTTATTTTCTCCTCTTTTTTCTTTGTACATCATTATTGAATATTCACTATTATTTATTTCTTCCATAACTTGGTTTCCATATGAATTATTTTCAATAACAATTGTTCCATTGTATGAAGCCGCTGCATATTTTACTACTTTTACAAAATCTTTAACCTGACATTTAGTTTGATATTCCCACACTTGGTTTAATGTCTCATAATCCCATATAGTAATAGCAGATTTATCTTCGCCAAACTCTGGAGCTGTATCAACTCCAATTATATAATGTTTTCCTGGAATTGAATTTTCAAATTTCCAAATTTCACCTTCAAATAATTTAAAAGTCTCAATAGGAGTTATTGAACCTTCTTGTAATTTTAAACAAACTTGTTCATCAAAAAATGAACCACTTGAAGGAAGAAATTTAAGTTCAAGTTCTTGTTCAATTTTTCTATTATCATTTTCAAACATTTCACACTGATTTTTATACCAATTTGGATCATTTGCTAATTCTGGAATATCTTTCCAGTAAACAATAAATACTTTAAATATACCTTCTTTTGACATAGCTTTTTGATATCTATTAAAAAACCATGCTCCCATTCCAGTAGTTTTATTTGGTGTTGAAATAACTAAAACTCCATATGGAGTTCCTGATTTTCTAGCAGCTTTTGCAGCAGTACTAAGTGCTGGTACTAAAGCCGTCCATGCAATATCCAATTTATTTATGAATGCGGCTTCATCAATTACCAAAAATGTTACTGCTTTACCACGAAGAGTTTTTTCAGGAGCATTCGGATTTACTGTTGCTGTAAACAATTTAGAACCGTTTGTTAAAATAAAACTTTGTTCTGATTTTTTATCAAAACAACCGCCTTCTCGTCCTTTCTTTGGAGTTAAAAAGCTTGGTAACTTTTCAATCATATTTCTAATAGCTCTTGAAAAGTCTGTGCTCTCTCGGCCATCTTTTGAGATTACCCCAATTACAACATTGTCATAAAAATTTAATAACCAAGCACAGTAAGCTTGAGTGGTTGTGCTTATTCCAGTTTGACGAGTTTTTAAACAAATTATATTTTTATACTTTTGAATAGATCTAACGAATTCTAATTGTTTTTGATAAGGTACATATAAAACATCTCCACCGGCTAATTCTAAATAAATATATCTAGTCGCGAAATATTCAAAATCATCTTTACATTTTATATATTCCTCAACTTGCCATTCTACCTTATCTTTAGTTTGTTGTTTCATTTTTTATTTTCCCATCTTATATATACTGATTTGTCCTCATAATCTCTATTACACATGAGCTAGTCCAGTCTGCTTCTGATCTAGAAAAATTTATATCACTAGATTTTAAAACATATTTATTCCCTAATGGAACATACTCAAGCGATCCACATTTTACCTTTACAACTTCTCCAACTTTCATTAATTTCATCATAGGAAGATCTTTTTCAAGCGCGATTTTAACTGTTGAAAGATCTGATATTTCTTTTGCAATTGCAGCAATTGCAAAAACATCTGAGGCATCATTTCCAGAATGAGAGGTAATATATCTTTCTCTATCATCTAAATTTAAATCAAGTTTTATTTGACCTTCTTTAGCAATCAACCCATATTTTAAACATGCTTCTTTTACATCTATTGTTATTTTTCGTGATAATTCATCTTTAGGGTGTACAATATAATGAACTTTTTTACCAAGAGCTGTAATTTTTGAGCTTCCTGAATATTTATTTTCTAGGGACCCATAAGTATAAAAGGTTTTCCCATCTGTACATTTTTTAATTATTTCTTTATTGTTTGCATTATCAGATGCTAATTGATAAACAGTAAATTCTTGTTTCTTACTCATTTTTTTTGTTAAATTTTGAATGTATACTTTATTATCATACTGACAAAAACCTAAATTAGTTGCTCCTTTAAATAAGCCGAAATATTCATCTAAATAAGAAATTGTATAATATAATGTTTGAGGAGGCAAAACAATCTGTGAAATTGGATCCTTGTTTTCGTCATCAGAATCATATACTAATTCCGCACCAACTTTTTTAACTAATTCTGTAATTATTTGTCTTGGAGTTTTTTCAATATATGCTTTATCAGCATCAACTTTTGACATCATTGTTTTAAAAGGTTTTCTTCCAACAGTAATTATTTTAACAATTGATCTATCTTTTGTTTTTCCTTCAGACATTTGTTCTTTCGGTTGTGCAAATGAATTATGGTTAACATATTGAAGTTCCATCTCAATATCTTCTTGGGGAATTTTTTCTAATTCTCTACCAATTAATTTGATAGATAATTTTATTGGTTCTTTCCCCATTATATCTTCTAACGTTAAATTATTTGGATCCAAAGAAAGTTCTAACACAACTATTTGATATGGAGTATTTAATGATGAAACTATTCTAACTGTTCGTATATCATTTGTGTAATCTAGTTTTTTAATTTTTACTTTAATATCATATGAATGTACAGGGGTATAAACTCTCTTTTTTTCTGGCATCTAGTTCAATATCTCCTTTCTTTAAAACTTTTTTCTCTATTCGTGTTCTACATATTTTTTTAATAATGTATAATAATCATCACCTTTCCCTGTTCCTGGAACTTCTTCCATATGAACAAGCGCAATCTTGCCTGTCATAATAGGATCATCATTTGTTACATTAGTTTTTGGATATCTTAACCCGTGCTCACGTTCAACATCTAACCCAATTCTAAAATTTTTTAATTCATGTTTAGACCAATCAACTCCAATTTTATCTCCAATTTCTTTAGCTTCTTCTAAAGTAAAAGTTTCTTTGGAAGCATTTATTTCTATCAAATATTTTTCTATAATTTTATTATATTTTCTATTCATGCTTGACGCCTCCAAATGTATTTATATTTTGTTCTAACAAAAAAATAAACAAAAAAATAATTTTAGAGGAAAAATAGAGGTCAAAGATAATATAAATTCTTTGACCTCTATTTCAACTTTTTTAATTAATCTTTTTTATTTATTAATTTTTTAAGATCATTTAATACGTCATTTGCTATAGTATTAACAGTAACATGTAAAGCTGTGTATGCAGCTGCTCTTTCTTCTGGACCAAGTGTTTCAATCAAAGAATATGCAAATTCTAATGCTTCTTTCGTATTAGGTTTTGTAGCAAATAAACCATGATTTAATTTTTTCAAAAAATTATTTGTTTCTTCTATATTCATAATTTTATCCATTTAAAGTTTTCAATGTTGATTCAATTTCAACAGGAATAACTAACACTTTTTCAGCGATATCTTCCAATAATGACTTAATGTTAATATTTCTTTCAATAGTGGAGAAAAACGTGATTGCTAAAAATAATGTCCATGCATTAACTCTTCCATTGCTTTCTTTTGTTATTTCAGTAATATATGTTGAAACATCTTTTCTTCTTTTCTTTCCTATTTTTTCTAACATATCAAATACTGATAATAAATGCTCTTCATTGATTTCTGTATTAAAGTTTGCATCAATAATTTGATTAATATTATTTGAAAAAACTTCCATATATTTTCCTATTGATGCAGAAAAAGAAGTTCTTGCGTGAACGTTATGAACTTGTCTTAAATTACCGATTTTACTTTTAAATCCAAATCCGAATACTCTATCATTAGTCTCTTCAAGAACACTAAAACCAAAATGAAATTCTCTAGCTCCACTTCCATCATAAGTATTTTTAACTACAACTTGAGGATAAACATCACCAACACGTGGAATAGAGGTACTGTTCTGAATTAATATTTCATTTGACATTCTTGTTCTATGAGGCTGATTTAAGTAAATATATTCTCTAAAAATTGGACTACCAACTTCAAGAATTGATTGCCGGATTTTTTGATTCATTACCTCATTGCCTTCAAATTGATACAAATCTGATACATAACCAGCATAGTTAAACTCTATATTCTCTACTGGAGGTTTAGTAAAAATCGCATACATAGGTACATCTTTTAAATCTTTTGTTTGTAAGTGAGCATATATCACACTACCTATTGAATCATCATATTGAAAACATTCATTCCCAATATCACGCAAACCCATTTCTACTGCTCTGGATTGAAATGTTATTCTTGACATTTTTGTACACTCCTTCATCTACAATTTTGATTGTTACATCACAACCAAGCTCTTTTTCTAAAAATTTTATTTTTTCATCAAATTCATTATCAATTTTTGTTGGAAACAAAAGAAGTTCAAATTTTTGTTTAACAGTAATTTTTTCTAGATTTAAAAATCTTATTATTTTATCTATGTTTTCTTCGTTAACTACCACAAATTTTCCTTTATATTATTTTTCTATTCTTTCAACTAAAAATCTAAGATAAATATCTCGTCCATCAAATTTATAATTTTCTTGAATATGTAAAACTTTAAACCTACCTTCTAATTCAAAAAAGTACCTTGCTCTATCTACAGTCCATATAGAACAGTGTGGGCAATAAGGTTCATTTAGTAATTCAAACGTTGTTATTATATCTTCCGATTCAAAATTTATATCATTAACATTTTCATTTAGAATCCTTTGTGCCAGTTTTTTATAATCAGGCACAATTACATCTATATATCCACCAATTTTTACGGAAGTTGATAATAGATAAATAAAATATAACAATTTAACTTTAGGAACATGTTCCAAAAATCTATACATTGTAATACAATCAAAGAGTAGATGATATCTTTCAAGAAAAGTATATACATCTATATCCGAATTTAATACCATTTTACTTGTAGTATTTGAAATGGAATGGGAATTTATAATATCATTTATGTCTACTGGGTTAAAATACATTTGGTCTAAGTTAAGTAAAAAATGAACACGATTATATAACAAAATATTAGTTTCTGGAAATTCAATTGGTCTAATCTTTCCGCCGCCAATATTTAGAATTGCATTGCCATGGTATGACATTTTTCTTCTCCTTATAAGAATTCAATTGTAATACTATCAAAAAATGGTTGAAAGTAATAATCAAAATATCTTTCTTTATCTATCTCATCTGTATCTATGATATTGATTAATGTTTCACCAATTTCAAATTGACCATATTGTTTTAAGAAAATATTATATTTATTTTCACCAATGGGTATAGCATATAACTTTCCATTAGAAGAATTCAAAATTACATCTTTTATATTTTGTAAGCTTTTAAATATTGAATCTTTGATCATATAATTAATAGATAAAATTTTTTTATAAAAATTATCTATTTCATCATATCTATATGCAATTCCTTTTATAGTTATTTTATTACCATCGGATGCAATAAATTTTGTTCTATCTAACGAAATAATAAAAACTGAATAAATTTCTCTTAACTCTATTGGTAAATATTGATCAGTTACTATAGCTAAAGGTTTTGTTGACATAAAACCATCGTACTGTCTAACTATAATATTATCAAGAGAGATTTTATTTCTTAAAATATATTCATCAATTAAAGAATTAGTAGTCGATCGTAAGATACTTGTTAGTTTTGGATTATCTCTCATCATTTTACCTATCTGAATATTTCTAGTAAGTTTATTTTCTTTTTCAATATTTGAAATATCCAAATTCAAGTTTTTTAATATATTATAATGACAAGAAGAAATGTCATAAGAATATACATTATTTAAAAATAGTCTGCAATTATTATTGATGTTCATACACCACTATCTTTAACTTTCCATCCACACATATTCGGATTAATACCTACTTTTTCTAGTTGTTTAACTAGATCTGGATGAACCCATACTTCTACCTGAGGATCATCTCCATCTATTTCAGTTAATAATAAAAATATTCCTGGAGGAAGAGTTGCTGTTAAAACTCCTTTTCTTAAATTATATGGTCCTGATTTTCTCATTACTTCACCTCTATTCTATATTCAAATTATTTCAAAACTTATTTTTAGAATATTATTGTCGGAATTTGGGAGAGGATATATTTATATATCCTCTCCTCTCCCTTCTTTCTAACTAAATAACATGAATTAGAACATCATCAATTTTCAACAGGTGGTTTATATCTACAATACCTGATTGTTTTTGAATAAACCAATCCACTGTTTTTTCTTTTGTTGTAAATACTTCTTTGAATTTGGAAGCTTGCTTATACAATAATTGAACTTTTTCTTCGTCGACATTATTAGCAAGTTTTTCTTTTATTTCATTAGAAATCCCGTCATAACCAACTAATTTAATAGAGGTTACATTCTTTTTAATTTTTGTTTTTTCATATGGAATAATTTTTCCATCAACATTGGCACAATATACCAAAATTAATCCTGTTTTTACTCCGTAACTTTTAATGAAAATTTCATCATTATATTGATGTAAAATTTCAAAAGTATCATTTTTAAATATTTTTAGGTAAACAGGAGGCAGATTTAATACAGGTCTTAATGAAGGATTATAAAAACTAACCAACTCCATATCATCATTGTTTCCTTTTTTAACTTTAAAAATCATATTATCTTTTGGATTAATATTTGAAACTTCGGCTTTAACTCTTGAAATATTATGTATAGAATCTGTAAATTTTTCAAACCAGTCATAAAAATTAATTAAATTAATTTCTGGAGTACTTGGTTGATCTTCTGATTTTGAAGGTTCAGTTTGTATTTCTGTAGTAGGAATTTCCTCTTGTCCTGGATCTTGTTGGACTTTTGTTTCTTCGTTTTCAGAACTATTAAGATTTTTTACCATTTCTTGTAAATTTTCTTGCATGTATTACTCCTTATAGAGGTTCTATTGATATTCTGTTTTTACCTGAATGAATATAAACAATTTTGTACATCATATCTTCAAATTTGATTTTTTGCCCTACTTCATGTAAAACCATATCTTCAAGATTTCCAATTTGTTCAATTCCAATCCTATTCTTTTTCTCATTTAAAAAAGTTATTTTATATTCAATACCATTATACATAAATGTGCTTCCAATAATTATTGTCATATTTAAGAATCACCCTTCCATTTTTCTTTTATTCCATTTTCTCTCCATTTATCAACATCAATTGCTGAATAAGATTCTAACGCTGCACCAGCTAATGTAAAAATTTTAATTAATTCTTCATAACAATCTGATGGACATGAACCTTGTTCTATATATTCTTTTGTTGATAACAACCAATTTGGTAGATCGACTGTCCATTTAGAAACATAATTTTTTTTACATTTTTGTAAATAATTATCTAAGAATAATAAAAAAGAACTTAAATTTAATGATGGATTATTTTTATATTCTCCAAAAATATTACCTTGATAATTTCTTTCTTTTTCATATAGTTTAATAAGCTCATCTCTTGTCATTAATGATCACGCCAGTTTTGTATAATATTTATATTTGCAAAAGTATTACCTGTCAATTTTAAGATTTCTTTTTCTAATATCTTTAATACTTTTTGATTTTTTCCTCCAATATGCCATGATTTAATATCATTTGATGTAATACTAATATCACGTTCATATGATGGACCATCTTTATAATTATAAATTGTTATAATTTCATTATCAATTTCTAAAATCCATTCCCAATCTACTTTAAAATCTCCAGAAGGAAATTTACTGCTTGGTTCACCAAAAATAGATACAATTTCATCATAATTTAGATTTAAGTATCCTTGTAATGAAGTAATTGTATTCAATGGATATGCTTTTAATTTTTTCATTTATCTAATCCATAGTCTATATTAACAATTTCTGATTTTTCATATTCTCTTTTTCTAATTGCTACTCCGCGCTCTCCTACTCCAGGTTGAAATAATACTAATCTCTCCCATTTAGTTCTTTTTCCGGGAATGACATAATCCTTTTCCCACTTAACATCCTTTAACCACGCAGGCAGAGTATTTGTTTTTGCATTATAGTATGATAATTCTGTTGCTCTTGTTGCAAACCTTAGTTTTGGAATTGTTTTATATACATATTGTTTTCTTAATTTTGTTAATGTAACTAGATTTTCCTGATTATGCTTATAAACTGGAAATGTTGATTCATTTTCTGGTATATCAATTTCTACATTAAAGGCTTTTACTTTGATTGATTTGCCTTTCTCTGATACTTGTTTTGGCCACTCAACTGGAGTTTCAGATACAGGATATCTAATTCCTTCTTCTAACATCTTTTTAATTTCAATATTGTAATAAGCTGCTTCCTCTGTTAATCTATCAATTAGACACTTAGTTATAAAATAATATTGTCCAAAAAAGCTTGTCCATCTATTTGGATGAGAAAAATTCTTAAAAGTTATATGATTTCCTTCTAAGATCTTACTTTCCATTAAGAAGTTATTTTCTTTGGCGTTTGGCATAAAGTCAATTCTTTTCCATCCGTCATACCAATTTCCCGACAAATCAGTTATAGAAAAATTTCTATAATCACCCACAGATTCGGAAGTAACAACATTCATATCTTTAATTCTTAGTGAAAATAGAAAAGTTTCTTTATTTGCATTTAGTCCTAAAAGACAACCATGTCTATTATCTTTAGAAACAATCATCTGGCCTTCTTTAAGACGAGTTTTTCTAATTCCTTTATATGTAGGTAAATTAATTACAGCATTTCTATCTGCTAATTCATAAAGAAAACATGCTAAATCTAAATCCGTTCCCAAAAATGTTCCGTCCTCTTCATAAGCAGGACCAGGTTTTCTAGAAAATAAATCATAAGTCCACCATTTAGAAACTTCATTAATTGTTTCAGTGATATCTAAATTTTTATTTAACACATTTACCATTACTGCATTATCTAAAATTGTTTTTAATGTTTGTGCAACTTTTTTTGGTTGGGTCATATTCAGCTCCTGTTATAAATCTTCTTCTAGTATTAAATAATGACAATTATATTTATAGACAACTTTTAAAGTTTTAACTTGATATTTTAGGGTTTTTGCTAATGTAACTTCATCCATTCTGTAATCTCTACCTTGATAATCTTTAATGTTAAGATTGCCATTACCAAAATAGTTTTTACATCTGCAAGATAAAATATCATTTAAATTAAATTCATTTGGATATTCTATTTTACCTGTATAAAGACTTCTTGCCACATAATCCTCCTAAAAGTAATAACTCCCATCAAATCCGCCTGGAACGCTCTTCCAAGCTATTGCAATAGCATTTGAAGTATGTAAAGATTCTTCATGAGTACATTTAACAATATAATCATATATAAATGGTTCTTTATTTAATGCATTACAAATTCTTCTTATACTGTCCTCAACAAACTGAGGATTTTTTGCAGCAACTTCTGCGACATGTTGTTCATCCATTCTTCTTAAAATTGGATAAACTGTATTGGATACTGATTTTTCTACTAAATCAATTAATGTCTCTAGCCATATAATATTTTCTGGTTTAACTTCAACCAACAAGTCACAAAAACTTCTTTGGGCATGTGGATAACCACCAGAACCATTTTCTTTTAAGTGATCACATAATGATGCTGAACATGGACAGTAACTTGCATATTGAACTCGAACTTTTTGAAAGAATCTAAACTCATAATTATCTAATTTTCCAATAAAACCGCATTTATAATATTGTGGAAATGTTATGTTAGATAATGGTGATTTTTTGGTGATGGGCATATCAAAAGTAAATTTAATTAAACTATGTTTGGAATCTGTTTCAACTGCAGTTTTAAATTCTGTAAGTATTTGTTTAATAATGTCATGTTTTAACGGTTTACTTAAATACTGCATTATTGTTCGTAAGAGCATGCTCATGCTGATCCCTTTTATTTTAGAACTTAAATCAGTAGACATTTCAATGTTTGCTACTAATTCATGATATCCCCCATATAAGCTATCTAGAATAAATGGAACATGAACATTATCAACACCTACCTGATTAATGTATATTTGAAAATCTGGAGTTGTTGAATGTTGGATATCTGGTAAGTTGTCAATCATTTGTACTTTCTCCTTTAATAGTTAAGCGTTTCTTGGATTTTTAAATATTCCATAATACTTTTTTTAAATTTAAGGATATTTTCATAATACTTTTTTTGTTCTTCTGGATCGGTTGTTGGATAACAACAAATACATTTATCTTCAATATTAGAACAATAAACGTTAAAATATGGAAGTTCATCTTCATTATTATCGATCCTATTTATTTTTCCATCTTCATCAATACCAAATGATTTTGTTGGAGTTATAAAATCTACATATAATTCGCTACCACAATTAGCGCAAAACATTTTTTCCATATGTAAAATCCTTTTTTTAAATTAAGGGAGATTTAATTCCCCTTTTCTAACTCCATGTCTACACCTGTAACCAACAAAGAGTTTCTTAACAAATTAACTGTTTCTGGAATAGTTGAAATATCTGTATCATCTTTTAAATAATTTGAATCAATAATATTTTTTATGTATTGATTTTTTAAATCAATACAATCAGATTTGGTTGTTAAGAATTCAGTTAAATTATCCAACGCTCCATGTCCTATTAGAGCGCTTTGTTCCATTTCTCCTAAACGCTGACCACCATGATTTTTTCTTCCACCAGGTGGCTGTAATGTCTTTCTATTATACAATGAAATAGACCTAAAAGTCATTTTATTTGCAGCAATATGTATCATTCTAAAGAAATACATAAAACCAACACATATAGGATTTAATATAAAATCATCTGAAGCATAATCAAAGAGTTTATATTCATGTTTAGTATTAGTATATTTCATTGCTTTTAAAACCATATCATAATCAGAAGATTCAAATGGTGGCGCAAGTAAGGTAATGTTATTTAAAAAATCTTCATTTATTTTTTCATTTTTTAATTGCGCTTTAAATTGTTTATAATACCAATTATTTTTCGTATTATCAATTAATTTAATATAGTACAATAAATTCTTTTTAATTTTAGAAATTCTATCAGATTCAGATTCATCGGGATTTAATGGGTCATTAAGCATACATATTAATTGAGTTTTTAAATCATTTAAAGACATCGCAAGGTTTGCTTCAAAAACTTGACCTACATTCATTCTTGAGATAATTCCCAAAGGATTAATACAAATGTCTACATGTCTACCATCTTCCATTTTTGGCATTTCTTCATGGGGTAAAATTTTTGATATTACACCTTTATTTCCATGACGGTTGCCAATTTTATCACCGACCTCAATATTTTTTAAATACATAGCTGACATTTCAACATGTATCCCATTAATTTCTTCACCTTTGATTTTATACTTTCCTGAATGAGAAAACTTATCTAAATTATTATCTCTAATAAATTGTAAAGCTCTAGATTTTGGTAGTCTTGTATAAATTATATTTTGAAGATTTTTTTCTTCATCTATTTGACGTTGTTGAGTTTTTTCAACCCATTCTGAATACTGTTTAATTTCTTCATTATATTTGTTTACATATATATCTACATTCATGACAAATAACGTATTTTTTGTTAATAATGGAATTTCTTCTTTAAAAATTGAATTATATTCTAATGGATTTCCAGACATTTCTTTTAAAATTGCATAAGGTTGTCCACTATTAATTATGTCATATTTCTTTTTAAATCTTTTTTCATCTTGTATAGTGTAAGGTCTTGGTAAGGGTTTATATCTATTTTTTTCTAGTGATAATAAGATTTTTGATTCTGGAATATTAAATGATAAATCTTTTACATGAACAGATGTAAAAATATTTTCTTTAATTAGTCTATCTGAAATAATGATTCCATCTTCATAGTTATAACCATCCTTTGGCATAATTGCAGTAAGTAAATTCTTACCAAAATTTATTTCACTATTTTTACAATAATTACTCTCAGCAATTATATCACCAGCTTTAACTTTATCGCCTTCATGAACATACACTTCCATTAAATCAACATTTTCTACATATATCTTTCTTGCACCTACATTAATTAAATCAAAATCTCCATCATCATATACAATCATAACAAAATCATAATCAACATAGATAACTTCACCATCTTTTTTAGCTCTTTTAATAAATTGAGTATAATCTGTATATAATCCTTCACAACCAGTTTTAATCATAGGTTGATCAAAATTAAATAACATTATTGCCTGTCTCATTTGAGAAGATGCCATTTGTAATCTTGTCTGGTCGTCATTCTCTAAAAATGGCACCATTGTAACAGGAATTGAAATTGGTTGTTCTTTTATTGTCTTTTCAGTAAACTTTAAATTATTATCTAAATTAACATTAGGTAAAAGACTTTGTAATATACCACAATTTTCTCTATCTGGAGTATCAACAGGACAAATTCTTCCAAACATTGATGGTTGAATATCTCTTAGATAATAAGGAACATTTTCTCTATTAAATCCTCCTGGTCCAACTAAACTAGTTCTAGATAACATAGTAAGTTCTTCAATTGGATTAATTGCAAAATCAAACTGAATAATATTAGACACATTACAATCAGATAAAATTTGAGAAGAATTAATTCCAAATTTTGGATTTTTTGTTGTTCTATTTGCCATACATAAATCAAAAACTGCTTTTGAAACTCTGGATAATATTATATATTCAAAACACCTTATTCTTTTATTTATAAAATCTGTATCATCAATATTATTAATTTTTATTACATTGATTAGGTCCCCTAAAACTGTTCCGGTTGTAAAGAATCTTGCTGATATTAAATCAGTTTTAAGGATTAAATCTAACCCATAAATTAAATCCTCGCCTTTAATCTTATAATCATACTTAGAATAATATTTTCCTGCTTCTTTAATCAGGTCTTCTTTAGTATATTTATAAACTTCGTAACCAAGATAAAACTTCTTTAAATCAAATAAAAGTTTATCATAAATATCGTAAGTAATTAATTGAATACTTTCATCATCATTAATTTTATCTTGGTCAAACTCAAACATTTTTTCAATTTCTTCACGGGTATAATATGAAAATATTACTAAAGATAAGGGCAATTTTTTTCCAAAAATAGAAATGTGTACATAAGGAAATTCTTTCTCTTCTAAAATCATTAAAGATGTAACATTAGTTCTCATCTTTATTGTTTTTCCTCTAGTAACAAAAGGAATATCAAATAATTGAAATAAAGGTATTTTCCTTTTACCTCCAATAACTAAATAATTATCATCCACTAATTTTGGAATAAACATAGATAAATCAATTTCTGATTCGCCTTTTTTTAGTTTAATTACTAAATTTTTCTTTAACGTTCTATATAATTCACCGGACGAAAACTTGGATTCTCTAATTCCAAAATCTGTAATTATAAATCCAAGTTCCTCGGCCGGTCTAAGAATTTCTCTAATTATTGATTCTAGATTTTCATAATCTTGTTTTCTCAATGTAAATATATTTCTTTCTTGATTAACTTCATAACCAGGATTTATAAATTTCAAAGTTATCTTCTCCTTTTACTGAATATTATTACATTTCTCACGATAATTTTGTTTATTTAATAAAGATTATAAAGATTCTCCACAAATAATTTTATCAAAAATACCTTTATATTTTCCAGACTTTTGAATACCTTTAATGATTTGTCTTTTAGGGTTAGAAAATCCTAAACCTAAAATCCAGCTCGCTTTTTCAGGAACAGATTGAATGCTGTAATAAACAGGAACTATTTTATTCCTATCTTTTACCAATCTCCATAAATTTTCTTGACCATTATCAATTGCCCACATCATCTGAGATACTATACATTCAAAATGAACATGATGTATATTTCTGCTCCTGTTATATATTTCATATGAATTATCAACTAAGTCTTTATAATTTTTATCTTTTGTTTGATGAAATAGTCTTGATGCTAAAGTTAAATCCCCAACAATATCTTTTTGTTTAGATTCTTTATTTTCCTCTTCTTCATCTTTTCCTAATTTTGCAACCCCCGAGTTGTGGAACGTACGAAGTATAAGCTGAGTATTTGTTTCTCCCAATGACTGCGCCGCGATAATTCCAATAAAATTACTATGAATATTTTTCCATAAATCTCCGTAACATTTATGACATATTTCTTGACTATTGCAAAAAATTGGACTTCTTATTTTAATAGTTTTGTTTATTAACTCTATTCTGTTTTTTTCTGTAATTTTTTCAAGCTGGTTTTTTTCATTTAGAAAATATCTATCTAATAACATTTTTGATTTTTTATCATCGTTTACATAAACATCAAGAAAATCTTGTGTACCACAATCATCAATATCTTTACTTAGTTCTAAATTTGAGCCTGTAAATAATAATTTTCTCGATAAGTACCCGGAAGTACCAGTATTTAAGGCAACATCTAAAAGACCTTTTCTACAACCATATGTTGAATTGAAAAATTCTTCTTGTGTTAATCCCTCCAATAAACTATGTTTAATTGGTTTTTCTTTAATCATTCCATTAAAATCTGAAACAAAACCTCTAGAAAATACAATCTGGGATGCTTGTTCCCAACTTCCCCTAGCACCTGATTCGATTAAATAAGAATAATTAAAATTATCTTTTAGGAAATTTATTGTTTCTGGGGAAGTAAGTTTTCTAATTTTTTCCAAAATTGTTCCGTTTTCTTCATATATTTTATCTCTTAGTTTACCCGAATTTTTTATTTCAAAAGCTTTTAGGGATAATGTAGGACCAAAAATAGTTGAATATTTAAATCCAATTTCTTTAATCTTATCTAAAGTATTTGCAACAATATTTTCCGGGTATATTTCTTTAATATTATTCAATATTTTTAAAAGTTCTTTTTTTCCAACAGGATAATTTATTAACTCATAATCTTCAGGAAAACAATCATTTAAAATTTTAAGAGATTCAGGAACTTTTTTTCCTTTGTAGTCAATTATATTTTGCAATTTTGGGAATTGATTCGTACTTAATGTATATATACCTAAAACTATATCCTGACTTGGTAGTGTTGATAATTCATTATTGGCAGCATTCGTAAAATTTTTTGTAATAATAACTTTTTCCAATAATTCATCTTTTGTTTTTTTAGAAATAGGTACATATACTGCCATTTGATCACCATCAAAATCCGCGTTAAATCCTGAACATACCAATGGATGTAGTTTAATTACATTATCTTTAGAAATTTTAATCTTAAATGCCACCATACTTAATCTATGTAATGTTGGTTGTCTATTTAAGATACATAATTCATTTTTAGATAATTCTTCACAAATATTGTATAATGAAAAGTTAGAAAACGTAACACATTGATCTATATAATCTATTGCTTGATTTAATAATTTAAATTTACTAAGTTCTATTAATTTTTTAGCAACTGGTAATTTAAATAACTCTAAAAAACCAACATATGGTAAAGAACATTCATCAATATTTAAAGCAGGATCTGGTATAATAACAGCTCTGCCAGAAAAATCAATTCTTTTTCCTAGTATATTACCTCTTATTAATCCTTCTTTTTTAGATAATTTTTCAATAATATGCTCATACAATTCAGTTGCGTCTTTTTGTAATTGTTTAAAATAAGAATAAAAGAGAGTTTTATCCCTAGTAATATCAATAATAGTATCTTTCATAGATTCTTTTTTGGTAAGGATTTGCATATAGAATCTATTTATTTTATCCACAATTTGATTATTTCTTTCAACTCCTTTTGCTGCAGGCCTTAAATCTGGTGGTAAAACTAAGATATTTTGAGTAAATAATTTATCAAGATTATCTAATATATTTTTCCATTTACTATTAGGATCATCCTCAACATACGCCATAGCCATATTACTAATTAACTCATATATTGCATCCAATTTTTCCCATCTTAAAACACCTGGCGGAACTTTATCTTCTTCAGTTACAAAATAAAAGTCATCTTTTGTGTATAACACACTTTTTTCATTTTTCATTAACTTATTCAAATACGCTTTTAATTTATTTCCTGCTATATCAATAACTAAATCATACATAATTGGATTAACTATTTGAACTGGTAATACTATTTTAGCAAATCTTTTTCTTCTTACATCGCTATTTACAATATCTACACCACAAATTTTACATGTACCACCTGACCTGGAAACACCATGATATACATCACATTGACAAGTATAATTCTTTACAGGCCCAAAAATTTGCTCAGAAAATAACCCTTCTGAATGAAATTTTCTTTTGTCAATAATCTTAGAAGATGTTATTTCTTTTAAATCTTCACAAAATGCTCCTAAATCAAGAAGTTTTGGCATCTTTTTTATCGACCTCGCTTTCACTTTTTTCACTTAAACAATCATCTGATTTTTTGTCGTCATCCCAAAAAATATCATTATTATTTTGTTTTTGAGTTATTAAAATAAAATGAGCTATTTCCATAAAATGTTTCTTAACATAACTTGCTATTAAAGGATCTATTTCTTTCATTATATCTTTCATTAATATTTTAATATTTTTTTCTTTAAAATAATTTTCTTCATTAATAATACCTTTAATCATTTCTTTAAATTGTAAATTAACATTATTATTTTCACTTTGCTTTTTCATTTGTACCTCTTTTCTTTTTTCTAGATTCAAATAAACTGGTGATAAAATCATTGAATATTTCTTTTATGAATTCTAAAATACTATTACACCCTTTTTTAACTACTGGTTCTAAATCCTCTAAGGTTTCATTTCCTATTTTTTTTAAATCTTCTTTATATTTTTGTTTTTTTGATTCATTCATTTTTTCTATCCTCCACTATTTTAAAATCTTGCCAAGGTTGATAAAATGCACTATCAAAATTAAAAATCTTAAACATATTTTCGATAATTTGTATTGTTTCATCATTTACAACGTTATCTTTAATAAAATCTGGAAAACAAAATTCTTTTGTTTTTGGATCACAGTTTGGATGATTGCCTTTATTAATTATTATTTTTTCAATCTTTTTCATTTCATTCGTATATATAGTAAATTCATTTATAATATAATTAGAATTTAAAATGGTAATATTATAAAGAATTGAGTTACAAATTAACTTATTTGGAACTATTGTTTTTTCTATAACATTCTGTTCAATAATCATGCAGAACCTGTTTCTGGTAATAATTCAACGTAATATTTATTATTATGGATACCAACACTAATAATGTAATAATTGAATTGATACGGAAGGTTTTTGGTAAGGGAGGAAAAACTGAAGATAATATCTTGAATTGTACTAAAGGTATTTTTTGGAACTATTTTTGTATTATAAGGTGAATGTTTGTCTCCTAAAGAAACTAATAATTCATTATCTTTATTTATATCAATAAGTGAAGAATAATTATTATTTAAATTAATTAATTTTCCATCAAAATCATTATTGTCATCATAAACTATATCCACATCATTTTTGTCAACTAAAGCTTTTATTCTTTCTGAAATACAATCAATTGGTATTTCAAAAACTTTACGCTTTTTTACCATTAAATTAATCAAACCTTTTTCAAATAATGTCGTAACATTCAAAGCAGCATTTTTTAAGTCAATTCTTGTTAATCTTGATGCGTATTTTCCTTCATGTTGCTTTAAATAATTAACATTTTTTCTGCAATCCATAATAAGATTTCTAAAAGATATATATAATCTCATATCTATTAAATCTTTTCTATTATAAGTAAAATCTCTACAATCAATAATTAAATCAAACTTTGGGATTTTTGTTTCGCCTTCTATAAATTTTTTATTTAAAATATTGACTCGACATTTATTATTTAACTTATCGCAAATAGCTTTTGTTTTTAACTTTCCAATATCTTTTTCATCATAAATAGAATTCTTAGTATTTTCTAATTCTACAGTATCATAATCTATTAAAAGTAAATTTTTTGTTGAGTCTAATTCTGAAAGATTTTTAGCTAAAAATCCTCCAATAGTACCTAAACCAATTATGCAAATATCACTATACAAATATTGCCTCCTATTTATTTGTTCTATTAATTAAAGAAATTTTCTTAATTTTATTCATTTTCCTTCATAATTTTAATCATTTCGTCAATATTTTCTTTTAAAAAAATCATATCCTTAATTGATAATCTTCCACTAGCTGAATAACCAATAGTGCCGTCTTTTTTTTCATAACTTCTAGTAAATCCAATTTTCGATGGCCCACCATCATATGAAAAAATTGAACATAATAAACTAGATGAACCTTGTTTTAATTCAAATAGCTTTATCAATTTATCTTTACTCTCATCATACATTGTTTGGCTCCTTTTTCTGTTAAAGAAAAAGGAGGATTAGAAAAGGTAAATAAAATATATTTTTCTAATCCTCCTTAATTGTTTTTATTTTAATTTAAAAATTTGTATTTCATCTCTTGTCGGTTCTGGTTTAAATTCTGATTTATACTTAAAATATTCTCTTGTTTTTTCTACTGGATAAATGTAAGGTATCGTGACGAATATTCTTTCATATTTTTCAAACTGTCTTGTAATATGAGTAAAACCTAACTTATTGATTTTTTGTAAAAGTTCACCTTTTAATTCTTCTGATTTTATTTTGAAACATTTTTGTATATTATACAAATCTCTTGAATCATGTAAATTTGGATAAATTTCATGAGAATCACTTCCTTTGAATATTGCTTCAGCTGCCCTACTCTTTGAAACCTTTCTAGCAATTTTTTTATTATGAAAGTCAATAATAGAACAAATAGCTACACCTCTTGCTAAAATCTTTTTATCTTCTGAAAACATAACACAAGCAGTAAAGATATTACCTACAAGAGGACAATTATTATAATAAAATCTGATATCATCAACGCCGCATTCTTTTAGTTTTTGAGCTAAAGTGTCCATAATATAATCTCCATTAAATAAAAATTAGGAAGATGAAAATAATATTATTTTCATCTTCCTTTCTTAAATTAACCCTTTGTACCGGCTTGTCTTACAAATTCTAGTACATCGTTACTCTTTAAAATATATGAATCTTGAACTTCAACGCCATTAACAACTCCAACGCCATCAGTTTCGATATTCAAAATTTCCCGATATGTAGCTTTTATAAATCCAACAGATCTTCCAACTACAGGATAATTCGATGACGCTGCGCCACATGATACAGAAATAAGACTTTTATAAGAATCATCCTTTTCAATAAAACTATGAAGATTGGCAGTAATATAAGGAATTTTGCTATTATCAACAGGCTTTTTTGATACGGTTTCCTTTGAATTTGCATTTTTCAAACTTTTATAAAAAGCTCCAATAGCTTCAATAATTACATCTTTCCTTGCTTTTGCCATCTTAGGAATATCATACATTTTACAAATTTCGCGTAATTCAGCAACCGTTTTTTCCAAAAGCTCATCATTGTTAAATATACGGATGTTTGACATATTAAAATCTCCTTGTATTGTTTTTTGTTTTTGGTACTCTTTTTTTACAATTCGCATTCATAGTTAACAAATCAAAATAAATTTCTGAAAAATTATAATTGTTATTTTCAATTATATTGTAAAACGCAGCACACATATAAGAAGCTACCATAAAATTGGTAAAATATAATTGAGGTTTTGAATTAGATAACTCTTCGCAAGACATTTCATTTGGTAATTTATCTGTAGCGTTTTCAATTTCTGGATGATAATCAGTTAAGCTTGGAGTTATATTTACTCCATCCTTTTTAATAAAAACTTGAACATTACCATCTGTTAATTCATTTCCGCCAGAAATGATAACAATATCTTTCAAATTTTCAGCGTACTCTGAAATTATCAGTCTTGTTCTATGGTTATCAACCCCTACAAATACTATTGTATTTTCATTTATAATACTAGAAATTGTATTTTCATCAACAAATACTGAATGATCTACAAAATTAATTGATGTAAATTTATCTTTTAATTCAGCACATTTTATTTCAGCTTTATTACCAAACCCATTAAATTCTTGTCTTTTGGTATTTTTAAATTCATATTTATCTCCATCAACTAAATTGATAATGGGTTGAGTTATATTGTCTCTTGTATTAATATATCTTGAAATTGTGTTTGATAATATTGAACCAATACCGCCTAACCCTATGATTGTAATTTCCATTTTTCACCATGTCCATAATTTTTCACTGTCAAAAATGCTGTAATCAAGATTAAAATTATTTTTACAATCTTCCTCTTTTACTTTTTTTACCTCTTCTAAGTTTATTTTTGTAGTTCTATGGATACAATTGTTACAAACATCATATTTTTTACACTCGGACACCTCCATTTCTTTTGATTCTGTTTTTATTAACTTTGATCCATCGAACATATAAGTTGGATATGAATTAAAATCAAATTGAGTGGTTTTATATTCTTTCTTCTTTACTTTTCTTAACCATTCTTTTTTAAAAGTTATTTGATTTGAATAATTAGTTAAAGCAAAACTAAACGTTGTTTTTACACTTTTATTATAAACTTTCTCTCCATTTATAACTTGAAAACTAGGTTTAAACATATTTGTTGAGTAATTACAATATTCTACAAATTTTAAGCCTTCAATATAGTCTTCTGAAATAACTGGAACTCTCATTCCATTAACGGCTACAGTTGCAGTTATATCAAAAAACTCTTTATCATTTAATTTCCCTACAGTAATATGAATTCCATCAAACTTATCTTCATCACTAACATCAGTAGCGGAATGAAATGCCGCCATACTTCCATGACTATGAATTGTACCAATCAAGTTATAATTTTTTATAACTATGTTAGCTTTGTAGGATAAAGACGCGGAACTTACCTCTTGCTCTGGAACATAAATTTTGTAATTTTTATTTTTTTTATTATAGTATAAAAGAACAATTGCTTCACTGGAATATAAATTATACACTTCTCTAAAAAAAGCTAAAATATTTGCAAATACTTTTTCAGGAATTTTTGGAATATTAATTTTAGCAAAAGTTTGAATATTATCCAGAAATGATATTTTGTCAACGGGTGTGATACTTTCAATTAGATCTAATTTCTTTTTTAAAAAAATTCCATCTTTTGCAATTATGTAGCATGTTTCATCCTGTGGTATACTTTTCCCATCATTTATATATACATTCATTCAAGCTCCAAGTTGTTCTTGCAAATGTATGATTCCGCGAATTATTATCTACCAAAATATTTCCAAATATATTCATTTTTCCACGTACGACTGGTATCGATAATAATTCTTTTACAGCATATCTAGGCAGTAACAAACCATATCTTATTAAATGATTAGTATTTGTTATTGGATGTCCATTTTCAAACTGATAATCATCCGGTGATAAATGTTGATAAAAAGAACAATAAGTACTATGGTAAGTTTTGACTAATAATTTATCACTAAGTTTAAATTTAAAAATATCCCCATCCTGAATTTTATTTATTGGTGCAGGCTCGTTTATTTTAAGTTTATGGAACATTAATTCGTTTGAGTTATAAATATTAAAGTCAGCCTCAATTTGCTCAAATAACAATGTTCTATAATTAGAAAACAATACTAAGGGTTTTAGATCATCAATAATAAAAGCTTTAATTTCATTGCAGTCTTTCATTGGAAAATCAGCAATACTTTTTTTATTTGCTTTTACCTTCATACCGATTTCAAGGTTATTTATTTTTTTGCAAACCTGTCTTACAGTGGGAAAATAATTTTTTACTCTAGATTTTTCTTTGTCAAATTTTATAATTGGGTGTTTTAAAGTATTATTCTCGTCATCCACTAAAATTAAATAAAAATAATTGTCATCTATTTCAAAACTAGAAATTTTTCTTATGACAAACATTTCTTCTGGTTGTTCCCAATTTATAACAATTACTTCATCCCCTATATGATAAGATATATCCTTATCATAAGACATAATTGTAAAAAATTCTTTTTTATCTATGCAAATATTTTGAAAATAATTTATACATTTATCGATATTACATTCTAAAGATTTGACCGAGTAATCAAAATCATCACTATCAATAAGAAATCCTGAAGTTTTCAAGATATTTACATTATGTTCTTTTGATGTATTAGTGAAAAGTTGATCATTGAATCTATATACTTCCTCACTAAAAATATTTTTTTCATCAACAATACTGTAATTTGATTTGTCATTAAAGTCGATCATAAGTTTAGGGCGGTCTTGATTTTCATGGTCAAATACTAAATAAGCTTTATTATCTAATATTTCTACACAATCATATTTTGTAATATATAATTTCACAAAAGTTGAACTAAATCTATTATGATGTTGTATATAATATTTATTATTTTTAATTAAACTAATATTTTGAAATTTAATATCAGTATTATCAACTTTTTCAATAAATTTATTTAAAAAAGAAGATAAAAGGTAAAAGTTTGCGCCAATTTTAACCTGAATTGTGTTATCTCTTAATTTTAAAATTTTTTCAACTGGTTGAACTGATTCTGAAGCTTTAAAATATATAATATCTCCAATATGTAGTTCTGTTTCTTCATTAATTTTTATAGATTCCATAGTATTTATTTTTTCGATAGATTTAAGAATTTCTTCACGGTTTTCACCGTTTAAATCTATTTTTATTATATTATTTTCATTATCTTCTAATCTAACTGTGGTTATATAATTTTCATTATCATTATAATGTTTAAAGAAATCACAAACATAGTAATTTACATCTTTGTATTTTATTTCATCTCCGCATGATAAAAATGTAGTTCCCAATGGGATAGATTCCATCCGATATTTTCTAATTTTGTTTTTATATTTATTTTTAATTGAATTTTGTAAATTGCTAAATGAGTATTGTCTTGATTGATAAGCTTCATTAATTAAATTATTTATAGTAAGACCAGAATTTAACCATCTTGTTGAAAATATAAATAATGGATCAATTTTTGTATTGTATGCCCAGGTAAACCAATCACATAGATGGGGATTAATTTCATATTTTTTAATAAACATTTCATAATCAGTATTAAATTCATTGAACCAAAATCTATTAGTTAATTCTTCAACTTTTTTAACAATAGATGTAGATGACTCTTCATCCACAACTATTTCATCACCCAAACAAGCTTGATAATTACTATCAATATTTGGTAAACATGGAATTAATAAATAGTCTTCTAAACTTGATATGGGATGTATTCTAAAAAATATTTTAAAACTTTTATATTGGTTATATCTATCCAATATAATAGCATAAACTATATGTGGAAAAGATAATGAAAATCTATAAGGTTTTGTATGAAGAGGAAACTTGTCTAACTGGTACTCCTCATATTTTCCATTTATTTTATGAGCTTCAATTTGATAAGTTAAATCTTTATTAAGAAGTATAGTTCTTATTTTTGGAGTTTCTTCAATGATAATAATATTATTTTGATTTGGTAATGTTCTTATATATTTACAATTATTTGGCAGAATCTCATGTTGCGGAGGAAGAGAGTTGTTATATAATCCATCAAGAAAATCTGTTGTATTCATAGAACTTTGAATAGAATAAGGTTCTGCTTTAACATAGTCTTCACTATATAATGACGTTACATTTTTGACAATTGAATCATTAATTACTATTTCATCTATTGTATTCATTTATTACTCACCTCTAACATATTTTAACGTTTCCGCATAAAATTTAAGTATCTTTTCTGCTTTGTTTTCTGTAACTTCCCATACTTTTTTTCTTTTTATTTGTTCATTTGTTTTTTTCTTAGACCATAAAGAAATAATATAAGTTTCTTTTGATTCTCTTTCTAAACAAAGGAAATTGATTCCGATTTCTTCATTAAATTGAATTGCTAAAAATATATTAGGCCCTACAGGTTGATCATTAGGAACTGTAAATTTTGGAGTTTCTTCTATCATAATTTGGTCACAAATTCTTTTTACTTGTTCATCCAATTCAGATTTTGATAATTGTTGAAGTAACTCATTTAATATCGGCATTATTTACTCCATCTTTAATTTTTAATATTATATCATCAAGAAAACTTTTTTGTTTTTCATTATCCATTTCTGTAATTTTTGGTATTATTAATGATATTATTGTCTCTAAAAAATTACATAATTCTTTATTTTCTAATTCCCCAGCTTGCATATATACATCATTTCCATTAATGTCAATCATTAAAAACTTCTCTTCTATGTTTTTAAAATTAATGTTTTGAATTCTCATTAAGTAAGATGGACAATTTAACCATATTCGTTTATTTATTGTGTCAATATCTAACGTGCCATAAGGAATATTTTTTGATATTATCAACTGTAGCCTCCAAAACTTATTTTAACCTTTCGATCTTATACATTTTTTTTGATGAAGTAACAACATATTCCAATCGATCAAATGGTACAGATCGCCAATCTTGTTTTTCTATATCAAAAACACTTAAAATTTTACTTTTTTGTATTTTTGATAAAATTTTAGTTAAATCTATTCCTTTAGGTTTTTTCTCCTTTGGAATTCTATTAAAATCTAAAGTACATTTCATCATTCGAGTTGAACCATCTTTTTTTTCAAATTGTACTGAAACTTCTTTTTCATTTTTTATTATTTTTAAGAATTCAATTGCTGATGTGATTGTTTCTTTCTCCATTTTATCTCCATCTTTTATCTTTTACCAACTTTTATATTTATAAACTCTTTGAGGATAAATTTTATTTTTATAATTTCCTTTATCCAATACATCTTCAATCCATCTTATTCCATATTGTAATCTTGGAATAGCAAATTTACCTACGTCTAAATCATGAACAGCAAAGAAAACATCATTTCTGTCCCCAGTATTTGGATCATCTTTATCTGGAAAAGTTTTAATTTCTTCAAGGTATTGAATTCTTGCACCAAAAGTATCTAACATAAAACTTTCAAATTCTATAATCTTATCATCACCAACTATCGTGGCAGGCCAAACGCATACTTGGGTATAATGTTCTTTTAATTTAACATTCTTTGAGCTAGTATTACTCTTCATTTATTCACCTTTTTCATTTCTTACATTTGAATGAATTAAGTTATCTGATGTTTCTTTATCATTGGAAATCATTTCGCCCATCATGTAGCATGTATGGTTACATAATTTACAATATTTCTTTTTATCCGCAACTAAAGACTTTTTCAAATTTTTATTTATTTCAGCGTTATGATCTAAAACATTAAGAATAGTAAAATTAAGAGCTAAATATTCAGCTCTGAGTCTTAAACATAAGCGCAAACAACCATCTGCATCAACACACATTGTATGAAAATCTTTATCTAACTTACAATCATATTCACTTGGAAGGTAATCATACGTCATAGATAATAATGTATCTCTCATATGAACATTTAATTTTTCATCAATAATTTTATCTAAAATATCTTTTAGTTCATTACTTTTATTTACTAATAATTTTTCATCTTCAATATTAGAGAAATCATAATATTCAGATTTTGAAATATCAATGAACGTAATATCACTGTTAATACCTCTATTAGTTAATTCTTTAACTAATGGATATAAAAACTGATAATTATCATTTGTAACAGTTATTTCAGCAACAACGTCATGTATTTTTTCCTTTAATTGTGTAAGTTTTTGTAAACCTTGCAAACTTTTCCTTGCTACGTCAGAATTTGCTCCTTCTATAAAAATAATTGGATCTACAGATGCAGTATATCCTTGTAAATAATCTACTTTTGATAATAATTCTTCAGTTTTCTTTTCATCAATATTATTACTAATTACTGTGTAAGCAATATTTTCATTGTTACAATAGTTAACAATCTCATAAAGATCTTCTCTTAGAGTTGGTTCCCCACCATAAAAAATCATAAAACAATCTGGATTATGTTCTTTTAGTTTTTCTAAACCATAAATAACGGATTCTGTTGACATTTCATGTTCATGATAGTATCGCATATTAGGATATATGCCTGGTTTTGTTTTATAATCTCTTACAAGTCTACAATAATCACACCTTAAATTACATCTTCTTGTGAGAATCCAGTTAACTATTTGAATTTTATTCATTAATTAATATCCTCCTTCGCCACTAATAACAATCACATCTTCTGTCTTAATATCTTCTTGTCCAATACCAGTGTCACATAATATTGTTTGCATCAAATCACCATCTTCATCGGATACTTGAAATTTAAGTAACTTAATTTCTTCAAACATATATTGATCAAATTTATCAGGATCTTCAAATTCACCTAAAATTTCTTTTTTAAGATTTTCATCTGATATTGTATGTATATTAAAACATTTATTTAAGTCAAATATAGTAATTTTACAGTTTCGATCCATAAAAACTTCAATTTCTATTGGTTTATTTTTATCTTTTCTGCAGTCAGCGAGTATAAATGATGTAGAACTACTATTTGTTATAAAATCGCTTTTAAACTTCATTTCATTTCCACCATCCCTAAATAAAATTCTTACAACATTTGGTCCTGGTCCTCGTAATCTGCTACCGCGACTAATTACATTTAAATTCAGCCTTGCTTTTACTTCTGCATTAAATTCTTCTGGTATTTGCTTTTCAATATATTCTTTAATATTAATTATTCTTTTTGAAATCAGATGGTTTATACTTTCCATATACCACTTAAAACTTACTCCATTTTTAATTTTGTCAGCATAATCCGGTTTACCTAATAAATTGCACATATATCTTCTTATTATTTTATATTTTTCAGTACTTTTAAAACCAATTGCCCTACCCATTGATTTATACTCCTATAATATCTCTCGCCATTTTTTCTAATGAAGGATCTAACCAATCTCTTTTCACTGGTAAATCATTAATAATTTCAGTAAGCACATATTCTAAATCCTCTGCCCTTTTCTTAATATAACTATCTTTTCTAATAATTTTATAATACTCCTTTTGAGTTAGATCATATTTTAAGCAAAAACATTTTAAACATTTATAATATCTTCCTATACTATCTATACATGGTCCATACCAATCATCATGCTTACACATTAATTGGTTAATAATTGTTTCTTTTGAACCTCCATATAAAACAAAAGATTTCTCTTCTTCTTCATCTTCAATTTTTCCTATTACTTTAATTGAAGATGATGAAATGTCTAATTCATCTAAAATAAATTGTCGACATGCTTCTTCTTGTTCTTTTTCAGTATCATATCCATCAAGAAACAAATCAATGATATATTTCATATTTACTCCTTAAATTAATTTTAATTTAAGAACTTAGTTAAAACAATCTCATTGCTTCATCTGCTTCAATTGAATCAATATGTCTATGAGAAATGATATTTATTGATTTATCTTCCACTAAGCTTCTTAAAAGGTTTGAAACATAACCAATATTCTGATCGTCAAGAGTATCAAAAATTTCATCTAATAACAAAATATTAGTTTTCATATCTTGAACACTATTTTGTAAATCACATAAGGATAATAAAATAGCTATATCTATTATTCTAGTTTGACCGCCAGATAATTGCTTTCTATTATTAGCTTTAGTTTGAGTATCCAAAACATTTACATTTATTTTATCTCGATATTCCCCTGCTTTGGTTGTGGATATTGTGTCAAAACTGGCCTTATATCTACCACCAACCATTTCAAGATAATTCTCTACTGCAGCATTTAGAAATGGAATAGATTCATCAATTAATAAAGACGGAATTCCAGTGGACGAAAACCCCATTTTCCAAAAATTTAAAACTTCTAATTCAGTCTCTGTTATAATTTTATCATTACTTAATTTTTTCTTTTCTTCTTCTAACTTTTCTTTTTCAGAAATATATCCAGTTAAAATTGTAAGATTATATTCTTCTTTGTCCTTACTTATAATTAATTGTTTATTTAATTCTATATCAGATTGAATTCTATTTATATTTTCTTGCCATTCCTTTTTCTTTGCTAATGATTCTAATAAATTATTTTTGTAAGAAAGAAGCTTATTTAAATTAGAATTCAACCCTTGTTTTTTAGAACTAATGTCTTCTTCTATTTCTTTCTTTTTTTCCATAAAGAGGGTGTTTAATTTTTCTTTTGCTTCGCTATGTTTATTTGTTATTTCATGTTCTTTTTGATTAAAAACGTTTTCTGTATCTGTTTTCTTTGTTTCAAAAGATAGTTTTACTTCTTGAAATAAATTTGTTAACTGATTTATTTTTTTATTTAATTCATAAATTGAAGTACGAGAATTCTTATTTTCTTCTTCTAATTGAGAATTTATTTTAATAAAATTTTCTAATGTATCAGTTAGATGCTTTTTAATATCATCGTCTGTTAGTTTTTTACCGCAAGTAGGACATGTAGCTTCTGTTTTATTTAATGAGGTTTTTAATTTTAGAATTTCATCTTCATTCTTTTTTATTTCTTTTTGGTTTGCGTCAATGGAATTTGTAAGTTGGATTTTATTATTATTTAGTTCTGTTTTGTCTCTATCTAGATTACTAGAATATTCTTGAAACTTTTTGGTCTCTTCTGAAATTAAATTTGTTTTATTTAACTTCTCTGTTGATATTAATTCTAAGGATTTATTATTAAACTCAGATTCCTTTAAACTTTTCATACTCATTAAAGCATTTATTTTACTATTTAATTCTAAATCTATTTTTTCAATTTCACTTTGAATTGATGAAATTTTATCATTTGTATCATTCAACTCTAAATCATTGATATTATCAAAAAGTTTTTGTTTGTTATTTAACTCAGATAATTCTGCTTTTAATTGATTGATTTTTTGAGTTAAGCTATTAATTTCTTCATTTTTTCGTAAATAAAAGTTTCTTTTATCTTCCTCTGAAATGCAAATATTGTTTATAACATTCTCTATAAACTTACTATTTAAAACAATATTCTTATCAATTTCATCTAATTTTAAAGTAACCTGTTTAATTCTTTTATTTGTTTCATCTTGATACATAACATAATTATCAAGTTGTAAAACTTTTCTAAAAATTTCTTTTCTATCAGAATCAGGTAAATCAGTAAAGAAATCCTTAACTTTTTGACCAAATAATAAAGTATTAGTAAATAATTTTTGAGGTATTAATATCTTTTCAATTTCAGGTAATACTTCTTTTTGACCTTTTTTATAAGGTGCGGTCATATCATTTTTAAAAAGAAGAACTGTATCCCCAAATTTTGAGTGTTTTACATATCTATCAACTCTATAATTATCAAGAATCCCATTTAATTCAGATGTAAATTCAAGATATGTATGACAATTCTTTCCTACTGTATTATTAATCAAATCTGATGAACGTGCGCCTTTGTCCGTTTCACCAAATAAACTAAATTGAACGCTAGCAAACATACTTGATTTTCCTGCTCCATTGGGACCTGTAATCAAAATAACTTTATTATTTTTAAATTCATATTCCATCAACTCTTTATAACAACAGAAATTTTCCATTCCTGTTTTTATAAAATTAATATTCTTCATATAATTAAACCTTTCCTTTTAAAATAGTTAATCCCATAAATTCATATAATATTTTGCAAAAAGATTAAGACCATTTTGAAGTCTGTCGTAGTATTGATCTCTCTCTTCTTTATTAAGGTTATAGCTATCATCATATAAATCATCATGAATTTGCTGAAATGACCAAATCATTTCACCTAAAACCCAATCCCATCTTTTGAAAAAATTATCATCATCTTCCCATTTTTCCACAGGTGCTGCTTCAGTCGATCTCAATCCAATTCCTTCTGGTACATCTTCGTCGGAAACGGGAGGAGCTCCGTGTTTTTCTTCATTGAACTTTTTTAACATTGGATAAATAATTTTTGATAATGTAAAATCCATTGACCATGTATCATAATTGTCTATTCTAATTTTTGTTTTAATTTTTTTCTTATCTTGAATCCACTGACAAAAGTCTTTTACCCATGTATTCGATAACCATTTACCAATTTTATTACAGGTTTCTTGTGAAACACCTACTTTCTGTAACAACTCCGCAATTTGATATGGACCAATCCAATCCTTATAAGGACCAATATAAACTTTCATAATTTCTCCTATAATTCACAGTTATTCATAATATCTAAAGCTATATTCTTATATAATTCTCTTTTATCAATTGATATTTCTTTTATTTCTAAAAATCTATCTATTTTATCAGAAGAACTCATTCCAGATGTAATTCCTCTATTAGTAATATCTTTTTCTCTTTTATCAATTACATCAAAAGATTTTTCAATATCACTCATATCTAAATCATCTGTTTTATTTAACTTGATATAATGTCCTTCCGTTTTAATTTTTAATATTTTTTTCATTACATCATCTTTATTTTCTTTTGTAACATCAAATTCAAAATATTTTTTATAACCAGTACTTGGTACTGAAAAATCTGCACCTGATTCAAAATCAATTACTTTAAAAAACTTTTCTTGATTTTTATCATTCCAATCCAGTTGAATTAAAGAACCTACATATTCACAATTACCAACAATTTGTGGAGTATGATAATGTCCTAAATATACTTTCTTATACTTTTTTAAATCTTTTAGTCCAATATCCGAAACTAAAGAAATCCCACTACTTAAAGTAGCTTCATTTAAACCTAAATGAGCAATTGCATAATCCGCATCTCCATTTTTTAAGTCGTTAATCATTGTTGTAGGATTCCACGGAACAAATAACACATTTTCAATTTTAATTGTTTCATGTATTGTGGTTACATTTATTTCATTGTCTAAACATTTAATCGCGGAAACTCCATTGCCAGTCATTGAACTTAGATCATGATTCCCTGACATAATTATCCAATGAATATCTTTATTGTTTCTTATAATATCTAACAAAATAGACTGAGCTACTGAATAAATAATTGACTTATTATGGAATATGTCTCCTATGATAATTATTTTATTAATTTTATTATCTCTGGCATAATTGATCATATTTAGAATTGCTAAGTATATCCCACTCAATCTCTCGGGAAGACCAGTATTTGAATCAATTTTATCATTATTATAAGCACTTAAATGTAAATCTGCACATGCTATAGCTTTCATATCAACTCCTATTTTATTTGTGTTAATTCTGGAAATGGTGATTTACTAATAAAAATATTTTTTACATTATGAATATTATTTTTAAGTATATGTATAAAATCTTCTTCTGAATATTCACAAAATAATTCTCCTTCATACATAAAAGAAAAATCTTGAAGTAAATCTAAGCAAGTAACAACTAAATTAATAGGAGATTTTTTTATATAATCGTCTTTACTTATTGCGTAATTTATTAAATCTAAATCTAATATCCCCTTTCTAAAATAACCCTGAAATTCGTTATAATCATTTTTTTCATAAGCATTATCTTCAATTTTTGATTCAATATATTCAGTTGTCATTGGACCATTTCCATGTCTAGTTTGGTATGCTCTCGTAACTAACCATACTTCTGGTTTAAATCCCATTTCTAATATATTTTTACTTCCTGTATTTGATCTTGTGACATGAGGGAAAAAACCAAAATTTTGATCTAGCATTAAACCTTGAGATCCTTCAAAAATTAAAGTTGATGGTTGAAGAATTTCAATAGTTTTATATATATCATCACAACAAATTATATTTTTAGATTGTCTTATTTTTTCACATGATGATAAAAACTTATCTGTATGGTTTTCAGCTAAATGCATAGAGTAATATTGTGCTAATAGATTCAGTTTTATTTTTAATATAGAGGGATAATGAATATCTTCAAATAATATTGAATGGTGATCTTCTTCTCTTTGAAACGTTTGTCCTACTCCAACCCCGCAGCTTCCATGTTTACGACCTAATTTATTTACTTCTATATTATATGCTTTTTCATAGGTGGTTGTCAATGGACATTTTTTATCTACATAGAGTATTGGATTTACTTTTGTTTTTAAAATATCTAATTCATTAAGTACTCCAACAGGATCAAAAGTACAATATTTAGTCCAATAAGTAGGAATAGATTGCAAACCCCCACTTCCAAAATTTGAAAAAACATGTTCTGAACCATTTTCTAACATAACATGGTGTCCAGCTTGTTGACCGCCTGAAAATCTAACTACTAATGATTTTTTATTTAATGAACAAAGATAACTTACAACTTTTCCCTTTCCTTCATCACCAAACCCGCTTCCAAATACTGCGACGTATTGCATAATATAACTCCTTAATTGAAATCATAGGGAGATTTTAGATCTCCCTATGATTTATAAGATTACAGTATCATATCATCATTATTTTCTTTTATATCATTTTTAATTTTATTAACCTCAACAATATTATTACTTATTGATTTGTTTACAACATTAATTATGCTTTGAACAACATCTTCTTTTTTCTCTATAATAATAAGATTATCTTTACCTATTAACTGCATCCAACCATCCATCACTGATTGTCGTCTGCCATTAGTACCCTGCTTCATATGAATATGATATACTTCATATTTTTCTCTTGCTTTATCTAGCAAAAACACATCTTCATATGTTTCACATTGACCAGGTCCCATTATATTTTCTAAAGATCTTTTTGGAAGACATTTCAGCGTAGGCTCATCGCCTATAGTAATAAGAATTCCTTTTTGTCCTCTTTTTTCAAAACAATCTATCGATGTATGTTTCCATGCAAAATACCAGGCTAGTAAATAACTTTCACCAGCATTTCCTCCACCGCCACTTTCAATCCATAAACTAGTCAACCAATGATCCAGTAATTTATCGCTTGATTCAAATTGTCCTATTTGTAGAGGTGACCGATCACATTCATGATCACCAATACCAGTAAATAATACTTGTGTATCATTAATACCAGAATCCATAATTCCCTTCATAATTTCTGGTAAACCTTCTTTTACCAAATAATGTGGAATTGAACCCATTGATCCAGTGACGTCTAAGGCTAAAAACAAAGCCAAACTCAATGGATGTTCTTCAGAATCTCTGGATTCACGAATTTCTACACCATTTGGATCCATTGCATTATTCACTGAACGCTGCTTAAATATTTCAGTTGGTGATTTAGTTGTGTATCCCATATCATGGGACCGCAAAGCTCTATCATAATATGAATACGCGCCACTACCCATTATTCACCTCCAAATAAATAAGCATATCTTCTTTTTGCAATTTCAAGTTTGATTTCTTCATTTCTAATTTTAACACCAAGATCAAGATCTTTAATTACATAAGCATCTGCATCAAAATCTTTTGCAGGTTTGAGATTTAAAGCATTATCTGGACTAAGATCTAACATATTTTCTTGTTCTCGTCTCCATCGTTTAATTCCAATTTCAAGATTTTCAATTTCTCGTTTATAAAGTAGCTCAACATCCTCTGTTATTGCTACTGCGCGATCTCCCCTTATCTGCTTATTATTTCTGGTAAGACTTTGTACAAATGCACCTTTTAATTCTTGAGTTTCATTTTGTTCATTTGTTTCCATGATATTCTCCTTTTTTAATAGAATTACACAATTCTCTTACTTTTCATTTAAAATTTTTAAAATTTTTTGTGACATAGATTTATTTCCAATATTAATATAGGTTGGTTCATTATCTGGTCCATAAGTTTCTTCAATAACATAACCCATCTCTTCAATAATTTTATGCATTTTAAAAAACTCATCATATTCAATATACTCATCAAAGTTAATATAATAATTTTGAAGCGTTCTAATTAATTCATCTGTACCTATATCTACATGTATATCTTTTAACTTATCATATAATTTTGTTGGATCTGGTATACATACAATAAATGAACAAGAACTACTATTGGTTACAAAATCTTGCTTAATTTTCATTGTTTACCTCCTTGAGTAATTAACTTTATTAAATCTTTTTCAGATATAGTTAATTCTAAAATGTTTGGTACAGTACAACACCCAGCACTATAACATGAAAGGTGATAATAATACCCAAACGAATGATATGTCGCTTTAATTATTTTTAATTTATGACCTAGAAAATAAACTAATTCTCCTTTTTTATAAATGTTTTTCATACTCATTAATAAGTAATTCCATTTTGTTTTTCATTCGTTCACTGTTTATGTTTATTATCATGTCTGAATAATCAGCTCCATGGTCACTACGCACTATAGAATATTTATCTAATATATTGTATATTTCATCATAGAATTGTTTAAGTTCATTATAATCAGTAAAATAAATATTATACTCCGCGTAATCTGCTTCCATACCATAGTCAACTACCCCACCACTTTTTATATAATTCAAATATTTTTCTAATTTTATATTTAAATCATTATCTTCAGATTTTACTTGAATATCCATTGGTAATGCAATTATATAACAGGTAGAACTACTATTAGTTACAAAATCTTGTTTGATTTTCATTTAATCACAACTCAATATTTCAGCATTATGTTTTTCTAAAAATGGTTTTAACGATCTTATTTCAGCTCCTCCATATGGTATAGAGAACTGAATAATACTTCCATTATTTATTATAATATCATTCATTCTAATAAATAATTCATCCTCTTCTTCTAATTCAAAATCATCTATGATAGATTGTAATTCTTCTTTATTTGAACAAATTTTTGTATATGTCAAACAATTTAAGAGATCAAATAAAGGGTTATTCTCCTTTTCTATTTGTGTTGAACAAGAGATTATATATGATGTACTAGAACTATTAGTTACAAAATCCTGCTTAATTTTCATTGATTTACTCCTTTAAAATCTCAATGACTTTAGTTTCATCCAATAACATCTTTTTTCCATCATCTGATATAAATAAATAATTAATCCCCCAATTTTTCTTTTTATAAAAATTTATTCTATTAAATAATGTTTGACGTATTTCTTTTACTCCAATATCCACTATATCAATTATTATTGGTTGTGATTTTCCCTCTTTAATTCTTAAGACTCTCCCGCACATTTGTTCAATATTAGATATTGGGCTTGTCATAATTAAACAATCTTTTTCGACGAGGTCTACTCCATCTCGACATTTACCAGGAGTAGAAAATGTTAATTGTGGTTTTGTCTGATCTAATTTAGCACTGCCTACAAACATTCCTTTATCAATAGATTTAAAATCTTTATATAATAATTCTAATAATTTTATTCTCTCCGCCATAAATATAATTTGTTTATCTTCTTTACAAAACTTATTTATTAAAGCTTTACATATAGATATAAACAACTTAGATTTTTTTAATATTGTAAGATATCTAGATTTTTGAAAAAATCCTCCATAGTATAAATAATAATAACTTTTTGGTAATATTCCAAAATTAGTTAGTAAAACAGTTACTCTTGCATCCATTGTAGATGATTTACCTTCTGGTACATAAACTTTTCCAAGATGATATTCAATTATATCACCATTACCATCCCATCGATATGGAGTTGCGCTAAGACCGAATACTATTTTTGCAGGGATGTGAATAGAACATTCTGCAAAAGTAGGTGCCCCTACAGTGGTATGTACCTCATCAGCAATAAAAATTCCAATTTTTGCTTTATTTAATTCTATTAAAAATTCTTCTCTTTTACTTTTTAAAATAGAAGTAAATGTTTGATCTGTACAAATGATAATAGATTTTGATAAAACCTCTTTAAAATTATTTGAGCTTAACCTTCCAATTTCATTTTTATCAATATCTGTATAACCTAAAAAACCTTGTTTTTTGTCTTGTTCACCAGGGCCTATCCATTGTTGAACAAGTGAATCCCTATGCACTAAAATAAAAGTTTTCTTTTTTAACTCAGCACAAACATATACACTAATAACAGTTTTTCCAGAACCAGGATTAGCTTGAATAATTCCATTATTATGTGTAAGCATATAATCTACAATAGTTTTTTGTAAATCATCTCTTAATTGAATATTATGGTTTATGTTAATATCTAGACCATCAGGGATATTTTCATTAATTTTAAAGTCCTTAATATATTCTTCTATTGGAAAAAATCTTGGAATCTTTAATACATTAGGACCTTCAAGAAAATAATGATTTGTGATAAATGTTGACCTTTGGTATTCTTTGCTATGTCTTGTTAATTTTCTTTTAATATCATCATACCATTGGTTTTCTTCAAATTTTTTTCTTGAAATAACTATTCCTGATGTTTTATCTAATATTATCATACTAATATTCCTTTATAATTCTAAATTATTTTATTCCTTATATTCAGCTTTTGAATCTGGAGCTTCCCATATAATAATAGAATGAATTTCAACATTTTCTGGCAATATGTTTTCTGTTTTAAATTTATTATACAACCACTTACAAAGATTTTCAGCTGTTGGATCTCCTTTAAAATAATTAATAAAACATAAATCCGGATTTATACTTTTATCATTTTCATTTATACACATGCCATGATCCCAACTTGAAAGCATATTATTTACTAATACTTTTAGTTCAGAAAAATCCATAACCATATCAAATTTATTTAAAATATTTGACTTTATTGTAACCTCTACTTGAAACAGATGACCATGAAACTTAGAACATTTACTCAATCCTTCAAGTTTACTTAATCTGTGGCCCATTGGAAATGAAAATATCTTAGTCACGTAATACATTAATAACTCCTCCTTCATCTTTATACTCAACAATATTATTTTCTGTCAATATTCTTATAACAACAACATTAATATTTAGTTTTCTTAACATAACAAATAAATAAAATACCATATTTTCAACTTGAAGATTTTGATTTGTATTTATTTTTTCAACAACCAAATTTTTTAAAATTATTGATATTTCATCAAAATCTATATTTGTAAAATTATTAAAATCTACTCTTTTACCTATAGCTAATTCTAATATAATTTTTTTATCTATTGTATAAGATAAATCATAATTCATGTCCAATTCTATTTTTTTGTATATTGTAATCTTTGGACCAGAATGGATTTTCCTATGACAACTCTCACATAATAATATTAAATTTTCTTCAGTATTGTTTCTATGATTTTCATCTAAATGGTGAACTCTCAACGATTCAAAACTATTACAAATTGCACACTGATTGCCATATTTATTTCTTATTTTATCTCTATAATTATTTTTATTAGTAAGTTTTTTATTTTTGCAAACTTTTGATGCACATTGACGACTACAAAACCTAGCTTTAGACGTGATTTTTGTATAAAAAGCTTCACCGCAATATTCACAGTTTACCGAAATAATAGGTGTTTTTTTAAATTCTGCTGCGCATTTGACTGAACAAAATGCTTGATTCCATTTTATTGGATTTCCACAACACTTACATAGATTTCTTTCATTGCTGTATTGAACTTTAATTTGATTTTCTATACATATTTTTGATAATTTTTCACTTCTGAAAATCATGTTTGGGTATTCTTCTCTGAATAATTTAAACGTTTTACCATGGGTTTTTAAATGAGCTTCTGTTATTTGTTTTGTTTTTTTACCACAATAAGGACACTCCACATAATCAATACCATTTATTTCTTCCATTTTATCTCCTTTCTTATTTTTGTTCTATTTAGAAAGGAGGATTGTTATTTTTAATCCTATGCCCTACGCATAAAAATATTTAAACCTCCTTTGAGCCATACATAATATTGTAGTGTTTGTCTTTAGTCTCATCGTAATTAGTTATATTAATTTCTACATGATAACCATTTGATTTACAATAATCTTGTAAACACTGCATTAAAATACTAAGATTGTTTTTTACACACTCATCCTTATATTTTGCTCTTTTACCTATGGCTTTTTCTAACCAATTTAGTTTCTTTCCGTCACCATGACACTTTTTACATGTCTCATATAAATTAATTGTTCTAATTATTTTAGTTCCTTTACCATTACATTCTTCACAAGTTTTCATATTGATCCACCACAAATTGTTCAATATTATTGATGTTATCTTTTATACTTTTAAGTTTCTCAGATAATTCATTGAAGTCTGCTTTAAAAGATAAAAGTTTGGTTATCCTATATTTTTGAAATAATTCTTTAATTTTTATTGTTTCTTCTTTAATTTCATCTGAAATTAAACGAATTATCTCATCTGTGTCTAATTCTTTATTTGTTAAATACTTTTTTAAGGATGGTTTCACTTTTTCTAATAATTTTACTTCAATAATTGAGTCTATTAACTTCAATTCAATAGATTTTAACATTTTCATATTTACTTTTGTATAAATTTCAAAAGTATTTTTTATCATTTTATCAATAGATATATTTTTTACATTTTTTGTTTTATGATCTACAACCACCGTATCAAAAGTTAAACTACTTGTCATTACATCATTTAATTTCTTAGCAAAAGATTTGAAAATTTGATCTCTATTTCTTGATTTTAACACTTCAAAAACAATATGAGTACCACCATTTTCAGATGAAGATTCATCTATCCAACCAATATCTTGATTAGTTAATTCTTTTTCAAATTTACCTAAAATTGTTTCAAACTTTTTTCCAGGTGGGAATGTTTTAATTACTGCTTTGCATTTAGATGGTTCCAATTTAAAAATTCCTTGAAAACTTATTTGTCCTTTTCCAGTCGTTAAAAGATTTTCAAAATCTTTATCAGTTGACAATAACTTACAATTAGTTAAAGGTTTAATTATTGGATTTTCCTTTTTCTTTCCTAATAAAAATAATAATCTATCTCTTAAATCTTTAATACTATAACAAGGAATTAATGTTTTATAACCAAATCCAATTCCTGTTGTATAATCTTTTCCTAGAAAACATAAAGGAAACATAGTTGGAAAATATTCTGGTTCATCATCTAATTCTGCTTCCACCCAGTCCACATAATCAACTAATCTTAAAGAAATATCATAAATTTGTTTATTTAATTTACATTCAGTGTATCTCATAGCAGCAGGAGGAGATGGCTCAACACCAATATTATTTCCAAAGTTTCCTTGTCCATCTAAAAAACCTTGATTTACTAATTGACATATTGTTCCATATGAACTTGCGTGTGGATGCCATCTACCTAAAGTATTGCCATCTACTCTTGCTGATTTGACAAATTTATCTTTTGCCATTGTATACGCTGATAATAAAACTCTTCTTTCAACGGGTTTTAATCCATCAATATCTAGAGGAAATGCTCTAGAATGGTTAACATATTTACCATATTCTTTATATAAACTTGGAATTAATTTATCCAATTTTCTTCTCCTCTGTAAACAATTTCATCTAAATATCTCTCTAAGGATGCTGATCCTTTTCCAGTTAAAATTTCTACATCATTTTTATAATATGTCCAATCAGACATTCTTACATCAACTTTTTCTTCATTCTTTATCCATTGATGCGACCAAGTTTTTTGACCTACCCCATTATAAGTAAATTCATATTTTCTTAAAATTTTATTATAATTTTCAATTTCAATTATAATATCAGTAAGGTTAACATTCATTCAATATCTCCATTTTCTCTAATTTTCGTATTTTCATATGGAGATACAATTCTTCTATAAAATTCTAATTTCGCGCATTCAATTTCACCTATTATAGAAGATATTGTACTAAACTTTTTATTTCGTTCAGTCAACTTCTTAAAAATTGAATATAAACAATATGTTAACTCACCTGGTTTATCAATCACTTCAACTAAATTTTCTATTTGTTTATCAAATATTTTCCTAGAATCTTCTTTTATATATGGCATATTTACCCTTTTAATAATTCTCTTTTAATATTTACATCAGAAAATAATTGAGTAATTTTTTCTATATTTTCTGTATATTCAACTTTTTGTAGTTTTCTAGTTTTCTCATCAAGACAACATATTTTTAATTGCCATGAATTCAACTCTCCTAACCCTTTCAATCTTATAATATTTTTTCCTTCTTGTCTTGATTTAGTTAATTCTTCTGCTGTCCACAATGGAGTAAAAGATTTTTTTTCATTAATTGCATATAATGGAATTAATGATAGATAAAAATGACCTTGTTTAATTACTTCAGGAACTAATATTGCTAAAGCAATTGTCATTAAACAAAAGATATGTCCACCATCTGCATCAGGATCTGTTGTACAAATAATTTTATCATATTTTAACTTTGTTATGTCAAAATTTGGACCAATTCCAGTACCTAATGAACCTATTAATTCACTTATTTCTTTATTTTTTAAAATATCATCTTTATTATTAATAATGGATGGAATTTTACCCCTTAATGGTAATACAGCATGTAACCTAGAATTTCTACATTCAATAAAACCGCCACCAGCAGAGTCTCCTTCAACTACATATAATTCACCACTGTTCCCTGTACAATCTCTTAGTTTTGTAAACTTAGTTGAAGCACGTTTACCATTAATTGGTCCAGTTTTTATTTTTTTGGAATCTAATTTCCTTCGATAATCATTAAAAAACTCTAAAAGAGATTTTAAATCTTCTGGATTTTGATTAAAATATTTATCCAGCTCCATTTTAATTTTTGGCATAAGATTATTAAATGTATCTTTTCTACTAATTAACTTACATTTATTTTGAGCTGAATAATCTGGCTTTTCCAGTTCTAAAGAAAAATATATTCTTAATCCAGATAAACTATCCCCAGGTTGAAATTTAAAATCAGTTTTTTTAGTTTTATTAATAAAATAATCTTTAAGGATATCATAAAAACAGTTAACATGTGTCCCACCATCATCCACCGGTAAAAGATTAATAGATGAAATAATTCTTGGAGTTATAGAACCATCGAAGGAATAACAAAATCTAACATTGAATTTTTCAAAATTATCTTTTGTGTTAATATCAATAATTTTAGAAAGCTCACTATCTCCATTTAAACAATATTTTTTAAAAAATTCATCTTTTGTTAACTTAATAACTTCTCTTTTATCATCAACATTTAATACTAGTGTTGTATCTGGAATCTCAACAGATGCTATTAATAATCTTTTTCGTACTCTATCAATATCTGGAATTATTGATTCGAAAAATTTTCTGCTTGGTTTAAACATTATTTTTGTTGAAAATGGTGGATCTCCATTAAAATCTTCAATTTCTTTTTGTTTTAATTTAGTATCTTCAAATATATATTTGGCATGCTTTTTATCTCTATATATTTCAATAATATAGAAATCTGATAAAGCTAATATTGTGATTAACCCTATTCCATTTTTTCCTGCAACAATTTTATAAGCAGTTTTTGATGAATTGAATTTTGCGCCTGTATGTAATTTAGAAGAAATTAATATAGGGATATCATTTTCTAATGGTATTCCTCTCCCATTATCCATCACACTGCATATATTAGTTTTTGTATCAATGTTAACAGCAATAATTTTTGCATATCCAGAAATTGCTTCATCAAGAGCATTATCAAGAGCTTCCTCAATTAAATGAACAGGATTGGATGTTATTCCTATATACATTCCTGTAGATTCTTGAACATGTTCAATATCAGTTAGAGTTTTAATATCTTTATGTGTATAAGTCTTTGTCAATGTATTGTAATCCTCCTAATTTATTTAGAGTAATCTATAAACGTCCATAAATCATTTCTTCTAACTATTTTCCCAACTTTATTTTCATTTATTTCTAAATCATATATGGTCGAATATTGTCCCATAGGATCTCCAGTATCCCAGCCGTCTCCCATGATTTTAGAAGGATGTTGAGCAAAAGAAAATTCTAAATCACCTTCTACTTCTTTGAATGCCTCTTTAAAAATTTCAATAATTTTATCTATATAAAAATAACCGGGAGACTCAGTTAATATGTCTGATAATAAAGAAATAGAACAAAATAATTCATTAACAATTCCTTCTACATCAGCTAATGAATAACTAGAAATTTCCATTCCAAAATCAAGATAACCATTATTTTCATCATTTGAGTAATTACTAACAATTTTTGCTTTTAAAAAACATGCATTATCAAAATTAGAAATTTTAGAAGGCTTTTCAATAGAGAATTTTTCATCAATATTATTTATAATTTTCTCTAAACATATTTCATTTTTTAAATTATGAGGTTTTAAGGAACAATTATATTGTAAAATAAAACTTGTACTAGAACTATTTGTTACAAAATCAGTTTTGATTTTCATCAATAATTCCTTTTTATTATTTTTATTCCTCTAAGAGATCGCTTAATTTGTTCTTTATTTTTTACAATTAATTCTATAAATTCAGGTATAACATTTTCATTATTTTCAAATAATTCAGTCAATTTTTGTTTTAAAATACTTTCCTGCTCTGCATTTTTTTCTGCAATTTTCCTGTCTCTTTCAATCATTCTTGCTCTCATTGTGTTATTTCTCATATGATTTATTGCTTCTCTACTTGAATGAAATTTATATCCATCAGGTGTTGTATAAAATTTATTTATACCAAATTCATATAATGTCATTTTTATCTCCTTTATTTAAAAAAGCCTTTAATTCTTTATTTGTCACAGTCGCAGTTCCTAATTTTGAAACAACAATTCCGGCAGCAAGATTGGATATTTCTGCAGCCTCTAAAAAAGTAGAATCAGTTGCAAGACACAATGAAAAAGTTGCAATTACTGTATCCCCAGCACCACTAACGTCAGACACATCTACCACTCTTGCTGGAAAATATGTATGAATTATTTCTTTATTCTTCCTTTCAAAGAGACTCATTCCTAATTCGCCTCTTGTGATTAATATAGATCTAAAATTCATTCTTGATAATAGTATTTTGCCTATTTTTACTATATCTGTTTTTTCTCCAAAATTTAAACCACACTTTTCTGCTTCATAATGATTTGGTGTAATAACGTCTACACCATTATAAAATGATAAATCTATACGTTTTGGGTCTGCACAAACTATAATATTTGTTTTTAAAGTTATTTTTATTATTCCTTCTATTAAACTTTTTGTTATTGTACCTTTTCCATAATCAGAAATTATAATAACATCAATTTCTTCTTTTTTTGACTGAATATATTGTAGAATTTTTTTAGTAATTTTTGGAATTACATTTTTTTTAGTTTCTTGGTCAAATCTTGCAACTTGTTGGTTATGTGAAATAATTCTTGTTTTTAATGTGGTTTGTCTAGTATCATCAACTATAATCCCATCTGTATTAATTTTTCTCCTTTCAAATTCTTGAAAAATTACTTTTGATATATCATCTTTTCCAACAAGACCAGTTGCGTATACTTTACCACCCAACTCAAAAATATTATTGATTACATTTCCGCTTCCACCTAAAAAAATTTTACTATTTTGAACATCCACAATAGGTACAGGGGCTTCAGGTGAAATTCTAGATGTTACTCCATAGATATAATGATCAACCATTAAATCACCCACAACAAGAATGGATGTATTTGAAAAGTTGTCAATAATGGTTAGTGCTCTATTAATATCTATGATTTTCATTTTTTACTTTGCTATCCTTTCAAATTTTTTATCGGGATGGTTGGATTTGAACCAACAACTTCATGATCCCAGGTCATGATCTCTATCCAAATTGAGTTACACCCCGAATTTGTTTATTTTGGTATTCTGACTATGTAACCTGTTCTATCAATATTTTTACTTATTCCATTATTTGTTAATACATAAATTATTTTTTTTGGCAATAACATTCTGTTTTCTTGGTTTAAATCGTCACAATACCCATCTGTAAATACTAATGTTACATCCGTGTTTAGCTCTCTACATCTAATAAGAGCTGGAAGTAATATAGTTCCGCCCCTACCTTTTATATCAAATTGAATATCTTTTATTTTTTTAACTTTATATTCTTTTTGAATTTTAGCGTCTGATTCAAGAACTGTAGTTAAGCAATCTTTATCATTCTCAATTATGTTTTTAATTCCTGAAAGACCCTCCATGATATCTTTAATGTTCATACTTCCCGAGGTATCTAATACTATAGAAATATTAAATGAATAATCTTTAGTCTTACCTGGAAAAGGTGAAATAATTGGTACATTTTTATCTTTAATAAAAAATGAATATATTCTTTTTTTATTAATTCTTGTATAAGCTCTCTTTTGTTTTGATAATCTGCTTCCTTTAACTAATTTTTTAATTATATCATAATAAGGAAGTTGGGGAGGATTTAACAGTTCATTAATTTTATCTGTAATATATGATGGGATATTTCCTTTGTTTCTTACATTGTTATATGATTCTTCTAGAGCTTGTTCTGTATATTGTTCTAATCTACTTGCTAACGAACCAATATCAGAAACTTTTGAAATGTTTTTTTGCCAGGAATCATGATCATCTATATTACAAACCTCATTTTGTTGATTTTTCCCTTCTTCTTCTTTATCATCTGGAATATTCTGATTGTAAAAATCAGCAGTTTTCTTTAAAGGTAATTTATACATATCAGGATGAATAATTCGAACCTGCGTGGTTCCTAATGTATATGTTTTATTTATTTTAATAATAGAATTAACTGCACAGTCAGAAGCTAAATTCCATCTTTTTATTTTTTTACTTTTTTGCTCAAGATTTACTTCATCTGAAATTATTCTTAATAATCTTGGAATATGATTATTTAAAAGATGTGTTCCTTCGTGCTCAATTGCTATTTTTAAAAAATCATCATCCATCAAATCAATAAATTGTGGGTTATATAAAAGAATTATTGAACCATCTATTTCTGCACCAACACCCATAGGACATGACAATGTAGTATCTCTAGCTCTATTAATTCTAGAAAATAAATAACCCCAATAATCATCTTTAAAAATATATTCTGTTATTAAGTTTTTAATTCTCTCAGATGGTTCTGTTTTCATTGTTGATTAACCCTACGATTTATTGAAATCATAGACTCATAAAAATTTGTTTTATATTCTGGAAATTTTGCTACCAATGAAACATGTATACCAGTAACATATTTAAATTCCTCAGATTTTACATCAAACGTATGTAATCTAGATAAAAAAGTTACGCCAATATCAGATGGAATATCTGTTAAAAATAATGAAATATTTTTTAATTCAACATCTCCATATTTTGGTTTTGAAGTTGTTAAAAAGGTTACAAAAGATTCAACTAATTGACCCATTTTAATATTATCAGAATTTTTAGCAAAATTAAGAATATCATTTCTTACTTTATCATAATTATAAAAAACATCTTTTGGACTGATATCTTTTCTATCTCTAATAAAACTAATAAACATTCTGGTCATTGATTGATTTAATAGACCAGAAAATAAAGTATTTAAAATATCCAAATTTTTAAGAATACCGTCATCTTTATCATAACCCCAAAGAATATTTGAAACTCTTTCATAGCTGGCTGGATTTGCGTATATCATACCTATTTTTTGAGCGTTAAAATCATAAAGGTAGTCTGGATGTATTTGTATAAATTCAATTACTAATGGATGAAAATTAGATTTAATACCATGATCTAAAAATGCTTTTACATTTACTTCTGAATATAAATGTAGAACTCTTCTTAACCCAGCTGCGTCTTCAATCATATTTAAAGAATATTCTTGATCTTCTGGATTATCTAAACAAAGTACAAACCACCCTTTCGGAAGTTCTTTTGTATGTATTCTACATTCATTTTGAACCGCCCATAATAATTGTTGTAATGATGAATCGCCTCTTGATAATTCATCTATAATAAATAAACCATAAGAATCATTATCTAAAGGTACAAAGTCAGAATATAACATTTTAAATTTTGAATTACCATTATCAATAACAGGAAAAGGACATAAAAAATCATCTCTTGATAAAACTGGAGCTTTAATTAAAATATGTTTAAAATCAATACCTGTCTCTTCACTTAATTCTTTACATATTTGCAATGAAATTTGAGTCTTGCCTATTCCAGCAGGTGATACTATACGAAAAGTCTGCTTTTCTATATCTAACCCATTTCTCCAGCATTGAATTGTATTTTTAATGTTTGTTTTAACTATCTCTTTGATATTATCAATTGAAACTGGAATAATTCCTAATTTTTGATAATATTTTTTCTCTTCTCTTTTATCACCATTCGCCATAAATTCACCCTTCACACTATTTATTTTGGGATTGTATATATAAATATTATATACAATCCCTTCAATACTTATTCTATTTCTTTAAAATTCTACGTCCTCAAGTGAAAATTCATTTTGTTTTACATTATTTACAGATTGTTCAGGAGCAGAATTATTAAAATCAAACTTTTGACTTTCTTGAACAGGGTGCGAAGAGTAATCAGAGTTACCTGTTTTGGACCAGTCAAATTTTTCTTTAAATTTACCCAATGTTTCTTTACTTTTATTAAGAACTGATTTTACTGTATCATTTGAAAGTGGCGCACCTGTCGTATTCATCTCAAAAACATCTTTTAAACCATAATTCGTTGATTGTTTTGCAACAGTCACTTTGGTTATATATCTTTTATTATTAACATGAGCTCTTTCAAATTTCTTGCTTTCATCAGTTACTGGAGTGACAATTGGTTCAAAATCATCTTTTTTAGCTAAATCAGATAGATAATTTGCAACGTTACCATATTTTACTCCCTTTGCCCTAATAAAAACAAACGAAGGTTTTCCATTAACCATAAATGGTTTTCCTGTTGCTTCATCAATATATATACCACTAATAATAAGTTGCGACCTACAATCCTTACAATATGGATCAGCTGCACGTTCAGTTGAATTTTTCCCGCACGTATGTCCGCTCGTTCCTTTCCAAGGCGGTGTTCCTGCCTGATAAGAAAAACACTCCATCCTTTCCCTATTATTATCACCTCTTACGGATTTAACTAAAACTGATTTTACATTAACAATTATCATGTTAATTTCATCCAAGTTACTTCTAAGGCCTCTGATTTGAAGTTTTCCTGGCATTTCAGTCTCACCAATATGATTCTGCCTTTGTTGTCCAGAAATATAAATTGCATGAAAAAATTCATCCTCTGGTGCTACTGGAGCTTTTACATCAAACCCACTTTCATTTGCCAATTCAGAATAATCTGAAAAATCAATACCTGACATTTTTAATCTCCTTTTTAAGTAGTTTTTTAAGCATTATACAAAATAAGAAAAATATTTCTTAATGATTAGGAATCAAACACCAGTTAGATGAATTTCTATCTTCCGGCAACGTTACAATTGAAAAATTGTCATCAAACCAACATTTCATATATGAATCTAATAAATCATTTGAACTAAAACTAATAATATTTTTATATTCTTTCATGGTTGTTGATAAATTAGGATCATCAATTGTTATCGGACTTACTTTTCTCACATTAGAATCGGTATATTCCTCTCCTAAAATTTTTATTAATTTCGGGTGAGGACAATACACAATTACTAACCTATTATCATCAACTTTTCTAAAAATTTCATTTTTATAGAAAAAAGTTTTTGTATCCAAATCATATGCTACATTTTCTCCATTTAATACTCTATTAATCGAGGTATGCTGTCTACATGTATCATGTTTATTTTTTTTACGTTTACATAATTCACAATCAGTATTATCAACTAGAAATTTATATCCTCTTAATTCAAAATCACTATTAGTTGCATAATTAAAATAAGATAGTATTTTTCTTTTATTCAGTAAAAATTTAATAAATGTGATAGGATATACCTCAACTCCTAGTTTCTCTACAAATTTTTCTGTTGATATTTGTTTCATTTTAATCTCCTTAATTGTATTAACAACAAAAACTTTCATAAAATATACTTTCCGCATGATGCATTGCTAATCTAGAATTTTTAATTCATGAATTAGCAATGCATCATGCGGCGCTATTCTTTTTAATAAGACTAATATATAATTTTATAATTATTCTTTTTCTTTTTCCTGCGGTGTTATATCTAATAACGTTGCAAGTGCTAAAATCTTTTCCGGTGGTAAATCCTTTCTCAATTTTTCTTCTATTTTTCTTCTTATTTTTTTAGTTTTTTCATCATGAACATTTTCAATGATATTATTCACCTCCTTTTTTAACAAAAATAATTTCAACGGATTAAAAGAAATACTAATAAATCTTTTAATCAACTCACCTTAGTTTTATTTCAATAATTAATATATGTAGGTCTTTATTTTTAAATGAATTTTTATTTATTTCCTGTGGGTTCTACTATTACAGGTCTATTATAATCTAGCAAATCAAAAATTAAGTTTGCAGTTGGAAAACTGTTAGATGTATTTCTAATAATATCTTTTGTATGTATTGGCATATACTGATCTGTGTAGTAAACTTGAAAACCGCCTTTAAATGTAAACACAACACCATCATGACTTTGTTCTGCGGTAATCAAATTAGATCTGTCTGTTTTGATTAACTCCATTGTTCCTTTTTTAATAACAATAGTATCTTTCATTTTACAATTCTCCTTCTAAAGATTTTAATACAATCAACATTTTATCTTTTTCTAACTTACTTTTTAAAAAAGTAATTAACCCTTCTTTAGTATTTGTTCTAAGAAAAATAGAAATTAACTCATTATTTTCATTTTTAATTAAATTGTTAATCATTATATTAATTTTATCAAAGTTTAATAATAGAAACTTATCTACATCCTTTTTTAATAGATCAAAATCTAAACCTGTTATAATCTTTGCAATAATACCTATATATTCATATTCTAAAAATTCAATAAACTTTAAAAAATTATTGATATCTTCAATGTTATCAAAAGTTAAACTGGGTGTAAACTCAAAATTATATATTTCAGTTACTTTATCATTTAACTTTTGACATAATTCTCTCTGTCTTTCAAAATCAAGAGAATTTATTTCATTGATTAAATTTAAAAATATAAACTTAAATTCTTCCGTCCCTAAATGATTAATAATATCTATAAAATCAGCATCAATTTCTGCTTCCGGAATCATATAATCTAAATTAGATTCTTCTTCGTCATCAACTTCATCTAACGGAATTGATGTCCCTATTAAAATCTTTTCATAATCAGACATTTATGTTCTCTCCAATATCAATGAAATAAAATATGAATTTAATAAATCCTTTGCAGGTGATATTTTTGCATCTCTATAATTTGCAGATCCTGTTTGAACAATATCCGAAATAATTTCATTTTTAGTTGTTAGATCATCACTTAAAGGCCCCATTAGTTCTGATAATAAAGTTGGACAATTGTATGAAATTAAAGAATATGTGTCTGCTTCACCTAACCTCTGTCCACCTTCTCTTCTTTTTCCTGATGTAGGTTGTAATGTTTTTCCAGTAACTGGGCCTGTACTTCTTCCATGCAATTTCATATCCGCCATATGCTCTAATTTACTAAAATACATATATCCTACTGGTACTTCACTTTTTGTTTTTGTTCTATATTGTGGTAAAAATAACTCATACCCAGGTTTTAAACCCAAAAAAGACAAAGCTCTTTTAATTTGGTCTTGTTTTGGAGCTTGAAATGGTGGAATTATAATTGGAACAAAAGCTGTATTTTTTATCTGGTTTATTAAATTTAAAAACTCTTTATCGCTTAAAACAGATAAATTTGCTATCAATCTGCTTGTAAATTGTTTATTAGGGGAACTATCTAAAATTGAATAAACAGATTTCATTAAAGTTAAAATTTTATCTTTTCTATTTAGTTGACTAATTCTTATTGCTAAATCTTTTGCAATTAACCCACAATACAATTCATATAATTGTCCTATATTACTTCTTCCAATAATACCAATAGGATTAACAATTATATCCATTGTTTCAGACCACGGGGCTGGAGTTCTTGGCATATTTTCATCTTTTTCTACTAAACATATAATTCCTTTTGCTCCAAATCTGTTACAAAGTTTATCACCAAGATTAATTTTTAATTCTTGCTCAATTTTAAATCTTATTAAGATACCATGTATTGTATTACCTTTAACTGAAAATTTTTCTGTTAGAGTGGTTTGATACTTTTTCCTTGTCCTATTAATTAATTCTTGTAGTATTGGAAATTTATTCTCATCAAGATTTGAAAAAACATCAATGTCAACAATTTTCCCTCCAGGACTTTTCTTAATAAATTGTTGACCTATAACTTCTTCTCCCTCTTCTTCAGAAAATCCGAGCAATTGTTCAATTTCACCCATCGTTTTCTTTAGAATTGGTTTACCTTTTTCAACATATTCACCAATTTTTGCGATCTCTAAAACTCTATCCTTTTCAAAGATTAAAACTTCATCAATTATACCATGAATAGATGTTAATTTATCTTGGTTAATTAATCTTTCATTAATAACAATACCATCTTCAAAGTTATACCCATCGTAGGGCATTACCGCAGTTAATAAAGTTCTTCCTAAAGAAATGGTTCCATTTGAAATACAACTACCTTCAGCAATAATTTGATTTGTATGAACATTTTGATTTACTTTAACAATTGGGTTAAAAATGCTAAGAGTATTTTTACCGGTTCCTGACTTTAAGTGTATGGGGCTAATAGGAATTTCTAAAGTTTTTTTATCTTTACATAAAATAGTAATTGAATCGTTTGTAATATTTATAATTTTGCCATCACAAGGAGCTTTTTTAATAAAATTTTCTGATAAACCATTTGTAAACAAAGACTCGTAACCAGATCTTACTACAGGTGGTTCTGGATTTTTTAATGGAATCATCTGTTTAGCTTGGTTTGTAGCCATTATAATTCTAGCGCCATCATTATTTTCAATAAATGGAATCATACTTGAGGCAACTGATAATATACCAGACTTTTCATTATCAGAAAAAGCTTTTTTAGAAAACAAACCTCTGGCAGATGTTATAGAAGCACCAATAGATAATTGTTGAGAGATACCAATCATTTCACCTTCTGGAGTATCTAATGGGTCAATATTTCCATAATAGGAGGGATGAATATTTCTCGCTTCATTTTGTATAGATCTTTTATCGGGAATACCACCAATATTTTTTCCGATGGGTGAAATTCTAGTCATGACTGCCATTTCTTCGATTGGATTGGCGAATTCCATATTTGCAACTATTTCGGATCTATTAAATTCACTAAGTAGTTTAGTTTGGTTTATTTCAAACTTTGCATTTTTATTACCTGATATAATTTGTTGTTTATAAATTGTATAGGCAGCTAAAATTTGTTTTTGAACTAGATGAACTAAAACTTCAGATCCTCTAATTCTTTGGTTTAGAATATCATTACGATCTTCAACATAACCAATAATTATTTTATATGACATATAATACATAATATCTTTTAACGTTGAAGGTAATTGTTGATTAATTAAAACTTGTTTTGCAACAGGATCAACAATATTTTCTAAATTTGATAAAATTAAAAATGTTGTGTTAACTTTACCTGTTAACTTAAAAATAACTTCATTAAAATATTCTACACTAGCAAATTCTTTTTTAATATCTAATGTATCAATTTTAGCAACAGAAAAGGATGTTATTAATTCTTTCTTTAATTCACTATCTACATTATCAAAATAAATATAATTTATATTATCAATTTTAACTACATATTGTTGAGTCTTTTTAGGTTTATCTTGACTAATTTTATATGTTATTCCATACTGAGCTAAAATATGTTCAAACCCAAAACTAAAAAATAATAGAATTGATAATGGTAACCATGTATTTGCGATAAATATTTCTAAATATTGTAAATTTCTAGTTCTTTTACTTCTTATTCTAAAAACAGAATACGAGCTTTCAAACCTAGATTCAAACTTTTTAGGAAAAGTTATTGGACATAAAACAATTTGGTTAACTAAACATTTTCTTTGACCATTAACTCTAAACGTTCCCGTCTTTTCATCAATTCTTGGAATCTCGATTTGTATATAATGTACTTTTCCATCTTTATCTGTTACAGTTGTTTTTATTAAATTAATATCTGATTTTTCAATTTCTCCAGCTTTTTGCCTTTTTCCAACTATTTCAATAGGACCTATTTTTAATGGTAATTCTTTAGTCTCTAGTACTTTAAAAGAATTTTCTAAATCTTTTTTCAAATTTACTTCAAAATCTATTAATCTTTTTTGAAATAAATGTTGCGGAGACTTATCAGAAACTACTTTTGGAACATTATAGGATTTTACAATTGCATCATTTGAAGTATTTATAGGTTTTTGCTGAGTTAATATCTGATCAGAATATTGACTATCAATAATTTTTAGTGAATTACCAACTTTTTTTTTGATATGGAATTTGTAATTTTTTTAGCTTTGTTTACATCTCCACTAACTTTACTTAAAATAGAGGCAACCCCAACTTTTTCAAGCCCACTTGCAGATACTTGTTTTGAGGCTATTTTTTCTTTGGCGACAGGATCTTTTTGTAAATATGATTGAACAGCATCTCTTACTTGTTCTTTATTTTCTGGTTTGATTTTAGCATGTATTGTATTCATCACTTGGTCAACAATCTGATCTGTTTCGTCATCCTCTACTTCATCACTTGTATCTAACGAAGTTTCAATTTTACCTGATTTAATTGTTTTTAAGATTGTTACAATTCTTTCAAACTTAAAATTTTTATTCTTAACTAATAATCTATATCTAACACCAGACGAAGTGATTAAACATAATATTAGATGATCAAATTCAAAAGTTCCTTCTTTAAGTTGTTGAACAATAGGAAAGAATTTTCTATCAACAAATTTATTTAAGTTGTCTTTCGTTAAATCTATAGTATACATCAAAACTTTTTCAAAATTATTAAAATCTGAATAAGATTGATTTACAATATTTTTTATAAACAAACTTAATCTTTGACGATAATTGGAAGGATTAAAAGTTGAGTCAATAGCATTTAAATAAACAGTTAAATCATAAAATACATTTTTAGATGTAGGAACTTTCATAATTGAAGAATATGAATATATTCCATATTTTTTAAATGCTTTGATTAAATTTTGAGTTATTCTAGTTCTAGGAATTCTAGTCACTGGAATTATATTAATTTTTATATCTACAAGTTTTAAATTTAATTTTGGATAGTCTTCTAAAAAACTAGAATTTTCAGAAAAATATGTAACTATGAAATTCTCACCTGGTTTATTAGGAAACCTTATTCCATCAACAACATGTGTATATTGTCTTAGAGACTTAAATTGAATCATTTTTTAGACTCCTTTTTAATCTTCTATTTCTTTTTTCTCAACTAAAGTACCAGTTAACAATCTTTCTAAGACTGAAGGTGGTAATTCAGTTGTAGTAATCAATCCAGTATTTAGAGCATTATTTACATTCTCAAAAGCTAATCCTTGTAATAATCCGCTATTAAATATATTTTTCTTTATATTCATTAAAACTGGTTTTAATGGATCTTTTCCAACTCTTGCTGGAATAACAGGATTATTACTATCTCTTAAAACTTGACTAATTAATACTTCCATATGCACTAAATCAATACTAGAAATATCACTATATATTTTATAAAATTTTAAAAATAAATGGTTAATATCTTTAAATCTTTCTTTACCAGACATTAATCGTTCAACATATAAAACTATTTCTTTTAAATCCTGCTTTTGTAAAGGAACTTCTAACATTTCATAATCTTTATTAAACAATAAATTAATAACATCTTTAGTCTTATTTATAATTTTAGAATATTTAATAATAACAGGGTAATCTAATATTAAATCAAATGATAAATCTGGAAAGTTTACCTTTGAAATTAAACCATTTAAATAGATAGTGTTTTCTTCTTCATTAATAATAAAATTATCACCAATTTCATAACTTTCTAAATCTATTATCATAGAACATAAATCTGTACAATATAAATTATTTTCGATTTGGTTTAATTTTGTTTTAAGTTGGTTAATATTTAATAAAGGATCATTTTCAAAAATATCTTTTAGAATATCTCTTGTAATAACTTTAATTGCGGTTGAATGAAATGTACGCATTATCAACTGAGTATTTCGTTCTGCAATATTCTGCGCAGCAATGATTCCAATGTATGGACTTTTATGTACTTGTAAAAGTTTACCATAACAAGTATGACAAATTTTTAATGATTTACAAAAAATTGGACTTCTTAAATGAATTAAATCACCTGATTTAAAATTAGATGCTTTAAATTCTTCTAACTTACCCCTTCTTATTATAAATCTTCCATTAAGTCTGCTGATAATATCTTCATTAAGTTTTATATCCAATGTTAAATCAGTTCCACAATCTTTTAATGTCCAATCCAATTCAACAGAATTTAGCAAATATGCTAATTTTCTTGCAGTATATCCAGTATCTGCAGTATTAATAACTCTATCAATTATTCCTGCCCTACTACCACCTGCAGCATTAAAGTATTCTGTCGGAGTTAAACCATCAGATAAAGAACCTTTAATTGGTGGCAAAATTTTACCAGTTGGATCTGCCATAATACCCTTTGCAACTAAAATTTGTATTGGTTGATCCCACCCTTTTGTAGAACCCGACTCAACTAAACTATATAACCCAGTATCTTTTAAATGGTTAATCATTATTGCTCTCATTTTACTAATTATTTCAACTGCTTCTTCAGTTGTCGCTTTATCTAAATTCTTTTTAAGTTCATATATTTCTGGTGGTATTGTAATTTCATCTAAATTTAATGATGGTGCTAATAATGTCGAAAATTTAAAACCAATATTTTTTAAACTATTTGCCACTTCTCTGCCTTTTTCATCACCATATTTATTAACAACTTCAAAGATTAATTTATTTACAACTTTTTTAGTTACTAAATCGTTTATAAATCTAAAATCTTTTGGAAAGCAATTATTTAAAATTGCTTTTCCCATTGTTGTATTTTCATTTTTATAAATTACTGGAATATAAGGGTTTGTTGCATTATCTAAATCATCTTGTGATACTTTTATTGGTGATTTAAATTCCTTTTTGCTGTCTTTTGTTAATAAATATAAACCAACGCACATTTCCTTACTTAATTCAAAAGTGATACTTGTAAACGAATTAGATGACCTTGCTAACATCATTCTTTTTTTTGCTTCTTCTTGAGATTCAATTGTTAATGGATGAAAAATCGCCATTTGGTCACCATCAAAATCTGCATTAAAACCGCCAACAACAAGTGATGAAATTTGAACAGAATTACCTTCAACTATAACCGGGTAAAAAGCTCTAACAGATTCCGCATGTAAAACAGGATCTCTTTTTGCTAAAACTACTCTATCTCTTGATGCTAAAACTGTGGCTTCAAAAAAGATATTATATAATTTATCTGGAACAGTATCATTATTCTTTAAACTTCTTAAAATAATTGAAATACTATTTGTTGACAAATCCAAATTTGTAAAATCTTTAATTAAATTCTCAAGTTCTATTTTATTTATCTTGCCAGAATATAATAGAATATGTATAATAAAAGGTTCAAATAAACTTAAAGCTAATCTAAATGGAATCCCAATCTGGTCGGCTTTTAATTTGGGATTACCTATAATTACAGCTCTGCCAGAAAAATCTGTTCTTTTACCTAATAATTGAGATCTAATTAAACCAAACTTTTTTCCTATTTTTGTTCTTATATAATCATCTAAATCATTAACTGATTTTTGTAATGACCAATTCATTAAATCGAACATTGTACCTTCTGTTCCAAATGATTTAATAGAAATGGCTTTTCTTAGTATAGTCAAATATAAATCATTAATTTTATCTTGACTATATCTTCCAGTTTCATCTTTATAAATTGGTCTTTGTTCTGGAGGTATTATCGGTACATATTTTATAAATAATGTTTCATTTTGATATGATTCTTGTAGAACTTTTATAAATTTATCTCTATCTTCTGATTCACCTCTTATAGATAATTTTGGGTATAATTTTATAAATTCACTTATACCAGTTACTCCACTATCTTCTGATAACAATAATTCATTACTATCCAATCTAAAAAAATTTTCTGTAGAAAACATTTTTTCTAACTTTCTGTCTAATCTTAAAAAAATTTTAAATGCAGTTGGATGAATAACTTGCGTATTTAAATTTATATAAGAAAAAGTTTTCTTTCTTGCAAGAGAATTTTGGACTCCAAATATTCTCTCAGAAAAGATTCCATCCGGATGAAACTCTTCTGTACGAGTATGGATTAAAGTACTTGTAACTGGTTTTAAACTTTTTACAAAATCATCCAGATTTAAAAATTTTAATGGCATAAACTATTCTCCAATGACAATTAAAAAAACTACAATTTTTATATAATTATATATTCTAACTTTCATCTTTATTTCTCAATATATTAATATTTTTCTTTAATAGAATCATTGCTTTTGTTAAATTAGCTTTTCTTGCTGCAACATTTGGTGGAGTAGGAATATCTTTTGAATATGAGGTATTTAACCTATTCAATTTCCTAATAGAAATTTCTAAAAAGCCCCTATCAACATCTTTTCTTCCAGCTAAACGATTTGCTAACTTCAAAGAAAATGCAATCATATTTTTATCTGTTGCACCATTTCTATTACATATTGGTAAAATCATATGATCTGTATTTCCAAGCCGAACAGGAAGCCAACATTTTGGATGTTTTTCACATAAACTTTTTCGTGTTTGTTTATCCATTACTGTTCTCAATTCATCTCTAAATGAAATTGGAGAAACTATGTCGTTAACTTTTTGAATAAATTCAGATAATTTATCTACTTCATTTAATATTTCTTTCGTTTTCATATTTATTTCCTCCAAAATAAACAAAAAAATATAAAATTTAATATTTATAATTTGTTCTAAAATTTTGTTAAATTCACATGGAAAAATACCATTGTAAGATTTTAATATTCAATAAATCTTACAATGGTATTTTCTTTTTTACTCAAACCTTAAAAAAATTAAATCTGTATACATACAGGTTAAATCCCAATTCCTGTATGAATGACATTCTTTTGATTTATACCCAAGCTCGCCTAGTTGTAAATCATGACTATTTAAAATTTTTTTAGCATTTTCACAACTATCAATTACCGCTAATTCTACGGTATAATTTATAAAACATAATTCAGTATTCTTGACCTCTTGATTGTTCTTCCTGTCATAAAATACTGCAATCAGACCTTTATTTTTGTTTTTCATTTTTTATCCTTTCAAATTTTATTTATAACAATGGCAAATGACCAGTTATTTCATTAATTTTTTCATTATAATCTGGGCCAATCGCACAACAAGTTAATGTTTTAACTCCATTAAATTCTGTTAAACCAGAATCTTCAATTAAAGCGCATATCATTTTTTCATGTTTTGCTTTGTTATAAATATCTAGTAATTCTTTTTCGCTATTTACATATACTACAATCTTGGTGAAAAGATTTATAAGCCATTCATCAATTATATTTATTTTAAAAGATACTTCATCATTCCATAACACATTACTTCTAAAATTTTTTGGTGCGTAATTTAAATCTAATAAACATTTCATACTTGCATGCGCGCACTGAGAAGCTACCTTCCCCATTCTCATATGTAAATCTTTTCTAACAATTATAACTTGCTTTAGCATATTAAAAATCCTTATACATTAACTCTTTCATTTGATTGAATTCTTTTTCAAGCTTATTTCCAAAAAACATTGTGTAAAATTGAATCATTTCCATTTCAATTCTACTTAATGGCACACCCATTAAATTATTCCCATCAAAAATATTCACAAATTCAACTCTAGATATTCTTCCAATAAAATACCCAAGCATATTAGCAAATAATAATTTGCTTTCAAAACCAAAGAAATTATTGATGGATTGTGATATATCAATAAACTCTTCCATTGCTTTAACTTTATAAGTTGTAGCAACAGCAGTTTCTTTCTTTGGATAGTAACTTAATAAAGAAAATAAATTTTTATATTCTGATAAATTAAATACTCTTCTTAATAGATTCTGAGTATAAACAGATAAAACCATTGCATGGTCAGGTGCTAAAGTTTTGAAGTGAACAAAAGGAATTGAAGTTATCTTTGAGAGAACTGGGTAAACTAAAGATTCACACAATGGAGAAATAAATTCAATCTTACCAATTCTATTTTGAAAATTAACAATTGATTGATCTGTATTATCATAATTAGCAGAAAATAAAAGAATTGAAGATCTTTCTAAATTATCATAAATTTGTTCAAACGCAATACCTTTTAACCTTCCTAAAGTATCATTGTAAGTATATGTTTTTAAATTGTCTACTGTAGAGCCATGAATATCTTCTGTACTAATAGTATCATCATAAATTATTTGACTTTTATAAACAGATCTTAAAAACCAATTTATAGATTCTTGAACTACAGAAGAAAAGTAAATTATTGGGTTTTTATCTTCCTCACATAAAAGTAAAATTGAGTTCATAATAAAATTAAAAATTTCAATGATATGAACATCAATTGTTTTACAATGAATCATTTTAATATAATCCCACATATATTTATCAGTTAGATTATATCTAAATGTTTTTGTACTTATCATATTAAATATTTTTGTAATTACTTCACAGTCTTTATCTAATATCTCCGCAGCAAATTCATTATAAACTTTTTTATGCAATCTAGCATCTAATTTTAATTTTTCACTGTTGGAGATTAATGCATAAATTTTTAAATAACAAGATAATCTTATTATTTTTTCAATTTCTTCTACGTTAAATAAAATACTTGTTTTCTTAGCTTTTGTTTCATCCACAAACTTTTTAGTATCTATATTTTTTACCTTTAAATAATCATCCACATATTTTTTAATTACAGGAATATTTTTTTCAATAATTAGATATTTTTCGACCTCTGTAGTATATTCAATCAAAAAATTACAAAACCAATCATTAAAACCTTCACATGTTTTAGATACATTTTCAATAAAATTAGTTATAATAAAAAATTTATTTGTAACAGTACTTGAAATTAAATTAATTGTTAAAAGATCTTCTTCATCATTAAAAATTTGTAGTTTTTTTTCCGCTAAATTGAATCTCACCATTCACTATTCTCCTTAAGAAAGTATTATTTTATTATTTCATAAATAAATATATGTAGTTGATATTTCTATAATTAAAAATATTATTCATCATCGTCATCATCCGCAAATAAAGCTTTTAATCTATCAATTCCTGCTGAAAATGAATTTTCTATCTGAGTATTAACATATGATATTTGATTTGTAACTCTATTGATTGATTGAATTGTAGGTCCAGGAATTCCTTGATTACTCAAAAACTCATCAGTATTAAAATTTCCATATGTATCAATATTAAACATTGTTAAAAAAGATTCTAATTGAAATAATCTTGAAGTTATATCAGTTCCACAAATATTGCTCATACAAGTTAAATCTTGTAATGATTCAGGAACTAATAAATTCATTTTAGATGAATCAAGATAATCTGTTAAATTTGTAATTGTGTTTGCTAAATTAAACTCTGTTGGTAATGCAGTAGCTAAACTGCCTAAAACATTATTTGCATTTAATTTAACAGAGTCCATAATACTTCTCGCTAATGTTGATGGTTTTGATAACATAGAATCATTTTTTGTAAATTGACAAGAATTTGCTAAAGTAGGAATTTCATTAAATTGAGCTATATCTGGAACCATAGAACTTAAATTAGATACCACATCTAATTCAAATTGTTTAATTGCAGAATGTGGAGAAAAACCGCTTGATGTGGCTATATCTAATTTTAAAATATTAGTAAAACTAGTTATTTGATTACCTGTACAGGTAATCAAATTTAATCTTTTATCAAATTCATCAGTCAATTTAGAACAAAATCCTTGTTTTAATACACTAAACATAAAAACTCTCCTATAAAAATTTACCTGTCACCACTCGGAGTTGCACCTGTAGCACTAGTTGCTGGTCCAGCAGCCCCACAATTTTCATTTATTTTAGAACCATCCATATTAACTGGACCACCTGCTAATTCATTTATATTACCTCCTGCTTGTATATTTACATTTCCGTCTCCTTTGTTATTTATATTTCCTGCTGCGTGTAAATTAATATCTGCCCCTGCTTTAAAGTGAATACTATCAGCAGCTTTCATATAAATACTTCCATTAGATTTAATATGAATATCTGACTGTACGGAAATTTGTAATTTCTGATTCTCCACATCAAAATTTATATAATCCCCTTTGTGACTTCTAAATAAAATTTTTTCCTTGCCTGCTCTTTCATCAATTAAAATTGTTGTTTGATTGCCATCAATGGTATAAACAGACGATGTATCACCAACTGGTGGCGATGACAATTGTCTCTTTTTTCCAGTAATCTCAACTCGCTCATCAGAGGTATCATCAGAAATTACTATCGTTCTGCCAGAATGACTTTTATATATAACCCATTTTTTTTCTGGACTACCACCCAATTGACATTCTGGTAAAACTTTTGTATTTTCTAAATCTAGTCCACATAAATAATATGGTTTACTTGGGTTTTCATTTTCAAAAAACACCAATACCCAACTTCCTATAGGAGGGACATAACATGACCCAGCATAAAAATGTTGTTCATTTCCACTAGCATTTAAACCTGATATTGGATTATTTGCAGGTCTTGCCCATGCAACCTCATTACCAGTAACACCTGGCATAGTATCAGGAATTTTAACCCTAACTCTTCCATGCATCTGGGGATCTTTATTATCAGTTACTTCTGCTCTAAAGAACCCACTTAATTTAGATTTATCTTCTTTTTCAGTTCCCATCATATCTTTATATTCCTATTTAAAAAATAACTTTGAAATTTCAATAATTCTCAAAAAACTATCCTCATTATATTTTGAAATGTATGTTGGAACTATATTAGATCCTTTCATACTGATAGATGTCATGATACAAATAAATCTAGCAAAATCCTCAAGAGCAGGTAAAAAACTTATTCCTGTAGTTCTAAAAAATTTACTAGTAAATGAATATTTATCAATTCCTGGCATAACACCAAAATCAGATAATGATTTAATAAAATTTTCAATATTAGTAAAATCAAAAGTGTTTAGTTTATCTTCAATATCACTATAATTAAAAGAAGATACTGCTGATGCTAATTTGTAAGATTTATTTCCTGTAACTCCAAAAAATGATGACAATACATAACAATTAACTAGAAAATTCAAAATACCAATATTTGATGAATACATTCCTAGTAATCCATATTCTTTTCCAAATAAACCAATTATCATACTAAAAAGGAAATTAGCAATAGGAATAAAATTGTTGGTTTTAATTTTTTGACTGGATTCAATTAAATTTTTAAATAGAATACCATAAACTAATTGAGTATATATATTTTTCGGATCTGGTTCTGTTGAATAGATATCATCTACATTAAAGGGAGATAAATTTAATATAATTTGTTTTGTAGGTTTATTATATGAAACATGTAAATTATATGAAGGATGATTAATAACAGCAACTATTTTTCTTTTTTCAAGATCAGAAATTAACTTATAAACTTTATCTTTGGTATAATGATTAATCCTATTTTTATTTAGTTCTAAAACAATAAAAATTTTTCTTGGACCATTTGATACTGAATAACTTTTTATTTCTTTTGAACTTAAAGTTAAAATATTAGGTACACCTTTTAATAAAATAAAATTTTCTTTTATAGTTACCATTCAATTTTCTCCAATGTATCAACATCATCTTTTTTACTAAATTTATCATCACAAATTTGAATTATAGATTCTATTGTAGGTAAAACAACTTTAGAAACATCAAAATCCTCAGGAGAAAAAACACCATTTACATACATCAATAAGTACTCAAGTGTGACAACACCGTATTGATCATAAGATAATAACCAAGGTTTTCTGATATATTTTGGTTCTAAATCAACCTCAATAGAATTCTTTAAAAGAAAAAATAGATTTTTTTCAATTGTCCATAAGGAAGGTGAAGTAAACGTATATATCCCATTTGAAGTTTGATATCGATCAGCCATAAAATCAAGATCAAGTGGAATCCTAATTCTTTGGTTTACTTCAGCATCAATAGTTTTTGACATTTTATTTAACCATTTCCTCCAAACCAGGATAATTATCTGCAGACCAATTACAATTATGATCAGTTATCGACAATCTATTATTAATAATTTCTAAATCCTCTTCATCTAAATATTTAGAATATTCTTCTAAATATGCAGTAAAATTACCTTTGATTAAACTTTTAGGAATATTTAAAAACCCATTATGAAATTTTTCGTGGATTGATGAAACTAAAACAGTAAAACCTATCCAATTTTTAAAATGTAATTCAATGGTTTTCATTGCAATATCAAAACTACAAAATGGTTCTTCTTTTTCTAATTTTTCATTTACTAAAGATTTCACAACTGTAAATAAACTAACTGGATGATGATGTATCTCAATTCCACACTGATCCATTCTTTCTTCTGTTATAGCACAAGATTGGATTTGTAAAACATCAGTTATATAATTTCTCCATAATTTATATTCTAAACAACCTCGAATCAATTTTTCACAATTCTTTATAAATTTATTATAACCTGCTTCATCTTCAAAATTTTGAATTCTCAAAGATAAATTAAATGGATAATTATCACTATATAATTCTAGTTTTTCTACATTACTTTTAATTTCATTTTCTTCTGTCATTTTAAGAAATCCTCTTTAGGTAATTAGATATAGTTTGTTTTGATTCTCCTACAAGTTTTTTAATTGAAACAGATGTTTTAAAGAATGGACTAGATGCTCTCTTGATATCTTCTAATTTTTCATATACTTTTCCTTGTTCTTTACCAAGGGATGAATAAATGAATTGGTATGAAACAGTGGAACATAATCCATGAAATTCTTTCATACAAAAAATAGCTCGTTTATTTACATCATCCATAGCAACAAATGAATTCCAACCTAGTTTATGAAGTTTATGAATTCCTCCTGCATTCTTAAAAAATTGACTATCAGTCATGTCTGCATAATTTAATAAACAAAAAACAAATCTTTTATGGAATGTTGATGCCCATAAAATATCTTTTTCTGGATCACCAGTTATAACTCTATCTTTTAAAAATGGTACTCTTAGTCCTCTACATAATGACCAAAAAGATCTAATTACTTTTCTATAAATTCGTAAACCTAAAACATCAAAAAACTTCATAGATGCATCTACCGTTAATAAATCTGCCAAGGAATAATCATCTTTTGATTTAACTGGAACTGGTATAACTTTAACACCGATTATTCTTGTACCTGTTGTGGTTGTGACTATTGTATAAGTAGGTTCTAAGGAAAGATTTTGATCATCAGGCATATCAACTCTAACTGTTCCTAAATCTCTAAGACTTCTTGTTGTATCTAATGCAGTTTGTATACTTGAAGATTTCTTTTCTCTTTCATATTTGTCCACATCCATAGCAAATTTTATTTTTTCTCTTTCTTCTTGTTCTGGAGTCTTCATCTTGTCTTCTGATAAAACATTACTTGATTCATTAGCAGTTTTTGCCACAATACTCGAAGCTGCAGCTGCAGCAAGTTTACCACCAACTTGTAAAATTTTTAACCCTGTTATTTTCATAATTGCATCTAATTCATATATTAAAACAAATCTTTCTAGAGCTTTACACACTCCAGGAAGTGCATTTAATGATACACTCTCATCAGTAAGCATAGGAAACACAACAATCATTTATTTGTCCTCCAATTAATAATTTAAAATCATAACAAAAATATAGATTCTTTTTTTGTTTCTGGTTGAATTTCTTCAAAAGAAATATCTATTTGTTTTTCTTTAATTTTTTTCTCTTTTTTACTATAAGGTTTATTCATTTTTGATTCATCTTTTTCACAATATGATACATAAGGACACCATTTACATTGTTCCATATTTGAATTTATTGGTTCTGGTACTATTTTTGTATTAACACAATTATGTAACAAAACTGCATATTCTAAAAAAGAAATAGCAACTTTATCATCAATAGGTAAATCAATAGTGTAAGGTCTTCTTTTTAAATTATCTCTAAAAAAATAAACTAATGTTATAGTTTTAATATCATAATTATATTCTGTATTTAATATATAAGCATAAATAATTGGTTGGTAATAATGTTCTGTTATATATTTTCCAGAAAATTTTGATTCATCTAATGTTTTAAATTCATATAAAACTTTATCATTAATTGCATCACATCTGCCTTTAACTTTATATTTTTCACTTACTATTGTTTTTTCTATTTCTGTAAAATTGTATATTTCTTGTACATAATCATGGACTGTATTACCAACTGCATTAATCAAATCTAAATATGCAAAATTAAATTGTTTCTTTAAATCAGTAGAATACTTTAATCTTGAATAATATGATTTTCTTAAACAGTAAAATAATTCAGATACAGATATATAAGGTCTTTCATAACTTTGTAATTTTTTATAATTATCTATTAGTTTTGATCTCATTAATGTTTCAAATTTTTCAACATCAAAACCAACGGAATTACTTGAAAGTTGAGGAGTGTCAAGACTAGTTTTTTCTTGGCACTCCTCAATTATTTTCTTTGTAGAAGTAAGTTCTGTTTTCTTTGAAATATCTTCAAAGCTTTTAATTTTGTTTATCTCATTTTTTTTAGTTTTAAAACTAGGTCTGTTTTGTTTATCTAAATAAGATAACAAAATTTCATATTCATTCACATACGCCCTCGCTATATTATTAAATCATTTTGTAACTTATACTAGTGCAGCCATTGCTTCTGGTAAACTCTTTCCTGTTGCATTTGCAAGTCTTTGTCCAAAACGTAACTTTAAAGCATGTAAACTAGATGGATTTAATTTACCTGCAGCAGACAACGAATTTCTTTGGTTTTTGAACATACTTATTATAGGTTTTACAAAAGGACCTGTTATACCTTCATCAACAATTTCTTCGTCATCTACTTTTTTTTTATTTCTTCATCAACATCATTTTCAAGAATATTCATTGCTGCTTCTACAAGATTATCCCTTAAAATTTTATAGGCGTCTTCAATGATTTTTCCATTCCAAGTATTTAGTTTATTAATTTTCTTTGATTCAGTAATAGCCCGACCAATTAAAAGATTATCTATAGCTAATGAAAATGCTTTTGTTCGAATTTTTTCCTGGACAATCTTTTCAATATCAATCTTGTTATTTTTTATCTTAGAAATAGATTCACGTAATTCAGTTTTGACACTTTTTCTTCCTTGTTTTGAGGTTACCAACTTTTTACAATTTTCTCTTGCAATAATAGCACTTTCCCTTGCCATTTTTCTTAAACCACTAGCATCTACCTTTTCAGTCAGCGTAGATGGATTATGTTTTACTAATTTATACATTTCAATAACAAGAGACATTAAAGCACCTTTTATTGAAAAATACTCCTCTACAAAAACAGGGCAACAAACGTTTACCTTAGATACAGGTTTACCAAATAAAACATAATCTAATGAATAAAAATTTTCAAGCACTCTGATCTTTGATTCTTTTTTCAATTTCATTTCTATCCCTCCGTAAAGTTATTACTTTTTTTTATTCTTTTGGTCTTATTTTGAAAGCTGATTTTTCATCATCAATAATTTCAATAAAAATATCTTTCTTATCACCTGTAAATTTAGTGTTCTTAGCTGCTATGGTAATAATTTTAATTGATTCTATACATCTACCTTTACGACCAATTATTTTTCCAAAATCAATTGGATTGGCAACTATTTGGACTAGAATTGATTTTGTTGTTGATGTAACTTGAATATTTACTTCATCTGGTTTATCAACAATTTCTTTTACTAAATACTCAACCAATGTTTTTATTGATTCTGTTATTTCATTCATATTAAACTCCTTATTCGAAATTCATATTTTTACTAGATTTATTATTTGTTCTTAGAATAAGTTAGAATCAGTATCTCAAGTTTGTTTCTTGTAGATACAGTATTTTTATTGTAAAGGTTCATGTAATTTTTTATATGTCTTTGTTTTAAATAATTTACTAAAAAAACCAACAGGACCACTCAACAACCATTTTGCAAATTCAGGATCTAATTCTTCAAGTGTTCTCGCTCCTGCTTCCCATCTCTTATTAAATTCTTCACTCGTCAATTGTAGAGGTGGCGGTACGAATCCCATATAATTCTCCTTAATATTTATTTTACTTCAATTCTTTTTCTAAATCCATTAGTGCTGACCATAAAGAAGGAATTGTTTTTTCATGTCTTCCTTTTAAATAAAAACTTTTTCCACCATCTGCAATAGTTCTTACAAGTATTGTCTTCCATGGTCTAAAAAAGTTTAAAGGTTCATCTTTCATAGGTAATGAATTTATATTTTCTGGTAAATCATGTAAATCACAAACCAATGTGGTAAAATTATTTAACTTCTCTGATTTTTGATTACTTACATTTCTTGACATACTCAATGCTTTTAAAAAAACTTCTGGAGCCATTGTTGCGCTACCAAAACTCATCAACACTCCATTTTCAAGTTTACTTACATGATTTGTAAATTTTAAAAAATCAGTGTAGGACATTTCTCCAGTTGCTGCACCATTAAAATTTGGATGTTCATGAATAATATCATATCCGATTCCTACATGAACAGTTATTGGTATATTTAAACTAAAACATGTACCAAAAATACTAAGTTTCTTATTTGGGTAATTTGATTTCCAAATTTCTTTTCCTACAGCTTCACCAATTCCAATATATTCTTTTTTTAAAAAACTTTTATTTATAATTTCGTTTATATTTCCAGTTTCTTTCCATAAACCAAATTGTCCATCTGATATATATGTTGATACATTCTCTGATGTTGCTCCAATTAAAGAAAATTCATAATCATGAATAAGACAGGCCCCATTTGTAGCAATACAAGTTATATAACCCCTTTTTAATAGATCAATAATATATTTTTGCATGCCAGTTTTTATAACGTGAGCGCCCATCATAAAAATAATTTCTTTATGTTTTTTCTTTGCTTTTATAATCTCAATAGCAACAGTTCTTGTATCATTATTATATAAACTAGTTTTTGTTAACTTTTTTATATTAGATAAATTATAATCATGTTTTCTTTCTGAAAGTGATTTTAGAATTAACTTATCTCTATTAAATAAATTATTTTCTTTTCCATACCATATATATTCTAATATATCTTGCCAAGTTTTCGCTAAAAAATCTGGTTTAATAGAAAAATTTTCTACAGAATTATTATTAAATAATATAGTTTTACAACCTGCATTTTTTCCAGCTTCAATATCTGTTAATCTATCACCAATCATATATGATTTTGTCAGGTCAATTTTATATTTTGAGGATGCCCAGAAGAACATTGTAGGTGAAGGTTTTCTACAAATACAATGTTCTTCTGGTTTGTGTGGACAATAATAAACAAAATCAATTTTTATATCATGTTCTTTTAAAAGTGAAATAACTTTAAAATGTACAGCTTTAAATTGTTCTGATGTTATTTTACCTCTATTAATACCAGATTGATTACTAATAATTATCAATTTAAACTTTGTTTGTAAAATTTTTAAAGTATCTATAATTCCTGGTATAAGATTCGCATGGTCTGGATTACTTAAATAATTCAAATCTTCTATTATTGTACCATCTCTATCAAGAAATATTGCACGATTAGTCATTAATCTTTTACCTTTAATATTGATTGCCCTAATCCTATAAACATCTTTCAGATTTCAATCTATTAAATATTTAATTCCAATTCAGTAGTTTCCTCTATTTGAGTTGAATTTGCTTTATTGAAAACTCCTTCAAAACTATATTTATCAAGAATCTCAGATTGAATTGTTTCTTTAACAGCTTTATCAAAGCCCTCTTTAAAAATCAAATTTGTTCTGTACACTTCAGGAAAGTCCTTAGTCCTCATTTTCACGGTTGGTAAGTCCACCAAATAATTCCACGCTCCTGTAGCCATTCTTTTATTATCTACTAAAAATTTGTAATTTGTGTGCAGATTGCTAAAACCTGTAACAAAATTACCAGCAATACTAATTTTGATATTCGGAGAAAATAATTTATTTTTGACACAATGTACTTCTGCAAAATAACCATCAAATCCTTGTTTTTCTATTGTAGTGGATTCTTTAGCTTTCATTTCTAATAAGTGAAAAGCATTAAATTTTAAAGCATTTCCGCCAGGCATAGTTTTACCTTGAGACATATACTTTAGTTCTTTTGCTGGCGCAAAGTTGCCAATACTGATTACATCTCTTAACTGATTTACTGCTATTAAACAAATATTATATGTTGCCAATTTAGCAACATATTTTGGAATTAACAATGATAATAGTCTACCCTTATAACCAATTACTGAGTTAATATCCTCCACTTCTCTTTCTTTTTGAGTTAATGTATTTGCAACAGAATCCCACAAAATAATTGAAGGTGTGTCAATAATACCTTTTAATTCTTTATATAAACACATTCCTTCAAGAAATTTAAAAACTTTTTCGACTGTAATATCATTATAAGGTTTTATTTTTGGATTTCTTACTCCTAGATTTGAACATCTAATTGTGGTGGTAGCTTCTTCTGAGTCTAACATTGAAACTAAAATATTACCGTTATATTTCCTCTGTGCCGCCCCCATAACCTGAATCGCAATCATTGACTTCCCAGAACCAGGATTTCCAGTTATGACTTCCATAGCGCCAATTGCAAAACCACCACCCAATATTGCATCTAACAAATCTATTCCTGTAGGAATAGTTTCTTTGATTCCTGTATCAGATTTAATATCAGTTTTATCTTCTAAAAAACTATTAAACTCCATATATAAATCTTTAGTTTTTTGATCCATACCATCAGAAATTTCTTCATCAGTCATTTCATAGTTAACTTCTTTTGGAGTAGGAATATCTTTTTTGACCGTTCCTGGTTTTCTTCCTGGTTTTTTCTTTTCTGGAGGTGGAGGCACTTCTGCATTATATTTTTCTTTATCTTCCGCTGAAATATCTATTTTGAGCGAGCTAATACTTTTATTTATTTCTGCTAGATCTACTTCTGGAAATGGTTCTTCCGTATTTTCAGAATTCTCTTCATATATTTCTTCGTTCTCATTTACTATTTCAACTTCTTTGTTCTCTTTTTCTTCGTTATTCTCAATATTCACATTATCTGTAATCAATTCTTCCATCATAATCTCCTTTACCTTCCTAGTTCACTGACTAAATTACCAGTTATTTTATTATCGTTTTCTTCAATTTTTTGTTCTACTTTTTCCTTTTCTTTTCTTAAACGATCAACTTTTTCAGCTAACTTTTTAATATCAAATATTCCTTCTATATCATCCTCATCTTTACCAATTATTTTTCTTCTTAATTCAAATTCATCTTTAGTAACTTTAGATATCTCTTTTCTCATATCTAGAATTGTTTTAAATAACTCAGTAACTGTTTTTATCTTTTCTTCAAAAAATCTCATATATCTTTTATCAAGAGAATCTGGTAAAATTGTATTAACTTTATCTTTAAATTTTTCCAAATCTTCAATCATTTTCTTCAGAGCATTTCTTTGCTCTGAAAATTCTAAAATCAAATCATCAAACTCATCTTCTTTCATTCTTAATTCCTTAAATAATTTCTTTAGAATTTACATCATGAACTAAACAAACTTTTTTACATTTTAGTGTTAATTTAATATTTTTTAAATCATCTATTTCAGTTTCAAACCAAGATAACATCTTAACTTTTCCAATTTCAATTTTATCTAATTGCTCGTCAAAGGGCTTTAGTTCCATGTTACAATTTATATAATTTTCAATGTCTGTGAAATCTCTTGGTTTAATTTCTAAACTATCATACCAATTTTTTAATTCATCATATGTTCCATATAAAATCAATTCTTCTTTCATTTCTAACCATCCTTTATCTATTCTTGTATCACCTTCATTTTTCCTGTTTCATCATGTTTACTTCTATATTTATTTTCAATAAAAGCACCTTGTTCTGTAACAAAATCACATGTAAAAATAGATTCTCTAGTTGAATCAGCACCTTTACAAAATGAATTTGTTGAATTATTATATGGACAAGCAGTTGAAAATGGACATACTTGTTTTGGTTTTAAAAACAATGACATTTTTATATCGCCTCCTTTGATATTGCAATTTCACATGCCTCAGCTTCATCATCTGTACTTTTTTGACAATTGCATTCAATATCACCATCATCAATTGAATCAGAAAATCCAATAGTTTGTTGACTAACTATATCAAAAAGTTCATCCTCACCAATTTTATTATATACCTGTCCTCCTCTTGATTCATCAACATATATTGTAACCCCTTTTAAATCTCTAATATATTCTAAAAGATAATTATTTAATTGTTCTGAAGTTGTTCCTTTGGGCATATTAATAGTTTTTGAAACAGCGCCATCTGTATATTTTTGTACAATAGCTTGGACTTCAAAATGATCTTTTGGAGTTAGATCAGATGACTCAACAAACCAATCTGGAATATTTTCACCAGATAAAAGTAATTGTTTATATTTAGGATGAATATAAATTCGTTCTCCAACCCTATCATTTCTTCTGTATGCTTTAAACATTAATGGTTCAATACCTGACGTTACTTCTGGTAATAGTGAGATTGTGCCATTAGGAGCCATTGCCATTCCTGATACACATCTTACTCCATATTTTTTAATATCCATTCTTAATTGCGCAGGAAGTTTTCTAATAAAAGATGCGTTACCATATTGAACTGGTTCAAATTTTGGAAATGACCCTTTCTCAACAGAAAGTTCAATCAATGTTTGGTAAACTGTATCACGAATAAATCTCATTAATTTTTCTATTTCAAGTATTGCTTCTTTTGAACCATATCTTAATTCTTTAGCAAATAAATATTCAGCCAAACCCATCATTCCAAGACCAATTCTTCTAGAATTATGTGTTTTGATGTCTATTTCTTTTAAAGAGTATTTATTAGCATCAATTACATTGTCTAAAAATCTTACTGCTAATTTAATAGTATTTTCTAATTTTTTCCAATTTGTATTTACATTACCTGTAATAAAATTTGGTAATACTAATGAACCTAAATCACATGATTCATAATTTGACAAAATTGCTTCTCCACATGGGTTAGTAGAAACTACAGGATCATAATAATAAGAATTATTTTTATACAAATTTGTTTTATTTAAAAGACCTGGTTCAGCCTTTGAAATCATATTATTTACAATTAAATTCCATATTTCTCTCGCCTTAATTTTTTCATATTCTTTTTGTTTAAATTTAAACGTCCAAACTGAGTCAGATTCTACCGCTTGAATAAATTCTTCATCAACTAATACTGAAATATTAAAATGAGATATTTCTCCTTCTACTAACTTTGAATTAATAAAATTCATTATTTCAGGATGAGAAACATCACAGCAAGCTAAAGCAGCCGCTCTTCTTTGACCGCCGCTTTCAATAGTTTTTGAAACTGAATCTGCAGCTTTAATAAAACTTACCATACCAGAAGACTTTCCACCCTTTCCCAAAATTGGTGTATCTTTTGGTCTCAAAGGTGAAAAATTGCATCCTACTCCACCTCCTTCACTCCATAATGTTAAACTATCAGCTATAAATTTTCCAATTTCTTCAATTGAATCACCTATAGGAACAACATAACAGTTCATTAAACTACCTTTTGATCTAGAAGCATTTCTTAAAATTCTTCCAGCAGGGATAAAATCCATATAATAAATCATTTCTGCGAATTTTTCTGCCCAACTACTTTTATTTTTTGTTTCCACTTCCGCTATTGAATCAGCAACTCTTTCTGTACATGGTTCCCAATTTTCCCCTTCATTAAAATATCTGGTTTTTGCTACCGTTTCTGAATTTTTTGATAAAATCACTTTTTTACTAGTTGTCATATTTATTTTTTCTCCCTTATATTTATTAATTATTCAATTAAGTATATATTTGTTCATAAAAATAAAAATAGTTTCTAAAATGGCATGAAACTAACGTAAAACCTACAAGATTGTAACTAAGAAGTAATAAATTGGATTTTAAAACGGCGGGATTTTAAAACGAGGTTTTTATATTAAACATAAATTTCTATACTATTTTTCAACTTTACCTTTAAAAAATGCGTATACTTTTTTAGAATAATTTCTGGATTTTGAGAATGTTGCTGTATTTACAAAATGATAAATTCCTTTAAGTTTCTTTCCTTTAAAGTCAACAACTATATGAGCATTTGTATATTTTATTACATTACAATTTCCTTTATCAACTTCTTTGATTGTTCCTGCACCATACTGTCCTTCAGGAATTTTTCCTGTAAATAATGCTTCTTGTTCACTATGATCGTTACTGCGCGGGATATAGATTCTTTTCCCAGGTTCTGTAGGTGGAAATGTGTTCATTGAAAAACTTGCCCAATTTTTTGAGTTAGGAATTTGAAATCTAAGATCCCAATGTTTCCCCCTTTTAATTGCATCATGTTCATGTAAAACAAATTTTTCCATTTATTTTTATCTCCATCCACAACTTTTCAATTATTTTATTAATTTATTTATTGAATCCTCTGCAAATCTGGCTAGCGAATAGGCATCACATAAATTATCATCATTAAAGTCAACTCCCCATTTTTTATATACTTCTTTTAACATTAAATTTTTCTTTACATTTCCTTTTCCGGTTACAAATTTTTTCAATGTAGTAGGTGATACTACAATATAAGGAATGTTATTATTAAATAAAAAAATTCTGATAAAATAATTTAAAGCTGCAATTTGCAGAATTGCTTCTCCAGTTGAACCATAACTGAGTCCCTCCAAACAAACTAAATTTAAATCATACTCATTCATATAATATAAAAGTATATTTAACTCGCTTGCTATATATAAAATTCTTTTTTCAATATCAAACTGTGTATCTTGATGTTTTGTTGTAATTAGCATTTGTTTGATAACGTTACAATTACCATCAATAATTACAACACTTGTTCCGCTAAATGAAGCATCTATACCAACAAAAAGTTTTTTATTTAAGTCCATATCAATTCCTTTGTTACCCTTTCTAAAGTTTCTTTTCTTTCAACAATTTCTGAGTTATCCATATAGTTTTTCAATTGACTTTTTATTTCGTTTGTTAAAGATTTTATAAATTCTTCTGATAATACATAAGTATAATTTGATATTTCTATTAGATAATCACAAACTTCACTTACTTCATCATTTGAAATTCTGGTATACTCACTTAATTTTTCACATAAATCTTGTAATTCATTATATTCCATATATCCCTCCCTATTTATAGTTATTCTCAGATGTTGCACCTTTAATTTCCATCCAATCTTTCTTTTCTCTTACTCGTTCGTTAATATTATCAACTGATTCTAAAATTTCAATATCAAAATTATTTTGTTTACACCAAAAGATGAATGATTTCAAATCCTTAGGGAAGCATTTCCCGCCAAAACCCAACTGAAAATCAAAGCCTGGAACTTTAGTATGGGAATCTGTAATTCTATTATCTCCTACAAATAATTGTCTTACATTTTCATACTCAACTCCAATTTTTTCACATATTTTATAAATTTGATTCATAAAAATTACTTTAGTTGCAAAATAACAATTACACATATATTTTAATAATTCTGCCTCTTCATACTTTACTTTAAAAATTGGAGTATATTTAAATCTAACTCGATATAATTCTTCTACCTTACTATGAGCACCATCTATTCCTGGATCATCCGTTCCTAAAACTATTCTAGTTTGATTTAAAAAATCATTCAATGCAGTTCTTTCTGTTAAAAATTCTGGATTAAAAATGAAATCAAATTGTTTAAATTCATCAGCTAATTTTCTTGTTGTGCCTGGAATTATTGTAGATTTTATAACTAAAATTTTACGTTCTTTTGTAACTTCATTAATAGAATTAACTACATCATATATTGATGATAAATCCTGTTCATAATTTTCCTTGAATGGAGTAGGAACACAAATAAATAATACTTCAGCGTGATCAACTGTATCTTGCAATGTGCTAAAACCTTTAATAAACTTATCATAAATTTTAATATCAAAATATGGAGAAAAGCCATTATAGAGTGCACTTCCCACAAATCCTGCTCCAATAATAGATAACTTATTCATATTTTTAATTCTCCTTTTCAAATATTATTTAGTTTTTGACGTATTTCTTCACTTTTTCCACATGATCTAGTTCCTTCACTACATCTTCCATTAAAACATGATGGTCCAGCATTTTGAAATATTATTGGTGAAATAGGCTTAACTAATTTTAACATTTCTAAAGCTAAATTCCTTATTTCCCATTGAGCCCGATTACATAAACGTAGACGAAAAAAATAAAGTAGTTCTCTTGCATTCATTGTAACTATAATTTTTGTCTCTGTAGCATTTGGTAAAACAAAACGAGCATCCTCTCTTGCATGCTCGTTTGTACGTCCAGAACGTTTTAATACTTCTACTAATTTATTATAACTATCTTGAATTAATTTCATAGTGTTTTCAAAATCATCTTTTAATTCAATATTTTCTTCAATTAAAGGAGGAATAATATATTGAAATTCCTTTTCGTTAACATAACGTTGCGATTGTTGACTATAAGATGCTAAGCGATGTCTTACAAGTTGGTGAGAACATGCTCTAGATATACCTTCAATTGCAAAAGTAAATGACGCATGTTCTATTGGACTATGGTGACCTGATTCTAGTAAATCTTCCAAAAGAGTTTTATAATCAACATTATCATTAATTGTTATTACTCCTTCTATATCAGATGGAGAGTAACAAATTTTAGCAGCAGAATAAATTGTTTTTTCTGGTTCTGGTGTATATTTTACTAAAAGCACTTTTAACTTTGTTTGCATTACAAATTGCCCCCCAGATTCAATATAATAAAAATTATTTATTTTTTAATTCATCATCCAAATGAAACGACAACGTTAGTCAGAGATCCAGCAATTAATTTTTCAATTACTTCTGCTCTCTTTTCTTTTCCTTCATCAAAAATCTCAGATGATAGGGGAATTGTACCAAATGGTGTTTGTAAATTATCTCCATATTTTTTTCTTATTCTTCCAATTTTCATCATTATATCTGCAAGACATAAGTCGAGAAAATACATTTGTAAATCATTTGGAATAGTTGAAAAATCAGACGCGTGAGCTCTTTCATATTCTATAGCAATCCATTGTTCTGTTGTTGGTGTAGGTCTAATAGAAAGTATGTTAGGATGCTTAAAGACATGTGTATAATTAAAAGACGAAAAAGATTTTACCCACCCTGCCATTTCAACATCAAATGCCCATTGTGAAAGTTCCCCCATACTCATCGGACCAAGTGGCGGATGACCAAATAAATATAAATTTCCTGCGGAATAATAAACATGTGAAACTGATAAAATTTCTCTTCCTTCTGGATCACTTATATAATATTCATTAGCTTTATTTGGTACTTTATTTGATGCAGTTTGAACATTTAAACCTATAGTATTATCATCCGGAAAATAATGTGCAAAAGTTGCCATCGTATATTCAGTTATATGCTCTAAAATTTCCTCATCTGTTAATTCCACGAATTGCCATGGAAATCCAATTTCTGATTTTATATATTTTAATACCTTAGTTGAATTAAGCATCTTTTAATTATCCTCCGTTACTCTGGTAATAAATACTATCTAAAGAATCATCTGTTATGTAAATTCTGCTCATTTCTAAAGCCTTTCTCATAACTTCAATATCAGTAATTTCTTTATTCTCTAAAATATTTTCTATTATTTTTCTTTTTTCTAACATTTCAGTATTAATTGGATTATCTAAAAATCTACTTAAAATTTCAAATGAAACCAATTTTAAATTGTTTGAAATTAGTTTTTCACTTTTCTCTTTTTGAATGATTGTATTTATATATTTGTTCGGATGTGAGTTTAAATCTAAAGGAAAAATTTCTCTTCCTTTTAAAACATTATTATACAAATTTTCTATCCCACCTACTAAATTTACTACGTCTTTTATTATTTTCTCGACCGTTTTTCCTCCAATTCCTTTTATACCTTGTACATCATCTCCTGTATCACCTATAATTGCCATTGTTAAAGGAAGATAATCATCTGGGTAATTATTTGTAAACTTTAAATATGATTTTAAAGATTGTCCTTTTTTAATTAGTTTTTTAACTTTTGGAACCTTAACATAAACATAAACATCATCATTTAGACATTGTAATAAATCATGATCATTTGAATATACTATATGTCCAGTTTCTGCATTTCTTTTTACTAAATTTCTAGTAATCAAATAAAAAGGTACAAAATCTGCTTCTAGATATGGTAAACGAATTAAATAAATATTTGGCATTTTATTTAAAGCTTTTTCTAATAACATGAAATTCTTTTGTATCACATGAAAAAATAAGTCTCTTTTTTCTCTATCCAAACCATATAAATCATCAATTCTTCTTGAAATTTTATATTTTTTAGAAATATTCAAATGATAATTTGATTTACCTGATTCTAAAAAAATATAAAAATTTGCTTTAATATTTCTATTTATACAATATGTTTTATGAAATGATAAAAAACTAAGGACTGATTCAAATATAGATGAATCAGTCCTCTTACTCAACAAAGTGGTTTCAATAATATTCTCAATCTCATGCTTCATATATAACGTCTGTAAATTATTTTTTAAATCAAAATAAAAATTTAAAGATTTATAATTACCGGTTGATAATACTTCATCTAAAATAGAATATGTTGGATAGTAACTTAATATCGTTTGACTTGCCATTATTTTTTCTCATCCTCAGAATCTTCAGGTCCAGTTGAAGTAACAAGATCATGAGTATATATAATTACAACTATAAGAGCAAGTAAAAGCCAAAACTTTGGATTTCGTATTGCAACCACATCTGATAAAAAAGCTCCAAATAAAATTAAAACAAAAAAATGAAAATAATATTCAATCATATTTGCTCCGATAATAATATTGTAGTAACAATTTCTGTACGCATTTTTAACACATCTAAACTTTTATTTATTATTTCATAGTCTGCTACAATTGTATCTTGTTCAGTTTCTGATATATGTTTGTTTTCTTCCTTATTTTGTTTTAAACTTGGTCTGATTATTCTAATTATTTTTCCATGAAAAAAATGGATCATATCAACTTCATTTTGAAATCTAACATCATGGATAACAATTAATTTTTTTCTATCAATCTTTGATATTTTTTCTGTCATTTTATTAACCCAAAAATTGTCACTAACTTGTTTTCTAATAATTTCTGTTCCAATCTTTTGTAACATCATTCTAGAAAATTTTGTTTTTTTATCCCATAATTCTTCTTTACTACAAATACCTGCATTATAAATCATTTCTTTCAAACAATCACCAAATGCAAGTAATATAGTATTTGGATACAAATCTTTTATAAAATTTGCAGTAGTAGTTTTTCCAGAATATAACTTCCCTGTTATTCCGATTAGCATAAAAAACTCCTTATTCAGTTTCGATCATACTTGCTCTAGTATATAGATTTGTATTGATACTTCCAATTGTAGTTGAAAAAGAATTGATTACTATATTATTTCCTGAATCAAACATTTCCATTGTAATATCGCCATCATGATCAATAATAAATGGAGTTATAACTAAATTAACAGAATGATTTAACTCTCTATTTGAAACTATATTGCTAACAAATTTTGCAAAATCATTTTTATTTTGAGTTGCTGTAGATATACTTGCCATCTCACCTTCAAAAATAGTTTGTAAACTATTAACATGAAAACTAGATGAAATTATTCTCATTCTGTCAGAAATCTTTTTTGAAATATTAGTAGAAAGGATTAAATCCTCTTGATTAATTATTATAACTCTGTCCAATTCTTCTTTGTTAATAAACTTATTATCTAAGAATTCTAATAAAGGATTTTTTATTTTTAACATTGAATACTCATCAGATATAGTGAAACTATCTGGTTCTGTTAATATAGATACTTCTTGTCCTGAGAAACATTTAAATATATCTAACTTTGTTTTTAAATCTGTAATTGGAATATTCATTGTTGAAATAAGTGATGTTAAATCAATTTCAAATACTGTTGCGCTATCATTACTTCTTTGTCTGATAAGACCATCTCTAATATCTACATCACCACATATATCTTTTAAAACAAACAAAACTCTTAATAATTCATCATACTTTGTTGCATCCAAATTTACTTGCACGACATTTTCCATACTTTTTCACCTTTCCTTTTTTCTATAATAACTTCACTTTTATCTATGAATAAATCAAATGGAGAAATATAAAATTTTCCAATTTTATAATCTGCATAATTTACAATACGTTTTTGAAAATAAACTTTTACATAATCCATCTCAGTTCTATATTCAATATAAAATACATTCTTGTTTATTAATCTCCACTCTTCTGATTCAGGTATTTTTAATTTTGAAAAAGAAATAAAATTTTGCTTTTCAAATTCTATATATGGACCACGTTTACCAATTACTATTCTATTATAACCTTTAGCTAAAATATCTGATTTTGTATATAAAAATAAATCTTTTGAACCGTTTATTGAAATTTTTAACCTATCAATATAATTCATCTTCTTTTATACTTTTGATAATTGTCATATAATAAAATTTATCTTCTTTTACATTCTTTAAATCCATGTAATCAACAGTAATAAAACAATCTTCAACAAGTTTTAAAATATCCATTATTCTTTCTGAAATATGTTTATTATCATTATTTGTATTTATTGTAATTGGTATTGAAAAAATTATCAGAATAGAATCGATATTATTATATTCATAATTAAACATTGAAACATTACAATTTAAAATACTAAATAACTTATTACTTGCTGTTGATTGGCATAATAATGAATAATAGTCTAATTCATCTATAGTACCTGTATATTTTAATCCTGTATCAATTGTAGTTTCAAAAATTTGTTTGAGTCTGTCTGTTGGATCAATTGTATTCAAATTTAGTTCTCCTTATTTTTATAATATAAATTTTTCTATATTTATAGTATTTTCTCCAAAATCTTTTGCTGCTTTATTATAATATACTTCCATCTTGTTTATAATATGTGAATTATACTTTTTTATTTTTTTATAATAATCTAAACTAATACCTCTATCTGATAAAATTGTAACATCAATTCTATAAATTTTTTCGTTAAATACTATACTTTTAATCAAAGAAGTATAAGATGTTGATAATGCCGCAGCATATAATTTTGTATGATTCTTTAATTTTGTGTAATCATATATATGTTCATTATAAATATCAAATATTCCTTCTCCAATTATTACATGGTTTGAATTATAATCTCCTCCTACTAATTTATAATAATCTAAAAATCTTGTTGCGTCAAGAAAAAGTTTAAAAAATTTAAATTCTGCAGTTTGATCTATATTTCTAAAAATAACAACTGATTCTTGTTCTGTCAAAAAACCAACAAAGTTTGATTGCAAATAAGGTTTAACTCTTAATAAATTATCATACATTGGAACATTATTTTTATTTATAAATTCATCTACATCAAAAATCAATCCTTTAATATTTTTAAGATTTTGTATTGAATATTTTAACCTTCCTTTTAAATATAAAGTTTTTAATTTAAAAAAATCTTCTTTTAAATCTGGAAGGATTAAAGGTTGTTTCTTAGTAGGAGGACTCAATTTAACATCATGTTTTTGTATTTGTTTAATTTTTTCCTTATCAATATATCTATCTGATGTATCTACTCCAGATATTTTATCCATTAATTTTGAAATTGTTCCATTGGTATTACAACTTGAATGAAAACAATGAAATATAGGTGCATCTAATGAAATGTACAAATGATAATGTTTTTTATTTCTGTTGTTGTGTTCTCCGCAAAAGAAACAAGGTATAATTATATTTTTTGATGTTATTTTAATATTAGAAGTATATTGTTTTAAATAATTTAAAAATGAATCGTGATATATTCCAATCATTTTTCTTCCTTAATTTCTTCACACAATTTTATTTTCCTCCTCTTTTAGTTTAGATCTTAAAGCTTCTCTAATAAAAATTGATAGAGGAATTTCTCTTTCTTTACAAATTTTTTCTATTTTTAAAAACATTTCTTGTGACATTGTGCAATTTACATTCTTTTCAAATTTAACCATATTATCTCCTAATATCTTTTATTATTTGTTCTTAGGAAACAATGATATTAAAAAATATTCAACCTTAATTACTTTTTTTAATTTTATTTATTAACTCCAAAAATATTTTCTAACCATGTTAAATAACCTTGACCATTACAAACTTTACATTTTTTTGTAGTATAATCTTTTCCTAGAATTGCTCTTGTTTCATTAGTTTTTGTCCCAAGACTTCCCCATCCATCACAAGCTCCACAAATTTGATAACCATCGGGTAATTTAAATTTTGGTTTTTTACTTACTAATTTCATTGTTTAACTCCAATCATATATTGAAGCCAAGTTACAATTCCATACCCTTTACAAAAAGAACAAATTGAATTTAATTTACTATTGCAATAAGGACAATAATAGTATTTAATATTTATTTGCTCTTCAATAAAATAACCTATTCCTTTACATTCATCACAATATTCATTATTCCATGAATATCCATCGTATAATTTATCATAAATTAAGCCAGTTCCGTTGCATGACTTACATTTAATTTCTGCAACATCCTCAGGATGACACTGTTCAATAATAAATTTATGAATTTTATTCACATATTCAATGTCACTATATTGAAGTATCATTTTATTATTTACCAGTTAATTGTTTATATTTTTGTAATACTTGTATTATTTCAAAAATCATACTTAATAAATTCATATTTGGTAATAAACAATCTGGATGACTATTACTATATTTATTAATAATAATTTTAGCTGGAGCAGGTACGTTATTTCTGAAAAATAAATCAGAATATATTGTTCTATAATCTAAATCTAATTCTCCAAGAAACTTTACAATATTGTTCATAACTCCATTAATCTTATGATCTTCTTTAGTTTGAATAAAATTTATAATTTCCACTATATTACTAATTATAGTCTTTTCAGTAGACAATGTTATATTTCTATCTGTTACTAATTTTCCTGTTAAGGAACTTTTTTGCATTGTATTAACAATTCTTCTGATGTCTGGATATAAACTATCAATAATAAATTTAAGGTCTTTTTCTTCAAAAGTTATTTTTTCTAAATCTAAAATATTTTTACAATAACTAAACACAAATTCAACTGGCATTTGTTTAAATACATAAGGTTGACATCTAGATTGAACAGCATCTTCAATTTTAGATACATAATTACAAGTTAAAATAAATCTACTATGAGTAGAATATTTTTCCATTATATGACGCAAAGATTTAAAACTAGCATCAGTTAATTGGTCACTTTCATCTATAAATACAATTTTATATAAGTCTGGATTAGCTGGAGGTATTTTCAAATATTGTTCAACTACATCTTGAATAAAAGTTATCCCTCTGGATTCTTTTGAAGAACCATCTACTTCTAGAACATTGTCATTTTTATTTTCAATAATTCCATTCTTAGAAGTCAGAATTTGAGCAATACATGTTTTTCCAGAACCTGGAGGCCCAGATAATAATAAATGGGGTATTTCTCTTCTTTTGATACATGCTTCAAAATCCATTTTATATTTTTCAGGTAAAACAAGTTCTTCTAATTTTTTTGGTCTGTATTTTTCTACCCATAAACTATTCACAATATTTTGATTCATTTATTACTCCTTAGCAAGAATACCCATCCGCCATACTTAAAAGATATAAACTTTTTTGATCTTCTATGAAGTCATGAATTATTTCTTTTTCTTGATTTCTAAAAAATAATTTAGTTGCTTCTTCTCCATCGATATATTTACCATTTTTATCAAAAATAAAATCATCACCAATATAGATTCTTTTTGAATTTTTAATTTTGCTTAATAATAAAGTAATTCTGGCTGAAAAATTTGGTAGTGTTGAAACATGAAAGTTTAATAATATTTCATTATCTTTGCAAGAAATTAACATATTTTCAGCAAATATAAATGTTTCTCTATTTTGTTGTTTATCAACTTTAAAAACTTCTACATCATATTCTTTTAATTTATTAACAATTTTTTCTTCTAAAGATAATGATAAACTCATTCTTTATATTCCTCTGTATATTTAGTCATATGTACTAAAACATTTGCTAAAAACTTATCTGGATTTATTTTTTTTTGCTGGATTTGACTAGTTAAAATATTTTTTAGGGATGCAAAAAAATTATCAAAATTAATTAATTGACCAGATGGAGCCTTTTCTTTTGCCATTGGACATTTTTCTCCAACTTTTAAGGGTGGATGAGAAAAACCACACTGACTACAAATTGAATGAGACATTAAATCCATACATACCTCACTTTGTCTTTTATATATGTTCTTTACAAACAAAAAAATTTCCTAAACCTTGAGTAAATCTAATACTTCTGTCAAAATTTTAACTATTTAAAGGTTAAAATTTTGACAGAAGTTTTTACATATTTAAAAAACATCAAATGGTCTTTTTATAAGTTCTACTTCTTGGTTCCAAGTCCAAGAAACTTCATCAAGATCTACTGTATTTGGATCGCCATTACAATTTTCTGTATGAGCTCGCCATTTTCCGTCATCAAAAATTACTTCATAGATTCCATCTAAAGAATCAATTCTAACTAAATCCCCTCCATATATTTCTCTATCATATTTATCACAGTACATTGTAAATTGTTGGCTCTCATTTCTTGTATCAATTTCATTTAGTGCCCAAGATATCCATTCACCTTCTATATTTCCCCAATAAAACCATTCTAAAAATTCACCTTCTTCGTTTTTAATTGGTTGTCTAAATTTAATTTCATATGGTATCATGACACTGATTTTATCCATTCATTATATGTATTGCATAAAAGCAATATTTCTTCAAAAACTAAATTATTCCATTTTATTTTATCATCTTCTGAAAGATACTCATTCTCTTCATATTCTTCAAATAACTCAGTTAGTTTATCAAAAACGGAATAACTACAATGTTTATGACCATAAAAATAATAAATGGGGCAATTAATGCAGCAATCATCACCTTGAACTAGAAATAAATTACATAAACCACATGTATCCACAGAGTCAGGTTCTATACACTCATTAGATTTTGCAATTAAATACCACTTACTAAAAGTTTTTTCCCACGCCTCTTCTAAAGTTATAGCGCTCTTTTTAGGAAATAAATATTTTGGAACTATTATTTGATTATCTGAATCTATACCAATTTCCTCAAACCATTTAGACAGGATATTAAACAACTCTTCATTACTCATTTTTTAACTCCATTTTATCTATTTTTTCAATTATTATTTTGAGAATATAACAAAAATCATTCTCATTACATATATCATAAATTGAACATCTTGTATCACTACAACATTTTTTCTGATCTATATTAGACAAATTAACTAATAAATCATATTTTTCAGATTTACTTAATTCTTTATTATTTTTATATTCACCTGGTAAATAGTTATTTTCTAAATTTGCTGTCCAAATTGGATATTCACATTTACACCTATAATAATGTTTTCCACATATTTTACATATTCGATATAGCATACCAGAATTTTGAAGTCTTTCTTCAATATCAAGACACTCACAATCTTTTATTTCTTTTTCACATTTCTTACAAAACATTTTGCCTTTAACAATTTCAAAATTATCACTTGTCAATAACTTTTTATTTTCTAAGTTCATTCCATACTCCAAGAAATATAAATATACCTATAAGTAAAACAATAAGCCAAAAAGTCATATTTTTATCCTCTTTATTGTTTAGTAAGTTGGTAAATTATCTATCTCATCACTAATGAACATTCCATACCCTATTATATTAAACAACTTTGAATGTTTATATATTTTTGCTAATTCTAAATTTGATAAATATTCTGCTTCTTTGTTCGATATTTCAATCAAATATTTTGATAAATTTGTTGATTGTTGAAAATTTTCAACACTGCCATTAATAATAGTATTTTTAGAATTTTTATCTGATTTATAATAAGCATTTTTAATTAACGTAACGTTTTTTCTCAATGTTGTAATTTCAACATCTTTAGCTTTTAATTGTGGATAAAGATATATACCATAAGATACCATAAATATTACAATGAAAAAAACAATCCCTGTTGCAGCACTTCCAACTATATTTATATTTTCTGCCAAAACATAATTTACTCTTTTTGGAACAATTATTGTAACAGTAATTAATATTATGAAAATGATAATATATAACAAATTAATCTCCTTATTATTTTTTGCTTAACATCTATTGAGTATATAGTGATAGTATACTAGATAAAATTAGTAATATAAAATTATTTTCATTCATAAACAATGTCTATGTTTCTTTAGATTTAAAAATAATTTTTATACTTATCTAGTAATACTATACCTATCAAAAGTATGACTAACCCTAAGGATACACCAAAAAAGTATATATGAGCACCCATTAGTTTAAGTACATGAAAAAAAGCTGACCATATTATAAATGCTCCTATTGAAATCATACATATTCCAAAATTTTTTAAGAAATTTGCGCGGGTTTTGTTCATTTTTCCTCCATTACTTATTTCAAAAACTTTTATATTTCTTTCTTCATTTATTAAAATCAATATTATGTATCTTTATCTTAGCTTTATTTTTATTTATGATTTATACATCTTAATTTCACATTTACATATAGGACATATTGAACATTTTGAATATTTGTCATATTCCATAAAAATTTCTGATCCACAAGAAGTTTCATAATAATTTTCGTCTAGTTTTTCCCAAATACATTTTTCATCTTCAACCTCATATTCATCTTTATCCGCCCAAATCTGGTCTGAGAACCAACCGGCTATAAATCCACCAATGAATATCAATACTATACATATGATTCCTAATATTAAATCCATTTAAAATCTCCTTATGTGAGTTTAAATATTAATCCAATTATTTTTAATTATTTCAATTTTAAAACTTTGAATATCATTTCTCTTAATCATTATCAATCCATCTTTAAAGTGTAATACATATTTATCTGATTGTGGTCTTGAAAAGTACCATATGTAAAAATCTTTCCATGGAGTAATCGTATCTACATTATTTTTCTGTTCACATTCTAAACTAAAAGTATCTTTATTAATAAATTTAATACTTAACTTATTTAAAAAAGTTTCAACCTCTATTTTTATCTCATCTTGTTGTTTATTTTTCTTAAAAATATTCCATCCCATTAATGTCACTCCTTTTATAAAATAGTTAACTATACATTTTTTAAAAATTTATTTTTTATGTAAAGTTCTTTTGTGTAACCTATAGCATCTTTCATCCTTTTAAATTTTTTTACTGATTGTCCACCATTAGTAGATATATTACCTTTTGAATCCCAATAAAATTTATATAACTGAAGGCCAAAATATTTGCTATTTTTAAATCGATAAACTATTCCAATTACATGATTATGTAAGTAGATCAAGTGCCTTCCATTAGGAAATAATTTAGTAGTTATATCATTATCACTTGTTGCTTCCATTAAGTTTTTATGTTTGGTATTTATAGCCTCATTCTCTGGCGGATCTTCAAGATCAGGAATACCAAATGTATGTATATTTTCATCTATAGTTAAATCAAAACTGTCTAATGCTTCTAATAAATTAACTTTATGTGCAAATTCATTTATTCCGTCTTCTCCATGCCTTTTTACTTTATTTTTCATGAATTTCCAACTCCGAAATAAGTTTTGATAGAGTTAAAAATTCTTCTCCTGTAAGGAAAAAAGAATTACACCTAGTTAAAGTAGGGTGATAAGAAACTATGTATCCTCCTGTCCCAGTCTTTAGAATAGTGAATTCTTTTAACTCATATAAAGATTCAATTGTATCATATTTATTTATACTCATTATTTCTCCTTTTTTACCATTTAATATTTAATAATGCTAAAAGAGACGCACAAAACCATGCAATGGCCGCGTCATAATTTTTCCTTTTGATGTATAATACAAAATTAATAAGTATCAAAAGCAATGCTATAATATCAAATGCCATCATTATTCCTTAGCCCATTCAGCAGTATCCAACAAAGCATGAATAGCATCTATAACATATGCCTTATCTTGTTCTGGTGCTATAGTTGACCGAATGGCTAACACCAAGCGTTCCAACTCTGTTTTGTCATCTGATCCAATTATTTGAATAAGAGCTCTTCTGAGTTTAAGTATTGCCTCTTCAGCTTTTCGTAATGGATGTTTTTTACAAATTCTAATATGATCAGTAAGAACTTGAATATCAGCACCACTTGCTGGCGTTCCTGCTGGATATTCTTCACCACAATATACACATGTTAAAATATTATTATCCATATTATTACTCCTTTTTATTTCACTGCTCTAATCTATTTAAAAACTGGCTAATTAAAGCACTTAAAACTCCGAAGCAAATAGAGATTACGATACCTATAATGTCTGACATTTCTTCTGTTCCTCAACTTTTAATTTCTTCAATTCATAATGTTTACATTCTCCAGGATTTGAAGGAAGTTTAAAAGTCGTATAAACTTCCCATTCTCCTTTTGCACACCAATATCGCATTCGTGTATGTAGAAAATGTTTACAAGTAGGACAATTTCTAATTGGTATTCCTTCATTAATAACTTCAAATTTAAGTAAAAAGTTTGATGCCGCATATCTTGTCTTGAATCCCTCAACCAAACCAATTGATTGTGGGAGTCTATGTAGTGCACTCCAGCCCTTATTTTTAAAGAAAAATAATTGTCCTATATAAATATCCCCGATATAAAATAAAGTGTCAGTTTTTCTCTTCTTCCATTTCCAATCTAAAACTTTACCCTCTATTACTGACGATAACTTCAAACCATGCCTCCTTCGCACATTCAGGAAAAGGAATAAACAATTTACTTAATGTACTACCAGTAGAATAATCAATTTTAAGTTCCGCATTGATTACTAAGTAGCATTTGTTATTGCGGGAAATTTTGATTTTATCTTCAATATTACCTATTTTTTCAACATACAAAAATTCTTTCATATTCTCTTTTTATTCCTTCGCCCATTCAACCTAAATCTACCAAAATCCTTCGAATTAACTCTGGTATACTCTTTTTCCTTATATCCACTCCACGGTCCATACTTTCGCAAGCCTCAGCATACATCCAGCCGATAGCTTTGGCTCGAACGTCCTCAACATACTTTTCAAGTTCATCATAAGCCTTGCTTGTCGGATAAATGCCACAATCTCCTTCGTTGTCCAACATCTCACTTATAATCTTGCATATTACAGTTCTATCCTTATCCATTTGTTTCCTCTTTTTTATGTCGTTGTTAGATTTAAGTAAATATACATCATCAGATTAAAAAACTTTATTATTAGAATAATAATACTCGTTATAGTTACTACTAACCATACAGGAGTTACCCACCAATCATCATCATAGTTATCTTTTGAAGAGCACATTATTCCTTCTTTTTTCTCTGGTACTATCTTCACTTTACCTCCTTTGTCCATTCAGCTTTTACTTTACCTTCCCCATAAGGAAGTTCATACCATTGCTTTTCTAATCCTATAGATTCTAAGTCTGAAACAAGACCAACTCGAACAAGACAAAAATCTTTTACATGCTTTGTTCCACAAGTAATAAAAGGTAGAATATAAAACCCTCTTATTTTGCCATCTATTGTAATATTCTGAAAATCCTTTAACTCTTCGTTTGTAAGATTTAAAACTACTTCGTGATAGTTCCACGATTTTTCTTTGACAGTATTATTAGGAATCAAGTTGAATATTCTACAGAACCACTTTTCAATTCTATTGCGTGGTGTTGGCACAAATATGTCTTCATAAGTATACCAACTAAATAAATATTGGTGTTGCATTTTTATTCCTCCTTTGCCCATTTAGCGACGATACGGCCTGTACCGTTGCAATTTTGACAATAGAATTCATTTTTATTAACACCATAGGGCGTAACATCCCCTTTGCCTTCACATTCAGGACATTCCTCCCATCCCCATTTCTCTCTTGTTTCTGGCAGTGCCAACCATTCGGAGAGTAAGACCATGATGCGTGGTTCGCCTTCGTCGGTGAGGGAGAAGAGCCATATATAATTGCTTTGTATTGTGAAAGGTCTTTTATCGGTATCAAACCAACGTTCCCACTGCCAACCGCCGAACGCTTCCCACATCTCCCTCTTCTCCTTCCAAAACCACTGCAAGAAGGGGAGGTGGGTGTTGGGGGAGGAGTAGTCGGGATTAGGATTGAAAAAGTTTCTTAGTTCAATTTTCTCTCCACATTTAATACAGCTTGTATATCCTTTCTCTGTCAAATATGGGAATGGTTCATGAAAGCACTTCCCTTCAAACAAGCACAACAGTTTATGGTTTATCACTTTTTTATCTCCTTTGTAGGAAACTTGCAGTCTGTCATCCAATTTCCCCATGAAGAAATGATAGGAACACCACCTTGTGCAATACAAGCGTTTATAGACTTCCTTCTTGCATCGGCATATTCCTGATCTGAAATTGTGTCGGTAGGACTACAACCCACTAAAAGAATTGCAACCAAAACAAGTATTGAAAATAAGAGTTTATGATTTATCATCTTGACCTCCTTCGAGAGCATACAGAAATATTATAAGTCTATACAATCTCCAATTTTATAGTAGTTTTTGAGTTACTTCCTCATGCTCACAGTTTTCACACTCATAAACATACCACCATTCTGTAACCGCTCCAGTTCTTGAATCGTAATCACCTTCTCTTTTAAATTCCAATTTTTTCTTATATTTATGTTTACATTTTTTGTGAACATTGAGCGACTTAATCACACGGCTAAGACACTCACATAACTCTGTACATTGTTCTATTTTTTGCATTGGGCAATCTGAACAGTCCATTTTATATCGGTATCTTGCAATATCTTTTAGTTTATCCCACTTCTCGGCCTTCTCGATGGTGGGGGCAAGGAGGGAGAGGATAGAATCAGCAACTTTATCTGCATCATAGTCACATTCACAAGAGGACATATAATCTTTCTGAAAGCCACTATGGGCTATGGTACATATCTCTCTTTTCAGTTCATCCTTCATCTCTCATCTCCTTAACATAGTGGGCATTCATCTATCCCGCCAAGTTTGCCGTGAATGGGACAGTCGTATTCCTCGATAATCTTAAAGCCTTCCACCTCATTGTAAACCACATATCTTGCCTTCTCATCCTCAAGGGGACACCAAGCGGGGATACCTTCTTTTTCAACTATCTGGTCAGTACCCATGCACCTGTCGATAGTGGTAGTTCCGTCCCCCGCCAATTCTTCATACGACCACGGACATTCCCCGCAGTTCTCAACCTTGATTATTTTCATCTTAACCTCCTTCGAGAGCTTCGACGATACTCTTTGCATATACACAAAGTACCTCTTCGCATGTTATCAGGGGGCAGGTATCGCACGTTCGAGTATTTCTCAACGCCGCTATCTCCTTCACCTTATCCCACTTCTCGGCCTCCTTCTCATCCTCAAGGGGACACTCTTTAGGAATGACATTACTATCAATAACTCTGCCTGTTACTCCGCATCGTTTTATCCCAAACACTATCAGACCGTTGTTAATTTTAGGACAATCGAAACAGCTTCTAACCTTGATTATTTTCATCTTGACCTCCTTCGAGAGCTTCGACGACATCCCTGAATATACAACCACCGTACTCCAAGGTACAGGCATCTTCTTTCCATAAAGGGCATTTGCACGGTGGTCTTGAATCTGCACACTCCTTCACCTTATCCCATAGGCGAGCCTTCTCGATGGCAGGATCAGGGTGTTGAATATCAGAAAGTATAGCTTTTGTCAACATTTCTTTTAGTTCTGGTTTAACATCGTCCATAAAGAAATGTAACCAGCGTTTTACTGTTTTTAATTCTTGTTGTGTCTTCTCAGCTTTCTTTAACTCAATCCTTATTTCATCAAGGATAGCACCGTTTTGAAAGTCTTCTATTTTAAGTTTATCAAACTCTTTAACTGTCATTCTTGTACCCCTCTTCGTGGTCTTCTGTTGACAATGAAAACCATCTAACTTGACTCAAAGGAATATGTCTATTTGTCCCGTTCGACAATCGCATCCATAAAAGATAAGCTCCAAACCGCACTTCGGAGCATTCAAATACTTCTCTGTAACCGTCCCACCACCTTACATTAACTGTTTTCATCCCTTACCTCCTTCGAGAGCATCGTTAATATCTTTGCAGACGGCACCAGGGTACAAATGGGAACCGCAGATATAATTCAGGAAGCACTTGTCACATGAGGTTTCGAAGAGGGATTTTAGTTTATCCCACTTCTGAGCCTTCTCCCGCGTCTCGTTATCCTCTGCACCCGCCAGTTTTATAATCCTGTCAGTATGGGCTTCGGATAGTTTTTTCTCAAGTTCTATACACTCAGGGCACTCAATCCATGCCCTAACTATAAGTCTTTCGGGTACTTCGTTTGATACTTGTTTGCCACATTTCGAGCATTTAACGTGACTCATCTTTCACCTCTATAAGAGCTTCTTCAAGTATCTGAATAACAGGAGTAGCCGATTTTACCATTGCTTCTTCTCTATCTGTTCCAACATCTCTTGCAAAGAAATGGAACCATACTTTCACGGATTTCAATGTCTCTTTCATCTTCTCAGCCTTCTCAAGTTCGGGGGCAAGGATTGAGACGATTGAATCTGCAAACTTCCTTCCTTCGGATAGACAAAGAAGAAAGTCCCAATATTTTCCGTAACGATATTTTGCATAGAGTTCGGCTATCTTCTCTTTCAGTTCATCTGTGTTCATCTTTATATTCCTCTAATTTAAAATTTTAAAAAGTATCGTGTAAATTATAGCGAATATTGTAATCCATATGATTAAGACTCTTATGTCAAGCATTTTTTATACCTTGCCAAAATTTTTCATATTTTTCTTGTACAGTACCGTTTCTTACGTCCTCTGGAAGATTCATATAATTAGGATAATCCTTAAATAAAATTATCTCCGGCCAAGAGGACAGGTCTGTAACCTTCCAAACTATTATCCCGATTCCATTCTTAACTATTTTGACGGCTTTCTTTCTATTCTTATAGGTCAATATTTCATTAAACATCTTTCACTTCGAGAGCTTCGACAAGTATATCCATCATGCAACGCCTACGTCGATCACAATAACGTTCAATAGGACACTTCACATTCTCCAACCCTACAATACATGCGTTTTCCTCTATCTCCTTCACCTTATCCCATAGGCGAGCTTTCTCTTGGAGTCCTTTCAATTCCCTATCATCAATCATGGTCATATTCATGCTAGTCATCTTTCTTGCCCCCTTCAAGGTTTTGTACAACCATATAACAAGCATCTATCAAATCATAATTGTTGTATGTTTTTCTCGCGTTATCATCTACGGGAATGTTTGCTATTCGCTTTACACTATTCCATTTTTCAGCCTTCTTAAGTTCAGGGGTAATGATGGAGAATGTTTTATCGACAATAAGATTTGTCAGTTTTTTTACTCTGGCGCGGAAGAGGGGGTCGGTATTAAATCTGCCAATAGCATATTTTTCTTTGTTGTTTATTACATTTGCGGTAGTTGTACTTAAGTATACCGGGTAGAAAAACTGGTCGAGCAAAATGGTCGTAATGTACTGTATTTCATGAAATAGTTCATCCTTCATCCTTCACCTCTATTCGTTTACCACACTTATGACAGAAAGTATAACCTTCATAAAATTCAAACATACCACATGAAGTTATATATACGTCTTGACCATGTATTTGCCAATCATCCTTTGTCCACACGCATCTCTCAGCGTTGACAAGGGAGAGAATGCGGTCAGCAACTTCGTATTTATCCCAATATGGTGGGTCGTAACATCCTGCTTCGCTTGCTATTTCCTCTCTCAGTTCATCCTTTACTTGGTTTTCTTGTATCTTTTCCAAGAAGGTCTTACCATGCTTGAGGTAATATTCTTCATCCTCTTCCCTAATCTTTTTTACTTCTTCAATAGCTTTGTTAATGTTGTTCATCTTCCTCCTCCAAATACACTAATGCTGGATGCTTTCTTGTGCCGGAGCCGTGACAGGTTGAACATTTTTTACCATTAATCTGTAAACTATTGATTGTACCATCATCCATTATCACACCACACTTAGGACATTTCTTTATTCCCCACTCCCGATACTTTGAAAGATAGTTAATGAGATTATCCATATTAAGTTGAGCGTTGAGTTGACCAATAAATGAATTTGTATCATCGTTTGCATGACAAGTCATATGAGCCATTTCCTCAAGATAAGATTCCCACACCTCCGGTAATTCCCGTTCCATATATTTCTTAACATAACCGAATTTATCAAGAGAAGAATCAGAATAAATTTGACTATAGTTCATGTTGACAAGCTTGGCTAAAAACATATCCTTATCCATATTTGCCTCTTTTCTCCTTTGTTTTTTCCTCTTATCTCTTTTAAGTTGACACATGATACACGTCGCTCCATCATAAAAATACTTTTTACAAGTATTATCTGGGCAACAGATAACAATATCATTTTTCATGGATTATCCTCATAAACATGCTTCCAATAACCCCCGCACCACGTAGATGGTTTATACCATACGATTTTAGTGAATATCCAGTATTTTCTGTAAATCAATTCTCCGATTGTTTCATCATAAAATGTCCCGCCACATTTGGGACAACACGTTCCTTCTATTGGGACAGCGATTTTGCATTTCAGACACCCTCTTATACTAACATAATGTTCATACATGATTATCTCCAAGACCGCAGAAACCATGTCTGTCGGGTTTTATTCTTGAGTACTCTATAGTGGCCGGGCTTATATTGTTTTTTGACCATCCATCTTCTTCACAACATGGAGTAGGTCTATCATACGTAATTTCTATTTCAGGTTCAGACCATTTCCACAACTGACAATCAGAAGCATCACATTTGATTTCATCCATTTTGTTAATTTCAGATGGAAGATAAAAGTTTGGAATTGTTAACACTGCCGCTTTGTACTTTGGACATATTGTCTTTCTTGCCTCTTCTTCAGTCATTTATTCCTCGCTTGGTAAATGAATCATACCAACCTGATATCTTTTTTGGCATCTCCTACAAACTGTATATAATTTAGCATGTCTTCTTCCAATACCATCCGTAATATATTCTTCAACTTCAAAATATCTATTACAATCTCCATCTATACCATCACCATAATAACCAGGTTCAGGCCTATGACCAAATAATTTACAAAGAATCATTTTTTCACTCCTTTTTTATCTTCATATAACTTATTAATTTCTATTTCTCCTAAGATTTATATATCCCCCAAAAAATATCAGTTTATTCACTTATAAAAGATCCTTTCTTACGATATTTACTGTTATTTGTAAAAAAATCCCCTGGATAGCTAGTCCCGTCGTCATAAGGAATACCGATTGCATTACGAGTTTCAATCGCATTTAATTCGAGAGTTGTTTCATTCAGCGCTTCTCTTATCTCTGATTCAGGATCTTCAATCAAAATAGACCATTTACCCCCTTCGTCTGCTACCTGATCTAGATTGACATTATGAGCAAATTGATTAATATCTTCTTCTCCATGTCTTTTTAGTCCTTTCTTTTTATTTTTCATATTTCTCCCACCTTTTAATTTCTAGAATCAATTAAAATAAAATTTTCTATACTATTTTTTGGTATATGAAAACTTAAAATAACTCCTGAATTTTTATGTATTTTAAACACTCTTTCAACAGAAGAAAATGGTGCACTACTGGTAAGAGTCATAGTTACATATGATTCAGTTATAGAATTTACATCCTCATAAATCTGACAATATTTTGAGTTTACAATTCCGAAATTAGCTGCTCCATTTTTAATATAAATAAATTTTATTAAAATTTCAAGAGTTGAAGATGAACTTCCAAGAAATTGACCGTGACTTAAAACTTTTGATGTATTATTTATTTGTTTTAATGGGTATGTCTCCGTAGCAGTTTCTTGACACCCAACTAAAAAAATACCACACAATACAAAAATAATCATGATTGTTTTAATTTTCATCTTTCACCTCAAATTTCATAATTACTCCTTTAGCCTTACTTAGGTACTCCTTATGCTGTAGTAAATGGTAGATTATTTTCCACTATTAAGACTAAACTATCATCATCTTTTATAATACAACCAAGAACAACCTCTCCATCCCAACTTAAATAGGGAAAACATTTATGGGAATATACGGATACTCCATCTATATCAGATGGAGAGTAACCATTCATCTTGGATAATTTTTTAAATTTATCTATAAGACCATCTCTAGTGTATAATTTCAATTTTCCTCCATTAAAGTTTTGAACTATCTTTTTTATTCTTCTAAGTTTTCTCCTAATTGGATTAATAATTTTTTTGCTTCCTCATATGCAGTTCTTGTTTCCTCACTATTAGCATTAATCGAAATACTCAACACTAAGTTTTTTAATGACATCTTCATTTTTTTATTTTTTTCTACCTCTCTATATAACTTAGCCGTTGGTGAACTATGTATTTTTTCTAAATCTCTTTCTGCTTTCTTTTTTTCTCGTTCTGCTACGGTCTCTGGATGATGTTGTTTACAAAATCCGTCTTTCCATTCTTTTCGAGAACATCTAGAACTACGCCATGATCCTGAAAGCCAAACTCTTGCTGTACATTGCATTTTATTCTCCTATTTCCTTTATTAACCATATTGACCATCTTCGCCCAAATATCCTTGTTCACCATGGTCCCATTCTGTAGGAGCCATGTACTCTATTTCTTCTTTGGACTCTTTCTCTAAAGGAACATTTAGGTGCTCGTAATAACCTCTGGGGTTATGGGTATTGTGCCATCTATCCTTATGCTTATTACAACAAAATTTAGGTCTTTTAGTTTCTTTCCCGCACCATAGACATCTATTCATTTTCATCAAAAGTCTTACCTACCTCTTATAAATTTGTTTTTTATGACATTTACATTTTTCATTATATATTTTACCCATATCCTCCCACCATCCCCGTCCAGTAAAATCTTTAAAATTATAACAAAATTGTTCTTGCATTTGACCACATTTTTTACAATATCTTCTATATGGATTATATTTATCATAACGAAATAAAAATAAATTTCTTAAAAAATCAAAAACCATTTTATTTATCCTCTTTATCAACTAGCTTCCAAAATTCTTTATTAATAAGTTTTGCATATTCAGGAGGTAAATCTTGGCTATTAATTTTTTCTATTATTTTAATTGATTCCACAAGTTCATCATAACTACGAGATTTCTCTAGTTGGTTGGCAGCGAAGAGAGCCAGAATTTCATTCATTATTATTACAACTTTGGTATCATTTAAGAAACCAATTCTAATTATATCTGTTACCTTTTGTCGTAGTTCAAGTTCATTCATGTTTTCATTTTTTACTAAATAATTTTCTTCATGCAGTACTTCAAGAAATGCTTGAATTAAATCAACAATTTTAGATCTTTCCCATCCTTTAAATTGGAAATTCGAATTAATTACAAGTTTATCATGTCTATCTAAAACTTTTTTTGCAACCAATAAAAAATCAATCTCCATAATAACCTCTATTTTCTCTCTTATTGATACTTATTTCCCAGTTGCAAGGTCTACGTCTGGAACTATTATCTGTGGACGGAAAATAACCTTGTAGTGATAAACATTCACTGGAGCTTCTTTTAATTGTTCAGCAAAATAGGTCACATTATCCGAAAGACCAAGATAATGTTTCTTATACTCTGTATTTGATGTTTTACACGTTACGGTAACAACCCTTTCACTAGCTCTTATATCAATTGAACATCTTCCTTCTATTGAAAGCATATATTCTTTTTGTATAGAGTTATAAAAAACAATACGTCGTTCTATTTGAAATTGGTCTGCTGCAACAGAAATATTATGTGAAGCCACGTCTGCTTCTTTTGAACATCCTACAAGCAGAATAATACAACTTATTAATAATAACATCAACTTTGCTAAAATTTTCATTTTTTCTCCTTTATCTCTTTTGAGAATTTTATTAATTCAGTTCTTGCCTTCTTATTTTTTGTTTTTTTAGTCTATTATATATATTCCACTTATAATAATATTTATAATTGAATAAGTATAGAAAAAACTTTTGAACTTTATTAAGATTTATTTTTGTATAAATATCCCATTCTTCTTTATTTGGTATATAATTACCATAAATTATCATTTTGACAAGCCTCACTTGTTTTCTTCAAGATCAACCACCTTTCTTACCTCCTTCAGGAACTTTGACAACATTCCGATATTACTACGTTTAACAAAACATGAAAATGATTTTAATTTATTAAAAATTAAACTATCAACATTAATTTTTCTTTAGCTCTGGTACATGCAGTATATAACCATTTTTTCATATACTCATCATCCCAATAATAACTTTTTTCTAAAAAACAAATAACTTTTTTAAATTCGCTTCCTTGACTCTTATGAACACTAATACAATATCCAAAATCACAAACATCAATTGTATTTGTATTCACATTCTTCATAGTTTTTTTATTCTTCTTTATAAGTTCTGGTAACATACTTAAAGAATCTTGATATTGTTCTTTTCCAAAACACCCATTATAAACTAAACCTGAGTAAGTTCCTTCAGTATTATCTAACTCTATTGTCATATTATAAATATTTTTTGCTTCATATAATAAGAATAAGTTTTTTCCTATCATGCCATTAAAAACTTTTGAATTGTAATTATTTTTTAAAAAGATAACTCTTTCACCTGGGTATGGTTCTGGGTTAATAAACCCTAATTTATCTCTTATTAATTGATTTACACTTACCCTTGTTTTATTTAAACCACATAATATAATCATGTCTTCATCAACAAAATTTAAATTATCAAAAATTTGTTTACATTCTTTTGAATTCCAAGAAATTTTAAAAATACCCTTATTGTTTTTATCATAAAAACCCATTGGAATATCTTTACCATTTCTTATATCCTGTGATAATCTAATTATTGGATTATCTAATGCTTGTCTCATGATCTCTGTTAGTAGGTAATCAGGTTTTTTCATTAAATTAAATTGTTCTCCTACCGGAGGAAGTTGACCATGATCACCTACTGCTATAATTGGTATTTCATATTCAATTAAATCTCTCCAAATTTCCCTATTAACCATAGAAGCTTCATCGATAAAAATTAAGTCATATGGAATAAAATCTTTCTTAATCCAATTAATTACTACCATTTTATGAATATTTTTATCATATCTTAATTCTGGTTTATAAATTAAACTATGTATAGTTCCAACAAAATCCCCTTCAAAAATAGCATTATTTTCAACCAACTTACTTTTTAAAACACTTGATGCTTTACCAGTAAACGTTGCAAAAGCTACATTTGTATTTTTAAATTTATCTTCTATTTCATTTCTAATTATTGAAATTAAAAAAGTTTTTCCAGTTCCTGCTAATCCACCAATTGTTATGTATTTAAAATCAGGTAAGATATTTGATTTACTTAATGATACACCAAGTCTATCCATAACTTTCTTAAATACATAATTCTGATCATTTGTTAACATTATTTACTTCTTATTTACTTTATTATCATAATATTTTGTAATACTAGAAGGTTGAACTTCAAATATATCTCCCTTAAATTCAAATCTTTGCATATTAATTGCTTTTGTTACTTCTCTTTCATAAATAATTTTACTTGCTGAAATACCAATAAAAATACCAAAAGCAATAAATATAATTGTAGTAAAAGCATGTCTTTGAAACCATTCCCATGAATTCATTAATTTATTTTCTTTTATCATATTATTCTCTCCTTCATATTCATATACCATTGTTTTTTCTGATTCATTGCAAATTTCATCTGGATCTTCTAAAGGAATTGGATGTTGATTAGCAACTGCATCATTTAGTGGACTATTACTCATTTTATCTCCTTTTATTTTTCAAATTTTTTGCTAACTTTATTACTTTGTCTGCATAATCATAAGATTGTTTTGGTGGATTTGTACCACCATTATAAGAAGCAAGAGCGTATCTTAAATTATTATTCCTATACTTAATCCAATCCTCTAATTTTTTTGCTCCTCTCATAATATCAATAATTGCAAACTCATAAACATCATGTTTTGTAGCTTGCATAATTCCTTTATAACCAGCAGAAGATTTTGCATTCTTATCCATCTTTGATTCATAATATGCAATTGAAGTTAGTAACTTGTCATCTATGTTTGTAACTTCCGAAGCAACTTTAATTGAGAAACTAACTTCTTTAACATAATTATTAGACTTTGATAAATTAGGAATTAACGTAATTAAATCTTGTTGAATTTGTTCCGCTTTATCTGCTTTATCATTTATCTTTATCGGTGTAATTATTTTATTACTAAGCTGAAAAATTATGCAGCTTATTAATAAGATCAATAAAAAAGTTTTAATTATTGAAGAAAATAACCTAAAAAATAACTTTATGTTACTTATATTCTTATTCATTTTTTAATCCTCCTATTAAAAAATACACCCCCTTATTCTAAAATTAATATATGTAGTATAAAAAAATAAAACTAATTATTAATTTGTTCTGATTTAAAATATAAAAATCTATGTAGTTCTAGAAACAAACTATTTTTTAGGAAACTTTTTTTATTTGTTAGAACAAACTTTTGGTTGGGAGAGAGGACATGAAACTTTGATTAATATTATAAATCTAGGTTTCTAAATAAAAACTTAAAATAATAATTTAAATAAAAAAGATAGATTAGTTAGAATAACACCCAGTGCTGTGGGCACCCGCCCCCAAGGCGGCGTGGACGCACATCACTCACTGGGGGGTTAAAAAAGACACTAACTGTAGCGTGCGCAACCGCGCAAGACGCTACGATATAAACTAGATATATAATAAAATACAGGTACAAAAATTTCTACAAAAAATTCTTGAATAAGTAAATCTAATTATAATAGAGAAAATCTATATTAAAGTGTGCAGAAGAAAACACACTTCTCAATTCGACCACGCTTGGTGCGGGTCTCCTTTCAAGTGTTTTCTTCCTTCTTTTTGTTAAAATTTTTATAGAAAAAAATTAAAACTATTAGAACAAATGTTTAAATAAGTTATAGCTCTAGTCATAACTATATTTCAAATGATTTTTCAAAGGAAAGGGTTGAATATTTAGTAGAACCAGGAAAATATTTTGACATTTGAAAAAGTCAAAATATAACTTTCGTAAGGATTTAAAAAACATAGAAAAAGGAGATTTAAATGTATAACCAGGATAATTCAGATAAGGTTTTCTTCAACCAAAATGTTATTTATTACAAAGATAAAAATTATAATTCAGGAGGAAGTTTAGAAATTACAATAAGTAATAATACTAATGATTATAAAACTTTTTCTGCACCTATCTTACTAATTTCAGTAATCGGAGAAAATAATCTCAGACGTTTGTGTACTTTAACATATGTTGATAGTGTAGATTTATACAATTCAATAAATTTTATTATTCAAAACATAGAAAGTATTTACGCTACAAATAGGTCAAACGTATTAGCTAAGAAATATAATTTTGATAAAACTTTAAAATTTGAGTTTATCCAAATTCCTGGAATAAATGATAGAGTAGTTTCAATTTCAATAATTCATAATACTTCTGATTTTACTAAAGTTGTAATACCATATTCAGTATTTATTTCTTTTGCTATTGGTATTTTAAAGTTTTTTGTAAACCAATACATAGATATATCCTTTTCAATGTCTACAAGAAATTTATTAACTGAAATACTAGAGCAAAATAAAATGATAAGAAATGGTATCACAGTTTTACCTTCAACATTATTTGAGATAGATAATAAGATTAAGGTAGAAGAAAGTAATCAAGGTTGCGCGACAGATTTTGCTGTTTCTGGTAATCAAGAAGTAACTAATGATGATATAGTAAAAACTATTGATGACTTTGACAAATTCTTAGGTAAAGATATGGAAAATATTGTTTTAGACGACCTTAATAGTAAAGCTATTACAGAAGAAAAAAAGAGTAATAATGTTGAAGTTACTAGTTCATTTATAACTAAAACCTTGACAAATGATATGTCAGTTTTAGAAAGTATGTTAACATCTGCAGTCACAAGACCTGATCCAATGATTTCTTTATTTGAAGGTTTTAGAAGAAGCATGAATTTAGATGAATCATTTACATTTTTACCTTTAATTTCTTCACAAGATTTAAAATCCTTCTTATATATATCTAAAATAACTCATGATTATTATTTAAATTCTTTTATAAATAACAATAAATCAATACCAAGTGGTTTTTCAGTTTTAAAATATAATATAGAAGACCATAATAAGGTTGATTTTATAAATACACAAATATCGTATGATCTTTTATTAATTACAGGTTTTATGAAAATTTTTAGAAACAAAATTGAATCTCGTGAAGCAGATATTAATAAAAATGGTTCTTTATTTTATTTAAGACTAAGAACATTTTTAGATCCGTTAGTTTATTCATTTTTAGATGAAACAAAAGGAAATATGATTAATACAATCATATGTAGTAATTTTGATAAATATTCATCTCTTGGCTTTTTTAATCATTATCAAAAAATATTAACTGAAAATAAATTTGAGGAAATAACAGTTAATGATATAAGAAATTTTTGTAATGAAGTCAATGATAGAATATTAGTAAAAGGTTTATTATCTGTAAATATTAATGATATTCATGATAACTTATTTAAAACTGGTTTTTTAAGAATAAAATCAGATAGTAAGTTAAGTATAGAACAAATAATAAATGAGTTAATTCCATTAGAGATTATGGAAAAAAATGGAATGGAACTAAAAGAAGGGTCTGAAGAACTTAAAAAAGTTTTAATTAATTATACTATATCAGATGATGTATTAAATGCTTTTTTTAGAAAAGAACCAAAAATAGAAAAAATAACTAACATTTTAAAAACTGTTAAATTTTATGACAATGAAGTTCCAGAAAAATGTAAAAAAGAATTTTTTGATTATATAGAACAATTAAAAGAATTAAATTTTGATTTTTCAAACTCTCCATTTGAAATAGAAGAATTTGGAGAAAATATTATTAAGTCTTTATATGTCTGGAATGAAAGTGATAATAAGAGAGAACATTTAACTTCTTATAGAGAAAAAGTCGAAGAATGTTTATTAACAAAAGATTTGATTTTAGCAAAGTATAATAATGTAGTATCAGATACTAATAATAGCGAAGATTGGAATTTAGATCTGTTTGATTAATAAAAAAGAGGATATAAAATGAGTTTGAAATTAGGCAAATCATTTAATAGAAATTATGTAATTAGATTACCTTTCCTAGATGGATTTTATGATATTGGGTTATTTTATAATACAAAATCATCTTTTTTACTATTTAGTGTTGACTCAGATTTTTCACAATCTAAAAATAGAGAGTTAAAACATAGTAACAAAGTTAACATGTTTAAAAATATTGAATCTTCAAAATTTTGTGAAACTTTTTTAAATTTACATAATTATAGAAGTACCTCTTTAGATATTTTAAATCAATTTAAAGAAATAAAAAACGATTATACATTAGATGTTAATTTTTTATTTAATGAAAGTATAGTCATGTCAAAAATTGAAACAGATGAGTCAACATTTTATGACACATTAAATTTATATTGCTTTACATTATCAGCATATATAAATGAATTTTTATTTTTAATTGCTGAAAGACAAAATATTATTTCCAAACTTCATAAAAAAGTTGTTAGAAGTAGCGCTATTCAAATTTCAACTTCATCTCCATTAGAACTGATAGATGAATTTTATGAAGAAGCAAGAAAAAGTAAAATAATAGACGTAACAAAAAGAGTGCCTACAGATGGAATTATAAAAATAGAGTAAAAATCTGGAGATTTAAAACATGGCTGATGAAGATAAAATAGAAACTAGATATAACTATTTTTGGATACATAATGTATTTGGAAATTTTGTCAAGGATACAATGGATTATTTTTCTGATTATCTTTATCCCAGATTTTCAGATTGGAAAATTATTGGCACATACGACAAAGCTGTTGAACATCTTAGTAAAGAAATTCAACACGCAAGAGAGATGGATCAACCATTAAGACCAGCTCTTGTGCTTGATCCATCTGGAGATTTTAATTTTGATGAAACTTATGGAAAGCAACTCTGGAGATTTCCGAATCTTGCTCCAGGTCTTATAAAATATTTATTTAACCCCATATATCAAGATGAAAATATTTTAATCACTGTTGGTTTTAGTAGACTTGTGGGCGAATTTAATTTTACAGCATTATTATCATCATTTTATGAATATACTGACATGAGAGTTTTTTTAAACTTAATTTTTGGAGGTACAGAAAGACAAATTTATCCGAGATGGTTTAATTCATTTATTATTTTACCTGAAGAAGTCTATAATTATAGATATTCTAATGACGTTACTGGATTATCTTATAAAATCAATATAGAGGATTCTTATAATCAATTAATAAAAACAACAAATACAAATGAAGTTGTTTATCCATGTACTATTTTACCAAGATATAAATTAACTGGAATGACAGATTCTTCAGGAAGATTAGGTGGAGTTGATAATTTACCTGATTGGAAATTAGGCTTTACTATTTCATATGAGATTGAAATTCCTACTTTTATAGTTTTGGAAACTAATTATTTAGTTGAAAAATTTACAATTAACGTTAAATATGGTTCATGTTATACAGCAAATAAAGCATATGAAACGTCTGAAAATCCTCCTGTAAATATAGAATCATTTGATGGTAATTTAGATTTTGGATTAGATTCAACAGCAAATTCAACTATTACATATCCAGATGAAGCTGTAATTGATAATATAAAATCAAGATTGGTCAAGACTAGATATTATCATATTGTAACTGAAAGTGAAGCTGCGTCAACTACATATGTTGATATAACTATTCCAGAAACTGTTACTGATAATAATTTACTTAGGTTAAATGGAAAATATGGAAATCTAGTTTATGGAGATAATTATACTATAATAGATAGCGGAGTAACAATAAGAATAAATAAAGAGAATGTAACATTAGAAAAAGATGATATTTTAGAAATTTTTATTTATGAATACATTTAAAAGGAATTTAAAATGAAGTTAGAGGATCAAATTGTTGAAGTTTTTAATGAAAGTTATTTTATAAAAAATAGTTTTATATGTAATAATGTTGAAAAATTAATAGAAGTTATTAATAAAATAATAATGACAATTAAGTCAGGAAATAAAATTTTAATTTTTGGAAATGGTGGATCAGCATCTGATTCTCAACATATGGCATCAGAGTTTGTAAATCGTCTTAAAATTGACAGATCTCCATTACCAGCGATTTCTTTAACTACGGATACATCCATAATAACAAGTATTGGTAACGATTATAGTTTTTCTGAAATATTTTCTAGACAAGTTAGAGCAATTGGTAAACCTGGAGATATTGCATTTGGTATCACAACAAGCGGGAATTCAATAAATATAATAAAAGCATTTGAAGAAGCTAAAAAAATAGGTTTATTTACAGTTTGCTTAACTGGTAATAATGGTGGTAAGATTAATGATATATCTGATTTATCATTAATTGTATCTTCTAATAATACTCAAAGAATTCAAGAAACTCATATAATGATAATACATATTATATGTGAATTAGTTGAAAAATACTTTAGCGAGGGGTATTTTAAAATATGAAATTATATCAAGAATTTTTAATGGGTCAAGATGAAAAAGTTGAAAAAGAAATTAATGTAGCAGGAGCAGTAATTATAAGAAGAAATGAGGAAGATTCATTTTCAGTTTTAATAATACAAAGAGCTTCAGATGACCATTGGCCTTTAATACATGAATTTCCCCGAGGGAAGTGTGATAAGGGTGATAAAAATAAACTTCATGAATGTTTAAAACGAGAAGTTAAAGAAGAAACTGGACTTAATATTGTTATTATCAAATATATAGATAAATATGAATATATTGCAGACGAAGGAAAAAGAAAATCCACACAATATAATTATTTATGTATGATGACTAATCCAGATCAAAAAATTAAGTTATCTAAAGAACATCAAGATTATAAATGGGTTTCAAGTATGGGTGAGGTTGAGTTACTTGTGCCATCAGAAATGAAGAAAACTATTTCTAAGGTTCTTAATAAAAAAGAACAAATCGTTTATTATCCTAAGACTGATGAAGTTATTGAAGAAACACAAAAAAGATGGATAAAATAGAATGTTAAAATTGATTATTAAAACAAAGGGTTTGTTTATTAATATTCCTGGTGTTCCACCATTTAGAACACCTGCGGAAATTGATATTACAAAATTGAATCTAAACATAATAACTTCAGAACTTAAAAAAAATGGTATAGCAAGCTGGAAAATTATTTCTGGAGAAACAGAAATAATTGAACCACATCCTAAAAAAGTTAAAGACACTACATCAACAACTGAAAATATTATTAATATAGATAAACAAGATGAAGTTTTAGATAAACTTAATAAAATAGAGAAACGTTTAAATGACTTTTTGAATGGAGACAAATTTGTTTTAGCAACTGTAAATAATACAATTAATGATAATAAACAAATAAAAACTAAAAAAGTAAAAGAAGATGAGGTAGATGATTTTATACCTTCTATTAATTTGAATAATTTAACATTAAAAGGTAGAAAGAAAGTAGGAACAACAATTAAAGAAGAAACAAACTATCAATCATCTGCAGAAAATTTAAAAAAATATAAAAAATAAGTCTAATGATTTCAACCATTTATTTTTCTTGTGGTAATATAATAGAACGTGTTAATTTGTAAATTATCTATACTATAAGTTATTAATAATATTAAAGAATTTTCTTGCAAAATTCTTCTTGAACATATTTTAATTCTAAATTTTTTAAAAAGGAGAAATTAATAAAAATGAGTGAAGAATTGACTATAGAAACAATTGAAGATAAAAAACAGAAAAAAGAAAAGAATAATATAGTTTGTATTGGAGCTGATTTCGGAACTATGAATCTTTGTTGTGCTAGGAGCGATTCAGATGAAATAAAAATAATGAGAAATGTATTTTTAGAATTAAATCCTGAAGAAGTTACCATATCAGATCTTTCAGATATAAATTATATTGAGAGTGAAGGAAGTATTTTTATAATTGGTAATGATGCTTTTAGATTAGCAAATATTTTTGGTAAAGAAGTATCTAGACCGATGGAAAAGGGATTAATTTCTAGTAAAGAAATTAATGCAATAGATGTATTAACAATTATGGTAAAAGAATTAATTGGTGATATTAAAGATAAAGAAGCTTATGTAAGTTACAGTGTGCCGGCTGAAGCAATTGATGAAGGAAGATCCGTTACTTACCATGAGAGAGTATTTGGAAGAATTCTTTCAACGTTAGGAGTAAATCATAAATCATTTAATGAAGCAATGGCCATTGTTTATTCCGAATGCGCAACCGAAAAGTATTCTGGTATAGGAATAAGTTTTGGAGCAGGAATGTGTAATGTATGTTGTGCATATAAGTCAATTGAAACATTTAAATTTTCTACTGCAAGAAGCGGAGATTGGGTAGATTCTAATGTTGCGGAATCATTAAATATGATTAGAAATCGAGTTACCTCTTTGAAGGAAAAACATTTAAATTTACAACTTGGTTTCGAAAAAGAACAGAACAAAAAAATAAAGAGAACCCTTGAATCTTTAACTTATTTTTATGAAAATTTAATTGATTATACAATAAAGAGAATAATTCATGAATTTAATGATAAAGTAGATACTGAATTTGATGAAGCAATCCCAATTATAATTTCTGGGGGTAGCTCAATTCCTGGAGGTTTTTTGGAATTATTTCAAAATACAATGAATAAATATGAACTACCTTTTCAGATTTCTGAAATCAGACGTGCAAAAAATCCATTAGCTGCGGTTGCTCAAGGTTTATTAATTAAAACTTTATCTGATGTACGGAAATAAAATTAATTTAAAAATATTTTGGAGGATATCAAATGAAATTAACAGAAAGACAAATAACAATTTTAAGTGAAATAGTTGATAAAGCTTTAGATATGGTTCTAACAGAATCTAAAAATCAAGAGGAATATCAAAAGTTTTTTAAATCAATGTTAAAGAAATTTGGAGTTAGCTCTCCAACAGAATTGAAAGGAGATAAGAAAAAGAAGTTTTTTGCAGCAGTTAAAGCAGGGTGGGCAAAAAAGAAAAAATAGTTAAATTTTAGAAAAGGAGAATGGTAACCAGTGAATAGAAATAATCCGAATACCTCAAATTTTTATCCAAAAAAGTTAACTGAAATGGAATTGTTTAGATTGGGAATATCAGAAGAAAATTTTAATATAGTTAATACACTAGAAGACTTAAAAAGTAATCCACCGAATATAGTTATAGCAAAATGTAAGCAAAATGTTCAGTTTATGCAAAATAGATTTACCAAACAAACCTTGTTAAAAAAACGTAAATATGTAATGGGTGCAGGCATTTATATGCAATTACATTATGATACTAGATCAGATATTGAAATATTAAAACCTGCTGAAATTCAATTTAAAAAAATATATAAACGATATAATGGACAAAAATTAGATAATAAGACTCTATTAGTTTTTCGTCAAGGTGGAATTGGCGATCTATTGTTTATCCAACCAAACCTAACCTACCTGAAGCAAAAATACCCTACTTGTATTATCAAATTTGCTTGCGGTCCTCAATATCAATCAATGGTAAAAGAATGGGAATGCGTTGATAAAGTTTTAGATTTACCATTCTTAGTGGATGAATTATTTAAGTCTGATTATCATTGTGTTTTTGAGGGTGTAATTGAAAGATGTAAAGAGGCAGAAAATACATGCTCATACAATTTATTTAGTAAATGGTTAGGGTTAAATTTACCGGATGAATTATTAATACCGAAACAAAAACCAAATAAAGAATTGGTAGATAAAAGTAGAGAATTTTTGATACGTTCTAATATTGAAGAAAAGGATTTTATTCTTGTTCAATTAAGAGCTTCTTCACCAATTAGAACTCCAGATCCTAAGGTTTGGATTAAATTAATTGATATGTTGACAGATAAAGGTCATAATATTGTTATAACAGATAATCCTTTGGTTTCTCAAGATGTAAACAATGTTATTTCACAATTAAAAAATAAAGAAAAAGTTTTTAATTTTTCAGAGTATTCTCTAACTATTGGTAATACAATTGCTATAACTTCTTTAGCTAAATTAGTAGTTTCAACTGATTCTGCATTACCACATATTGCGGAATCTTTAGGAATTAAATCCTTTGCGGTAATGGGACCCTTTACTGGTAGGGTAAGATTTAGTACATATAAAAATAATGATTGGATAGATGTTGTGAAAGAGGAATGCTCCCCATGTTTTCAGCATGGAACACAGCCATGTAAATATGCTACACCACAATATTCTCCTTGTTATAATAATTTAGATTATGATGTTTGTATTGAGAAAATTGAAAGGCTATTGAATGTATAAGGTAATGATAAATTGTCGTAATAGACTTGCAATTACTACAAAATGTATTACTGCTTTAACAAAACATTCTGTTACAAAACCAGAAATTTATGTATATGATAATTTAACAAATTATAAAGTTAATGAACATTTTATGTATTGGAATTTATTATATCAGAAAGGAATAATTCAACAAGTTACTTTTAACACAAAAGTTTCTACGTTTAATGCTTTTTCTAAAGCTGTGGCATGTAATCAATTTGGTTTTAATCATGAACAGGATCCTAATAAAGATAAATATGATTTTTTAATATTTCTTGATAATGATATTATTGTAACGCCGCAGTTTGATAAAATTTTAAAAGATGCATGGGCAGATGTTAAAAAAAATAATATGAATGATATTAAAGTTATTAGTCAATTACCAGGAGGGATAACAGATAAGAAAGAAGTTCCTCACAAGATAGCGGGCTTTAGAGCAAAGTCTGGCTTATTTGGGGGTAGTGGATTATGGTGTGTACAAAATAATTTCTTTAAAGAAATTGGTTATTTAAATGTGAGCAATTTTATTGGACTACATAAAAAGCATGACCAACAGTATTGGAGAAAACTTGGAACAGTAACAAAAGGTAAACATTATATTTTAGGTTTAGATATAAAATTAGGTATACATTGTGGAAAAATTGCTGGCAGCCTTTGCAATACTCTCACAAGAGCTACTAAAATACCTCAAAAAAATGTCGAAGAATTAATTAAGTTTGAAGAATCAGATAAAAAAATCGACTCAATGGGTTTTGATCATTTTTATAAAATGATCAAAAATGATAAAAGTTTGGAAAACGATTGGTAAAAGGAATGATGATGAGAGCAGAAATATTATTCAGCAGAGAGGTTATTGAAAAAAGGATAAAACAATTAGCAGAAAAAATCGAGTATGATTTTAATGATGAAGAATTACTTATAATTTGTGTTCTTAAAGGATCTTTTATTTTTACTTCTGATTTAGTTAGGTTTATAAAAAAACCAAAATGTGAAATTGATTTTATTAGAGCCTCTAGTTATGGAAGCGAAACCATATCTTCAGGTATTGTAAAGTTGCCAAAATATGTTGATATAAATGCAACAAATAAAAACGTTATAATTGTTGAAGATATTTTAGATACCGGTTTAACTTTAAAACAAATAACTGAGTTTATAAGTAAAATGAAACCTAAAACTTTAAAAACTTGTGTATTATTAGATAAAAAAATCAAAAGAAAAGTTGATTTTACAGCAGACTATGTTGGATTTGAAATTGAAGATAATTTTGTTATTGGTTATGGTTTAGATTATAATGAAGAATTTAGAAATCTTCCGGAAATTTACTATGTAAAGGAATTATAAATTACCAATGGATAAAGCAATAATTTCTTTTTGTTTAGCAGAATTTTGGTGGGAGTTTGGTAGGTTTGCTCCATACATTTTATGGAAAAGACAAAAACAATATAAAAATAGAAGTGATGTAAAATTTATTTGTGTAACGAGACCAGAAAATTTTGATATATATGGAAAAAACGCTTCTATTCTGGTGCCATTCAGATTAAAAAATGAGTCAAAATATCGTCCTAATTGTTTTAGATTAGATAATATTACTCAAGAGGAATATATATCAATTATAAAAACTTTTCAAGATCAATTTAAAGAAAGATATAATATTATTGAAACTATTTATCCTGATATAAGTAAAAGACAATATTTGAATAAAAATCAATTTCCAAAAGATAAAGTTAATTATAATTATTTACCAAGAGATTCTAATTTAGAACTAATTAAAAATCATATGAATGGTAAACCTGTGGTAATATTAGCTCCAAGATATCGTGAAGGCATTAGGAGAAATTGGCCGTATTGGAATATTTTATATAATTTAATTTCAAATAATGAAAAATTAATAGAGAAATATAATTTTGTGATAACAGGAAGATCACCAGATTATGTTCCAGATGTTCAAAATAGGTTTTTAGATATTAATAATATGCAACAAAACATAAATACCAGTATTGTTGGTTTAACTATAGAATGTATGAAAAAAGCTGTTTTGACAGTTGGTTCACAATCAGCAATACCAAATATTTCGTTATTATTAGGTGTGCATGCTTTAGAATGGGGGCATCAAAAATATTTACATACAGTAACATATAATGTGAAAAAAAGTAAAGTAACATTTATTGAAGACAATGAATACAAAATTAAACCTAAGATTATTTATCAAGAAATGTTGAAAATTTTAAACTAAAACTTGAGGTAAAATAATATGGCAGACGCAGTTTTAAAACAAATGATTTTAGATGCACCAACACAGGTTGAAAATATTGATAGTGCTATTACTAATATAGATGAACAGATTGCAGATTTTCAATCAAAACAAGATTCACTTGTAACTGTTTGTGATACAGTTGCCATAGAATTAGAAACTTATTTAAAAGATACAAAATTTAGTCCGGAAACTGTTTATTATATGTATAAAGGAATAAATTTTAATCAGAACTTAGATATCAGTGGAAGTATTATAGATTGGAAAATTTATAAAATTTTATCATTGACTGGATTAATTTTTGTATCGGATAATACATTTACATGTAACGGAGATAAAACTAGCACTTTTTCAGCAGATGCAGACTTATCAATAATATTAGGAGGCGGTAGAGTATATAGCACTGTTGCATCATCATCTTTTGATGGATCTGTGACAGAAGTAATTTTAAATGATTCAGTATTAGATGTATCATTAACTTCAGTATGGTTGTTAAATTATATTTATATTTTAGGTGATGATCCTATTATTGATTCTCATAAAGATAACTGGGATTTTTCACATGATTATATAACATTACCACTTGGAATTAGTGGTTCGTATGGTACAAAAGATAATATTACACAATTAAATGTAGCGAAAAATTTATTAAATTCAAATAGAACAAAATTTAATGATTCGATAACAGTATTAGCACCATTTGTATAAAAAAGGAGAAATACAATGTTGAATGAAGAATTTTTTATAAAAAGAAAAAAAGAAACGGCTGGTTTATTACATTTTTTACAAGAATGTAAATTTTCTGGTTCTTGGGATACAAAAATTGATTTGAATGTTATTATTAAAACTATTGCAAACTATGATTTCATTACTGATTCTTTAAGAAAAGAAATAATAGGTTTGCAAAATAGGATTAAAGAATTAACAATCCAAGAAGAAAAAAATAATGTCTAACGCTTCTATAATATCATCTTTAGGAAGTGGAGTTTGTTCTATAGATGGTCCTACGCTTGGATTAATTATAACTGGTTCTGGAAATACTTTTCTTACTAATATTGCATCGGCAAGAAATACTGATATTGTTTTAAGTTTTTGTGGACATGTTGGAATTTTGGTAGTTGGTTCATCAAATGTAAATGTTAATAGTTTACAAAAAACAAAAATTGGAAGTGTATTTACTGGCGTTTTTACTGGGACAATTATAACTGGAGTTGGTTCTATTGATACTGGAGGTTAAGATTTGAGAATAATTATTAACATGATTGGAGTAGGGGCTGGAAATAATGGTGGCAGCCACACATTAATACAATCAGCAAATACTTTACAAAAATTAGGTATGGATGTAAAAATTATTGATTATTCCTCTCCTAAATATACCTGGAATAAAATTGAGGTACCATACATAAAAGTAAAAAATGTAAATGATATTAATGGAGATATTATTATTGCTACAGGATTTAATAGTATTTCTACAACAAATAAATCAAAGATTAAAAATAAAATACATTGGATTAGAGGCTGGGAAGTTTGGGCTTCACCTGAAGAAAAACTAGTCAAAACTATAAGAGAATCAAAATGTAAAAAAGTAGTAAATAGTATTTGTCTCCAAAGAAAATTATTACAATATAATATAAAATCTAAAATTATTAGACCTGGACATGATTTTTCTGATTTTTTCCCTTTAAATATAAGAAATAATAATAAAATTATAATAGGCGGTTTATATAATGAAGGGAAAAAAAGAGAGAAAAAAAGAACAGAATGGATTCCTAAGGTATATGATATATTAAAAAAACAACATTATAATGTTGAATTATATATGTTTGGATCAGATGGTCATCCAAAATTTTATACAGATAAATATTTTAAAAATCCAGATATAAAAACTAAAAATGAGATATATAATAAAGTTGACATTTGGTTAGCTCCAAGTGAATTAGAAGGTTTACATATTACTCCAGCTGAAGCTATGCTAACAAATTGTTGTGTTGTGGGAACAAATGCTGAAATGAGTGGCTCTGAGGATTATTTATTTCACACTAAAACCGGAATGGTTTCTCAAAATACTTTTTATTCTTTTATATGTAATATTGAAATTTTGATGAAAAATGAATTATTAAGGAAAAGTTTAGGCGAAGAAGGGAGAACTAAAATTTTAAGTCTTGGTGATAGAGAAGAGAATATGAAAAAATTTATTAATTTAATTGAAAAGATGATATCATGATAAATGTTAAAAATCAAAATGTAAAAATTGCTAAAACAAATACGATTTTAAATAGACTAGATTATAGTATAAAAAATAAATTACCTTTCTCGATCGTCAGATTTGGAGACGGAACAATAAAAGCTATTCATGCTTATCTTACTAATGATCATGCTCAATTAAAAAGTATATCTATTCAAGAAGGTATTCCTATAGTCGCGTTTGAAAAAATTATCAATTTTTGGAAAACATCTGCTAATTATTGTGATTATATAGATTCACCTGCAGTTTATTTTAATAATAAATTTTGGAAAAGAACAAAAAGAAAAAAGAAACAAATGAGTGAAAAAACAATTAAAAGATTATATATGTGGGGAGAATTATATTCAAAAATAGGGATTACAAATAAAAATTATTGTAACCCAGAAATAAATTTTTTATCATGTATTGCTGGAAGAAAATCTTTACTTGATTTATTAGAAGGTAAGAAAATATGTTGTATAACTTCAAGAATTGATGCAAAAGAGATACTATCAAAGTATTTTGACAATATTGAAATTATTCAAATTAGTGGAAAGAATGAAAATCAGTTTATAAATTGTTTTAGTAAAGTTATAAATATAATAGATACATATGCAAAAGAATATGATATATGGTTAATAGCTGCAGGAGAGTTAGGTAGAGTATATCCAGGCTTAATTAAATTTAACGGTGGAAGAGCGTTTGATGTTGGTTCATTAATAGATGTATGGTGTGGTGATGAACTACCAGATAGATTAAAACCATATTTAACCAAAACAATTCATCATCCATTGAAATTTGTTCTTACTGAAAGTGGAAAGGAGTTTGCTAAGTACATATGACCACTAAAAACGAACCTTTAGTTAGTGTAGTTATGTCGTGTTATAATTCTCAAAAATATATTGCTGAAGCAATTAGGACAGTTGTAAATCAAACATATTTAAATTGGGAATTAATAATAGTTGATGATTTTTCAACAGATGAATCATTAAAAATTATAAAACAAACTATTAGAAAATATAATATAAATAATAAAATTAAAGTGGTAAAACATAATATTAATTGTGGGTGTGGTACAAGTTTGAGTGACGCAATTATAAATTCAAATGGGACATTAATTGCAATTTTAGATTCTGATGATGCTTTGGAATCTAAAAAAGCTCTAAGAATAATGGTTGATGCTCATATAAAACACTCTGAAGCTTCTTTAGTTTATAGTGATTATTGGGAATGTAATGAGAATTTAAGAAAATTAAAAGAATTCAAAACAAGACAAATTTTAGAGCATGAAACATATTTAGGAACTAAAATTAGAATTAGTCATTTTAAAGTTTTCAAGAAATCTTTTTATGATAAAACTCCTGGTGTTAATAGAAATTTAAGACAAACTGTAGATAAAGATTTAGTTTTAAAACTAGAAGAAGTTGGAAAGTTAATTCATGTGCCAGAAGAATTATATTTGTATAGACAAAGAAGAAATAATTTAACAAAATCAATTGGTAGAAAAGAGAAAGATTATAGAAATTTTGTTAAAATTATGAGATATAAAGTTTATAATGAAGCAAGACAAAGAAGAGGATTAAAATTAAAAAACGTTTTGGAGATTGAAGAATGGGAAAAAAACAATCGGAAATTTGGTTAAAAAAAGAAAAGTGTTTGAAACTTCAGGAAAGGTTTGGAGATTATAAGACGTATGAAGAAACTGGTGGTGGGCGCGGCGAAAATAAGAAATCGATTATCAGAATATTAAAAAAGTTATCTAGTAATTTCGAAATAAAACCATCCGTGTTAGAAATTGGGTCAGGTCCAGGTCATTTTTTATGGGTAATGAAAGATGTTTCTAAATCTATTACTGGTGTTGATATTTCACCACAAATGGTAAAAATATCAAAAGAATTTTTTGATTCACAAAATGTACCTGTTGATTTAAAAGTTGGTAGTTGTTGGAAAATTCCAGTAGAGAATAATAGTTATGATTTAGTTTATCAAGTTGATGTTTGTATGCATATAGGAGGTTCACTTGAATCAATTTTAGAAATGATAAGAGTTTCTAAGAAATATGTTGTATTTACAGGACCTTCATTTGATGAAAAAGATTTTGGAAAAGATATAGATAAGCAAATAGGTAAATTATCTTGGGCGATTAGTATTCCAATGTTAAATAAAGAATTAGATAAACTTATACAACAAGGGGATATTAAAAATTATTATTATGAAACAAGACCTCAAACAAAAAATTATAAACATAAAATATTGGTTGTTGAAAAATGATTACTGTTCTTGCTAAACATCCTGCATGGGGTGCCGCTGATAATTTTTATAGAGCATTTAAATCATGTGGGTATGAAACAACATTATTGTGTTTAAGAAAAGATCCTTATGGCAGAACTACAAATGAAGTAACTTTATTAAATAGAAATAATTTAATTCCAATATTATCTAAAACTAATTTTTTATTGATTTGTTCTCCAGTAATAATAACATCAATTTGTAAAAAAATTGATAAAAATTTTGAAAAAACATTAAGAGATATAGATAAAAAAGTAATTTTTATTACTGGTACTGATTACATTAAAAATTACAAAAAATGGAATAAATCTCTAAATAAAATGGGGTTTAAAAGAAGGTTCTGTGAAGCTGAAATGATAAAATTTAATCCAAAAATAAATATGTTTTTACCTCACCCAATGGAATATTATATTCCAATTATTAAAAATGAAGTAATAACAATCAGTCATGCTCCTGGTATAGTTGAAAGGCCTGAAAAGAAAGGTACTAATATAATATTATCTGTAATCAATAAATTAAAAGAAAAATATTCTTTTCAATATGACCACATAGTTGGTGTTCAATTAAAAGAGTGTTTAAACAGAAAATCTAAATCTCATATTTTTATAGACCAAGTTAATCCAAAAGTTGGTGGTATTGGAAAAAATGGTTATGAAGCATTATCATTAAATTGTATAACAATGGCATCAGTAAATAGTTTTAATGATATTCCAAAAAAGGAAAGACCGCCAGTAATTAATGTAAATAATGAGACTGAGTTGTTTGATAGTTTGAGTAAATTTTTATCCAATAAAAAAATAATAGAAGATCAAATAAACAAAATTGCTAGTTGGAAAGAAAATTTGAGTTTTAAAAATACTGTTAATAAAGTTTTGAGAGAGACATGATAATTAAACCTAAACCTTCAACTTTGAAGAATGATAAAAAATTACAATTTATAAAAATTGGGGACCATCGTTTAATTTATCCAAAAACTCATAGGTGGTCAAGAGAACCTTTAGCTACAATAGATGTTTCAGGTTCTGATATTATAATTGAAAAGGATGTTATTATTTCTAGTGGTGTATTTATACTAACACATTCCCATAATTTTAAGGAAGAAAAATGGAGAAAACTAACAATCCTTCAAAAAGACGGACCAACAGTTTTAAGAAAAAGATGTTTTTTGGGAGTCAATTCAATAGTTCTTTATTCATGCAAGTATATTGGAATAAGTTCTGTTGTTGGCGCAGGTTCTGTAGTTTTAAAAGACGTACCTGATTATGAAATTTGGGTAGGAAATCCAGCACGAAAGATTGGAGAAGTAAATAAAAGTGAAAATATATCTTGATTCTAAAAAACACATTCAAGTTCAAAGATTAGAACCATTTTTTAATCAAAGAGATAGTTTTATCTTTAGAGATCCAAAAGATTGTGATGTTCAATTATCTTTGGTTTATTTGAGACATAAAACTAAACTTCCAATTGTATTAAGATTAGATGGTATTTATTATGATTTAGGAATTCATTATAAAAGTAAAAATCGTGAGATTTCAAAAGCATTAGTAAAGTCATCAGGAATAATATACCAAAGTAAATCTTGTATGCAGATGAGTGAAAAATTTCTTTCAAAAAGATTAACAGATAATTATGATATTGTTTATAATGGAATAGATCCAAATTGGGCAGGATCTTTTGAAGAACATGAAGGAATTAATATAATCACTTCTGCTAAATGGAGAAGATTTAAAAGATTACCGGAAATAATAGACTTATTTTTAACATTTAATAAAACAGTTCCAAAATCTAAGTTACATATATTTGGTAGATTACATGATAATAAGCCAGTTAGTCATCCAAATATTATTTATTATGGAATGGTTGATTTTAATAGAATGTCAAAAATATATAGAATTGGTGATATGTTTATTCATTTAGCTAAAAATGATGCTTGTCCAAAAACTGTAACAGAAGCTATTGGGATTGGAATGCCAATTATAACTAGTCAAGCTTGTGGTGGAGCAACAGAAATGGCATTAATGGCGCATGGTTCTGTTGTATGTAAAGGAGATCCTATAACAATAGAACCAGATTATGTATATCAAAATAAATGGAATATAATATCTGACGAATTAAAAACCAGAATTTTAAGAGCAATGACTGAAATTAGTCATGATAAAAGAAGAGTTACATTACCAAAAGAATTACATATAGAAACTACTGCAGAAAAATACTTAAAAGTAATGGAGAAAAGTATATGAAATATATTGAAAAAAATATTGGTAAATTTAAGATGAGAATTAAATCTAAGGAAGGTGGAATACACTCTGACCTTAGAAAAATGAAAGTAGGAGTTACAAAAGAAAGAGAACCAGAATTATTAAATACAATAAAAGAAGAAGTAAAATCTGGTTTTAATGTAATAGATTTGGGATCTAATATTGGTTATGTTACTTTATTATTATCTGATCTTGTGGGTAGAAAAGGATCTGTTTTAGCTTTAGAACCAGAACCTGAAAATTTTGAAATATTAAAGTATAATTTAGAGTTAAACAAAATAAAAAATACTACTCCTTTTAAATTAGCTATTGGAGATTACGATGGTAAAACAAATTTTTTTATTGGTAAGTCATCTAATTTATCTAGCATTATTCAATCAAAAAATTCCTCAAGTAAAAAAGTTGAAGTTCCTTGTTTGACTTTAACCTCATTTTTAAAAGGAAAAAAATATCCAAACTTCGTTAAGATGGACGTTGAGGGGGCAGAAGTAGAAATATTTAAAGGAGCATATGAGTATTTCAAGTTAAATAACAATGGAGATTGTTTAATAGTTTTAGAAATGCACCCAATTTTTTATACTGATGCACATAGTATGGAAGTAGAATTTAAAAAGTTTTTAGATATTGGATTTAATACAAAATATGTCATTTCAGCTGGAGTTCCAATTCCGGAATTATTTAAGAAAAAAGAATACACTCCATATAAAATATTTAGAAACAGAGGAGTTTATACAAATGTTACAAATATGGATATGTTATATTTTTCTTGTCATCAGCATATTCAAAAGGTTCCTGGAAAAAAAGATTCAACAAAAATAGTTAGATATGTAGGTTTATTTCGGGAGGGTCCTAAATAAATGAAAATTTTGATATTAGGACCAAATGGAATTAATAGGAAAAATTGGGGTCATCAATTATTTTTAAATACTTTTGCAAGACATCATAAATGTGTATATTGGGGGCCTGATCATATAAATTATGATTCTTCTTTGAGTATTCCACAGGTAATTGAAAAATATGGAAAACCAGATTTAATTCTAACATATCTGGCTAAGAGATGTTATCCATTTAAAGGATTGGATAAGTTAGGAACAATTAAAAGGGCTCATATCGAAATTGATTTTTTTAATAAAACTGGTAAATACAGGGGGCAATTTGGTAGACCTGAATATGGAAAATTTTATAACGAATATAAACCTCAAATAATTTTTGCTCCTGTAACAACAGTATTAAATGGTTTAATAGAACATAATATATGCGATAAAAATTTTTTATTACCATTTTCAGTAGATTCAAGAATATATAAACCATTGAAGTTAAAAAAAGTAATAGATGTGATGGCAGTATTCTCATCTTCAGCAAAAGCATATCCAAACAGACAAAAGATTCAAAGAATTGTTCAAAGAATGAGAGGAGTAAAAAGTGTAACAAGGAGAATATTACATTCAAACCATGTTAATATAATAAATCAATCTAAGATTATAATAACGAGTAATAACTTATGGCAATCATTAAGTATGAGGTATACAGAAGTCTTAGCATGTCAAAGTTTTTTGTTAGCAGACAAACCAGAAGATTTTGAAAGATTCGGTTTTGTTGATGGTAATCATTTAGTTATATATAATGATTTAAATGATATGGTTGACAAAATAAAATATTATTTATCACACAATCGTGAAAGAGAAAAAATTGCTAAGAGCGGCAGAAATTTTGTTTTAAAATATCATACTACAGATGTAAGAGTAAAACAATTTACAGATATAGTCCGAAAGGAATTATTCAATGCTAAATGAAAAATCTGAGAAGTTTTATAATTCTAATTTATTAGCGATGGAAAAAAGTGAATATAGATATCAAGAATTATATGAAACTGCGATTAAATTAATTCCATTTAATAAAAATCCAAAAATTCTTGATATTGGGTGTGGAATAGGAAGTTTTGCAAACTATATACACAATATTAATTATACTAATTATGTAGGTATTGATTTTGCGGATGATTTATTAAACCATGCTAGAAATAGATTTCCTGAATTAAAATTTAAAAAAGGAAATTTTTTAGACTCCAAAACATTAGATAAATTTAAAAAGTTTGATCTATTTGTTTCTTTTGAAGTACTTGAGCACATAAGAGAAGATTTAAAATTAGTTTCTGCTATTCCCAGTAAAAGAATTTTTATTTTTTCAGTTCCAAATATAACAGGTCATGGACATGTAAGATATTTTTTAAATATTCAGTCAGTTATTGATAGATATAAAGACTTATTAATTTTTGATGAAAATAGTTTTGATATAACGAAATTAGGAAAACCACATCACCATTTATTTTTATTTAAAACAGTGAGGAAATAAAAATGGTTGTTACTTTTTTAAGTAGAGGAGACGCAGCGAATTTGTCATATAATCTAAGTGAAAGTTTGAAAGCAGTTGGGGTGGATTCAATAGCTTTAAAATTAAAACCCCACAAATATAAATATGATAAAGAAGCAATAGTTACCAATTATGATACAATTAATAGAAGAGTTGCCAAATCAGATATAATAGTTTTTGTCCATAGTCAATTTTTAAAACATTTAGATAAAAAGAATTTGCGAGGTAAAAAAAAGAAATATGTAGTGCATGGTGGAAGTACATATAGAATAGATTTTAAAAAAATAAACATTTTTTTTAATAAATTTGTTGATAAAACTTTAATTCAAACTGGTGATTTATTAAATCTTGGTGGTAGGAATGAAGTTTGGATTATGGCTCCGATAGATACAGATTATATACAACCAATCAATAAGGAAATTTCAGATAAGATTGTAATTTCACATTTTCCATCTGGAGAGTTAGTAAAGGGAAGTAATGTAATTAATAGTATTATGAATAAACTAATGTTGGATAAAACTGTTTCTGGTAAATTTATTTATAATTTTTCTGGACAAAGAGTTCCTTGGAAAAAAAATTTAGAAAGAATGGCGGAATGTGATATTTACTTAGAAGCTTGTCAACCAACATTAAAAAAACGAAGATATGGGGAATTTGGAATTGCAGGTCTTGAAGCAGCAGCGCAAGGAAAAATTTTAATAACACATTTTAGAAGTTCTGATAGATATAAACAAGAGTTTGGAGAACATCCAATTCAAGTGGTTAATACTCCAGAAGAAATAGAACAAACTATTAGAAGATTACTTTTATTAAGTAAGGACGAATTAGTGGATTTACAAAATAAAACAAGAGATTGGGTTGTAAAATACCATAGTTTTAAGTCAATGGGTGAAAGACTAAAAAAAGTTTTTGATATAAAATAGGAGGAAAATGAAAGCTAGTATCTTAATGTCTACTTATAATAAAAATGAATGTTTATCAAATACATTATATTCTATATCTAAACAAAAAACTTCTTTTCCTTTTGAAGTATGTATTGCTGATGATGGTTCGAAAATAGATCCAGAACCAATTATTCGAAAGTTTTTGCCAGATGCTAAATATAAAAAATATGAACATATTGGATTTGAATTTATTTTATCTAAAGGTTTAACAGACTTAGTTGACCCTACATCTGATATTGTAATTATTCAGTCATGTGATGTATTATATTCACAACCTTTTATTGTTGAAGAAATATGTAAAAGTGTAAAACCAAATAGTATTTCTATGGCGGAAGTAAAATGCTTACCAATCAAACCTGATATGTTTGAGAATTTTGATAATAATATTAATTATTATCTAAATAATTGGGAAATATTAAAAGGTAAGTATTATTCGGGTTCTAGAAGAGAACCAAATAATGAATTGATACCAAAACATATGAGAAATAAAAAAATAGATCGAAAAAAATATATAGATTATTATTTTTTCTTAGGTGCTATGTTTAAAAAAGATTTATATCGTTATGTACATTATGATATTTGTGATTGTGATTGTGTAGTAAATTATAATTTAAAATTTCACAAGATAAAACCAATTTACATGGATAATTTAAAAGGGATTCACCAACTTCATAAAAGAAATAAATATCCCGGATGTTCTTTATTAAATACATGTAAAGTTGTATGTAGGAGAAAGATGGCAGAAAGACCTGAAGGTAATAAAGGTATGGTCAGGCTTTAATATTAAGGAGATAAAATGGGGAAAATAAGATCAAAACAAAGAATAGATCCAGTATTATCAAAAGACGGTTCTGTAAAAATAACTGAAAAACAAGGTGGTAGAGTTACAGTTGGTGAAGGAACATACATGAATAGTGGACTCTTATATGCTGGTGGAGATAATATAACAATCGGGAAATTTTGTAGAATTGGATATGAAGTGTTTATGTTGACCAATTATGGAAGTAATTTATTATTAGCGGATGATAAAAAAAGAAGATCTGGGGGTATTATTATTGGAGATAGTGTTCATATAGGTTGGAAAGTTTTAATTAGAGGTGGTGTAACAATAGGTGACTGGGCGATAGTTGGAATGGGAGCAGTGGTATTAAAAAATGTAGAACCATTTCATATGGTTGGAGGAAATCCAGCAAGAGATTTAGGTTTAAGACCAGATACTGATAAAATTATCAGATTAATTAAAAAGAGATGCGGAAATATTGATGGTACTCCAGCTGAAGTAATTGCAAAAGTTAAAAAACAAGGTTATAGCATAGCGGAAAAAAGTTTTCATCCTGATAAGGGAGCTAGATTGTATATTGCTCCAAAGGGAAAGATTTTACAATATACAGAAGAATTTCTTGTTGAATAGGTGAAATATGAATATAGCTTTTATTTATATGAATAGTGAAAATAATGTAGGTAGGGGCGCTGGATATGTAGCAGGGTCAATAATTTCATCTGGTCATAATATAGATTTTTTTGAATCAAGATCAAATAAGGATGATAGAATAACAAATAAAATAATTGATAATAATTATGATATTCTAATGATCTCAAGTATGTCTTTATTGTTTCCTTCTGCATTGAAAATAATAAGAAGTGTTAAATCAAAAAAAGAAATTCCTGTATTAGTGGGCGGTATTCATGCTACAACTTTGAAAAAGAAAATATTACAAGAAAATCCATTGATTGATTATTTATGTATAGGTGAGGGAGAATCAATGGTTGTTGAATTTTTAGATAAGTTTGGTAAAGATGATTTTTATTCAATTCAAAATTTAGCTTATAGATTAAATGATCAAGTAATAGAAAATCCAGTTCGAGAACCAGAGGACTTATCAAAGATACCAACCTTTCCATGGAAACTTTTTAATAGTAAAACTGTTGTCAAAAAAAGTGGTATGTTATATGTATCAGCAACTAGAGGTTGTCCATTTAGGTGTACATATTGTTGTAATAATGTGTATCTAGATTTATACAAAAAAAATTATATTCGTCATAGACCTGTAAATAAAGTAATTGATGAATTATTATATCTAAAGAAAAAGTATAATCCCAGAATTTTTTATTTTGGGGATGAAATGATTTTTTCTGACGAAAAATATGTAAAAGAATTATTTAAAGAAATACATAAAATAGTTAAATTACCTTATGGAAGTATGGGAAGAGTTGAAAATATAAACAACGAAATTACAGATATGTTAAAAAATACTGGATGTAAATATTTAGCTATGGGAGTTGAATGCGGAGATGAAAAGTTCAGAAAAGAATTTTTAAATAGACATATGAGCAACGAAAAAATAAAAGAAGCATTTTCTTTATGTAGAAAAAAAGATATTTTTACAACAGCCTTTAATATAATTGGTTATCCAGTAGATTATGATGATGAATTAACAAAAAAGACTGTTGAATTTAATAAAGAAATTAAACCTAATTTTTCTCAAGTAACGATTTTTTATCCATTTGAAGGAACAAAATTATATGACTATTGCATAGAAAATAATCTAATTGATCCAGCAAAGCATGTAACTAGATATTATAGTGATTCAATTTTGAAAGGAAAAAATTTAATATCAAAATTAGAAGAGGTAAATAAAGTTTTAAATAGTAATAACAAAAAATTTAAAATTTAAAGGTGATAATAAATGTCAATAAAAGAAGAAAAAATACTAAGAGTGTGTAATTATGCAAAAGATCCAACTAAATCATATGGAGGCAAATCATTTTATACTGGATATCATGATATAAAACTTGGTGGAACTGTATATAAAGGTCAAAGAAGTAATTCTGTTAGGTTATCAAATATTAAATACGATTTTAAAGATAAAGTTGTTTTTGATATTGGATGTAATAGCGGTGGTGTATTACACGAGTTAGCACCTATAATTAAATATGGAGTGGGTGTTGATAGCAATTCAAATTATATAAATGTTGCTAATATTATTAAAGATTATAATCAAACAAATAATATAAATTTTTATACATTTAATTTAGATAAACAAAATATTCCTAATTTAAGTGATTTTATTTTACAAGATAAAGTTGATGTGTGTTTTTTTCTATCTATGGCAAAATGGGTAAAAAAATGGGTTGAAGTAGTTAGATATTGTTCCACAATATGTAATGTCATATTATTTGAAACAAATGGAAATCGAAAAGAACAAAATACTCAAGAAAAAGTAGTAAGACAATATTATCCAAACACAACAATAATTTATAAACAATCATTAGATGATGTAAGTCAACATGATAGAAGATTATTAATGGGAATAAAATAACATATGCCAAACAATACTTCAAAAATCTATTATCTAGATAATTCTTTCCAATTAACTGCTATAAATAAAGCAGTTTATGTTAAAAAAGTAATTAAAAGAAATAAGAGACAATATGACTTTATAAATAAAGAAGTTAAATGGTTAAAGAAATTAGAAGAATTTGATAGGGTTCCTGATATAATAAAGTTTGATGATATATCAATTACAATGACTTTTAAAGGAATACCTATTAATAGTAAAAATATACCACCTGACTGGAAAAGTCAATGTAAACTTATAGTAGATAATTTACTTAAATATGGGGTTAGTCATAATGATATTCAAAGAGGAGAAATTTTAATTCTAGACAAAAAAATAAATTTGATTGATTTTCAACATGCTACAAATACAAGAAAAGAGTTTGAAGAATTAAGAAACCAAGGAAAAACAACTTGTGGTTCTTGGATAAAAGATGATTTAACTCAGTTGTTGAGCGAAGTTCATAGAATTCTAAAGGGAGGAATTACAAAAAAATGAAGATTCTAATAACAGGTGGTGCTGGTTTTATTGGTTCCAATTTAGCTGATAAGTTTATTGAGAGAGGAGATAAAGTTTTTATAATTGATAATTTACTTACTGGAAGATTGGATAATGTAAATGATAAAGCAATATTTTTTAAAGAAACTATAGCAAATCAAAAAGAATTTAGATCTTTTTTTATAGAGGCAGAACCGGATGTTGTGATACATGCTGCAGCATCATATAAAGAACCAGATTTGTGGGAATTTGATGTTCAAAATAATATTCTTGGTACTATAAACGTAATTAGAAATTGTGAAGAATTTAAAGTAAAAAGATTGATTTATTTTGAAACATCTTTATGCTATGGTAATAGTCCAATAGAACAACCAATAACATTAACCCATCCAATAAATCCTACTAATACTAGTTATGCAATAACAAAAACTGCAGCAGAATTATTTATCTTTTCAAGTAATTTAAATTACGTAACTTTTAGGTTAGCAAATTGTTATGGTCCTAGAAATACTGCTGGAGCAGTTCCTAGTTTTTACATTAGATTAAAACAGGATATTCCTTGTTTTGCATATGATACTAGAAGAGATTTTATCTTCATTGATGATTTAATGAACGTTGTTATTAAAGCAGCTGATGGAATTGGTAAAGGAACTTATCATATATCTACAGGAAAAGATTATGCAATAAAAGAAGTTTATGATATAGTTGCAAAATGTTTAGGAATTAATAAAGAAGCTGAGTTAAAACCAATATTACCAGATGATGTTTTTAGCATATTATTAGATCCATCAAAGACCATAGATACTTTTAAAGTTGAACCTAAAACTCCATTAGAAGAAGGAATAGAAAAAGCTGTAAAATGGTATGAATCTGTAAATTTATCTGAATTTTTTACCCATTTAAGAATATCAAAATAGAGGAGAATTGCATGTTTACTAAAGAACCAAAGAGAATTGTTAATGGGATTTATGATTATATTGGTGAAGATAAAAACGAATATGTAGATATTTATGAAAAAATATGGTCAACTTTTAATGAAGGTCCAAGTCTTGAGACTCAAACTATATCTAATTGTTGTGAAATATTAATTAACAATTATCAACCAGAAAATAAAGATAAGAAATTAATTGATATTGGATGTGGGTTTGGTTATGTTATAAATCATATTCCTCTTGCAAATATAGTTGCAGTTGATATTTCAATGAGTCAATTAGAAAAATTAAAAGATTATGGTTATAAAAGGATTAGAACATTTTCAGAGGATATTCCTATAGAGGATTCATATTTTGATATTATTATTTGTACTGATGTTTTTGAACATGTAGAAAATGTAGATAAATTAAGTGATGAATTACATAGATTAATAAAACCTGGCGGAATGTTATTATTTGCAACTCCTTGGGAACAAGATTTATCAGTATACCATACAAAAGAATATAGAGAAAAATTTATGAAATTTAATTTTATTCCACATTTAAGATCTGTAAACAATAAAACCATTGAAAAATATTTTGAAGGGTTTGATATAGTTTCGTCTACTTTTATAACTGTTCATATGAAAGAAATGACTATTAAACCATATCCAATAATATTTATTCAATTTATAAGGAAAGATTGATGAAATTATTATATAATTATAAAGATAAAGTTTTTAGTTGTTTACAAGATATTATAGACAATAATAAATTAGAAATTGACTTCGAAAGCATATGTGAAGAGTTAATACCTTTTCAAGCTTTCATAACCGGGAGAACTTTCTTTAAGGGTGTAAGTATAGAACCAAGTTTTAAATATCAACCAGATAAACAAGATAATGATATTATTTTTAACAATGTTTTTTTTAGTAATGGAGTTGATAGTTATCTAAAAGAAAATAATTATAGCAATTTAAAAAACCCAATAGCGACAGTTTCGGGTGGAATAGATTCATCAGTTGTTGCTATGGAATTAAAACCAAAAATAATATACTCTGGTTATTATGACGATGATGAATTTTTCGATGAAACTCCATATTCTAAATCTGTTGCAAAGGCAATAAATGTAAAACATTTATTATTTAAATTGACTGAGGATGATTTTTTAAATAATTTATATGAATACATAAAAATGTCTGGTTCTCCAATTGTTGGTTTGGGTGCTATTATGGAATTCACATTATTAAAAAAGATTTTATATGAAGAGAAAATAGATACTGATTGTATTTTATTTGGTAATGGTGGCGATGAAATTTTTATGGGATATTATTTTAACTATTTTGTTAAGGATTTTTGGGAATATGGGCATGAAAAAATAGAAAAATATATGTCTAATTTTTTACCAACTAAAATCTCTATAACAGAAAAAGTTATTGATTTTATGTTAATAGCGTCTTTAACTAGGTCATCAATTGATAGTTTATATTCACCATTTGTTATTAATAATTTTTTACCAAGAATTCAACAAATTGAGACGCTTTTAGATAAACTTTTGTTTATCAACATTAATTATACATTACCTACTTTATTGAATATGTATTCTCAATTTAGCAATTATTTTGGTATTAAATGTTTAAATCCACTAGCGAATGATCTATTTATTAATTCTGCTAGAAAAATTAATGAACCAATGACAGAAATACCAAAAAATAAATTAAGAGAAATTCATAAAGAATTACCAGACAAAGTAAGGAAAAATTACCTTAAGAGAGGATTTCCAATTCCTATTCATAATTGGAAAAAGTTGGAAAATATAATGAAAGAACCTTATGATTCTTTTTTTAATAGAAAAAATGTAACTCTTGAAAAGCGATTATTTGATGGAATAAATAGATTTACTTGGGGAGTTTTTCAAGCAGAATTATTTTTAAGAAGTATGGGAAAATAACTAAAAGGAGAATATTGTAACATGGAAAAAAGAAATGTGCCTTTATCAAGATTATGGATTGATAAAAATGAATTAATCGAAGTCAAAAAAGTTTTAGAAACTGGATGGTTGACAAAAGGTCCTAAAAATTTAGAATTAGAAAAAATGGTATCTGAATATTTGGGTGTAAAACATGTTGTATGTACTTCCTCTTGTACTACAGCTTTACATTTAGCAATTGCGTCATTAGGTATTATTACTAAACAAGGTGAAGAAGATGAAATATTGGTAGCAGATTATACATATCCAGCAACTGGTCACGCTGTTAAATATTGCGGTTTAAAACCAGTTTTTGTTGATATTGATAAGAAGACTTATAATATGGATTACAAAGATTTAAAGAAAAAAATAAATAAAAAAAGAACCAGAGCAATAATTGTTGTACATACCTTTGGTCAGTCTGCAGACATGGAAAAGATTATGAAAATTGCTAACAAGAAAAATATTCCAGTAATTGAAGATGCAGCGTGCGCTTTAGGATCTAAATTTAAAGGACAATATTGTGGAACAATAGGAAAGATTGGATGTTTTTCAATGCATGCTACAAAAGGTGTAGCGACTGGAGAAGGCGGACTTTTAGTAACCAATGATGATGATATTGCTATAAGAGCAAGGAGTCTTGGTTCATTTGGTTTAAATACTTGGAATAGAGAAATAAGTAAAGAGTTTAATATTCCAGTATTTGAAAATATAGGTTTTAACTATAAAATGAGTGATTTATCTGCTGCAGTTGGTATAGCTCAATTTAAAAAATTAGGTAAAATTATTAAAAAGAAAAATGCTCTTGCTAGATATTGGAATAAAAGATTAAAAGAAATTGATTATATAGAAGCTCCATATATCAGAAAAGGAAAAGGAAACATACATAATTATCAAGGTTATAGTTGTTTGGTATCTCCAGTTGTTAATAGAAATAAATTAATCCAAGTATTAAAAGATTATGGTATTCAATGTCAGATTGGTACTTATTGTTCTTATATTCAACCTTGTTATAATAATGAAGAAGACGAATGTTTTAATTCATTAGATGTATATAATAGATCTATTAGGTTACCTATGTTTTATAAGCTAAAAAGATCTGATATTGATTATGTAATTGATATATTAAAAGAGATTAGAAGTCAGGTATTTATTTAAACAAAAAAATATAAGGAGGCGGGCAGGGCTCTTTATATGAGCCCATCCCGCCTGATGGTTTGAGAGGCGGGAGACATCCTAGTCATCCCATTCTCTGGTGCGAACAGAGCAGTCGTTTATTCCATTGGACTTTTCGCACTCCTCAAGATTATCGACTCTTTTTAATTCCTCTCAAAAATTAATATATGTAATAGGTAATTTTATAATGAATTTCTTCGAGGCTAAAAATGAAAATTTTAGTTAGTGGGTCATGTGGATTTATCGGATTCCATCTTTGTAAAAAATTATTAGAATTAGGGCATGAAGTTATTGGTATTGATAATTTTAATGATTATTATGATCCGCAAATAAAAAGTGATCGATATTTAAAATTAAATAATTGTGTTATACTTGGAAATATTGAGGATCCTAATACATATAGAGATATACCTAAAGTAGATTTAGTTATTCACTTAGCAGCTCAAGCTGGAGTAAGATATAGTCTAATTAATCCAGAATCATATATCCAAACTAATATTTTAGGATCATTTAGATTAATAGATTTCGCTAAAAAATGTGAATGTGAAAGATTTATTTATGCATCATCTGCATCAGTATATGGAAAAAATCAAATTCCGTGGCATGAGGAAATGAATTTATTAGAACCAATTAGTTTATATGGAGCAACTAAAATATCCTTAGAATCTATAGCAGATTCATATTATGAAATGTTTGGTTTAAAATCTGTTGGTTTAAGATTCTTTTCTGTTTATGGACCTTGGGGAAGACCAGATTTATCTTTATGGAAATGGACAGAAGGTATACTAAAAAATGAACCAATTAAGATTTTTAACTATGGAAAAAATAAAAGATCATGGACTTATATAGATGATTTAATTCCAGGTATAATTAAAACATTAACTTCTGAAGGAAATATCGAAAAATTTAATCTTGGTTCTGATAGATTGGTTGATATAGATTATTCAGTTACTTGCATAGAAAATTATTTAGGAATTAAAGCAAAAAAAGAATACGAACCAATGCAGGATGGGGATATAGTTGAAGCAAATCCTGATTTAAATAAATCTAAAAAAATATTAGATTTTAATCCAGAAATAGAATTTGAAGAAGGTATTAAAAAATTCATAGATTGGTTTAAGGAGTATAAAAATTATGAATAACTTTATAAAAGATTGCGATTCATTAAATGCTCCAGAATTAGCCTATTTTGTTTTACATAATAAAATTAAAAGAATTGGTGGCAGAGAAGCTAATCATATCGCTCGTTTAATAAATGGAATTGAAATTGACTTAAGGATACCTGAAAAAGAGATGAAAATATTAATGGCTTTGAAAAAAGTTGAAATGCGTTCATCTTGTGAAGGCAGTGAAAATTATGGACCATTTTTTATTTTTAGATTTGTTGATAATAAAGATAAAAAATTTATAAATTCATTTTGTGATTATATGATGTATAAAGATTCATCAACTCTTTCTAAATTTGGAATGGGAAGAATGAATGAATATAGAATAATTGTTACTGGTAATTTTTTAAAAGATTCAGTTACTAAAACTGAATATAATAATTGGTGGAAAAATGTAACAAAAAAAATGGAGCATTTTTGTAAGAATAATTAATTGTATAAACAAAAAAAAAGTGGGGGACGATATTCGATCATCCCCCTTATCGCAACCCGACCCGAACCATATTTAATGGATTATCTCCATGGAATTTTGGGGGGTTGCAATTTTTTAATAATCTCCCAGCGCAAGTTTTTCTTTTTGAGTAAAAGAGATCGGACTGACGTCGCTGGGAGTGCGCACCTTTTCACATTGTCTGCTGGTTAGTACCTTAGCGAAGAAGAGGCCTTACTTTTGCCAGCATTCAAAAGTACTTCTTTCGTTTCTGGTTTTCAGAGTTTCTCAAGCTCCTAGAACAGAAATTCAGTACCGACCTTACCTTCTTTCTATTCATAAATAAATATATATAAAGGATCATTTAATAATGAAAAAAATTGTTACTATTATTGGAGCAAGGCCGCAGTTTATAAAAGCCTCTGTAATATCGAATTTAATAAAATATAGAGATGATATAGAAGAAGTAATAATTCATACTGGTCAACATTTTAATGAACTAATGTCTGATATTTTCTTTAAAGATTTAAATATACCTGAACCGAAATATAATCTCAACATTTCTAGTTTGTCGCATGGTGCTATGACTGGGAGAATGATATCTGACATTGAGGTGGTATTAAATATTGAAAAACCAGATTTAGTTCTAGTATATGGAGATACTAATTCAACTTTAGCAGGAGCATTAGCTTCTAGTAAACTTGGTATTCCAATTGCGCATGTTGAAGCTGGGCTTAGATCATTTAATAAAAAAATGCCAGAAGAGATAAATAGAAAACTAACTGATCATGTTTCTGATTATTTATTTTGTCCCACTATAAAATCCTTAGAAAATTTAAAAAATGAAGGAATAATCAGTAACGTAGAATTAGTTGGTGATATTATGTATGATTCCTTTCTTAATAACCAAAAACGAGACAAAAATTGTTTAGAAAGTATAAATTTAAAATCAAAAGAATTTTGTTTATTAACTTTGCATAGGCAAGAAAACACAGAAAATTATAATAAAATTTGTGAGTTATTAAATGCAATTAATATTATTTCTAATGAAAATAATTATAAAACTATATTTCCTATGCATCCAAGGATTGTTAAATTTCTAGAAAAAAATAATTATGACTTTTCTAAAAATAAAGATATTTACTTTATTGCTCCATTATCTTATTTAGATATGATTTGCTTAGAAATAAATTCAAAACTTATTTTTACAGATTCTGGCGGAATTCAAAAAGAAGCATATTGGGCAAAAACTCCTTGTATAACTTTACGAGAAGAAACAGAATGGGTTGAATTATTAGATACAGAAATGAATGTATTAACGGGATTAAATAATGAAAAAATAAAATCAGAATTTCTTAATTTTGAAACTAAATATTTGAATTTTAGTAATCCTTTATATGGTGATGGGAAAACTGGACAAAAAATTTTAGAAACCATAACTAAATAAAAACAAAAAAACAGGTTGCCCTGTTTTTTCCTTCATGTGGAAGATATTACTTATCTGTTTTTTCTTCCACTCTGAAGATGTTCACGGCCCTTGTATCAGGCGGATAGACACGGTTTAGAAATTTTATAAACTCTTTCAGATCTGTGTTTGTTCCCGAGTATGATACTATCAATCCTCTTTCTTCCATTTGTTTCCTCCTTTTTATAAGTTAGGAAATGGGGTAGGATTCGAACCTATAGCCTCCGGAGCTTTCTCAAGACACCTATTGTCTCCCATTCCTAACATTTGTTATATAAAATTTTCAAGTTCTTTTATCCATTTTCTTGGAAGTCGTCTTACTACTTTTACAACTTTTTTGTTAAATATTATCTTGATAATTCTAAATCTTTTTCCTTTTCCTACTGGTATGAAAAATAAAGATCTAATGTTGGTAATCCAATAACCTCGTTTTTTATGATGATACCAATGTGAGTTATATCCAATAAATGGAATATGATAGCTCTTTAAAAAAGCCTTCACATCTATTAATCCACCTTTTACTATAAATGGAGAATCATCTGAAGTTTTAGGATAAATAAAAGCTATAGTATATGGGTTTACATCTACCCAGCTTCTTTTTATGTTATATTCAAATTCCTTTCTGACCTTCAGCTTCATGCTCATAAGACCTCCATGATTTTTATAGTATTAGAAAGGGCATAGATGGACGTCACTACTTATTTAACTTCATGACGCCCATCTATTTTAGGTTTTCGTTTTACGATTCATTATTTATCCGTATAACCTTGCCCAAATTTCTGATCTTTATGGGATATTATTATAAATAATATCCCTTCAAAACTAATACAACTAACCCACTCTTTTCATATATTAATATATATAGCATGATAAACTAAACTTAAAAATTTAATTGTTTTAAGAATGATTGAACAAAAAATAAAAGAGGATTTTTATATGAGTTATCCACAAAACCCTGAAACATTAGTAATAAAAAATGAATACTATCCATCAGGTTTATCCGAAATAAACGTATGGAATTATTATCAAAAAGTTAAAAATCAATTATTAAAAGAAACAATTGGTAAAAGTTTAATTATCTTTTTTTCTATTGATTTAAACAAATTTACAGTTATTAGAAAACAACAGTCAAAAGGGTTAATAAGATTAACTCCTTCAAATTACAATACAATTGTTAGTGGCAGAACAATTAGCTTTCATAATGTAATGGGTAAATATTCTAATTATGGCATTATAGATATAGATACAGATAATTTTAATAAAGCTAAAGATTTAGTTTTAGAACTATATGATTTATTTGATAAACAAAAATTTGTTAGTGATATTAAAATAATATTTACTGGTAAAAATTCCTTTCATTTAAGAACATATTTCAATGCTGAATATAAAATTGAATATATTAAACAAACATTATTTGATGTTTTACAAGGTGTTAAATTACAGAATCCATTTACAGTAAGAGCCAGAAGAATAAAAGATATACCAAATTTAGACTTACAAAGAAATATTTATAACGCTGGACATATTGCTTTACACTCATTGAGTGTTGATGGACTTAAAGTTATAGAAGTTAAACAAAAAAATATAAAATTTTTTAGAAAAGAAGATACAAAAATTTAATGAAAAAACAAGAATTTAACTTGTAAATTCTTGTTTTTTCATTTATTAATAAAATAATGATGTTTCCCTTCTTTGATCAATACTACATTCATCCTCCCAGAAATCATCAACAAGTTCTTCATAGAGTTTTCTGTCTTGTTCTTTAATTTCCTTTGTCAATATACTCCTTGATTTTATTAACTTTGATTGGTTCCGCCGGACCCATTTTTTGAATGGTTTCCAACTCACCTCGATTACTGAATCATAGTAAGAGGTAACTTTTCTTATAAATCCAACGCGTTGTTTTTGCCATAAGCTGAAGGCTTTACCAAAGTCTAGATCAAGCACTTCTATCGTAGCATTTCTCATGGCTAGTTGCAAAAGATCATAAAATGGACCAACTTTTTTTCCATGTTTAGTGGGATAATATTTTGTCATATAATCAAGACTTGGATGATTATAAATATTTTCTAAAGGTTTTTTGACCTCTCGACCTGTTTGTTTGACCCTACTTATAATTTCTACTACAAATCCTACATCAAAGGAATTAACTACTTCTTTTGAAATTAAGGATGAACTTACCGGAGGCCTAGTATCCACAATTGGCTCGACTGTTATTAAATCAGAGCAACCAAGTCTTTTCTTGACATGAATTACTTTACCTGTTATCTCAGCTCCAGAGCTGTAGTGTGGTAATGATACTTTAACGATATCACCAAGACAAATGATTTTACAAATTTGACTCATATTTCCTCCCTTTAATAATATCCGCCGACTCTTCGTTTGTTATACTCTTCAAGGTCAACCTTGTCATATTCTACTACAAGGTATAAAGTATGTTCGCCTTCCACTGTTATAGACTTTTCAACATTTAGAGTTCCACCTTCTTTCTGAACTAATTCAAAAAGAAGGACTAAGTTTTCAGCATTTATTATTTTTTTCACTTTATCTCCTTTTTAGTTAAATAAACCCATCATGAGTATAATAACAAATCATGACGTTATCAAGGTTTCCATGTGGACAATTTCCTTGAATAGTAATAAGGTCAGTTATTTGGTTTTTTGCAATTCCGGTAAGTTTTGTATCACTTGGGTATTGTTGAAGGATTGTAATTAATTCTCCAACAGTTCTTTGTTTGGGAACCATCTGATCCATTTTTTCGATTTCTTTGATATTACATACTTCACATTTTTCATCCCTAAAACAAAAGAATCTATCTGATTTTTTACATATTATTGACATGGTAATTTCTCCTTATTTAAAATAAAATTTGTTTAAAATAAAAAAAGGGATCACTCCCTTTCTTTTGTTATCGTTTCGATTTCGGTACTAATCTTTTTGAACAGGTTATCCCCACCTTTATAACGATGGAAGATTTCTTCTAGATCTGGTATAAACGTCGGATCTTTTTCGACGCCATTTTTTAGAAGTATTAACGCTTCTCTTACCATTGAATAGAACTTTTTTTCTGTATCGGCTTCTATGGCTTCCAGAGTGTGTTCATGAGCTTTGAGAAATTTCTCCTTAACCATAGCGTATGTTAGAATGAAGAGGATGATATTATATCCTCTGGCGTATATTCTCTTTAATCCCCGCCAAAATTTTTTTAATAAATTCATCCTTTCCTCCTTTTAAATTAGCCGTGAGCAGCGATTAAGAATTTACCGTTGCGTCCATCGTCATAATAAACTTGTCGAGTTTTGTGGACGATCGAATGGAAGACAACAAGATAGGCCCAAACTGCCATAGGGCCAGTAAGAATTACCTCTTGTTTATCAATTTCCAATTTTGCTATGTTACGACCTACAATATTAATCGCTTTATCTACAGGCGTTATCAGGTTTAATCTTCCAGCAACTTCTATAATAACACATCCCGCATATAATTCTGTATTTTCTAAACCAAGATTGATAAACATGTTAATCCTCCCCTTTATATATTATAGGATATTATAAATAATATCCTTTCATTCAAAAGAGTAGAGAACTGGCGCGGGTTCTCTACATTGGACTTTAGCACCTACCTCGTAAGGCTGGTATCCACATCCACTTATTGTTCTTGGCGGGAATAACCTCAGACGTTAACCATTCACGTTCAGGTGAACTAGTTTTCTTAGGTAACTAGTAACCTTAACTAAAATTAAAATAACCCTACCACTTTCAAATATTAATATATGTAGTAAATTGGGTTATATTGAATTATTTTTAGAACAAAATATAAATTTAAACAAAAAAGCTGTGGACTCGAACCACCCTCAAAAAATGATACACCTTTACTTTTCAAATATTAATATATGTAGTAAATTAAAATACAATGAAAGGAGTAATAATGCTAACATTTGGAGTTTTAGGAAGTGGGTATATCTTTGAAAAACATAAACAAGCAATTGAAAAGATAGGTGGGAGAATAGTAAATATATATGATCCTCTCTTATCTAATCTACAAAAACCTGAACATTTATTTGAATATGAATTTGATTGGTTAGTTATATGTAGTCCGAGTAATACTCATTATAATTATTTGAAAATGGGTTTGGAAAATGACAAGAATATTATTTGTGAAAAACCTACTTGGTTACCTTGGCAGATGCCAATAGATGATGATAGAATAAATGTTGTTTTACAATATAGATATTTAGAAAATTTGCCACAAGAAACAGTTAAAATTAGAATGGTTAGAGATGAAAAATATTTAAATTCCAGTAAGGGAAACACAAAAATTACTGGGGGAATATGGTATAATCTTTTTATCCATGGTCTTGATTTAGCTTTAAAATTAAATGTAGATTTTGAAGGAATGATTGCTACAGAAGGAAAACAAGAAAGAATGGTTGGGGATTTTGATTTGAATTCCGTTGATATGGATACTTTATATGTTGAAATGTACAAAAAAATAATTTTTGAAAATAAAGGAATTAAGCCTCAAGACGTAATGTTTTTGCATTGGTGGTTACAACATCATAGTAATATACATGGGTATGGAAAAGATATGTTAAATAAAACTATCTATATAAAAAAAGAATTTTAATAAGGAGTTATGATGATAGGATTAGTTGTAAAAAAAATTATATCTAAATTAAAAAAAGAAAAACATTATTTTGTTCATGAATCATCTTATGTTGATAATAATGTAATAATTGGAGAAGGTACTAAAATATGGCATTTTTCCCATATTTTACCTGGTGTTAAAATAGGAAAAAATGTTTCTATTGGAGCTAATGTAACAATTGGGCCAAATGTAATAATTGGTGATAATTGCAAAATTCAAAACAATGTTTCTATATTTGAGGGTGTAATATTAGAAGATGATGTATTTATTGGACCATCCACAACTTTTACAAACGTTTTAAATCCTAGAGCTTTTATATCAAGAAAAAACGAATTTAAAGTCACTATTTTAAAACATGGGTGTTCAACTGGCGCAAATTCGACTATTATTTGTGGGCATAATATTGGAGAATATGCATTTGTTGCAGCTGGATCTGTAGTAACAAAAGACGTAGGACCACATGAAATGGTATATGGTAATCCTGCAGTATATAGAGGAAAAATTTGTAAATGTGGTAAAACTTATGGAAGTGATTTTATAATTTGTGATAACTGTAAATGAAAAATAGGGTTTCCCCTATTTTTTCTTTTGATTCTCATAAAGAATCTGTAACATTAATTAATCCTAGATTTAATAGAATAAGAATAGACAAAAAAATAAATGATTATGATGTAAGGACAAGTCAAATTCCTGAATTGGGGTAAAAAAGGATATTAAAATGATATTATGTGATTATGGATGTGGGCAAGAAGCAAAATTTCAGTTAAAAAATGGAAAATGGTGTTGTTCTAAAAGTCAAAATTCTTGTATTAAAATAAGAAAAAAGTTTTCTGTATCCGCAACTGGAAAACCTGGTACATGGTTAGGCAGAAAACATACTGAAGAAGAAATTATTAAAATGAAAAAAGGAATGAAAGGTATTTCACACCCAAAAGCAAAAAACAAACCAAAATCTGAAAATCATAAAATAAAAATTAGTTTATCAAATAAAGGAAAAGTAAAATCTGAAGATCACAGAAGAAAAATATCTGAACAAAGAAAAGGAAAAAATTGTAAAGAAAATCATCCAAATTTTGGTAAACCTCAATCAGAAGAAATAAAAGAAAAGAACAGACAATCTAATTTAAAGAAATGGAATGATCCAAATAGTATTTTTAATTCTAAAGAATATAGAAAAAAATGGAGAGAATCAGTTTCTAGAAAACCAAATAAGCTTGAAATTTTAATTAATAATTTATTAAAAGATTTAAAATTAAACTATACGTATGTAGGAGATTATAATTTTTGGATAGGAAGAAAGAATCCTGATTTTGTTAATGAAGAATCTAAAAAAATAATAGAATTCTTTGGAGAATATTGGCACTCTGAAAAATTTAGAAAAATTAAAAAAAATAATTTAGAGCATGAACAAGACAGAATTAAATACTTTAATGAATATGGATATAAAACTTTAGTTATATGGGATTATGAATTGAAAAATATGAATAATCTTATAGAGAAAATAATGGTGTTTGAAAAAATATGAAAACATTATATTTATTTAGGTCAAATTTAAAAAATTTAGAAGATTATCATAATATAACAAATTTAGATGAATTTAAGGAGAAATGCTGGGACAATTATTTATTACAATGTTTGAATTTTCTAGAAAATAATTATTTCGATAGTGTTGTTATATGGAGACTATCTGATAAACCAATAAAAGACATTAAATTTAAAGTTGATGGTAAAAAATCATTTATTCAAAGATGGGTTAATAATTTTAATGAAGTTTTTAAATATTCTAAACCAGACATAACTTTTTTTAGAGGCGGATTTCTAGAGTATGATGAAATAACAAAAAAGAATCCTAAATTTTTTGGTTTAAAATTATACTTAGCAGCTGGAAAAAGACTTATCCCACAATATGGTGGAATTTATGATAAAATATTAATTGAAGATGAAAGAGATAAATTAGATAATAACTTTATACCATTTTATAAAACAACAAATCCTAATATTTTTAAACCTTTAAACTTAGATAAAGAATATGATTTATGTATTGTTTCTAATTTTACTCAAATTAGATATAAAGGAACTGATGTTATAATTAATGAAATTTCAAAAAATAAACAATTAAAAAAACTGAAAATTTGTCATGTAGGGAATAAAAGTGAGATTGGAATAAATCTATGTAAAAAAAATAATGTAACAAATATTGAATTCTTAGGTAAATTAGAAAGACATGAAGTTAATAAAATTTTAAATCAAAGTAAATTTGGGATAGTTAATTCAAATAGAAATGATGGTTGTCCAAGAGTTATAACAGAAATATTAACAAGTGGAACTACATTATTAATAAATGAAAAAACTAGATCATTAGGTTATTATAAGAAATATGGTGTTGTTATTTTTAATGATGCAAACTTAACAAAAAAAATAATGGAATCTTTAAATAATTATAATAATATTTATGTAGAATTAAACAAAAATTTATATAGATTTAATATGGATACAATTTGTGAACTAAACTATAAAAATTGGATTAAAGTTTAAACTAAAAAATAATTCCTTCCATTTATATGGTTGGAATTATTTTTGTCGGTTTAGTAAAACAGTCGAGTTAACAGGTCGCCTATTTTACCAATTTTGTTTTTTACTGTAGAATCGGATCCATGAAGCTTTGTCAAATACTGATTGAGTGATGTTTTTGCATCATCGATTGTGGTTTGTTTGAAGTCCACATAACTTTTAAAGGTCTCTGCTACGACCTTTGTCCTTTTCATCCGGAGGGATTGCTCGAAGGCCACTTGTGAAGGTGTTATACTTAGTAAATCTTCCATGATTTCCCCTGAAGGGTCCCGGTAAGTGGGCGGAATTCCCATCGCTGCAGTCGCTTTATCCTCCAGCTTTTGAACTGCTTTTTGCTTCTCTTTCTGCTGTTGAGCTAAATATATAGTCAGCAAATTTGGTAGATTTTCTATAGCTACTTCAAATGGATTATCTAATGAATCTTTAAACATGACATCCTCCTCATATTTTATTTTATATTAATATATATAGTTTATCAAACTAAACAAAAAATAAAGTAACTAAAAAATAGGGGTTCATATGAACCCCTATTCGACGCCCTGGTCGTTTGGCTTACATTTCGTCTACCGAAGTGGTGGTGGCCGAGCTGCCGCTGGACGTTTTGCCGCCGATCACGAAACCGAGTACCGCTGCCGCGAGGTGGGTCAAGACAAGGATGACAAACCGGACGATCCCTTTCTTGAAAAACGATGTTTTCTCGCTATTGGCCGGGTCCTTTTCCTTCTGGGCCTTTTGTTCCTTTACCTTGTCCTCATCCATTTTTTCTTCCTTTGCCGACATAATATCCTCCTAAATGTATTTAATTTCAAAAAATAATATATATAGTTTTTAGTTTTAAACTGAATTTATATTTAGGAATTTTTCTAGTATATATAGAACAAATAAACAAAAAGGAGTTAGTATGAATGATGAAGTGATTGTTTTATATTCTGGAGGTTTAGATTCAACAGTATTATTAAATTTGGCAAAAAGTATGAATAAAAAACCTTTAGCTTTAATGATAGATTATAATCAAAAACACATTAAAGAACTCGAGGTTGCAAAATTATATGTGGAAAAAAATAAAATTGAAAATATGACTGTTAAAATTGCAGGATATAATGTAGATTCCGCTTTAACTGGTTCTGGAGGAAAAGGAATATATGAAGGAGTAAGTATATTCAATGTCCCTCAAAGAAATACTATTTTTATTTCAATTGCAGCTGGAATAGCAGAATCAAGAAATATTAAAGAAATTTGGTATGGAGCTAACTGGGATGATTATGAAAATTTATTTCCAGATTGTATGCAACAATATATAGGCAGTATGAATAAATTATTAGAAGTTTCTGGTTCTAAACCAATTAAGGTTTATGCTCCATTATTAGGTATGACAAAAGAAATAATTAATGTATTGGCTAATAATTATAATCTTACTCAAAAAGATGTTTATAGTGGGTATGGTGAATTTACATGATAATAGGTATTATAGGTACAAGACGAAGAAACACAATAAATGATAAATCTTTGATTGAAAAAGAATTAATTAAATTAATTAATGAGTTTGGTAAAGATAATATTACAATATGTAGTGGAGGATGTGAAAAAGGTGGAGATAAATTTGGTGAAGAATTGGGGTTATCTTACAATTTACCTATGATTATTTATAAGCCTGATTGGAAAAAGTATGGTAAAATCGCCGGATTTTTAAGAAATACATTAATTGCAAGCGACTCTGATATTTTAATAGCGTGTGTTTCGGAAGACAGAACTGGTGGTACGGAAGATACCATCAAGAAGTTTAACAAAATACATCCAAATTCTGAACCTATTTTAGTTTAAAAATATGTGTAAATATTATCCATGTCATGAAAAAGAAAAATTAGAAACATGTTTATTTTGTTATTGTCCAGTTTATCCATGCAATATTAATGGAATTGGTGGTAAATATACAGAAACTCCAACTGGTCAAAGAGTATGGGATTGCTCAAATTGTACTATTATTCATAACAAAAAATTTGTAGAAAAAATAAAAAAATATATAATTAAACAATTAGAGAATGAATGTAAAAAAGGTGAACGTAAATGATAAATTGGCAGACAAACTATGTTGAAGAATTCACTATTGCACAAGCTTGGAGAAGTGTAATGTGGTTGTGTCTTGAAAGCGAAAATAGTATAAAATATAAAGTAGAAAATGCATCAAAGACAGATGAATTTGGTTCATATATTGGTCAATTTAGATTACAATTACCATTTGTAAATATAAGGATTAAAACACCGTGGGTCTGGGAACCTTTTACAAATGAAACATCTCCTTTTAGACCAACAGATCAAGAATCTGTTGACAAATATTTTTTAAAGTATCTTATGGATGACACTTTAGAACCGAATGAAGTGTACAAGTATGCAACTTGGATTAAACCTCAAGTTGAAGATATTATTAAGAATTTAATCATCTCTGAAGGTAAAACAAACCAAGCTACAATTAATGTTGGGGATAATACATGTACGAAAATGAGTGACCCACCATGTTTGAGGGTTATGTCATTCAAAGCAGTTGACGGTATATTAAGATCAACTGTATTCTTTCGTTCTTGGGATTTAGTATGTGGGTTACCTGAAAATTTATGGGGATTTCAAAGAGTAAAGGAATATGTTCTTGAAATGGTTAATTCCGGATTAGAAGAAAATGGTTCTAATATCAGGTTAAAAGATGGTGAATTAATATGTTATTCTGATGGTCTTCATATATATAGTCAGTACTTTGATTTAGTTAAATCAATAAATTGTTGTAGTGAAAGTGCATTACAAAGATTAGAAGAATGGGGTGAGTAGAAGATGAGTTGGGATAAATACTTTTTTGATTTATGTGAAACAATATCAACAAATTCAAAATGTTTATCTAGAAAAATTGGCGCAATAATAGTTAAAGATAAAACTATAATTAGTACGGGTTACAATGGTCCTCCAAGGGAAGTTCCTCATTGTGGAGAAAGATATGTTAAGGATATGAATTTGTATAACAAATTATATTCTGATCCAAAAACTCATGAAATGATGTATAATAATGAAATAAAAAAGATATGTCCAAGAAAAGTTTTAGGATTTAAATCTGGTGAAGGACTTGAGTACTGCATTGCAGGGCACGCAGAAAGGAATGCAATAGTAAATGCAGCAAGACATGGAATAGCAGTAAAAGATGCAACTTTATATTGTAACTGTCCAATTCCATGTACACCATGTTTAATTGAAATTATTAATTCTGGGATAAGAGAGGTTGTTGTAACTGATTTAGAATATTATGATATAATGGGAGAATGGTTAGTAAAACAAAGTGGTATAAAAGTAAGGACGTTTGAAGGTATCAATAAGAAAGGATATTAAAAATCTGTTAAAACATAAAATTTTTAATAGGAGAATACTTATGCCTGAAGAAATTGAAAGAAAAATTTATAATGTTTTAGAAGACATGTACAGATTTTGTAAACCTCCAAAAGAAGCTCTAGAACAAATAAAAGAAATAATTAGTAAAGAGGTAAAGTATAATGAAAAATCTTAATCTTGGATTGATTTATAATGAGGATGGTAATCTAGTTAATCATAGATCATTATTAAAAATAATATTGAATCCATTCTTACGATTTTTTGGTCTACAAATTATAACGCCTTATGACAAGAATACAAATTCAATAATAGGAATTATAAATATTGAAGTTTGTAAGAGAACAAAAAAAATGTTGTTTAAAAATAGTTGGCAATATAATATTCAACATAAAGTAGTTGTTAAAAAAAGAAGATTTATATAACCAAAAATAAAGGCCTTTTTATTTTATCTCTAAAAGGTCTTTATTTTTGTGGTTAAAGATGCAGTAATTCAACTTCTTCACCTATTGGGCCAGGACCAACACAATAGTCGCAAGAGTATTTTAGATCCAGGTAGGCTTCTTGGTATTTATTCTTTGCTGTTGAAACTAAAACTGTTGCAGAGTTTTGATGACAGAATGAACATACTTTATCATCTTCTATTACAATTCCTACAATTCTTACGGTCATAAAATCCTCCTATTTTTATTTTATTGATATATAATATATGTAGATATTATTTTAATAATGAAGGGGTCAAAATGGATAAAAAACATAAATTTACTGTTTATTTAGCTGGTTATTCAAAATATTCAGAATACAGAAAAATAGTTAAAGAAAAATATTCAGAATATATTAATCTAATTGATCCAGTGGACTACAAGTTAGAAGATGTGTATAAAGATATTGGAAATGAATTGTCAGATACTTATATAGTCAGAAAAGATAAAAAATCAATTGAACAATGTGATATCTTAGTTGCAAAAATAGAATATCCTCAACATAAAGAAATTTCAATTGGAACAATTATGGAATGTATGTATGCTTTTATGAAAGGGATACCAGTCTTTATAATTAGTTCCGATGAAGACATTTTGAATGATATTTGGCTTAAATTTCATAGTAAAAATAGGTTTAAAACAATAGAACATTGCTTTGCTTTTATTTTAAATAGACTTGGTATTGAAAATTAAAATTTAAGAAACTATTTATATTTCTAAGAACAAATAATAAATTGATGGAGGATATAGTGGATACTAAAAATATGGGACAGCAAGCAAATGCAGGTTTTGTGAAGAGAGATGATAGTAAAACTTCAACTAGGTTATTAGATAAAAATTGGAGTCCTCTCATTGTACGGAAATATCAAATGAAAGGATGGCCATTATTCATTGGTATTATTTGTGATGCAAATTTAAATGATTTAGATTCGTTAATTTATTCATTAAGCGAAGAAGCTGAACAACATGGAATGTTTGATGGTAATATTCAAAGTGTAAGAAATTATTGTGGTTTTTTAAGTGATGGTATCGTTGGTCATTATGATAAAGTTAAAAAAGGGTGTGCTGAAGGTGTTATGGTTTGTTACTATGTGGATAAAATGTTTGTGTCGTCTGCGTACGGAGATCTTATGACTCATGAAAAATGTGCAGCCGAGTTTTATAGCATCTTAAATATGCTACCTCATATTTAAGAATTTTAATAAGAAAAAGGAGAACACGAAATGTCAAAGTTATCAGAATTGTTTGAAAAATTGGAAAGTAGTTTAGCAAAAGCAAAAGATGAATTAGCGGATCTTGAAAAAGGTAGGAAAATTGCTGCAGGACGTCTTCGTAAAGAGGCACAAGAAAGTAAGAAAATATGGCAGGATATTAGAATTGAAACTATGGATATTTTAAAATCAATGCCAACTAAAAAACGTGGAGAATAAGGGAGAAAACTATAATGTTATAGGTTTATTTTCATTTAAGAGATCCTCCTTTAGATTTTATTTAAAATGAATATTATAAAAATCTAAAGGAGAAATAGTCATGTTAAAAGCAACCAAAATATATTTAAAAGTAATAGCATCATCAATTAGAGAGTATAAAAATTATAGACCTTTAGCAAATAGAGGCGATAAAAAATTATGGGAAATTGAAATACATATAAATCAATTAAAATATTACTTTCGTCACTACCATATTGCTTATTGCGAACTAAGAGGCAGAACTAGAGAACAAATTGAAAAACCAGGTGAATTTAATAAACCAAACGAGAGATTTATTGATGAAATAAAAAAAGGAATTTTGGATAAATATGAAGAGCAAAAGGCTTTATGTGCTAGTGCGTAAAAATTTAGAACTTTCTTCTCCTGGAGTTCAGGCGGGGCATTGTGTTGCGCATTTCTGCCTGAACTCCAGTTTAGCTAAGGAGTGGAACAATCGAACATTAATTTATTTAGAAATTGAAAATTTAGAGGAATTAAAATATTGGGTTTTTAAACTTGAGAAAAGAAATGTTGAAGTTTTTAAATTTTTTGAAGAAGATTTAAATAATGAATTAACCGCAATTTGTGGTTTGGTGGGGGATGACGCATCAGGTTTTTTAAATGAGCTTAAGTTATTGGAATAAGCCTCAGTAGCTTAAGGGTGAAGCAAGAGTCTCTAAAACTCTGAATGTTGGTTCAAGTCCAATCTGGGGCATAAAAAGAATATGAAAACGTCTTATTTTTTCTCAAATAACTTAGTTGAGACTTATGATTTAGTTTCTATAGCAGGAATAACACCAGATGAATTTAAGAGAAAATTTCCAAATTATAGAATTTATAAAGATTTAATTCCTTCAAAACAATTAGTTTTAAATTATAAGGCTAAAAAAATATCAAAAGAAGAATACACCAGAATTTATAAAGAACAATTAAATCAATTAGATCCTCTTAAAGTTTATGAAGAATTAAAAAATTCTGTATTATTATGTTGGGAAAGTCCAGAAAAATTTTGTCATAGACATTTAGTTGCTGATTGGTTATCAAATTGTTGTAGTATTGTAATAAAGGAGTTAACATAATATGAATAAACCAATTAAAGAACTAGTCAAAAACGAAGAATGGCAGAAAGTTAGACGTTCTTTGTTAGGACAATGGATGAAAAAACCTGAATGGTGTTGCCAACAATTAAGGAATTATTTAGGTCCTATAAATTCAACTACTGATGATAAATTAAGAATTATTATGAATTACTTAACAGGCACAGCATTTCGTTTAGGTAAAATTAAACCCTCCTGAGTTATAAAATTAAGAGCAGAAGTTTCTGCTGAAATGAAAAAACGTAAATTTAGAAATTAATAAAAAAGGTTATGGTTTTATACCATAACCTTTTTTTTGTTGTTATAGTATAAAAGAAACTTTTTTTACCTCTTAGAACATAATATAAAAGAGGACGTCTATGAGAATGTGGAATATAAATCCTGAATTGTTATGCAGAAAACATCTTATGGGGGAACATGTAGAAATGCATTCTTTTTTAGGTTGCATTAAAAAATCAACAAGTTTAAAAGGTTATATTGAAAATGGTTTGGTTGAAGTTCAAAATATACAAAAAAGACATGATGAGTTAGCAAATGAAATGATTAAAAGAGGTTATAACCATAAAAGCCCATTAATTTGTTGCAATGTATTGTGGGAAGAAGGGTGTGTGGATTATTTAAATAATATTGAGGAATTGAAAAGAAGATGTCCGGATTGTAAAAAGCAAATAGAAGAAAGGATAAGTTATGTCAGATAAATCAGAAACTATAATTATTTCTCCGCATTATGACGATGAAATAATTGGGTCATATGAAATTATTTCAAATCCTGAAATCAATTCAATTATTATTTATACAACCGTTGATAAAATTAGAATGGAAGAATCACTAAAATTAAAAGATGAATTAGAAAACATTCAAGTTCAATTATTTCAAAAAGCAATTCCTCCAATGTTTTTAGATCCAAAAAATATTCTATATTTTCCAGATCCTATATATGAGTTTCATCCAGAACATAGAAAACTCGGAGCATATGGAGAAGAATTATTTAGACAGGGGCTGAATATAATTTTTTATTCAATTAATATGCAAGCACCTTATATACATGAAGTTAAACAATCAAAAAATAAAAAGGAATTATTAAATAAAATATATCCAAGTCAAAAAGATATGTGGAAATATGAATATAAATATTTCATTTGGGAGGGTAGATATAAATTTTTAATGTAATGGAGATTTGATGGATGTTATAAAAATACTAGAAATAACAGCAACCTTAATAACTTTATTAGGAATAACTATAATTTCAATTCCTAGAAGAATTGGGATACATATTTTAATTGTTGGTTCCGTTTTATGGACAATTTTTTCACTTTTAACTAATCATAATTTTCTGTTAATTCAAAGTGTATATGTTTTATTTTTTGATGTATATGCAGTGTATAGTTGGAAGAAAAAAGGTATTAATTAAGGAGTTTAAATGTCACGATTAATTTTTGTTCCGCAATTTCCACAAAAACTAAGATATCAAGAATGGTTTTATTCAGAATTTCCAAATAAATTAAAAAATCATTTTGATGAAATAATAATTTTAGGGAAAGATTATATTAACAATAATGATTATTCAAATAATTCTAATCCAAAAAATGGAATGTTTTCTTCAATAGAAAATTCAATATCGTTTGAACAAATTCAAATTATAGAGTATTTAAATTTAGATGTTAAGAAGGATGATTATTTATTATTAATGGATTTGAGTTTTCCTGGTTTTTTTACAAATATTTTATATCATAAAAAACCAGATAATTGTTATGCTTATTGTCATGCAAGCTCAAAAAATAATCTAGATTATTTCGAACCAGTTAGAAATTCAAAGTTTGTATGTGAAACTGGTCATGCAAAATTGTTTAATAAAATATTTGTTGGAAGTAAATATCATAAACGAAAATTAGGAACAAAATGGGATAATACTGTTAATGTTGGTTTACCTATACCTCCATTTCAAACTTTTAAAGAAGAGAAAAAATATGATATAATTTCAGTTGTAAGAATGAATAAACAAAAAATAGATGAGAATCTAGAAAATTTAATTGAAAGAAATTTTAGTAATATTGTAAGAAAGAATGTTGAAAGTTGGGAAGAATATTATAAATTTTTAAGTTCTGGTAAAGTCTTATTAATTACTACAAAAGAAGAAACTTTTGGGTATTCAGCATTAGAAGCAATTATGAATAATACAATTGTAATTGCTCCAGATGCTTTTTCATATCCAGAATTATTACCAAAAAGTTTCTTGTATGATAATCCAGATACTTTAGAAATGAAGTTATGGTTAGCTTTAAATGGAGATTTAGAATGTCCAAGAAAAATATTATGCCAAGATTTATGTAGTAATTTTTATGAGAATATTGTTGGAATAATGAAAAAGGAGGTGAAATAATAAAATTTTTATTAAGTAAAAATGTAGTGGACATATGTCCAAATATTCTAACTTCAATGAGAAGGAGATTTAAAAAATGAAATATTTAAAAAAGAAATTAGTTGGTAATAGTGTGTTAGAGATGGTTAAAGAACATAAAAAAACTCATAGTAAAGGTTTATTAGATTTTAATAATAGACCATATGATCCATTCCACGTTTTCGCTTCTGATTATAATGTTAATTGTATCCCAAGAATAACAGAGGATTTTAAAAAATTCTTTGTTAAGTCTGAATGTTATACTTGTTCAGGAGATACTGAGCCTAGACCAATGTCTTGTTTTAAAAGTGAATGTTGTAATTTTGAAAAACATAAAAGAGGAAATAAAGATAATCCAGACTTAAGCCCAGTTATGGAATTAAAACATGGAAAGTATAGACCCGGAACAATTTACCTTTCAAGACCTAATTTATCCTGGTTATTAGACCATCCAGAAATTAATTTTATTGTTAGAACAACATATACTAATAATTGGGTTTTACATCACTCTAATTTAGATAGATATGATGATTCTCCTAAAAACATTAAAATTGTATTTGCTGATTGGCATTTAAATGTTCATAGAGAGTTAAAAAATAGAAATCAAATGATTCAAAATCTTGAGGTGGCATTGTTAAAAAATAATGACCCAATTTTACAAATAAAAATAGATATTCAAAGAAAACTAAGAAATATGACAATAGAAAGATTAACTTTAGTGGAAGATGATCTTGATATTCTTAGAATGATATTAGAAATTCAATCTGGAATAGAAGGAGAATAGTCATGACAGAATACTACGCAAAACAAAGAAGACTTTCGAAAGAACAAACCCCATATAAAGGTCAGTTATATCTAGGAACTTTATGGTGTTTAAAAGAATTTGATAATATATCAGCCCCTCAGATATCTGAACTTATAAATTGGGAATGTAACAAAGTTCGAGATGAAATAAGAAGAATAATAGAATCATCTACACTTACTTTTTACATAGAAGTAAAGGAAAATGATAACAGAATAAAGACATTATCACTAGATAAAGATCTGAAGATCTTACCTTTAGATACTTTAGCTAAATTGGGAAGAACCATGTTTGATAGAAAAATAAGATTTGATAAGATGAAGAAAGAGAAAACAAAATCTAAAATAAATGGAACTATGTTAGAATAATATGGCTGAAAAACAAGGTAACGCGTATACAGTATTTAGTAACTGGTTATTTGACGGGAATCCCAAATCTAAAATTCCACAAGGAGATGGGATTCCCGATCTCCTAAAATATAATAGTCCGATTAATGCACAATACATGATTTCTATGTTTTTAAATCAAGGTAAATTGAATCATTTTCTAAATGAATATTTTAATAATATTGGGTTATATTATTTAGATAGAGAAGAGTTAATGAAATTTATAAAAAAATGTGTTATTGATTTTAAAATTCAAAGAAGAAATTTACCTTATATAACAAGAAATAATAAAAATACAAAATTATTTGAATCTTTAAGGAAGAGAATACCAATTATGAAAAAATATGATATTTCATTATTATGTGATATAATAGATAATAAAGAAAATAAGGAAGATATATATTATTCTTTAGGTTTAGAAAAACCAGTTCAAATTAAAAAACAAAAAGGTATGAAAAAACAAACAAAAAAAGAAAATGAAACTGTTTTAGATTTTATACAAAATAACTTCAAGGTCTTAGAACTATAAAAAGTTTAAGACCTTGAAGTTCAAAAAATTATTCCGAATATAAATACTTCATTAATTCCTCGCCGATCTCTTGAGATAAAACTGGATTTGGAAGGTCATTTTTACTCTTTACAATGCCCAATCCCTGACAATTGCTGCAAAGTTTAAGTGAATCTATTTTTTGAATTATTTTCTTTACGCTTCCTGTACCCGCACAAGTTAAACACTTCTTTCCTGGGAATTTATCTGTTTTCTTGTAAATATATGTTCCGCGACCTTTGCAAGTATAACATGGAATATCCCCAATTTTTCCTGTGCCATCACACCTGCTACATGGAACTATTTTCCAACCAGTACCATTACATGCCGTACATTTAGCATCTACTGTCTGAAAGATCGAGTGGTCAAGTCCAGAACCATTACATATGACGCACTTGTTTTTAATGTAAATACCCAAGTCTGAATTTTGTTGCCTCTGAATCATGTAGGCAAGGATAATGTTTTATC